TTAGCTTTACCTAATTTTCTAGATAAATCCGTATCATTTATCCACGTTATGCCCCTATACGTTTGGCTTATATTTTTAGCGTCCAATACAGCATCTATGATTTCTTCATATGATTTACCTCTTGCTCTGCGCCCGCTAACATATGAGCTCCCCTTGCCCAATTTTCTAGTTAGATCTATATCATTTATCCACGTTATGCCTCTATATGTCCCACTTCTTTTTTTAGCGTCCAATACAGCATCTATGATTTCTTCATATGATTTACCATTAGCCCTAGTTACGCGAATATATGCATGATTTTTCCCTAATTTTCTAGATAAATCCGTATCATTTATCCACGTTATGCCTCTATATGTCCCACTTCTTCTTTTATTGTCTAATGCTAGGTCTATGATTTCTTCATATGATTTACCATGACTTATATGGTAGCTAACATATTTTTTACCTTTACCTAATTTTCTAGATAAATCCGTATCATTTATCCACGTTATACCCCTATATGTGCCTCCAGCGTCCAATACAGCATCTATGATTTCTTCATATGATTTACCATGACTTATATGGTAGCTAACATATTTTTTACCTTTACCTAATTTTCTAGATAAATCCCTATTATTTATCCAAGTTATACCCCTATACATTCTGGCGCCATTGTTAAATATATCATTTATCAAATTAATATATTTAAAGCTATCACATACTACATTTATTATTGGCCTTCTTATTTTTGCGGCTCCAGATCCATTACCAGATAATTCGCGTGCATTGCTTACTGCTTTTTTGGTTTCATATAGAGATTTAGTAACATCAATAAATAATGGAGATTCTTCGGTTTTGATCTTGCATAATCTACCGAATACTTGTAATAAAGTATGGTAGTATTGCACATGCCTGTATAAGAGTATACCATTCTGGGATTTGGGATGGATTCCCTCTAATAACATAGACACAGATAATATTATGGCCTTGCCATCATAGGAATCAAACTCATTGATTATAGAATCCGAATCTATTCCATTATATAACTCGAATATTTTATAATCTGGGAACAATCTTTCAATAGATAACCTATTTGCTTTAAGGTCTCTTATTGTTGAAAAATATGCTAGCCAATGAGTTATATTTGGATTCTCATCTATTATATTTTGCAACATGGTTTTGGTGCTATCAATATTATACTTGTGGTAATACTTGTCTACTTCGCCGTTGGTATCTTTGATTAATTTATCAACGTCGTCTATTGCTATAGCATAGTTTATAAGTGGAAATAATCCAGCATCAAATGCTTCAGCAATATCCATTCCTTTAATATAATTATCAAAGAAATCTTCTGTATGAATTTCTACATTGTTACAGATTACATTTGGTGTAGCAGACATACCAAAAAAGTATTTACCATTCTTAACATAATCAGATCCTACTGTAAGAAGATTTTTACCTTGAATATCTGATGCCAAATGATGAGCTTCATCAACAAATATTGCGTCAAAACTATAGCACCATTCCGTTATCCTATTAAAAGTTGTAAAGGTTACCATAGTAACATTATTTCTAATAAGTTCAAACTCTTTATAGCTACGAATGTTATTCCATATAGCAATCTTAGGAACAACATATAAGACCCTTTTATCCTTAAACCTCTCAGCCACAAGAGCCATAAGAATAAAGGATTTCCCAAGCCCTGTGGCTTGGGAAAAGAATATCGAATGTTCTCCTTTATCCATTAAATCGTAGATCTGATTTAATATTTCCTCATTATGGGGATATAATTGTATTTTCTTTTTCATAATAAAGTTCTCCTTGGTTAATTTTAATAACTTATATTACTATTTTCCAGCAATACTATAGCATCAACAAGGTAATCCAACCCTAACTTTGATGCTATATCTTTAGATATTTTAGATGAACAATCACCTAAAATATTATCATATTTTACATGTAAATCTGATAATTTTATTATTAAAAACTTATCCATCGGATATTTTACTATATACATATCCTTAGCTAATTTATCAGCCAATCTTGGCGACAATACGATAGTATTACTATCCAGATCACAATCAACCAATGCTAGTAAATGTATATTTTTTATCTTTTTATTAAGCATGCAAAATACCCCTCTTATTTTTATTTAATGCATATAGTTTCAGTATCTTTTTTGAAATCTAAACTCATTGCTACCTCGGCTGATAAACATGCGAAACCGTCTTTAACCGCTTCGCTGTAAATAATATCTAGCTGCCTTAAATGTATTAAGTTAAAATACATTCCATGTATTGACACTCCTAATCTAACAATAGTTGAATCTCCATTGAATATATCAGCATACTTAGAAGGCAGAACAATTTGCGCTGTTTGTAATTTTGTATTAATTGAGGCTGTAAATACATACTTTATTACAGTTTTAGATAATATGTCTTTTGTAACAATATTATCATTATTTCTTATTAATATAGATAATTGTGGCAGATCAAATTCTTCTTTTTGGAATTTAAACTGAATCCATTTAGGCTCATTTTCTCTATAATCCAGCCAGCTACTTGGATTATCTTTACCGGTGACTTCTTTCACCATGTCTAATAATCTTTCTCCGGCTTTCTTGGATTTAAGAAAACAAGCTAAATCATAACCGATTACTCTTGGCCGTGCATATTCTCCATTTTCTGGTCTTGGGTCAGGCCATTCATACGGATGCCACGGAATTCCTTTCCTTGGATGCTCCTGAAGTTTTGGCGCTTCATCGCCGAATGTTAACCTAGATTGTTTTAATCCATCCGCAAGAATTATAAATTCAGTTTTACATTCCTCGCATATTACAGGCAGCGTATCTCCTGTTCTAAAATTCATAGTATTTGATACATCGCATCCGCATTTAGGGCAACCATATTTTAAATAATCTTTATAACTAATTGCAATCATACCTTCTTTATCCTCCTTATAATTACTTCTTGGTTCAGCGTAACAAATCGTACCGCAAATAGTGCATCTTACAAATATACACCCCGTAATAAACTGCTACAAATTCAATGTCCGAATAACAATTCGGACATTGATTGTTGCAAGAAGCCTTAGGGATTCCTGTGCCAATTCTTAAATTTTCCATTGTATCACCTCGATAATAAATGCTATAAACCACCAAGTTATTGCTAATACACATATAACATTAAGCATTATATGTGTAGCAAAAAACTTCCTTATTTTATCTGCAATTGATCTATCCCTTATAGTTATAAGAATAACGCCAATATATAAAATCAATGATATTATACGAGTAACAGTGAATAAACTCAAACTAATCCCTCCCTTGGAAAAAGAATACATGAGTTTCAATACCCATATACATTGCTATACTAATCATATTTCTTGTGTCTATAGATTTACCGTCCCAGAATATCACAAGCATGATATTAGTTTTATAAACTGAGGCATCTTTAATTGCTGTCAATGCCATATCAATATTTCTTTCGTATACAGCGTATTTACCGCGCGTTTCCCAATCTGCCGGCATTATCAATAAATCTGTCCCATAGTCAATGGCAAACTTCTCTCCAAGTTTATCGGCGCCTTCATCTCCACCGGAAATAATTGTTATGTGGTTGCTTCTAGGGCTTAGAAGATTATAGAGTTTAGTTTGCAACATTTTGTAATCATCAAACTCTCTGCTTCCTGTCACAATACATGTAATATACATTTTCTTATTCTCCTTTGTATGAATACTTACTACAAATCTATATTATACAATTGCTTAATCTTAATTATGCAAATTTAAATCATCCGTAAGTTTGTTTACATCTCTGATTTTTTCAAGCATTAGGCCTAGATAATTTTTACCTTCGCCCTTACACTTTCCCCAGAATCTATCTCCCCATGTGTTGTCCTCTACTATAGGACCATTAACCTGAAGCAATAAACCCATAAGATTTCTATCGGAAAATTTATAGCATAATAGTTCCCACATGATACGTATTTTAACATGCTCCCAATCGCTTCTTAATCTTACTCTTCTACCAAGTCTTTTCGCTTGAGAGGGATTTAAATTAACAAATTCCTGTTCCCTACCAGGACATTTTTGCGCTTGAAACGCTGCTTCTACGCTACCATAATGATAACCATTATACTCAATATCACATGGATAAAAATTGCTTAAGAAAAAATAATTTCCTTCCATATGCATAATTCAATACCTCCGTATATTAATTTATCTTAAAGTATTATAATAAATAAAATGTAACCCCGATAGGCGCTAACCTATCGGGAATATTATTTATTTTCTTTATTCTTTTTATCGTGTGGGCAAGAAAAGCAATCATTCATGGATGCTCCAAAACATCCATAGCAGTGCGAATATGTTTCTTCTTTATTAGGCTTGATGTCTTGGTTTTTATCTTTACTATCCATGATACTTATACCTCCTATGCCGGATCTTCCTTTACACAATAAAACTTCTTTTCCTCAGGACTCATACGCTCTACCGCAACTGGGCATTTTTCAATAAAACACTCTGTGCATGTACAGCATCCATCTATTCCGTGTTCTTTACAATATTTATCATAATATATACATTCTGTATTAGGTTTCATATAATCCTCCGTTCATATACAAGAATAGCAGGAGATTTCAGAAATAATTCATAAAAGATTTATACAATTACCTGTTTGGTTTTGCATTTTGCTAAAAGAAAATGTACAGGGAGAAAACAAGATTTACTTTTATAATATAATTAGCAAAAATGCACACAATACCTCTTTTATAAATTACATCATCCATTCTCCTACTATTACTATAAAGTTCGATCTAAAATAAAACAAAAGATAAAATTAATAAAATTATCTCATGCAATCTTTGATCGATCTCCGTGCTAAGTAACGGTAAAATTTTCTCATCTTTAATTTTACCATGCATTCTCATAATCCATTTTACAGGAAAACGACTGTCTATTATCATATGCGAAAATAAAAGCACACAAAGTACAATTAAATTCTTGGCGTAATCAATTTGTAGCAATAATCCTACTATAAATGTAGTTAAAAAAGCATATATCCATGCATGAGAAAACAAAGCAATAGTGCTAGTTTTTAAATCATCTCCCTTTGACCATTTGGATTTATTGCGAGCTTGCCAATCAAATTGGAATATAAAATCTACAATTCTCCCTATAATAATACTCAATATTAAAAATTCTAAATTCATAGTTTAGCAATCCTTTCTGCTGCATAGCACCCTTTGCACGTTGTATTACTACATTCTCCACAAAATACTCCATTAGGATTATACCCTATAGGAGGGTTATGAAACCCTCCTATATCGTCTGTCCAATACTCATCTTTTGTTTCTTTGTCTACAATTACACACATTAGTTTCTCATTCATATCTCCTCCTCCTTCTAAGCAATTTCGCCAATACATTCGTTGAACACTTCTTCTAAGAAATTTATATTTTCCTCGAAATTATCTTTAGTTGTATCATTGATAATCTCCTGGCAATATTCATGAAATTCTTCCTTAGCTTTAACACAAGCTTTAGTTTCCACTTTTTTACCATTTATTTTTGTTATAAATTTCTTATCTGGATACTGTTGTTTAATCCAATTTGAAATAACACCTCTTAATGCAATAGTAACAGATTTTTCTGCTTCATCCTTGTCATTAAATACTGACAATTTTACTGTGTTACCCACTTCTTCAAGGCCAATATATTTGCAAACTCGCATATCAATATCTTTTATATCGAAAGAAAGTTCTCCAATGTGGCTGATCATCTTTTCGATAATTACTCTTGGGCTGCCGGTATTAATTTTTGGCACTTCCTCCATTGCTTTTTTAACGCCAGTTTCAATAAATCTCTGTTTTATCCTTTCTCTTATTATACCAAGGTTGAGATTTTTAAATTCATCGCAACGAAATTCTATAGGATGGCTATCTGCATCACAAAGAGTTGTTATATCTGACTTTAACACATCCTGCCATGATACAAATAGTATACCGTACTTATACATCCATGAATCGTAATGTAAAAGATATACATTATCTCCTATAACAAATTTATTTTTATTTTGTTCTTTTTGATCATCCGTTTTGATTAAATGCTTAAATTTATGATATAATAAATCTCTCTCCTTTAAAAATTTGTATTTAGTATCAATAATAATACCCATATATGATTTTCTGAATAATATAACTATAGATTTACTAAATTTGTCATAAGACACATCGGACTCATCATATGATTCCTCAATCCAATCTGGCATAATATTTTCAAGTTCATATGCACTTACTTCAGTTGGCATAGTGATAATATCAATAGTACGTTTAAATCCCCATTTATCTGTATAATTTATGGTTTTAGGAAAACCAAATACAAATTGTGGGGCATGCAGGCAAGTATTTAATGTCAGTTTGTATGATTTTTTATTGGTATCGTAATAATCATAGCCATAACTTTTAAATATTTGGTCGGGAATACCTGCAATGATACATGATATGATATCAAATTTTGAAACATCTCTATCCCAATCAAAGTTAACATCAAGAACCGATTTAAGTTTGTCTATCATCTCCTTTACTCTAAAGAATGTTTTCTTATTTATACCATTAGATAATTTATCTCTGCTGATCCTATTAATGCAGCTATTGTATATATCGATCTCAGCAAGTATATCACTTTTACTTTCAAAGGTGAAGTTATAATACTTATATTTATCGCCATATTCATTTTTAGCATTATAATTAATTAACGACCCCATTTCAATAATAGATACCGCTTTAATTATAGTATCAACACATCCAATCTTTTCAGCTTCGATAATCATTTTAGCAGATCTTACCGATACCGGCATTTTTATCATACGTTTTCCTACTTCAGTTATTTTATCATCCTTTATAGCTCCAAGAAGATTAAGAGTTTTAATAGATGAAATAATACTTTCTTTATCAGGCTGATGGAAAAACTGCAACGCAATAGGATCGATTCCAACACTCATAAGCTTAAGGACAACCTTATCAAGTGTTAATCTCTGAATTTCAGGCACTGAGAATTCATCTCTTTCGCCCAACCCATTATAAGAACAAAGAACATAGATGCCATCTTTTGTTCTTCCAGCTCTACCAGCTCTCTGAAGACAATCTGATTTAGATATATCTCTGATGAATAAACCTTCAACGCCATCTATAACTTCAATACGTTTTTCTTTACCATTATCGATAACAACGTCAATATCCGGTATAGTAACTGAAGTTTGAGCTATATTAGTTGCTACAATAACTTTAGATCTAGGATAATGCATAAAACATTTTCGCTGTTCTGCAGATGATAGTTCACCATATAATGGTAAAATTTCCAGATCGAGCTCTTTACCATCATCTTTAATATCTTCTATAAGATTATCTATTTCCTTCTTACCTTCAACGAATGCCAAAACATTTTTACCGCATGCGGCATATTCCAATACTCTACAAACCATATCATCATGAGCATTTTCAATTATTTGTACATCATAATTACGGCCAGGAATACTTATGCATTTAGCATCACCATAAAAATTAGCAAGCCCCTCCAACTCTATAGTTGCGCTCATTAAAACAACCTTAAGTCTATGACCACATTGTCTATATTGCTTGATCCACGCAACAAGGGTTTCGATATTAAGATTCCATTCATGTACTTCATCAAGTACAAGGATTGTATTACTAACATCCTTAATACCTTTAGCCATCTGAAGCCCATCTGTACAAAATAAAATCTTAGTATCAGGAGTTTTAGTAGATTCAAACGCAGTATGATACCCTACAACATTTTCATCTCCCATTTCTTCCACTACCCTATCAGCCAAAGTAATACATGCAATACGTCTTGGTTGTGTAACGATTACATCATATCCAGCCTCATATAAATACTGAGGGACTTGAGTTGATTTACCAGACCCAGTTTCTGCTGTCAAAATAACAGTATCATTATCTTCTATAGCAGAAATAATTTCGTCTTTGTATTCATAAATCGGCAGTTCTTTGTTCATTTTATATTCCTCCTTGTATAATAAATATGAGGGGGATATATCCCCCTCATATTTTTAGTAATTTAGACGGAGTCTAAAGTCGTCCGTAACATCATTATAGTCAGCCACAACAAAGTCATCATCATTAAATACCCTATCTCCGGTATTTATTCCACTACCATATATTTTTCCAAATTTGTTTTCTTTGATGTAATACCGCCCTTCAAATACGAATTTTTTGCCTATTTTAACACCTGCGACCTTGACTTTGATTAAGCTATTAGCGCAACCCAAACTATTCATGTAAAATTGCGGCGGATAACCATAATAAGACGACAAACCAAGATTATTATCATAAATACCTCCGCAAGGGTCCATTCCGCTAAAACCGTACTGGTATTGCGGCAATTCAGCGGTATATTTATCTTTATGATAAATTTTCAATGAAATTTTCTTATCAGACTCTACAAGTTCAAATTCTTGTATGTTAAATAGGCATATATACCTAATTAAATGCTTTTTAACCCGTTCATCCGGCAAGTCAGTTTCTAAAGTAATACTGTAATCATCTTCCTTATCACTCCACTTTACCGTAACGCATGACCATGGAAGATCGTTATTAGATGATGCATTGTAAGTATACATCATTTCTTCAACAGAATTTTTTGTGCAGAGTGTAATTGTGAAAGATTCTATTTTGTTATTATCAAAATTATATATTTCATCTGTTAACTGATACATCACAATCAATCCCTCCTGAATATTATTTATAAAATCTTGTATTGCTAGCTTGCGTTATAGTTTCCAGGTTTCTACTATGCCATGAATCCCCCTTACATGATTCGAAATACAATGAATCTATTATAGGATAATCTGCATTTATTACATTAAATACAGCATCATAGCATTCCTGATTTGGTTCTACCGCATCCCATCTGCCAGATGATACTGGAGTAAACTGTCCGGGATCATAGATAACGTCTATTATTGTATCTGGAAATTCGTCAGACTGAGTTCTATTTATTACAGTCTGTGCTATATATTCTTTACACAACAATGACTCCCCTTCAGCTTCTGCCATAACAATTTTAGCAAGATAATAAATATCATCTTCGCTATAATTATGCTTTGGCTTATATGTTTCTAACTCAGTTTCCTTTTCCGTTTCTTTTTCTGTAATAGGTTCTGTAGGGATAGTTTCTAACGATTCCGCCTTTACTATAGGGGCAGGACTTATATCGATTTTAGCATCTTCTATTATACTAAAATTATAGTCCAATATTCTCCTACTTCTTTCATCCATAATTTGTTGCCTTTCTACGCTTCTTATACACGTAGCAAATAACATGACGCCTATAGGTATCATGATTAAGTATCTCTTTTTATTATGCATCTTTCTTACCCTCCATAAATATATGGGCTAGCCACCTTAAGGCTAACCCATATGAATTTTTATTTTTTATCTGTTGATCCGAGGCCACCATTACGGCATGGAAGCAAATCTTCATTGTCGTCCACCGTAAGGCAAAATTCTCTTATAATACCCTGAGCATATGCTTGTCCGGCTTTGATAACATAGTCCTGACAATCATCACGATTGCACACAAGAGCAACCATAATATGGCCTTCATTATCAGAACCATAATAATCATTATCAATAATACATACCGTATTTGCCATACAAATACGGTGTTTAAACCCAAGTGAACTCCTTGGGAAAATGGATAAGTCATAATTATCCTCAAAGAATTTAATACGAACACCTGTCGGTACAATAACAGTCTTATTGTATTTACAAGTAATATTTGTAGGGGCGAAGAAGTCGTACCCTGAACTTCTTTTAGTTCCTCTACGAGGAAGTTTAATTGAATCATAGATACTTCTAATGACCCTTTCCAATTCATCTGCGTCGTTAACCAGATCGCATGGATATAATTTCATGTAATCCTTTTTGAATTGTTCAAAACTAACCTTTTCAAATTTTGCTACTCTTCTAGCCATTTCCATTCTCCTCCTTAGATTTCTGGATTCCTTGAATCTGAATCCGGCACATAAAGTAAAGTTGTTAAATCGTTGAAAAGGGATGAGAACCCATTAACTGATTTAGAGAATTCCGTTCCAACATCTACAAGAACAAGAGCAACGCCAAGTTCTTTAGCGTGCTCCATAGTAGCATCAGTATCGTGATAGAATACATCTATTTCATTACTGATACCATCTTTTAGCATTGAAATAATTTGTGCCAGAAGTGAAGATACGTGCACGTATTTTACATTTTCGTAGCATCGATCATCCTGTCCTTCTGACTTAACTCTTATTAAGTACTTCTTGTTCTGATTGAGCTCATGATACAGTTTTACTTGCATGGTTCAATCTCCTTTCTTTGGTTTATTATACAAGATTATAATATGCAATTAAATATCTCTACTTGATCTTTATAACTTTAGACGGTTTCATTTTAACTTCTATCTTTTTATTGTTGGAATTTAAATATTCTACTATTTCCACTCCAGTCATGCCAACCATCTTTTCAGTTGGTTTATATTTATATACATACATCTCGTTTCTATAATCGCGGGCAAGGTCTCTTAATCGTTTATAAATGAAATATACTATTCCATCAAAATCATCTGCAGCGTATATACCGTCAAGTTTTTTAAGTGCTTTTTCAATATAATAATATTTACCATTATTCGCTTTTACAACTGTGGCACAATGAATAGAGCCATTCATGTAAAAACACAAATTACAAATATCATTACAATATTTGCTAAGAACAGCATATTGATAATTGGTAAAATCTACTGGTGTACCTTTCTTATTTTTAGAAAAATCAGATATTGGTTTTGCCCTGCTTACAAAAGTATATTCTAGTTTATAATCTCTCATTTCATTATATAAACTTAACAATTTATAATATGGAATCTTCGCATTATTTACAGGATTATTTAGATTATATGTATATATCGATTGCCCATTAACAATATCTACTAATGTAAAGCCAAACAATAATAATACCTTTTCATCCCCTTTATTGAAGTTTGTTATTGTATATCTATAAGCATTGATAAATGGAATAGGTGTAGAATCACAACCAATAAGATCTACAATAATATTCTCAAGCATTTTATTTCTGTCTGAAGCATATTTAGGGGAAATTACTATAAGCAAATCTCCAATTCTAGTCCCTCTTGTGTTATATACTTCAATAAATGCTGTAGGTATGTTATTTTCATAGTATACTTTTGTATAAACACGTTCGGCGCCATTTTTATGAAATTTATTTATATAACTCATTGTATTATAATCAACAGTCCCTAATATCTTTTTATAGCCTGCAATATAATTATCATGCACTGTATCGGTTTTGGCAGTAGACTCATTTATTTCAACGACTTTTTTCGTGTTTCCAGTTAATATAGCCATTTTAATATCCAAAAATATCTCAAGTAATTGGTCAAATTGATTATTTGTTAGTCTAATATAATTATATATACCCTGATTTGTTATAACGTTCTCCTTTTCAATTGTTTTTTGCCTAGATGCTTTCATAGATGATGATAATTTAGTATTTGGATTATCTCCCCCGTCCTTCACCTCAATTATAAGATTGTATGGGATATATAAAAAATCAGTTATATAAAAATGATCTTCCCCATTATGCTTATATCTAATAACTGGACCCGGGGCCATTATATCCTCAGATGGAATCTGCATGAATTTATCCATGAATTCAAGAAATTTTCTTTCATAAGATCCAGTATATGTAACTTCTCCTCCGTCAGTAAACCTATATTTCCCGGAAATGTGTCTGTTCGCAAGCATTTTCTTCTGTTGCTCCTCATCATTAAGAATATTATATGTACCATGTGTGGCAATCATATTCTTTTTATATTGCTCCCTCATATATTCTTTACATCTAGGATTATCGCATAACACATTATATCTTGACGCTCTACTGTTCCACGTTGTTTCTCCTTTACACACTCTGCATCTACCATGACCATTTGTACCGTTAGCAATATCATAGACCATTTGCTCTGCAGATATTTCCGTGGTTAATAAATTATCGCTGTGCTGCGCTTTAATATGATTAATTAAGTTCAATCTGTCATATTTATTATCGCAATACGGGCATTTGTATTTCTTAGCCATAAATAGTATACCTCCCTATATGATTTAATAAAATGTAATTTAAGCAATTATAATCTAAAAATAAATACGCTGGTAAATCTGATAGAGGGCACGAATGCCCACTATCACTACAATACTGCTTTAAATCTAAACGGTACTTCAGGTTCGATATTAACAGCATCTTCACTATCGTATCTTTCCGGAAGTCTGCCATTATTGCTATATGCATACATGGCATCAAATACATGAGCTATGAATACTTTAGCAATATATCTGACTGCTTTCATCTTAGCGTCAGATGGTCCAAACCCTTCTTCTACATAGTCCTCGTACTTCTGTTCCATGATGCGCCCGTAAAGACTTGAGCCACACGACTCAAATGCCGATACAGCCTGCATTATTACTTCTTCAGCATTTTTGTTGTGCGGCTTTGACGGGTTATCAATACCTGCATATGAGATGAATTGGGCCGCACGATCTTTTCCAGTTACATCAAAATATGCAAGTATACCAGCAGCAATATCTACTGTTATCCCTTTAATTTGGCAAAGCCATACCCCTACTTGTTCTCCGTATACTTCATTAGCCAACTTTTTGTCAAAATCAGCCAAAATCAATACAGTTAATTTTTTAGGATATCGAAATATATTTGTATTGTCCTCGCACATCTTTCCGTAGATGTTTACTACTTCCGATCTCCTCTTTAGTATATTTTTAACAATTTCTTTATTCATAATTTAGCTCCTTTCTGACAGATTTGCTATCTGTCTTGCTATATTAGAGGCTTCTTTATAATTGCGTAGCTCTTCAATGTTATATAAAAATCTTCCGTAAAGCCCCTTATTTAACCCACTACAACATCCATTTACTGTATCATTCCAATCCAATATGCATTCTTTGCATGTACTATTGGAATGATACGTGTAGTCGCAGCAAAAGCAATCCGCATGGATTATTTGCTCAACGCAAAGTATTTCATATAAATACTTGCATTTAATTTCGAAAGCAAAAATCGGTTTCACTTCTTCTACATGATCAGCTATCCAATTCCACATTTTTCTGTGTTCTTCTATAGCCTGCTCTTTAGTTAATTGCATACTTACATTCCTCCTTTGTTTACTAAATTATATTAGTTTAATTCAAAATTATAATATACAAATGTAAAACTTAATATGTGCAACTTTAAAGTAAAAATTAAATAATGTTTGGAGGTATATTAATATGGAAGCTCACGTACTTTCATTAAATGATTTTAATATGCCTAAAGTATTTAGCGCTTCAGATAGTGCTTATGTGCATATAGTGTATCTATTATTATTAGAACCAGGAAAATACCAATCTCATCCTAATATGGGTGTAGGATTACGTAGTCGTTATAGATATAATAACGCGGACAATTTTCTTACAGATTTAAAATCAGACATTGAAAAGCAAATATCATTATATCTTCCAGAATTAGTAGACGTATCAGTCGTATTAACTATGAAAGATCATATTTTAGGCATCATAATAGATACATCATCAGGTACATATGCTTTAGCATATAATTCGGTAAATGATACAATGGATGCCGCTGCTACTTACGTATTAGAGGATCTCTAATAATATAAATTTTTTACCATAATTTAAGGAGGATAATATAATGGCAAACAAAGTAACTCTTGAATCGTTAGTAAATTCTACTAAGGCATCCGCATCAGAAAATGCAACTCCGAATGCTGCGCCGGCGGCGAATTTTAAAACTGCTAAAGTGGTATCCACAAGTGAACTTGGCAAAAGCCTTGCTGCTAAACACCCTGAAGCTCAGGAAAGAAAAAATATTGTTCCAGAAGACGCACCTCTTGTTAAAGATGCATTCGATTCTATGAATCGTAGATTGGAGGAAAGCAGAAAATTTATTGAAGAAGAATATATTCCTAAAATCGAAGAGAATGCTAGGGAGATGCAATTAGAAAGAGAACTTGGTGAAGAGTATTCAGAAGACGAAGAAACAACTGCTGCGCCTGAAATGGTTGAGGAGTATTTCGAAGAATTTGATAACAATACTAATGAAAGTGTGTCAAATTATGATGATGAAGAAGTTGATCTTCCGGTAGAAGAACCTAAACATGTTACAACTCCAGTAGAACATAAACCGGTTAAACAGGTTAGAGAAGAAACTGCTGATGACAAGGTCACGCTCGATGATCTTATGGCCGAACTCAATATCGACGATGATGGAGATAATGAGGAAGCTATAGAGGAGGATAGAGAACAAACAAGAGAAAGATTTAAAGAATCTCTTAGAGATATAAAGATTACCAAAAATCCAATTAATCTTGGGGAATATACTATCAGAAAAGAGCCAATCAGCGCTGCTGCAGTATTGCGTGATCTTAATGCTTCTAAGGTTACAAAGAAATGCGATTGGCCGTTATATTTTACAGGAAGAAATATGAGGTTTGAAGAAACCAACGGGCCGGAACTTGATTCACTCAAGAAGACCATTAATAATAGCAATAATATTAATGGAGTAATTGCTTCGCTGAAATTTATTTATAACCACGTAGTAGATGCAAATAAAAAACCATTTGAAGCATGGTGTAAATCTATCCGTACAGAAGATATTGAATCTCTATATTTTGGAATTTACAGGGCTACATATGGAGATGCAAATATTGTTCCCAGGTATGATGAATACAGGAAAAAGGGATGTAAGAAAACATCGCTTATTGATACTCCAATTAGTACCATGGTTAAATACAAGAACGACGATGTTAAAAACAAATTTGATAATCTCTTTAGGATGGACACAACAGATGGAGATAGAAAAGTTAGATCTAATCTAATGGCTATTTCTGATGATCTTGCTATTTCTTATAGCAATCCTACATTATACAGTACATTCATTCAGTATTCAACACTTAAACCGGAAATCGTTGAAAAGTATTCTGATCATCTTAATACCATGGCTTATATTGATAAATTCTATAGGATTGATCCGGCAACCAAACAGCTTAGTGCTATAGATATCAAAGAATTCCCGAATAATATTAACAAGACAATACTTAATAAACTTAAAGTATATATTGATCTGCTTAAAACACTTACAATTGACCAGTATAATGCAATGCTTGGCAAGCTTGATAACTTAATGGAGTCCGACGATATTAAATATGTGTATCCTAAAACAATGTGCCCAGAGTGTGGTAACATTATGCCAGAGCAGGAAATCTCTTCTATGCTGCAAATGCTTTTTACCAGAGCTCAGTTGGTCCAGGTCAAGAATTTATAGAAAAAATTGAAATGATTGCTACATATTATAAGGGCAGAACATCATTTGCAGAATTGATGAATATGCCCTTATCTTATATAAATGCATTATACCGGATCGCTGAGGAAAGATCAAAAACAAAAGAAGGGCAAGAGCAAATGAAATCTGAGGCAGTACAAGATGCAATAGAGGAGGCGGTAACGTGAATACATTAGAATTCACAAAAGACGTTCCGGCCGAACAACTTGCCGTAATATTTAAAGAATTCTTTGAGCAACATATGTTTGCCTATATGCTATTAAAGGGGGTTGAGTTCGTTAAGATTAATTCCATTAGTATAAATGCAGCATCCATTATGTATTCTGTAAAAGTATTAAAGGATGAAGATAAGGATAAACTCGTGCATAATTTAACTTCCCATGCCGCATCTTTAAATATTTACGGTAAGTATTATACCCCGGAAATATATCTTAATGGAGATCTTTTATGTATAACAATTAAAAAATAAAATGCAAATAATATGGAGAGAGCTTAAGTGCTCTCTCCATATACTTACTATACATTACGAATAGACTTAAAAATTTGATTGCTATCTCTACAAGTTTTGTGCGGGCTTCTATTTATCTTATCCTCCGATAAATATACATGCGCTGTGTGCTCGTATGTAGAAGTTTCTTTTAACATATCGCAGTAGATATCGAATGCGGTATCTTTATCCATTGCTATATATACTTTTTGCTTATCCTGCACTTTATTTTTATAACACAGAACAGTTACAGAATAAAATTTATCTGCGGCATTTACTTCGTTGTAATTTGAATCCACGCAATAAATACTATCAAAGTTCATATAATTATGTCTAAAACAATCAGGGATCATTTTTGCACTCTTAAAACAATCCCATATTACTTGCGGGGAGTATGAATTATTGGAGCCAACGTTATAATGCATAATTGTAAGATTTATTTTCATACGAAAACATACTCTAACAATACTTCCAAATACCATCTGCAATCCGGTTGCATATACGCACAAACACTTTGTAGGTACTCCATTTCTGAAAGGGATGTGCTCCCTTATGTACTGCTCGACTATGGCTTCCTGTTTATCGAAGTTGAACATAAGCGCCTGCGATAGTGCACCTTTGAAGATATAATCTTTAACTGGCATGATATGTCTGTCAGCAACCATGCCTACACTGATTACATCATCTCTGCATATCATCAAATTAATTTTATGCGCTGCATGCGCAGGTGCCGGACTTGCACATGGTTTTGTATAGGCGGGAGCAGCGGCCTTTTGTGTCGTGTGCCCCTTCACTATGCCAGTAATACCATATTTTGATTTGATTCTGGATACAGAACCTTTACTGATATAGTATTTCTCTGCAAGTAATCTTATTGGCATGCCAGATTTAACGTCGGATATAAATTCGTTTATCTGATCATCTGTCAACCCGCAAATGTTACCAGCTTCAGTACCAACTTTTCTTCCCGGTTTATGCTTAATTGTTAATTTTTCATCTTTTATATTCGGTTGTTCCATTGGCATAATTTCTACGGGTTTAGATTCTTTATTTACATAAGCCCTTTCCACTGCGTTTATCCTATCAACGCTTATATTATATTTTGCTGCAAGCATTTTCTTTTCCTCCCGTTCTTTTGTTTTTTCGATGGTTAATAGCGAATTATATACTTCAATAGTTTTCCTATCCATTTCTTGGATAGGTTTTGAATACCTAGCCATTATCATTCCTCCTTTGTAATTTGTTCAACCATCTATATATTTTTATTATATACAATTTAAATATTAACGAAGGACAAATAAGTAATATCCAGAGAGGAGTTGAATTGGAATGGAACGTAAATTTCATATAGAACAATTAGATCAGCCTAAATTAATTAAAAATAATGATTTACCAAAAGTAACTAACCCTGTAATGTTTAGCGGGCCTAATGGGCCCACACCAGATGGTTTGTTAAGTAATGAATTATTTGGTATTACAAGAGATGAACGTTCTGGCATATACGGGTGGATAGATTTAAACGAATCATTTATTAATCCATATTTTTATAAAATATGGCTTAGAATAGATAAAAATCTAAGATCATGTATATATGAAACTCAAAATTTCATCATTAATAAAGATGGATATCTTGAACCAAGTGAGAATGGGCATACTGGATTAAAATTCATTATAAAGAATATTGATTCAATTAAATTCAAAAATACTAAAAAAGATAATTTTCTTAAAGCATTAAATAATGCCAAAAATGAAAAGCATTTATTTACAAACAAATTCGTTATCATACCACCATATTATAGGGACGTTGAAACAACATCAAGCGGTAAAGTTGGTGTTGGAGAGATAAATAAACTGTACGTTAACTTAATGAATAATATTAGAGCTCTAAATGAATCTAATGAATACGGATTATCTATTGTTGGGGGAATTAGAGGTAAAATTCAGGATATTATGCTTGAAATCTATAACTGGTTTACTGCCGGAGAATCTATAATTGGAGGAGAACATACTGGAGCAGGGATATTTAAAAAGTTTGGCGTAATACGTCGTAGTGTAATGAGCAAAACTACAGATTATTCCGCTAGATTGGTTATTTCTTCTCCAAAAATTAATGTGAATAAAAAAGAAGACCTTATGGTAGATCTAGATTATTCTGCAGTGCCATTATCTGCTGCATGCACTATATCTTATCCGTTTATGATTTATCAATTAAGGCAATTTTTCAATAATGAATTTGGAGGGCAAATATATTATTCATACATAGATAAAAATGGTAACTTATCTAAAGTAGAATTAGATAATCCTCAGTTGGCATTTTCTGATGATGTATTTGATAAAGAATTGAATGAATTTATTCATGGATACTCAAATAGATTTAAGCCGGTAAAAATTCCAAATAAAGAAGGTAAGGATATTTATTTACGCTTTAAAGGATATTCTATAACAGAAGAAGAATACAAAAACGGAAAACGCGAGAGCGGGGATACATTAAATAGGCCAATAACATGGATGGATATATTTTATATCTGTGCTGTTGCAGCAACGGAAGATAAGGCAGTAATGATTACACGCTATCCTGTAGATTCTCATTTCAGCAAATTAACAACTAGAATACATGTATCATCAACAATAAAAACAGAACCAATGGTTATTAATGGTAAATTTTATAAATGGTATCCTAGAGTAAGAAGAGAAGATATAGGAACAGATACATCAAATAAATTCATTGATACATTTCAGATGGCTAATCCGTACTGTGGATTAATGCTAGCAGACTTTGATGGCGACCAGGTAACTGTTAAAATGCCGTTTTCTGTTGAAGCCAATGAAGAATTGCTTAAGCATATAAATTCTACAGGGCAATTTGTTACCTTAAGCGGAGAAATTGGACGTAAGGGTACAATGGAATCTATTCAGACTATGTATAATCTTACATATATAGCAAGCAACGCAAAACTAACAAATCCAGAATTCTAAAAAATAATAAACCTAAATATGTACCCCGAGGGATCGCTCCCTCGGGGTTGTACAATGGGCAGTAATTTCATTTGCACATTTAATTTTATTTGGATAAACCAGGATTAATATTCTTCTCCGATACCCCAGTTATCCATTTTATCACCGCCCTTCTCTATTGTTATTTTTCAGATACAATAGTTAAATTGTTGCCATTGTATCCAGTGCCAATAAGAGCAAAGGTTTCGCTTTTAAATTCAAACTCTGCTCTTTTTAGTACTTTAATTACTACGAAAATATCATCCGAATCCTGCACAACGGCAAAAGATTTTGTCACAATATTTAATTTCCTTTCGGAATCTATTGTACATAGATCGCATTTGATATTTTCATTTTTTAATTGTTTAAATTTTATTTGCCGTAGAGTACCGTTGGTATTTACAGCTCCCCACGGAAATATTAATTCTGTTCCCGGTATAAACTTAAATGTTAAACCGGGTATATGATCACTCATAATACATTCCTCCTTTGTTAGAATATTTAGCCGGAGCAAATCAATGCTCCGGCTATTCACTCTTATATTATATTATTAGAATAATTGATTATTCCTCAGACTGAGTCTGATTAGTATACATTGTTTCGACATCAACAGTTTCTACCGTAGGTTCTTTAACCTCTTCCTGTTCAACAGTATTTGTATTTTCTACTGCTGCAATTTCAGGAGCAGACTCAGTAACTTTTTTAGCAACAGAATTTGCATAATCTCTTGCAGCTCTTTCTGTTCTTCTTACTTCTTTTCTGCTCATGCCGCTAGTATTCTTTTTACTCATATACTCTGCATAAGCTTCATCGTAAGCGAATTTCTGCTCTGCTGAATATTCTGTTTCCGGAGTAATGAAGCCTGATGTCGCTTCTTCATGCCGCTCTACAGGATTTTCTTTTATATCATCATGCTCAATTGTATAAGCTTCCACATGACCTGCAGGGAAGTTGTTTTTGTCATAGTTTGTAAAATCAAGTCTTACCGTCTTATCACCGCACACTTCTTCAACAACAGCGCGAGCAATAATACATTTTCTGATATCAGAAATTGATTTAGTTACTTTTCTAACAGCACTTCTAATAGGGGGGTTAACAGTAATAATTGGCTGTGTTGGGTAAATATTTACTACTTTAGTATTCTGCATTTTAAAAATCCTCCTTAAAATAAATCTTCGTCGTCATCGTATAAATATTCGATATAATCAGAATCGTCCTCAAATCCATCGTCTTCTTCATCTTCGAATTCATCAACATCCTCATCTGTGATATTTGCTATTGCATCAATATCATTTGATTCATTACTTATGACATCCTGCATAGCATCTTCTACTTCTTCTGCTTCGCCATCAATCATAATGTCTTCTGCATCTTCATATAAAAAATTCATATATTTATTCCTCCTTATTAGAATAAATCACCCTCAACATCATCTAATGATTCAAGACCATCTTCAGAGGATGTACTATCATCAAAAAGACCTACATTATTTGCAGGGATAATATTATCAATAGTATCCTCTGCCATAATAAATTGTCTGTCTTCTTCAACCATTTCCCTAAGAAATAGTTCTTCAACATCTGTTCTTAATCTTGCCATTACATTACCTCCCTATTACTGTGATGTTTTTGAAAGCATATTTTGTATATTCATATTTATAATATAAATGGTAAATGGAATTAAATAAAACAGTTCCGCATTATTCATATAATCAATATGTTTAAGATCTTCAATTTGTTCATTTGTAATGGTTTCATTATTGAAGTATCCTATCAAAATATCTTTCATTACATTACCAGTTTTTGTATTATTAATTATTTTATTACCGAAATCTGGATCTTCAAATATGTCTATAAGATAAAACTTAGGATATGTTTTTGCATATTCCATATAATAATAATCTTGTGGGTATGCATATAACAGCGACAATTTTTGTGTTACAAGAAGTATATTTCCTGTAAAACTTCCAATATGGCTTCTTATATCTCCAGTTTCTATAGTATGAAATATTGTTCTTGCATAATCTATAGCAAATGTACTAGGAAGATACATCTGATGGTCTATACATAAATAGTTAGTAGAATTAGACATAATTCTATTTCTTATAATGAATTCTAACAAATAAGGATCATGAACTTTATAACCCATAGTATTTCTATAATACGCAAACGTTTGAATTCTTGTATCATAAAATAACTGAATATAAAAATCCTTCAGAGATGTACATAAATTTTCAAGAATATTTACATCTCCGTATGTAGTTTCTTCTATAATACTATTAAAATTTGTGCCGATATTACCGGCAGCAAATTTATATGTTTTAACAACTTTATCTTCTATTTCAGATAACCCATCGCTAGCATCCAATGAATAATTGATCTTATACATAACAGATCCAGTATCCAATGTGTTAGGATCTACATGAGTTACCTGAAATATATATTTATCTCCTAGTTGATCTAAAATGAATCTATCCCCGGGATATGGAACAACCGTATATGGTAATATAAAAGCTTCTCCATTTACATTATTTCCCTCAAGACCATAATCTGTTATTTCAAGATTTGGTTCTATTTTTTGTATTCCATAAATATAAAATCCAATCACTTTATTAAATCTTAACGGACTATCTGCTGTTAATTCAGCGTAGTTACCCCTTGTAGCCTCATCAAGTGTTGTCATCGTAGTATTTAGATTATAGTAATTGCATAAGGAAGCTTGCTTGTCATTAAACAAATAGTATGGATTATTTAGTATAGTTTTTACGCTATCTATAATAGTACCGCCCATCATTGCTTGACGTACTGAATCCACATTAAGAAACCCTTTAGCCAATATAAGCCCTCCTTTCTTTAATTTTGATTTTTACCAAAATGTTCGAAATGGGCATTTTACGGCAAAAAATAATAAATATATTACGGGAAGTATTTAACCTCCCGTAATATTTAGATTATTTTACTAGTATTCATAAATGTAATAAACGGTTTATTTACACATTCATCAATTCTTCTTTTTAAATCATCTACTGTTGCGTCTTCCGATAATCTTGGATAATTATATGGTCTAACCATATGTTCTATTCCACCATTCTTAGGTGTAATATTAATTCTAACTCCTTCAATTAACCATACTTGTTCTTTAAATTGCTCTATGGTTACTAGATCGTTCATTTCCATACCCCCCCCCCCGATAATATTCGGGGCATTGTATTCGGTATATGCTTTACCTTCACAGAACGGGCATGGTGTAATCAAGTATCCATTATGAGATACATATGTATTACGCCTATTCATTATATCCTTACCTTCAATAGTAAACTTATTTCCGCATTTATTGCATCTTAAATGATATAACATCTTAATTTACCTCCTTGATTTTCTATAGATATAATATATAATTAAAGTAAAAATTATGGAGAGGGAATAAACCCTCTCCAATTTACATAACAGTTTCACGAATCGATGTTATATAATCTTTTATTCTATCTTTCGGCACCCCAAAATCCTTTTCTCCATCATATACATTTCTATGAATAAATATATCGCATGGCAGTAACTGAATTTTGGATTGCGTTGATCCAAAGAATTCTCTATCTGAAACATCTTTATCGGGATAATAATGTATCGTATAATTTATAATCCCTGTTTCTAATAATACAAACTGTAATGCTTGCGTGTATGATTTACCACCGCATGCAATATATATATTTTGTTTGCTGTTACAAGAATTAAGATTATAAAATATTGATAATATATCAAACTGGCCTTCGGCTATATGGATATTTACTGGGCATGGATCGTATACATCCACCATTGTAGGAATTACATAAAAATTTTTTGCATCTGTGGTTTTATTAATTAGGTCATAATTAATATAACGTTTATTTACAGTTCTATATAATTCCCTATTGGTAAGTTTTCTCATTCCGCAGAATGAGTTATCATAAGACACAAATCCCATAAACCATTTATCCAAATCGTTACAGACCATTTCATGTCTAGTCAGTTCCAGATTATTTGATTTTATTATATCATATAGGTTTAAGAAGATTTTTAGTTTACTTAGATCTTCTATAGAAAAATCACTACCTATACGGTCATTGATGTATTTTAACTTTGCATCATTTAAAGGATTATTTCTTGTATATCCAATCTTCAATGGATACACATCAACTTGTTTTAATGATTTATATTTAGGAAGTTCTAATACTTCATTATTGTGCTTACTTAATTCTACCAATAAATTAGTATCATCGCATCCTATCTGTCTTAACACATCTGCATCAAATACTCCATGCGCAGGACATCTTTTACAGTCGTAAAAAGATAATTCTTCTTCAGATATTGGCACAGAGATATAGAAATGTGCATGTTTAAGATCCTTACTATCTCCGCAAAACGGGCACCTAACTACTATCTCTGCACCACCACTTGCAACTTTTAAATTCGGATAGAATGACTTAATTCTGTTAATAAAGTTTCGGCCTGTAAGATTATACATACAACCCGCCACCTTTCATAAGATTTATAAAGCTATTTTGTATTTATTCTTGTTAAACAGCTTCTTTTTAATATGTACATCTTCGCCTCTAGCGCAAATATTTTTAGTGCTTCTGAATCCTGCAGCTTGTTTGTGCCCGCCGCCACCAAAACCACTTACTTTACCAAAGATTCCTGCAAGACGCTCACAATCTACATCATCTTTTGTAGTATATAATGAATACGTATATGCTTCTCCATCATACATATAAGCCATCATTAAATCATACTCTTCAGCCAATCTACCAAACATTGTACTATTGCCAAGTTTGTTAATAGCAATAACACTGTAAACTCTAGCGTCATTTGTATCATCTACGATAGAAAATTCTACACCATAATCTTTAAGCATTGATTTATTCTGCACGTTGCTGTATTTTACAATTGTTCTGCCATGCTTAATTAGTTTTCTGATATACTTATCTTCGGCTTTTTGAGAAGCTTCGTCAAGTTTATCAAAAATATTAACCCGTTTAATACCATCATTAATCGATATAAATATTTCATCGAACAATACATCCGGTTGATGATCCTCCATCAAATCGCCATAATGGAATTCTTTGGTAGATGGCATATCATGAAGCCAAATATCCCACGAGTTAATATATCTTATATATTTTGGTATGTCATATGTTCCAAAATCCCCAACGCATTTAATAGCATCATAAAAATTTTTGTATTCCATGTGTCCTGTACGTAATTTACCATAAAAATAACAAATGACGGATGCAGAATGCGCTTGTGTGATTACGTAATTAATATTTTTAATTTTGCTCCTAACGTCTTTAGGTCCCTTGATATTGTATACATTATCATTCACAAAATCAAATGATGTTTTATGATGATCAATCCATGTAACCGTGCATCTTTCGGCAAGGTTAAATAATACTTCTATATTAAATTTATTGCTGAAGGAATAATCAACAAAATATATTTCATCTCCAGATGCTACCATATCTAACGCTTCATCTAGCATTACAGAATAGTCTACTGAGATGAATTTAATCATTGTATCGCTTACACCATTCCATATTAAATATTCATATATAATTGCAGCCGATGTAATACCATCAGCATCATAGTGATGGACTATATAATATGATTTATTGCATGTATTTCCTGATAATAAAATATATTTTGGTTCAGCTTGATTAAATAATAAAGTAGTATTTTTCATTTTCAACTTCTCCTTTAAAATAATAAATTTCCAGAGTAGTCGCGGCACTACTCTGGATATGCTTTGGAAGGATTTTACACAGCATAAGTTTAATGCTTTATAAAACTGTTATATATGTTATAATACTTTACTTACGCATTGCTTGATTTATTGGAAGGCTCCATGCTAATATAAAGTTCTACTCCTAATGCTGAAGTGTATTTTATCAAGCTTCTAAGAGTTGGGGAGCTATTTTCTCCAGTTTCTATATTAGATATACAAGATTCTGACAATCCTGACAATCTTGATAATTCTTTTTGAGTTATATTTTTTGCTTTTCTAATATTAGTGAGTTGCATGCGCAGCATTTTATCATTAACCATTGTGTCTACGTTATTATACTGAGACATAGGGTTATATTCTATTTTGGCATATTTTCCTTTTTTAGCCATATTGTATTCCTCCAAAAAATAATAGGACGCTATAATTAAATAGCGTCCTAAATATATTTAACTAAATAGACGTTATAAAGAACATAAGCTCTTGCTTCACGATGTCATTATACATAGGAACTATATTACCATCATATTCTCCAGGCTTATGATTTTCATCGTCCCAGTCAATAATTTCAAATGATGATGATATAACGGCTCCTATTAACTCTTGTATTTTTTGTTCTATCTTCTGATCATTATACTTAGCTTTAATTTGTTCATATAACGGATCTATTTCAATACTAAGCATATCCTTCTTACTTATAATTTTTCTTGATGCTAATCTTACAACTCTTCCAGAAACTATATATGGTAATATTACCATATTTGATCTTAAGAGTATTCTCTTTGCCGCTATAACCAGTTTAATATAGTCCCTCTGGCTATGAATAGCTTTCATACTTATAGGATCTCCAAATTCTTTATAGAATAAATATCCAACAAGTTGTTTCTGAAATGGATTAATTACAGACGCTCCGTCTTTTGTCAGTTTTCTCTTAAAATGATTTATCTCTTCATCAGAAAATGGGCCATACAGAGCTTCAATCTTTTCAATCGTTTTTTCTGCTGATACCTTATTCTGCATTGAAAGAGCTTCATCTTTTTTGTTCAATCTTGCCTCATATCTCCTGTTGTTCACATGGGTCGTTAATCCATGCAGTTCTCTTATGAACTTCTCTGGTATTTCTCCAGATGTGCAGACTATATCACTAACCTTAAAATCACCCAAGGTTACTCTACTATTTGGATTTAAGGGATTCTCACCCGCTCACTTGAGCCCTACTCCTGTTGCCGAATTTCACGGCCCTTCCGGGGATAGTCGTTGAACGTTATTAGTAATCATATTTATCACAAATATTAATAAATGTCTTTTTGTTTCTTATGCACGATATAAGTGTTGCATACCTAGCTTTATTCTTCTTATCCATATTACCATAATCTAATCCTATATAATTCAATACCTCTTTAGTAGAAATTTTTGGATTTGATTCTAAGTATTTGCAGATAATATTTATTTGATCATATGATAATATTCTATATACTTTATCCATATTATCAAAATTATATTTGCTAGATATGTGTTTCCAACAATGGCCATTTTTTATATTTTGCACTAATCTCCTCATATCACAATTTTCTATTGGAAATATAGAACATATCTGTTTTGTACTGTACCCCTCAGATATTAAATAGCATATATACTCAACTTGCTCATTGGTCACTACGCTATTACTTCTATCCTCTCCAAGCGTTATAAGGTTATTGTTCACTGCATGTTGCATATTTTCATTCTTTGTGCACCATTCTAAATTCCATAACCAATTATGATATTTTATTCCGTCTTTATGATTTACATCATATAAATTTTCATACGGAATTGGACAAAATGCATTTAATATTACTCTATACAAGCTAATGCTAAATCCGCCGCCATCAATAGTTGACAGTCTTATAGTAATATAATGGTCCTTATTGTAACTCTTATTCAATGGTATTATATTTCCAGTCGCTAAATTATAAACAAAGCCAGAATTACTAACTTTGTAATGTCTTGCTACCATTGGGTACACGCTATATGGGAAGTCTGCCCATACTTCCTTAAAAACAAAATTAATAGGATAAATCATCATATCACCACCTTAAGGTTTTAATATGATTACTAATTTTCGCCGCTGATTGGACATTATTTAAACCCTTAGCGCCATATGATCAGTATGGCTTTTATTTCAGCATAGGTCATCCTAGAACTTATTTCTGTCTTTCGACTCCTATTATATATAGGCATCTAGGCTTTAGCCCTTCCCAGCTTAAAGTAGAATTATTCATCACACTGTTACCAGTATAATGCGACCGATAGTTGATCGTATTCCGAATTCTGATCTGCATCTCTCTTTGAACTGCTAAGGCGGAAGAATGATAATTCATATTTTATATCTGTAATCTTAAATCCAAGATATTGCCTATTGCTAAAATAGTTAAAGTTGATAATATTCTTATCGTAGCTATATTTTGGCAATATATTCATGATTATATCAACAACAGAATCCTTTGTATGTGTGGTTGTATTATTACCACGAATTTGATTCTTTATCCATAATGGCCTATCAGGATTCTTAGACTTATTTACTACAGAAACAGCAGTTTCATAAATCTTATCATAAATATATATTCCACGTTCTTCTTCATATTTGACTATACACATATCAAACAACGCAAGCATAAAATCCTGAATGTCCTCGGATGATTTGATACAGTGTATGTACATATAATGAGTGGCTAATGGAATATACATATTCATTATAAGTGAAATTTCATATAATACTTTTGCGTGTCTATTATTAAACTGCAAATTTGGTGTTCTGTTATTATTTGATGATAACTTCATCAAATAATTATCATCGACAAAATGACTTATCTTATAAGTCAAATTCAAATTTCTTATAATATATCTATTAATATCATCCATGAAATTGGCCTTGCTATAGTTTCTAAAATAATCTATATTAAGTTTAATCTCATAAATGATCATCAACAACTCTTTATCGTAATCATAGAATTTCTCAAAGTAATTTAAATACTTACAAATATGATCACGTGTCTCATTAGAGTTGTAACTACGTTTTGTATTCATAGCGAAATAATTCAGAGATTTCTGATTTTCATCTCCCGCACAGAAAAAGTCTGTAATTGGTAATATAATTTCACCACGAATATTTCTAAATATCATATCTTGTTCTGCTATGGGATATTTTTCTGTACCCCATTCATCTACTGGCACATGGTCGGTTTTATTGACCACTCTACACATATCTATCATTATAAAACCTCCTCTGTTCACAATATATTTATATAGTATACAATCTAAGCAGCTTTTCAACCACTGCGAGGACGCTTCATAATAGCCTTCTTTGTTGTTTTAACTGTCTTAGTCTTGTTTGGTATTCGTGATACAGTAGAAGTTTTTGTTACTGAACTTTTTATTGTTTGTTTAGATTGTAGGGCTTTGTCCTTCCTTTCTTGTTTTTTAGCTTCGGATTTTGCCTTATTAAGTTTTTCTTGTTCCTTCTGTCTATCTTCTACCTTTTTTGTAGCATGGGTTATTTGATCCAATAAAGTACGTTTTACATATTTCTTGCCATGATTTTTGAGTATATTTCTATTAAAAAGATTATACTTTTCCATAGTTAAATATGCAAAATACAGCGACTTTACATACCAAATATCGTCTTTAGGATTACGCTCTTTTGCAACGTCTTTCAATGCCCTTGAAGACATCTTGCTTTCCAGATCTTTTATAAATAAATTATGTTTTCTAAAAGCATGAACAAATGTATAGTAAAATGCCGGATCATTAGAATAGAATTGTACTGCATATTCGCGCAAACTAACATTAGATTTCTTTTTATTTTCAGTTGTAAATAATCTTATTACTACATCATAATAGAAGTTTGATATTACTTCTGATGGCACCTTGATGTATATGTAATATGAATCGTTAGAGTCATTTGTATAAAATACCTGCCAATCTATTTTACCATTTTCTCTAACTAAAACTTTATCAAATTTTGATTTATATAAACTTTTATACATGCCTCTATTGGTAATAACAGAGGCCCCTCCTGACGGATTGTCTATATATTTATCAAAATTCATTCCGTCTGCCATACTAAACTTCTCCCTTCTTTGCAAGTTCCCGTTTACTCCCTAGGGTAGCCCTTATTGGCTACCCTATATAATTTAAAATTATTTATCTAATACGTAGACATTATTCATTGGAGTTTGCACAAGATACTGATTGGTAGTAAACATCAGCGATAGAATTCTATTAATGGTTTCAAGAATGATTACATCTGATTTGATAGATGACAATACCTTATGATCGTATTCATTAGTTCTAATATTAAGAGGGCATCCCATTACGATACAATTCTTAAGAATCTGATCAACTTCACCATTAGAATACGATTTACCATAAAGAATTCTAATAAGACGCTCATATGCATCTAATAGAGTATTGACAACGATATCGGCGCTATATTCCTTCTCATTTTTCATCTCTGTAAGAACAGAATATGCCATATAGTTTGCTCCATATCCTACACCATCTTCCGCAGCACTTCTACAATTCAATACCGCATCTTCCACAGACGCTTTAAGATTATCTCTATCAGAATTTGTCAAGCCTCCAATCAAGAAATCTACCATATTACCCTTAAGGCAATTTAATCTTCTCTTAGCTCTTGATACAACATCGATACCTTCATTTTCCTTTACGGCTTTATCAATCTGCGCCTGAAGGTATGCAAGATGAGTTAAGTATAAACCAGAATACTCTCCATTTTCATCAAACATATTCTTTGGACGAATAATCTTTGTTTTAACTTCATCGGATTCTACAACTTCTGCTGAGCCACAGAAATCTAAAATATTATCCTTTGTAGGGGCTAACCCGGCTTCCTGATCTTTAAGCTGTAATTCAGGGCTTATGTATTTACGAATGAATGGAGCCCCTGTCATAGTAGCAATATCTTCAAACAAATAATCCTGGTGAATATCGCTAACGATTAATAATGGAATATTATCATAGGTATTCATAAGCTGTACAACTTTTTTAAAATACGCCTCTGTATCGGATGAAATTTTCTTGCAAAGAATTACTGTTGGCACAGGCTCATATACAGAATTTGGCATATACGCTCTAAGGATGTTATCATCGATGATTTTACCTACCATATAGAACATTTCAGGCGTATCAATAGGATCACTGAAACAGTAAATCTTAGGATTTCTTATATATGATGAATTATTTTCTTTGTTATTTACAAAACAGCTATCGGTAAATCCGGTATCAAGTGTCATACCGTCATATTCTTTTACAATATTATCTGCTGATATAGATACGCCAACATCGATAAATACCCCCATGCCAAATTTTCTATAAATTTCTCTGATAGATCCAGCAATATCTTCATTATTATTTGTAGAAATAAGGGCGATATTGTAAATGTCATCAAGAGTACATCCTCTACCTCTCTTAAGAATGCGCTTTGATACTTCATTAATAACACTATTAATGCGGCTCAAAGTATCCGCAGGGCTGTTCTCAATAATTACATTTGTGTCGCACAAGCAGTCAAACATAGTTTTGCAAAGAAGAATAGCAGATGTGGTACCATCTCCAACCTGCTTTACCACATAATTTGTAAGATTAGTAAGCAGTTCCTGAACAGAACGTTCAATAGGATTTACAAACGCGATATTCTTTACAATATTATGGCCGTCTTTGGTATAATCTATCGAAATATTTACTCCTTTCTGATCCATATTCTTAACAAACGCTGTAGATGATCCTTTAGGACCAAATGACTGGCTTAAAGCGCCTGCAATAATATCTAAAGTTTCTCTTTGTACCTCCCTTACCTTATCCTCCGGTACGATGTTAGAATAAATTTTCATCTTCTTCTCCTTTCTTTTTTGGAAATCTATATTTTACTTTTGTATATAGATCCATTAAATGTAATTCATTAACATCTCCAAATAAGCAACAATTCCTGCTAACCATATCCGAATCTTCTTCCATATTAAATTTTGCAGCGGCAAAATAAATATGCTTTCCTTCTATATTACCATATTCGAACAAATTTGTTATGTATTTGACATACAAAATTGTATAATCGCTTAGCGATAATGACTTTTTATTTGGTTCTAATATTGTAGCAACCTTAGGATTTAGCATATGGATAAATGATTGCTCAAGTTTTGATTTGCACAAAATTCTTATGGCTAATGAAGATGCGTTATTGAGCATTGTAACTAATAGGCCAAATGTATCATATGCCATTGCATATGATAATAATTCTTCATAATGCTCTTCCATTATCTCATTATATAAATCCCCTGAATCTACATCAGGCATAATAACTTCTAATGGATTTTTATGTTTTCTGCTTAATAGTTTAAATATTATATTTCTTTCATCGTTTTCACTGATGATTTTTTTATCTACATACTCAGACGTAGAATAATTATCCCTGATTAATTTATACATAGCCAAATCCAAATCCACTACAAATTCAAATTCAGCAAGTATAGCATTATCTCTTGTCATTATAATACCACTCCCGGCAAAAAATAAAAGGGCATACTTTCATATGCCCTTTTACTATATTTTTAATCCATACTATTAGCGATATCATCGAATGACGACATCTCATATTCTTTTGGAGGATTCATAAAATCATCCGGTGTTTTATTACTTTCTCCTCTATTACCGTTTGGATCAAGGAACGGTTTATTATTTTGCTTACTGTTGCTTCTTGCCCCAACCTTTTCAGCGATTGATCTAATCAAATCATACTGAGCAGATAATTTGTATGCAAGATTATCTGCGACTGTAGCTGCAATTGCATAGCCTGATGCTTTAACATATTCGCTAAAATATACCTGAAGCATATCAAGTTCGATATCTGTAAATGTTTTGCTGCTGAACTTATTATTTTCATAGTTATATGCAGCGGTATGGAAATCATTCTTTGTTTCATAAATTACTTCTCCTGTTTCTCCATCATCACGAGCATACATAATTGAGAAACACGGAGCGCTGCTTCCGAATTCTGTTCCGTCTGATACTTTAAACAAACCGCCTCTAAGCTCCATGCATACATTATGAACGGATTTATCTTTTCTCATAAATGTAATCATATCATTAAGCATCTTTGCCTTTGTGTGCGGCAAAAATACAGTAACTGCATTTGAGTTATCATATGTTGCATAACCCTGACTGTTATCGCTGTTTTTCAACGCGATAGAAAGTTTCATCAATCCATTAAGATAACTAATGGAAAATCTCGATGCGCAAATTTTAGATTCTGAATTTGCCATTACTGCCTGTCCATATACAGCAGTCATCTGCTTTTTATCATTATTATTATACGTATTGAATGCCATATCACATATCCTCCTTAGATACATTTGAATTTATTCTTTTGTTAGTGGTAATGTAAAATGATACAATCTATCGAGGGAGACTATAAAGCCTCCCTCAATCAAATTTATAATATATTTTTATTTATTTTATTAATCCATATCCGGATAATAAACCTGAATAGCACTGTCATATCTATTTCTTACAGGCTGCTCTTTTGCTGCTCTCTGACGAATATCATATAGAGATTGTAAAGTATCAATTGCTTCTTTTCTGGCCTGTTCAGAAATATCTTCGGTTAAGTAATCTTGTAAAATGGCAATATCGGTGTTGCATTTATGAATGATTGGCATCAAGTCAGAAGCCTCTGTAGATGTGCGAAGCAACAAGCTAAGTTCATACACATCATCTTTAATGCTTCTAATTCCTTTAACTTTAAATTCTGAAAATTTCTTGGAAAATCTGGATCTAATATCATCAATAAATCCTTCATTTATATTAAAATCTGTATGATTAAGGATATTAACAGCATAATCTAACTCTCTCTCTTCGAGCTTAGATGCTGTAAGTTGTTTCGCCTTATTAAGAGTTTTTATTGCCGGTAATCTACGAATATTGAATTCTGTTTGCATTCTTAATACCCAAGATAATGCAATGAATCTATCATCTACTTCTTTAGCCATATATGTAGTAGACGAAGTGATCTTTCTTATTGCAGACTCAAGATATGGGCCATACCCGCAAGATGTTACAAATGTATCTGCAATCATTTCTTTATTTCCAATTTTTGCAAATAAAGATCCAGTTTTTACAACAGAATCCTTAATAGCATATCCCATAAGTTCTCTAAATCCTTTTGAAGCTTTCAAATCAACATGCTCTCCAGTTTTGGTAAAATAAATATCAATCTGATTTTTAACTTCATCAATAGTTTCTGTTTCATATACAATATGGCCTATTTCATGAAGAAGAATAGCTGTTAATTCTTTCTTATTAAGAGCAAGCATCGGATCAAATAGTTTAGAATCCATCTCCACATAGTATTCTGTAAAAATACTTGTCCTTGAATCGCCTAAAACTTCCATAGCTTTATTGCCATCAATAGCCGGATACACTCTCATACCAAAAAATAATTTGTCTGTATTAAGAGTATAAATTACCTCTCGACATTTTGCTTTTATGAAAAATTTATTAAGTTCATTACGAAGTTTTATTAATTCGGAAGAACCATGGAAATTATCCATATTAAGCATTAATTTTTCAATATTAGAAAAATCAAAATTACTTGCCACTCTTTCCATTCTTTTTACCTCCTGCATCATTATTTTTTATTTTATTTGGTGTTGGCACGTTTTTACCTGTAGCCTGATCATAATGGGTATATACAGATCCAAGATCATTCATCGGAAAGTTATGTTTAAGTGCCTGATGTAATGGGCTAGGATTACCGCATATTAATACCTTTGGTTTATTAGTTCTCATAGTATGCCTCCTTCATGCATTTACATTATTGTCAAATCAAAAGTAAAACCAGAGTAGCTTTCGCTACTCCGGCCCTACTTTTATATCATGAAAAGAAGATTTAAGTATGGCAGCTAATTTAATTACGGCCCAACAGGCAGTTCGTTCTTGGTAGTTACGTTTTTACCTGTAGCCTGATCATAATGGGTATATACAGATCCAAGATCATTGTTAGCGTACATGCTACCAATCGGATCAATATTCGGCAGATGCTCTCTAAGGCCAGTCGGATTAGCTACAAACAGACGGCCCTGAACAGGCTGGAATTCGAAGAACTTATAACGCTGGAATGCTGTCAGCGCCGGAAGTGTCGGATTCTCAGCATCTCTGATCTCATTGCTGATGTACATCTGATAATCATACAGACGGTATACAATACGGTTTGTATTCTTCGGAATCAGAAGTACAATCAGGTTGTCATTACCGAACAGCTTATCAGAAGAGATAAAGTTGTACACTCTCTTGTCGGATGTGACAACAGTCTTCTTGAAGTCAAGCTCAACAGGTCCGATGTTTGCCGGAGTAGCATAAGAATATTCTGTCGGGATGATCTGGCGAATAAGTCCAGGACGACCGATAATGGAAATCTGCATATTCGGATCACGAAGTACCGTAAGCAAACCGGTAATAAACTGATCAAGGGTATTCATGAACGTCTTCTGCAGCCACTCAAGATGATCGTGAGCATAGTTCTGCGGCGGTGCAAAGTCAATTGTCTTAGCCAGCTTATGATCCTCATCAAGACGCATAAAGGATTCATCAAGATTCTCCTTGATATCATCATCCTTAACATTCTCCATGATATCCTTGATCATGCTCATGTACTTGGTAACCTGATTAATACCATACAGCGCACCGATGTCTTTTACCTCTTCAGGAGTAATCGGAATCGTGATACCGTCGCTTTCAGGAATCTGAACATACGTAGTTCTTTCCTGCCACTCAACACGATTTGTCTTAAGCATACGGCTGGAAGCATCATAACGAGCCATCATCTTAACGGCTTTAATCTTTCCGCCAGAATTGATCTCAAACATATTATCCTGCTGAGTTGCAAACAGGGAATCATGGAATACTTCCTCTGTAACTCCATCTGCGGCAGTAGTTTTAATGTCAACCGGCTGCATAATAATTCTATTATACTCGCCGTAACCCGGTGTGAACTCTGCTCTCCACGGTTTCCAAACCAGAGCTACTCCATCTGCAGTTGCTTCGGATTCTGTAATAGTAGCATTTCCTTCAGTATCAGTTCCAATTGTAAGAACTGTATCGCCGGTCTTAGCATAATCTTCTACAGCCACTGCGCAGATGTGGGTTGCTACAGACAGATTATGAGACAGTCTCGGAACGTTGAAGTACTTATCGAGAATATCCGTTGTCTTCATTTCCGGAAGTACAATCGGAACTTCTACCGGCTTATTGGCAGACTTCCAAGCGTTAAATATCTGATTCTGCTGATTAGCGATATCAATCTTACGCCCATCAGGAGTAATCATATAACGAGTTTCCATTGTCTCTGTCCATGACGTAGCCTTTGCAACGTATCTCGGTACAGCCTGCGCAAATACGCAGTTAAGCATAAGATACTTATGCATCGGAAGGGACAAACCAATCATTGGATTCCAGGTACTCATACCTGCCGCTGCATTCTCCTGCACAGCCTGCATATCATTAATGAACATCTCGTTCATATCCTGCAGGCGGTCCTGATATTCCTCTGTCGTCATATTGTTCTTCGGGTCAATAATAGAGTTCTCTGTATAGAATTTCTTAAGCGCCTCCACATTACCCTTAAAAGCAAGTGCACGAGTCGGCTCTGCACCATAATCAACCTTAGATTCTCTTAAGATATTCTGCTGCGTCTCATAAAATGCAGCAGCATACTGATACATCGGATCTTTAGAGAAATTACCCATATTAGGGTTTTTTCTTTCACCAACACTAGGCATATTTGTTACCTCCTTATTTTTGACTTAAGTTTAATTATTTATATAAATAATTAGGCTTACCATCCTAAGTATTTATTATATTGTTAGTTTTTCTTATTCGTGATTCTTACGTTTTACAGGTTTTTGTATTAATGCCTTGAGCATTGTACTAATTTGCGTAAGAACCAAAAGGCATTGTTTATAGTATGTAGTATTTTCAACATACGTTCTAGTCACATATGCAGTTGTAATTACATAATTAACCATATCTTTAAGATCAACTAACTGATCTGCAATGAATGTAAGAGCTCTTGTATTATCAAAAGTTTTTGGTATTTTATTTAAACTATCAAATATTGTTTCTATTGTATCATATAATTCTATATAGTTTGTTAGCAGCTCCTCATTTTTGATCGCGAGCTGTTGCGTGGTTAAATCGGCAAACAAATTCTTTTCCATATCTGCCAATGTACCGCTGCCAGAGCTATCAGAAGAATCTGCAGATTCTGAATCTCCTCCATCGTCTGTTTGATCGTCTCCAGAATCATCGGTATTTTCATCTTCGCCGGTATCTTCTGTAGAGCCATCGTCAGATCCTAAGTCATCAGAACCCATTTTGGTATAATCAGGCAAATCATCATCTCCCGATGCAGTGTCTTCTACGTCATCTGTATTGTCCGCTGTCTCTGCATCATCCGTAACATCCTGAGTATCATCTGCATCAAATTCATCCTCAGTAAAATCATGCAGGTCATCTTCGCCTTCAGTATCTGACTCGTCTGCAGTATTATCTGGATTATCTTCCGCAGGCTCATCAGCCATAGGTGCATCATCAGATTGAGGCTCTGCTTCAGGTTCGTCCGCTGCTGGTTCTGGATTATCGTCTGATTGTGCGGCCGGTTCTGAAGCCCCATCATCCTCCATATCAAATTCATCCTCTGTGAAATCATGCAAGTCATCATTAGTATCTTCCAGATTATCTTCTACTGGTTCGTCATCAGTATCTTCATCTTCTGGAGCACCATCCTGATTTTTGGTGTAATCCTCATCACCAGAATCATCCATATGCTCCCCGTTAATTTCCAATTCATTAAAAAATGTATAGCTTGGTCTAAAAAGCATTGTATTTCACCTCCTTAAATTTTCTTTAATCATCAGAATCTCCAACCGGAGGCACATCTTGTTTGTAATATATCGCCATTTTGTATTTGAGCCGCTGTCTCTGCCGTTCAAGATTTCTTTGAATAATTTCAAGCTGCCTTATTTTCTTAAGATCATTTTCATCTTCTGCCTGACGAATGTATCTTTCAACCATTTTAAGCTCAATCTCAATATCATCAAGGACTAGCTGCCTCTCTTTTGCTTTAAGCTTGTGGCTATAAGCAAAACCTCCGACGGCAGATATTACTGCAACGGCAGGATTAATAGCCCATGTTACTCCTAAAACACACGCTATCTTGATGCATTTAGATGCTGAAGGTAATATCCTGCCTTTTATTATAGCTTCCCTGTTGTCATTCATAGCAGCAGCTTCAATACCTTTAGATATATTATTTGCAGCCATATCAATAGCATTAGATGCTTGTTTTTCTTTGTCTTTAAGCTTTACAGCATTCTTTTTGAGACGATCAACAGCAAGTTTTAATGTATTGGTAAAATTCATTTCCATTACATATTCTTCATTCATATTCATATTAATCATCTCATTAAGACATGTAAGATAACACTTAATGGCTTGTAAGTCATTTGATGTTGAATATACCATCCTATCATTTTTAAGCTTGTATATATTTTCATTCAAATAATCAATTCTGATATAATCAGATACATCGTTTGAATTTTCCCTTAATTGATTTCTGTATTCGGTTAATGCATCGCACAATTTGTTTCTTTCGAGTACTGTAGGTACTGTAATAGAAAAATCTGTTAGCTGATCAATAGCATCATTATCAAGCTTATATATATTCTTAAATACTATCCCCTCGATATTATCATCAATTAGCCCTTCAGATATTGATTGCATAAGATTAGCTACAGACTCTATATTGGCGGTTTCCTCAAAATCGAAATCATCCCAATCATCGTCGTCAAAATCAAAATCGTCATCATACGATCCATCATATTCTGTTGATGTATCTCTCTCATAATTTTCATCTTCTGAATAAAGATTATTTTCGTATTCTTTAATTTTCGCGTAATCCTTATTAAGTTCATCTAGATATTTCTGAAGATTTTCCTTTGACTGATTATCTTTTGATTTTTCAAGCTTGTCTTTTACAGCGTCAATTTCATTTTGGTACGCTTTAATAATTTTCTCTGTTTGTTTTCTTGATAAGGTTAATTTGATAATGCTGTTAGTAATAAATCCAACCAAACCTAGAATAGGGTGTATATAAGTCATTAACACGACTACCATACCTCTTATGATAATAAAAATACTAGGCAGGTCATACACAATCTGATATGGGGATTTAGTAAATATTCCTGTAACCATTGCTTTAAGTCTAGTTACATTGGTTTTATTGTCAGGATCTTTAATACATTCTTTTCTAAATTCACTGATTTCTCTTTGGGTTGTTCTATCAATCCTTTCATCAGGATTGCCTTTCTTTGCGTCTTTAATTAATTGCCTGCCTGCCTTTTTAATTTCTTTCTTTTTATCTTTAGCATCTTTTTTCATATCTTTAAGGAAACCATCTTCATTTATTGCAAATGGGCTACAATAGTTTTCTATCAGCACATTAGCAGTTTCTTGAGCTGATAATAGAATATTATCATCATCTCTATCAATGATATAATCTAATATATCAAAATCATCATCTGTAAATAATACAGAATCTTTTTTTACCTCCTGTACAGCACCAATGTCCTGTTCAGATAACCCAGAAGAAAGAATGTAATAATCCATTACAGCTTCAATTATGCATTCATTTTGATAATTAATATTATTTTTATTAATTGCATAGTATGCTGTTTCTAATGAATGAGACAGCTTATTCTTTAACGGAATATTATATGTATCTATGCATTTTGCAATTTCCATAATAGCAATATACATACCGCCATAATCATATGAGGCTTCAGATATGATCTTATCGATATTAAATCTGGTTGAGATTTTGTTGTAATTGCTAATTATTCTATCGCATTCACGATTTTTTTTAGCTTCATGTATTATAACATTAAAACATTCTTCTATTACTGCTTCTGTCTGTACCTGGGACGGTGAAGAGGTAGATACTCCATTAGATGTCATAGTACGTTTAATTGAATCTATAGCGCTCTGAATATTATCAGAAATAGAATCAAAATTATTTTTGTTTTTTGTTACTATTTTTCGTTTCAGCCTCGAATTTCTATATTTAAGAGATTTAATTAATTGAGAAGCATCCCGCACTTTGTCAGTGCCCTCGGCTAAGCACATCCCGCATGTTCTTATAGAAGAAACATTAGAATTTAAACATAATTCCTCATAAATATCCATAGCCTTATTAAATGCTTCTGTAGGAGTTTCAGCTAGCGATTCCCAATGCATAATAGCATCGATAGCATTATTGTTACAAAATTTATGCTGTTCTGTATAAATTCGCGGAACAATTCTTGAGTTATTTGGTTTCATATTACCAAGAGATCTTATCCTATTGGTAATATCAGAGTATTTAACGTCCATATTAAGCACCGTCCCCTTTCTATGATATTATTATAAAGTTGAGTGATTCATCTGTTAAGCTATAATATAGAAAAACATGTAAATAAAACATGACGCTTATAAGGAGGTTCTAATAAATGGATAATAAACCAATTGGAAATATTATTCTTGAAGGGGCCACTACAGTAGAGGACTCTATTATCACTAATGGTTCCGGTAAAAGAGTACTTGCTGAAGGAACCCTCCAAGATATGGATGTAGAAAACAGAAATCGCAGAATTTATGCAAAAAAAGATTTGGTACCAGAAATTAATGGGCCAAGAATGACTGAGCTTATCAAAGCCAGACAATTCTGTGGAGAGTACGGGCACCCACTATCAGATGATCTTGTAAGACAGCAGACAATTGATCCTAAGCTTGTATGTGTAAGATTTGAAAAGGTATGGGTTGAAGATAATCTTGTTAAAGCTCAGTTTAGAGGAACAAACAATGACTACGGATCATACTTTGATGCGGATTTACGTGAAGGATGCAAACCAGCATTTTCTCTTAGAGCACTCGGCGCAATTGAAAACGTTAATGGAAAAGCATATGTAAAAGGAATTAAAATTATTACATGGGATAGCGTAATATACCCATCTCATAAAGTTGCTTATACATCTAATATTGTAACAGAATCAACTATGGATGGTAAACCATTATACGAAAATCAGATTGTTGTTCCTGTAGATGATCCTGGCACAATTATTACATTGAGAGAATCTGATGCTCGTACAGTGCTTTCTAGATTACAAAGAGAATCTGCAAATCTTGATACCATCTTAAATACATTTGATGGGATCTATGATAAAATTTCTCAGGTTAATGAAAGTACAATTATGCTTACTAATAGAATGGGCGGTAAAATATATGTAAATCTTGAAGATCATGTGCAGAATCTCATAATGGATTATGTGACAAAATTGTAAAAAAAATAAACCAGAGGGAGCAATCCCTCTGGTTGCACTATTTGCGAACTGGCGTACATAATATTTTTGCTGGTGTAATCTCCATGTTTATGGTCATATATTTATCAGTATTTATTTCTAATGATGTATCACAAGACATATCTTTTGTATATTTCAAAAAGAATGCATTTATATACTTAATATCTGTAAATACATTATCTTTGAATAACCAAATTTCGTCGCCATTAAGCACCATCAGCATATCAATAGAATTACTTATAGTACGCTGTAATATATCATACAATTCCTTGCGCTCATTAAGATTTAAATATACTAGATTTATTAAAATTGACCATATATGCTCAATTATTGTTGCTCTTCTGTATCGGCTTCTATATCTTTCTAGTTTTCTAACCATTTCCATACAATATTCAGCCGTTAAGCAATATCCTCCGGTCAATGACATTATTTCGTTTTGATGATTAGCCATATATAGTTTAGCCTCTATTTCGCAAGCGCTTTCAATTTGAGCACGATACAGTTCATCTTCCATCATTCTATTATAGTCTATTAATTGATCTGTATGATATAATTCATGAATTACTGCTTCTACAGTAAATAGTATTACATCTACAATATTATCATAGAAATCTATCATACACTGTGGATTAAGTATGACTTTATTAGGAGATTTTGACCATCCACCTGCAAGGCATTGTGGTTGTTTTAACCAATTAATATCTAATACTGCTGGTTGATTAATTATATTAATCTTACCATTATAATAATTGAATACGGTTTTGATATATGCCGTATAAGCATCTCTATCTATTGCCATAATAATTCCTCCTAATTATCAATTATACTGCACATTCTATTCATTGGCACTGCCTCTATGTCAATAATTAATGTATCGCCATCATACTTCATGCTAAAATTATTACGTTGTATGATATCGCATGAATACTTACCAATGAATGGATTGAATAGCGATGGTTCTAATAATCTACCGCCCCTACAAATTGTTAAACGCTCATCATTAATTTTCAATACTATATCAGTCTCCCTAGAAACAGATTCAGAAATTGAATTAATTACATGCATGATGATGTCTGGTGGAAAACACGCCACATTATCTATACTAAGTATTATATGATCAAGAATAGTTCTTCTTTCATATCTAGGATTAAATTTATCCCAATATGAAATTATTTCATTATAATCTATTTTTGTAATGTCAACCCCTGTAAGCATAGATACTTCATTTTGATGATCTGCTATATAAAGCATGGTTTCCATATTGCATGCAGATTCTATTTTATTTTTGTATACTTCATCTACATGCATAATACGATAATCTACTACCTGATCTGTATGATACAATTCATGAATTATAACCTCAACAGTATTTACTTTAATAACATCCCAGTCATAATTATTAAATGTAATTATAACATCAGGATTTATTTTTACAATGTTAGGAAGATGGGACCATCCACCTGCAAGGCATTGTGGTTGTTTTAACCAATTAATATCTAATACTGCTGGTTGATTAATTATATTAATCTTACCATTATAATAATTGAATACCATGTGTATAAATTCTGTATATTCATCCCTGGTCATCTTTTGCCTCCTTGATGGGACTTTTATTAGTATCTCTACGCATTGTAAATTCGCCATTCTGCTTAAATATGAAATAGTAATCAGCATCATTTATAGGTTCTTTTGCTTTATCTTCCACTTCAATTATAAATGCAGTTAGTTTTCTACGATACAATGGTGGCATTCTAGCATCAGAAGTGAATGCTTTTATTTCAGCCCACGTCATACTATTAGACCCATCTTTAATAAATCTTTTATTTTCAAATGGTTTTAATTCATGGTAAACACCATGTATATCTATTTCATGAATTATTCCAGAACAGCGACCAGATAAATACTCTATATTTACAAGCCCATCGCTAATTCCTATTACCTTATATGCAGCATCAATTCTAAAATCAAAATATGTTTTACCAACTATATATTTTTTAGTGTTATAATCCAATCTATATGGTACAAGTTTATTATACATTATTACATCACTGATTGATTTGCAATAATACATTATTTTCACTCCTCTATCATATTTCTGTATAAATCATCTAAAATATTTAAGGCCTTTTGTAAATCGTTGACATTCATGCTTGATAATTCAGGGTCACGATTAGTAATTATATTGTATATATTATCTCTCCACTCAGTTGCTAAGTTGCTATTAAGATAATGATATTTTCTAATTCCTAATAATCTGCATCTATTTTTAGCATCCGTATAAGCTAATATAAAAATATAAGCATCAGCTTCTGATTTAAAATAGTTAAAAAATGTATCCATAATTCCATTCTCCTTATTTTATTCCTAAAATTTCTTTTGCCGACATGTGTTCAAGTTCATATAACTTTTTGCAAGATATATAATTAGCTACAAATTCCAACAAGCAATCTGCTGGAATAACAAATTTTTTCTTTTGATCCTTGCTTCTGATAGTAACATCTCCCGACATATCAGAATGATAATTGAATAGGGTTCCTTTGTTCGAAATATAAGTACGCATATAAATATCCTCCTTAAATTTTTTATTCATCATTATAATATACAAATATAAATGTATTTTATATCATGGACAAATAAATAAAAACGGAGGTGAATAATATGGCAGGAACGTTGACACCAACATCGCCCCATTCTATTATACGCCCAGGAAATAGAATGACTGAGTTGGTTAATAAAATAGAACGTCGTCTTGGATTATCTGTATTACCATTGCCGGATGCTATAGCAAAAGACACATGGCATACTGTAATCGAGGAAGACACTATTCCTACATTTAGTAGATATTTTCCATACAAAATAACTATCATAGTGGATAATACATGCGAAAAAGATGGATTCTTTTTCATAGATAAAGATCTACCAGAAGGAACTAAAATTCTTGGTGTAAAAGATGTAGACTGGCAGGCTTACAGATGTGATCCAAGGTTTGACAGATATGGAATAAACTTTTCTACATATGACTTCATTAGTAGAGAATATGGCATTGATGATGTTGCGTTTACTCAAATGAGCGCAGATTTCATGAGCTTATTTAATCTTGGTATTTATATTGAATTTGAATACCCTAATAAAGTAAAACTTGTATCTGTAAATGGCTCCCCAGTTTCAAGATATAGACCATTTCCATTACAGATATTTATAGAACATCCACCAAATTTAATGACTATTAGTCCGACAATGATGGAAACATTTGAAAAGCTTGCAATGTGCGACATTGCAACTATGATTTATCAGCAACTTAAATACTACGATGGAACAGAAACAGTATTTGCTAATCTTGATCTTAAGCTTGATGATTTAAGATCGTGGCAAGATAAGCGTGAAGATTTAGTAAGGGAGCTTGACGAAGCTCATACTTCAACTGCAAATGAATACGCTAATCTTATTATGACAGTATAAAAAATATTACAGAGGGAGCAATCCCTCTGTAATATTTATTCATCTCTATTCACAGCATTAGCTATATCAAAGAATGATCTTTTATTTCTATTGTATGTATAATTACTTGTATTTTCCATTGTGTTCATATCGAATAAATTTGTACCATAACTTGGTCTACCAATATAGTTTAACATATTTTGAGCTAACTGATACATATTGCATGTGCTTAACATTTGATACAAAGAGAATATAATATTAGAAGGCATGAAAAACATAGATGAATCATTATTCATGTATACATTAATACCAACAATATCATATCCGGTGCTATAATCAACTGCTGGTTCAAACTCTATATACTGATCAAATTGTAATTGTACTTTAATTGGATCTGGTCTATTTACCACAACAATTCTTCCATCTTGTCTTTTTGCAAATATCTTGTTCACACCATCTTCTCCAGCCATCCATTTCATTACTCTCTTTAGATTAAATATTATAAAATATATATCTGCATGAAATAATTTTACATATGTTTTAAGATCATTGCGAGATACATCTATAGAAAAGTAATATGAAAAATTTCTTGCTATTTTTACCCGGCTATACTTATCTTTATCAGTATACAAATACTCTTTATGGTAATTTTCTTTTGCAGTACTATTTTTATTAATTTTTCTTACATAAAAAAGATCTACATTGAATTTTAATGATACTCCATTTCCAAGCCACATGACTATATCTGATATTCTATCATAATCATTATGAACTAAACACATCTCTTTCATTGTATTTATCCTCGCCAATATTTTTAATTACTATAAAGTAAATAAAAAAATTATAATGTATTTTAAAGCCATGAGGAGTCCTACCGGGCTCCTCATAAACTTTTAGTGTGGGCGCACTAATTATTTCCCTGTAAGTTTTGCCTTAAAAATGTGTAACGGATATGATACACATCCACAATTAGGATCAACTACAGGAATATTGCCATATAATACCATTATAACGAACTTTTTATCATTACATGGCATTGTAAACGCCAGGTTATATTTTGCTAACAGCTCAGGCACATCAATGTATTCATTAATATTAACCTGAGTCAGGAACGGATTATTAGCTCGCTGTTTGCAATCCAACTCCTTCATTTTCTTCTTCAAGAGCGGATTATTCAACAGATCAAACAGCGGATATGTCGGAAGACCCTGAATAAGCTTGAAGTGCTTGTCAACTTCCTCTATCATCTGCTGATCTGTCAAACCACACGTTTCATGCGGCAGTTTATGGACATGCTGCTGTACAGGTTGACTGCTATTATTGATAACCTGCTGAACAGTAGACATTCCGGGAACCACCTGCGCATTCGGCGTATTCTGCCTTATGAAATTACCAATATTAAATCCATTGGCAATGCTGTAGGCAGCCTGCTGCTGAGGAACTTCAGTCTTTTTAGACTTACTATCATTTACAGAGGCAGGTGGTTTAGGAAGTTGTTTTGTACTGGTCTTTGCAGATGTTTTATTATCTGCTTTATCAGCATCTTTCGCCTCATCATTAATACCCTTAACGCACCCAGCCGTTGTACAAAGTAGATCCGTGAGAGCATTAACCTCATCGATCTCGTCCTGGGTCATTTTACAAGGGTCAAGGCTTTCAATTTCCGACGCAAGCTTTTTAGCCTCTGATGCAATTGAGTTCAAATAGTTTTCACTATTTAAAATCAATTTTTTGAGATCAATTTTAACCAAGTCTTCAACCTTGGCTTTGATCTCATCGATTTTTGTAGATATCTTTTGATCAGCCTCAGATTCTACTGCAGCAGATTTCAATTTCGCATCAAGCTTATCGTCAAAGAATCTTCTAATAAGTTTATCTGCGTCCATGCCAAATTTATCGTTCTGCTCTCTGTTGATAAGCATGGAGCCGAGAAGTTTGTGGTTCTCAAACTCCTTGCCAACCAAATCAACAAGATGCTCATATGCATCTGTTAACTTAGCAATGCTGTCAGCGGCATTAATCTGATCAATTACTCTCTGCCGCTTTTCGTCTACGGGATATAATATAGAATCAATTGAATCCCAGATAAAGATCCAATCCTCTCCTCTGTTCTTTAATTCTGTTAATGTTTTAGCCTTCATAGCAAGGCCTCCTTTCTTTATTATAATAAATATGTGCGCCCACCGAGAATATTTTCTTATCCTCAATCATAAATATATTATGCAACCAAAAAACTAATTGTTTACAGTATTATTACGGATAGGGAATTAACCCTATCCGCATATTCAATCATTATATACTACACTGCACATTACCTTATGAGTATTATATTTTTCCACAACCATATTATATCTTCTATCTATTTCATCATCACTCATCCACACATCCTTACAAGATTTAGCATATACAGATAATATAGGTTTCTTTGTCTCATAATATCTCTTTGTAAAGAAAAATCCATGATCAACTAAATCTATATACAGCCCTTCCTCTCTTGGTCTACCAAGGGTTTGTCTTGTTAGCACTTCAGATCTAAATGGTTCTGCTAGATTAACAACTACTTTAAGATGTTTTATATCAGATGCAGTTCCAGAAGATTTAGTAGTACTAAGAATAATCTTATTATGAAGATTTAAATTTCTAAGCTCTTTCTTTATAGCGCTAGTGTAAATTCCCATATTGTTTTCAAGAAACGGTAATTGAGATATTAGATAATCATAAACATCAGCAATGCCTGAGTTAGTGCCAATGTAAATGATACATTTACCATTCATATTGACTATCATATCTAATATTACCACTGCAAGCTTAAGAAAGTTTGGCCTAGCAACCAAATAATTAGTATATTTATTACGATTGAAACCATACTGATTCTTGCAAGCTCTTATATCCATTGGAGATGGATGGGAATTAAAATGTATTGCCCAATAAGTAACATGAGGATCGGTATTCTCATCAAATAATGATATTGATGGAATATTCTTAAAATACATTTGATATATTTGGTTTTCGTCTTTAGAAGATCTTGCCGGTGTTGCTGTTAAATATAAAGTCTTTTTTGTATTAGAGTGATAATCTATTTTACTCATATTATCAAAATACAAATGAGCTTCATCAAACACTTTCATATATATCTGCATATATTTGAATAGCTCATCTACTTTATACCAACCGTACTTATCGCCATATGATCTTATTGTAGCATGAGATGCTAAAAATATTTGATATTGCAGTGGGTCTCTATTCAATAATTTATGAATACTAGAAGATCCAGAAATCATATACAATTTATTTTCATGCAATGGAGTATACTCTAATATGCGAGCTTTCCATTGATTTAACCACTCAATAGAATTAGTAATTATTACGGCTCTAGCCCCGGTAAAACATATTGATGCTACCGTGACAAAAGTTTTACCACTGCCAGTGGCAGAATTGCATGATAATTGAGATTTGGATTTGGTATAATAATAATTATCTTTACCAAGAATGAATTTAAGTATCTCTGATTGTCTATCATCCTTTGTTAAATATTTAATACCTATAGGATCAGTATTTACGTATGGATCTGATACTTTATCTACATACGGTTCGCACATAAATGTATTTTTTAAATAATTTATATCAAATCCTCTTGGTATAATAAGTTTTTTATTTTCTTCATCATATTCTATTGCCTTAAAGAATGATTGATGATACGTTGGGTTCCATACAGAGAATAAATATTCTAATCTTGGAGCGTCCCCCATTTCATAATTATTTATTTCTATTCTAGAATGTTTTAATACTATCTTCTTATCCATAATTGCACCTCAAAAAATAATCTAGTATTATTTTAACATTGTTATAATGTGGTACTAAAAGTGCTGGTGCTACATTCCTCCAAGTTTTTCTATATACGCTGATGGCCCGTAGGGAGAAATCCCTACGGGCTAGCTTTTATTTATAGCACTACTGTATTTGCCGGCATAAATGACAATCTTACTGTGGATTGTCTATAATGCTTTTTAAATATACCAGCATGATATTTTATTACATTCTGCCATTCATCTATACTAAGATTAGCGTCATAACATTTAGCGTATGATGCCTGAAGAACAAATACTACTTCGCCATTTTTAGGGCAGCCCCATTGTTCCTTATAAGTTGTTCTTCCAGGAGTAATAAGCCATGTCACATAAGTATTTGTACTGGCATCTATTTCGTCTTCTATGATTTTAATCTCTTTGCAGAAATCTTCTATTGTGGTAATAACGTTTTTATGAAAATAATCGCTGTTAATACCCAACGTAATCTGAGCTATACATTCATTATAATTCATACTATTCGCTCTCCTTTTTATCTACAATTTTAACCATCTCTATACCCTTTTCAGGATCTAAGATATCCACCTTGTCTGTAAATAATCCATCAGACATATAATTCTGCGGCTGTTCGCAGAAGAATAAATCAAAGAATGATGGCGCATGTTTAGTAAATGATAACGGATTATAAAGAACTTTATGAAGATCTCTATAAAGCATAGATACAATAACACTAGGGTTGTTTACCAATGCATGATCCAATGTAAGCATCTTGCATTCAGCAAATGGATCATTCCAATTAGGTCTCTTAAGAACATCTGTCGTTGAAACCATCTGATTTGATAAGATTACTTCCAAATGAACTGCATCTACATCAAGACCCCCATCAATAACCAAATCAACAAAAGTCTGCATAATCTCATCTTTATTCATATTCTCTGTAACTGAAGCTTTATTGATTACGCTAATGATATCATTCATTGTTTTACTAATTTCATCATTGAAAATTCTTACATAGAACAGAATATCATCTGTAAGGCTGCTAAGTGGTATTGATACCTTTCCATCTACAGCATGAGCTTTCTTACGAATAGCATTGTTAAGTGCTGTAGAAATATATAACGAATCTTGATCTTGCGTACCACATTCTATCATTTCTCCAGTTGGCGTTTGAATATAAAACGATGTTACATACTCATTATATAACCCGAAGCCATCATCTTCCATAGATATCTCATTACCATCGTCGTCGTATGATATTACATCTTCCTCGTCATTTACAAGAAATATTTCTTCTGGATCAATGATTAAGAAAAATTTCTTAAGATCAAACTCATCCAAATCAGTAAGTTTAATACTTGTACCATCTATATCAAAATAGTCCTGAAATTTTGGGAACCATTTCAGCGCAACAACTCTCGTTTCAAGAAGATGCTTGGCTGATAATAGAATCTGCGTAAGTTTTGATGATAACAATTCTGCAGCCATCTTGCCAGGGTTTATATTAATATTTGTATAATACAAATCTCCATAACAGCACTTGCATATTCCTTTACCAGATGTTTTGCACGAGCAAGTCATTGGAGAATGTAAATATATTGTTTCTCCTATAAGGGATTTATCTTCTGTATCAATTAAATACTTAATACCCCTAGGATTTTTACGATAATATCTATTCTTAATCATACTAAGATGCTTATCTGATTTTATCTTAAATTTAATGAAATGCTGGGACATACATTCATAATTAGCATCCGGATTAAGAATTGTATCTATATTGTTAAGGCCTAAACATCTAGCAAAGTCTCCAGAATCTCCAACATTATTTTTAGATAGAATTTGTGCTTTACGAGCCACACTAGATTCTATATAAAAATATCTCATATTATTTACTCCGCCATTGGTAAAACTATTAGCAATTACCTCTGGGAAGATCGTACCATCCCCGCTAGGTTTAGTACCTATATTGATCCTTGCTTCTTTAAACTGTCTTGGATTAATAGCTTCTTCTGCCTTGAAACTATTTGTTAATCCATGATCAAATCCCAAATATTTACGACTATCTTTAATAATATCTATAGCCTTATATGTTGCTTGCATACCATATTCCTTCACGCTCTCAAATGGGACATCCTGGAGAGTTGTATGCATAAGATCTCTGTATAATGGAACCTTTTCCATTAACATAATATCGTCTTCATTATTAATGGTATTAGCAAGATAGTAAGAGAACTGTTCTATTTTGCTAAAGTTCCATAGGCTATCACATATAATATTATTAAGGTAGATATTTCCAAACTTAATTTTATTTTCTCTAGTTAATATGAACTTATCTACAAATACTTTCATATTTTTTCTTTTTAGTTCGCTACCAAAGAAAATGTGTTTAGGCCTAATTTCCTGATCTGTTAGAAGAACCATCTTCCACATAAAAAGGCTAAACCAATAATCTACAACAAATAGTTTACAAGATAAACCATTGCCCCAATCAAGATTAATCATGAGATTATGCACATAATCTTCATCAATACCATCTTTAAGAATAGCATCGATACCATTAATGTGATCTGAAACATTAGCCTTTGTAATATCCCTAGGAACATAGATCGTCATACACATATCTCTGTTCTTTATCATATCTGCATAGATATAATAGTTCTTATAATTTACTAGGTAACTTTGATTAAAATCCTCATTAACCATATAGCCTATTTCCATTATAAATATCCTCCTTGCTTTTTCTTCTTACTCCTTTATAATATACCTTCAAAAAGAAATTTGCGGTATTATATTAAAGTACGGGAAGATATAAAATCGTAAAATGGAAAATAAAAACCGCATGGGTATTATCCCATGCAGCCTTTATATCGTTCTTACATAAATCTGATCGGCGGAAGCTTCTTAGCATTCTTAATATGCTCTTTCTGGGATCTCTTTGCAATTGTCTTTGCCTTGGTCCCGTATTTGGTAAAGATAGCAAGTCTAAGCTTTCTCTCTTTAACACGATTAAGCGCAAGCTGTTTAAACAGCGGGTCCTTAGCATTTCTGCAAAGAATAAGTGCAGCAAGATGCTCTCTACGAGTAAGATCATCATTCTTTCCAATTCGAACAAATGTTTTCTTACTCATCTTCTGAGCTTCAACCATAGCCTGAACCTCTGCAGACTCGGTAAATGATTTCTGAACTTCTTCTCCATTATCGAAATACGTCATGCTCTCCAAAGCAGAAGTCATCATATTGTTCTCTACTTCTTTAGCAATGGCATCCATACCATCTTCTGTATCCGGATCGGCATTACCAGCAATAAGATCAATATCATTAGTTTCTGCCTCAGTACCTTCCTTTAAATACTGGTTAAATAACATATTTATTTACCTCCTTAGAATTTTATTTTCATGTAGTCTTATTATACAGGGATTTTACTGTTATGTTTTTATAAATATGGCTGGTTAAACTTTAAAATAAATCATATATTATAAATATGGATAAATTTTAGAAGGTATAAAAATATTTAATTTCAAGGAGGATAATAAATAATGGAACTAACCAGAGAGCAAGCAATAGAAGAACACAGAAAAATGTGGAATTGGATTGCTGATAATATTGAAAAAATAAAACCAAATGGTAATAAAGACATTAAGGAATACTATCTGTACAAAATAAGAAAATTAGACGAATCAATAGATAATTACTGCTTTTGCTGCGAATATTCCAGTATTTATGAAACCAGCATGATAAAACTTGTTTGTGATCATTGTCCAATAGAATGGGATGGAGAATGCAGAAATTGCCTTTCATCGCTTTTGTATAACAATTTTACTATGGCTATATGTAATAACAAGTATGATATTGCATCTACTATGGCAAAACAAATTGCCAATTTGCCAGAAAAGAAAAAGCCAAAAAATATTTAGGTAAACCAGATATTATATTTTCCGAATTTTTAAAATAAAAATTAAAGAAAGGATATAATCATATGTCAGATATTAGTTTCATGCCCAAAGTACTAAGTGCCAAAGCAATACAAGAATATGAACAAGTAATGGTAGATGGATTAAGACATTCGTTCCCATTACTAAAAGAATCAGAGCTCAGAGAAGCCATAGAATATTCTATTAGTAATAGATTCAAAGATTCTCCGGCTCAGATTAAAAACAATTATACTAATAAAAATTTAAATGGTACAGCGTTAGAGGTTCTTTCATATATAGAGAAACTACAGCCTATTATTACATCAAGCGGCGTATTGTTTAAAAGACATAAAGAAGCAGATAACCCACTATCAAGAATGATTATGGGTTTTATTAATCAAAGAGCAAAATATAAAAAAGAGATGTTTAAATATCCTAAAGGATCAGAAATGTTTCAGAGATATAATTTACTACAACTACTGGAAAAATTAAATGCTAATGCCACATACGGCGTGTTAGGCGCACCGACCTCGGCTTATTATAATATATATGTAGCAGAAGCAATTACCCGTCAGGGTAGATCTTATATTAGTTGTAGTATTATGCTATTTGAATCATTATTGTCTAATAACGTTAAATTTAATAACTTAAATGAAGTAATTACGTTTATCAATAACGTAGAACATGAAAAACCTAACAGAAATTTACTGGATAAATATATACTTGATAGAAATATTACTTTGGAAGAGTGTTTCTTTAAGATTATGAACACTGCGGATATGATGATATGGATTCCGACAGAAACAGAAATGGCAAGAGTATGGGAATACATTCAAGGATTATCTCAGGAAGATATTAATAGGTTATATTATAAGAATAACTTGTATTCATTTGTAGATCTTCCAGTTGTTACAGATTTAGTAATAAAAATTCTTGGAGAATTAAATACTCCATTTATGAATCCTAATAATCCGCCAAAAAATATTAAAGAGGATCTTGATACTCTTGTTTGTATGATTAAGGAGTATGTGTATTACCCGCACTTCTATATAGACAAGCTTGATCGTATTGAGTATATGCAAAGAGACATAGTTGTGGTATCAGATACCGATAGTACAATTATATCATTTGACGCATGGTATAGATTCATACTACAGAAAGTGTACAATCTAGATTTGCCAATCAAAAAAGAAAAATTTGATATGGTTAAAGTCATTAAAGCAGATGAGTTTGGAGATTTACCATTAAGAGAAATGTGCGAAATTGTAGATCCTGTATACGATTACAATTTCTATACAGATGAAGTGATTGAATTGCAACGACTAATTGAACCATGCAAAATAATACCTCAGGAGTCTCTTAAGTATTCAATTATCAATATAATTGCTTATGTATGTAGCGACCTGGTGGTGGATTATTTGCGTGAATATACCAAGCTTACTGGAAGTTATCAGGAAGGCGTAAAATGCCGCATGATTATGAAAAATGAATTTACCTTCTTGCGTCTGTTGCTGACTAATAATCGTAGAAATTATGCGGATATTCAAAGCATTCAGGAAGGAAACATAATACCAAAAAGCGAAAGTATGGCTATCATGGGCCTTCCCATCAACAAAAGTGTATTATCAGAAGATACAAAAGAAAAATTACAAAGAATTCTGTATGAAGATATACTTACTGCTGACAATATAGATCAAGTAAATATTATGAAGAAGCTTGTATTATTTGAGAAAGAAATTTATAATAGTATTATGAATAAAGAGATCAAATATTATAAGCCAGACAATATAGCATCGTTAGCTTCATATAAGAAAGAACCATTGTCTGTTAATGGTATATTGGCGTCTGTTATTTATAATAAGATGCGTGCAGAAGATATGCCAGCGATTAATCTTGAAGAAAGGAATAAAATAATAAAAATCAAGATTGATGTTAACAAGAAAAATGTAGAATCTATAAAGGATATATATCCGGAAGAATATGCTAAATTGGTTGCGTTGTTAAATGACCCGGTTCTTGGTTCTAAAGTTACCACAATAGCATTACCGCTTGATACTGCAGTGCCAGATTGGGTATTATCATTTGTAGATTTTAAAACAATCATTAATGACCAGCTAAAGAATTTCCCATTAGATAGTGTTGGAATTAAACGATTGCAAAATGATTCTGTAAATGTATCAAATATAATTCAATTATAGAAATATAGGGAGGGTTTAAACCCTCCCTATAAATTTCTTTAGTAATATATTATAATTTTGAATTAAACTAATATAATTTAATAATAAAACAAAGGAGATTTAAATAATGAAATTAACTAAAGAGCAAACAATTGAAGAACATCATAAGATGTGGAATTGGATTGCTGAAAATGTGCACGATATAAGACCAACTACAGCAAAACAAATTAAAGAATATTACTTAAAAAATATAAGTTGCTTAAAAGAAACAACTGACAATAATTGTTTTTGCCCAGAGTATATTAATGAATTATGCTATAATTGCTCATTATATTGGGGAGCTAAACCGTATAGATGCGTGATTGATAACTGCGTGTTTTATATAGAGTTCTCAAAGTATATTAGATGTGCTGATTATGTAAAAGCAGCAGATATGGCAAAATTGATAGCAAACTTACCAAAAAGAAAGGATGATAATAATGGAATTAACCAGAGAACAGGCTATCGAAGAACACAGAAAAATGTGGAATTGGATTTCCGAGAATATTGAAAAAATAGAACCAGATAATATCAGAGATATCAAACGATATTATTTGTACAAAATAAGAAAATTAAACGAATCAATAGATAATTACTGCTTTTGCTGCGAATATGATAGTAATGCCATGACATGTTTTGATGATGCGTGCTTTAATTGCCCACTAATTTGGGGAGATATAGACAGTGAATGTTCCAACGTTGATAGTTTGCATGACATTTTCATAAAAAATGTAAAATCTAAAAATTACAATGCAGCATCAAATATAGCAAAACAAATAGCAAATCTACCAGAAAGAAAAAACGCAATATTTAAATTGACCAAAGAACAAGCAATAGAAGAACACAGAAAAATGTGGAATTGGATCGCTGATAATGTGGAGAATATGCAGGTTACTAAAGTCGATTATATAAAGAAATATTATATGAAGGTAATAAGAAGAATAAGAGTAAATATAGAAAGAGATTGTTTTTGTTGCGAGTATGCCAAGCAACAATCGCCATTACAAGAAAATATATGCGATTATTGCCCATTGGATTGTAATAGTAAAGAAAACAATCATATTATTAGTGAAGATTTGTTTGATTACTTTTATAGTAAATGTGTGTCTACTGGGAGATACATTCAGGCATCAAATATAGCAAGGCAGATAGCAAATCTACCAGAAAGAAAATAATAAATGAGGTATGAATATGATTACAGTAGAAACAATTAAAGACAATTTCAAGGGAGCACTCATTACAAGTGTGAAACCGGCAAGAAAAAATTCATATGGTAAATATATGAGCCATAGAAACGATGAAGAAATAATACTTGTATCGCAGAAAACACATGTATTACAAGTAGAAGATTATTCTAAATGGTATAATTTGTATTATCTTATGCCAGGAAATATTTCTACAAAAGAACTATATTTAGTGTCTTTAACATTTGGAGATATAATAGATGGTATAGACCATTGTTACTATCCAAATTCTGTAATAGAATTTTGTTGCAAAAATAACTTGCTGATTGATGGTATTAGTTACATGGCTATATGCAAAATGCTATATGAATATATGGATTTTGGAGATATAAAGGAATATCTGCCTAATTCTGTAGATTTGTATAGAACTTTGCAGTGGGATTACAATGCTAAATGTAATACATTCTATTTATCTAAAAATGATATGGGTGCAATAGGAGGATATTATAATGAGTAAAGCACATAATTGTTTGTACTATTTAGCAAAAAACGATAAAGAATACGAACAAATCATGAAAGAAGGGATAATCCCAACAGAAAAGTGTATCGCAGATATATCTATGGATAAAGAAAAAATCACTCTTTTATGCGAATTCAATCAGGTAGGTAAATGGAAAATTCTTGAACAAAAACCAATTGTATTAAGGATATCTAATGTAGCCAAAGAAGATTGCAAAGAAGTTGAGTTGGTTGATATTGCTAAAAGACTGATATATGATAGAGTAATATCGCCAGAAAATATTGAAAGGGCGTATGTTTTTACAACGAGAAAACAAATGAAAGAATTGTGTGTTGCGTACGCAATCGGTCTAAGTATTATTATATCTAATACTATATATCATTATGATAACAATACTCCAGAGCATGAAAAATTTGTTGAATATATTAGTAAATCTACAAATAATATTGTCAGTACAATCGACCGATTAGATTATAAGAACAACTGGAGATGGGTAGCTAAAAAATTAAGAGAATATGCGGATGAAGGAAACTACACATTCTTAGATACCTACTGCAATAGCGATATTAAACTATATGAGCAGATTACTATGTTCCCAAGAGATGATACTTATGGAGACCGTTGGGTGCTGAGAAAATGTATTCAGACCGCATTTAAAAATATGCTTAATTTAGATACAGGAGGGTATACAAAATGTTAGTTGTACAAGTACCATATACAGTATTAATTCCTAAAGATTATGTTAGCAATCCTTATCTTATAAAGCTTAAGGGAAATGAGTATATTAAAATCTCAACAATAGTTACTATCAATAATGATGAACTTAATAATTATTATCAATTAAATGGAGATCTTGCTATACCATTTATAGTGTATAATAATTGGATGCTTAAGTGCATGCCTGAAATAGCTAAAATGTTTGGATCGATATCTAATAAGGATATAAATATTGATGAGATAGTAGCACTGGTAAATAATTTTACTGTAATTAATATAAGTGATTCATATAAGATAGAAGATATGCTTCCTGTTCAAGAATTTAGAAATGCATTTGCAATGGCCATGATGGGCGATGTGTTATATAATTATATTATGGAAAAGTACGCTTTACCATATATAGACAAAAAATAGAAATATACTTTTAAAAATACAGGAGGGCACAAAATGTTAAATTTATCAACCCCATATAAAGTAATATTCTCAAAAAAATATTATATACAACAACCTGCATTTATATGGTTACACGATAATACGTACCATATTTTAGGAGGAATTCATTCGTTAGATATATGTCCTACAGATGATAACTATTATACATTAACAGGTGATTTAGCTATACCATTTATAGTATACCATAACTGGTGGTTGGAGGGCTCTATATCTAGAGTAAAGAATTCCACAGAACGCGATGAAAAATTATTATATGTGCTTAAAGAAAATATTATAGATATAGGAAACGCATATAATATAATTGATATAGTACCAGAAATAGCTACGTATGAAGATCCTGATGTTGCATATATTTATCTTGCTTATATGATAGAAAAATATTTATTACCGCATATAAACAAAAAATAAATACACTAATCAAATTAACATCCGGTGGGATTAATCCCACCGGCCTTTAAAACTCAAAGACAGATGAATCATCTTTGAGTGTTTTTATTTTTTATATCTCGCCTCCAATCTTACTTTCTAATATACCCGTTGTTTTCCAGGTATATTAGAATACGTCTTGTGTATTTAGCGCAAGACATATTAAATGCCTTAGCCGGATACACATTACCACGGGTTACATCGAGAAGACTGGAAGCGAACCAGTCCTGGAAGTCCGCTGCCTGCTCCTCGATTTCTAGCATAGCATCAGTATGCTTGGTATTTCCGCCAAGCATAAGCAGAGCTTTGTTGGCGGTTGCTTTGAAGCTCATATGTGGACTTTACGAGTTCCTTATTCATTGTGCTCATTGTTGTATTCATAGTATCCTCTTTCTCACTTATAACGGGCTTCAAGCGACTACCCGATTTTATTTTTATATAATAATATCTTCTATTCACCATTATAATATACAAACAAAAAGATATCCAGTAGGGTTTCCCCTACTGGCACTTTTATCTCGTTTAATAATATAAATTTGGCTGGAATTTATTTATCATTATAACAAGATATACTTTAAGATATAATGAATTTTTTGCTTTTGCCTTTACATTATTGTCAATTCAAATTTTTCACTAAAATGAATTTCTAATCCCATTTCAAGAGCATGTCTGGCAACAGCCATTTTTTCTGCAGAGATTTTTAACCCATCATATTTTTCAACATCAACTCCAGATTTAAATCCGGAATAGATTTCATAAATCTGATCTTCGTCGTATCCAGCTTCAATATAGCTGTGCATGTCATGCCCCTCAACCAATGCGGCGATTGCCCAATTGGATTTAATATACGGAATACTCGGATTAAAATACGGAAGAAGCTGCTCTGTGGTTAATCCATGAGAATATCCGGTAAGAATAACCTGCATTTGTGTAGCATTCAATTCCGGATTCATAAAACGCTCAGGCCTAATTTCCGGATTTTTTTCTGCAGAGGTAAATACAGAAAGAATCATATCAAGCTGCTCTGTATTGAATTCTTTTATTTCTACTTCTTCAATGCTGCATTTATCCATTAACTTTGCAGCGCTATCAATCCATGCAGATGAATATGCCGGATTTTTTAATAATCTCATTTCAATTTGCTTTTTGTTATCCATTATTTTACTCCTTCTGTAGAATCTGTGTTATTAGTTCCCTGCACGCCTGACGCAATTCTTCTGTTAGTTCTGTCTCTTAATGCTACTACAGCATCTGTAATAGACTTGATTGCTCTTGCATTTTCTTCACATGCAAATTCAGAAGACTGAAATGCTGTAAGACGCGTAAGTACCATAAGAAGAAGATCTTCATTGAATACTCCATTGATTCCGCATTCTTTAACCGGTCCCTCCTGAAAGTTTACTCTGCAAATAGCACCACCTGTTTCTGCATTACGTACAACGAAATGATGTGGCCCGTTATACTTGAACTGTGATGCATCTTCACAACATACCTTTGTTAATTTCTGCGTAAAAAGCGGATGCTCGATAGGGAGCATCTGTAAATCATTAGATCCCATTACTTTATCCTCCTTAATATTTTTTACTATAAAGTACCATATAGTTTATTTATTAAATATAACAAAAAATAATGCAGGCCTAAACCTACATTATTCTGCCCATGCTCTGAAGAGTATGAATAATGCTATACTTAAGTTTAACCAGTTCCAATCGCATCTTTAATGCGAAAAGAGGGTTAGTAATTTTACACCTCCATACCAGAAGCGCAAGGCGAAGATCAAAGATCTTCTTTTCTAAATTTATTTTATTTAATTTCATCATAGTATCCTCTTTCTCGCTTATAACGGGCTTCAAGCGACTACCCGATTTTATTTTTTATTTATATTATTATCTTCTATTCACTATTATAATATATAAATAAATATATAGAGAATTACAAATATTACAGTCGAGCATATTTTATATTCCAAAACATTGTGATAAATAACACGAAAGGAGGTAATATAGTGAACTACGAACCAACAATGGTTGGAAGACCTATGAATACTGCAAATCCGTATAATAACGTCGTTGTTAACAGACAAGCTGTATACCCTGGCGGGCCTCCACCGCCAAGACAAACATATTCAAAACCGCAAACTATAAGAACATTATATGCTCAAAAAACAACTAAAAATAAGAGTTTCTTGGATATGCACCATTATCTTGAATCTATAGGAATTAAGAATAATGAATTCATGCTAACTCTTATAGATCCAGATCTTGATGGTATTGACCCTCATGATCCTAACCTCAATGCTTATTATAAACAGAAAATTTTGCGAGAATGCCTATGCAACTATTGGTAAAAATGAAATGCTCCGTATTATGGTAACATAGTGCGTGCACCTTACTGAATTGCTGGGAAAGGCTAAGAGCTTCAATGCCTATTAATAGGAGTCGAAAGACAGAAACAAGTTTGAAGATGGACTATGCTGAAATAAAAGCTATATATCTATATAGTGCTAAAGTCTAATTAATGTCTAATCAGCAGCCAACAGATTAGTACTACAATACCGAAGGAAGTACTAATTATGGAAATTATTGGTAAACGATTTGAAAGTAATAATTTTGGATTCTTTAAAGTTATTGATACAGTAGATAAGATAAAATGTAAAGAGCCTAGATACCTTATACAATTTGAAAATACTGGATCTTATAATACGGCCTCGTATAATTCAATACGGCACGGAAGAGTAAAAGACAGGTATGCTCCAATTGTAGCAGGTGTAGGATTTCTTGGAGATTATGATGGTAAAATAACAACAGATCCGTTTATTTATGGTTTATATAGGCCATGGAATGATATGCTGAATAGGTGTTATAATGTTACAGATGAAGATTATCCAGAATATGGAGCTATAGGAATTAGAGTTGATAAAGCGTGGTTTAATTTTGGTACATATTTGCATGATGTGCAACAATTGCCAGGTTTTAATCTTAAGCTAAAATACTGGGATATTTATCAATTGGATAAGGATTATTTGCAGCTTAATATTCCTAAATGTAACAGAATATACTCTAAGCATACTTGTATATGGATTTCAAAGCATGATAATATTTTGCTTATGAATACAGAAAATGGTAATAAAACTGGCATGATGGGTATAGTGGAAAGAAGTGGGGGATACGTGGTTAGATATCGTAATAAATCATACGGTAAATACGACAATCTAATAGCTGCAGGTAATGCTTATAATAATCTATTCCCATTATTAACAAGATCTAATCCGCATGCAAACATATTCATTCCAAATAATGTGCCATATATACCTCAAGAGGAAATTATTAAGCACTTAATGAATCCAAAAGAATTATGTAAAATCGTTCAATAAATACTATTGGTTGGTTCAACGACTATCCGTGATGAGTGTAGCGGAGTAGGGCCCAAGTGGGTGGGTGAGAATCCCTTAAATCCAAGCGGTAAGGCGTCCATTATATGGATGAAGATATAGTCTCAGCATATGGAGAAATTCCATAGTATTTATTTTAATATAACGTAATATAACGAATTACGGTAAGAATTAATTTCATAAGGGAATGTGTAAGAGTACCATCATCAGGCAGACCTATGATGTATAAACTTACACGAGCTAATCTTGCATTAAATTTCTGTATGAGTTTAAACCTTAATGTATTTGAGGAGATACCTCGACAGCAGGGTAAAACAGTTTCTGTAGCAATTAGGCTACTTTATGTATATAATTTTGGAACTACCAACACCAAGATGGCATTCCTGCATAAGGGTATGGATGGTGCTAAGGATAACTTACAAACTCTTAAAGATATCCGTGATATGCTCCCTCCGTATCTTATTATGAAAGAACGAGTAATGCCAGACGGTAAAGTAGATAAAGGTCGTAATAATACTACGGATATACTTAATCCATTTAATAATAACTCAATTAAAACATTTGCATCCGCAACCAATAAAGCTAAAGCGGCATCATTACTTAGAGGTAAGTCCCTTAGCACTATATGGTACGATGAGTACGGATTTTTACCATATAATGATGTAATTTATATGAATGCTGCTCCTGCATTTAAAACAGCTTCAGAAATAGCTAAAAAGAATGGAACTCCTCATGGTATTGTAATTACTACAACACCTGGATTTATGACTACAAATGAGGGTAAAGAAGCATATTCAATGAAAGAGATGGCTACTAAATTTAGCGAATCTTGGTACGATTTGAAATATGCCGAGCTAATGCAAATCATAAATGCCAATACAAAATCAGATTTTGTATACATTAAATTTACCTACCAGCAACTCGGATGTAGCGAGCAATGGTTTGCTGAAGTAAGTAAACTTCTTAAGAATAGTTGGCCTGACATAAGGCGAGAGATTTTGCTTGAGTGGGCTACTGGAGTGGAAAACTCTCCATTTAAAGAAGAAGATCTTGATACTATATCTGGTCTTATCAGACAACCTATAAGTATTACATATCTACTTGGTAAATATAGATTTGAAACTTATCTGCAGGCTGATACTAGAACATATCCCCCTCTTATTGGAGTCGATGTTGCTAGTGGATATCGGCAAGATAGTTCGACTATTACTGTAGTAGATTCTTTAACAACTAAAGTTCTTGGATGTATGAATTGTAACTATATAAGTACAATCGATTTGGCAAGATGCATTGAATTCATTGTTAAGAACTGGATGCCGAATTCGATTATCAATGTTGAGAGGAACGGGGGTTATGGTTCAACAGTTATAACTAAGCTTGTTAAGATGGGCTTAAGGAAAAACTTATATTATGAGATAAAAGATGTCGTAACAGAAGAAAAACAAGACGGTATTCATTCATATAAACAGAAAACAAGAATGAAAGTATATGGCCTTACGTCTACCAAAGCAATAAGAAATACTCTAATTGATATTCTTATTGAGCGAGTTGAGAGTCATAAAGATAAAATCGTATCTCCTATAATTTATAATGAGCTGCTTGGAATGGAGATTAAACGTAATGGTAAAGTCGAGCATTCTGATAGCACTCATGATGACCAGGTATTTTCTATGTTAATGGCTTTATATATGTGGTATGAAGGCGTTAATATGGGAGAACGCTTTGGCATGAAAAAGACATCTATTAGAACAGATGAAGATATAGACGAACAAGTAGATTACTACAATGATGATTCAGTAGAGATAGTTGGGTCTTTTAATCAGGAAGATGATTTAAATACAGAAATTGAAAAGGATCTTGATAATGCTATTAAAGCTGGCGGTATGCAGATGCAAGAATTTCTTGATCAACGTAGAGCTCAAGAGCAAGCTCAATTTAAATCATTAATTCTTTCTCCTATAGGAGAAAGAGCTTATAGACAAAAATATAATATTCCAGATAACGTACCAATAACAAATTTTGTTGGAGAGCAGAATAATTTCAACGTCCCAGATTCTGTTCTTCTAGGATTTTATAACAATAATAACGGTAATCCGTATTTTGAAAGCGAAGTACCGTTTAATAGATTAGCCGTATCAGAAGATCAAGCTTATATGCTTGAAGATGATGGATATAGATACCAGGATCATTTTAATTTCTAAATATTTTATGGAGGAGGTTATATGCCTCCTCCATTGCTTTTTATCATAAAAAGTACAACTATGTAAAAATAATCTAAGGAGGACTGATATAATGAATGGCAATCAGGTAGAATTGTACCGGATCGATAATGAATACAATATTAGCGAAATATTAGCTCATTTTGATTCGGATTTCATACTACACGCATTAGAAGACAAATTAGAGCATATTGATTATGCTTCAACACTTATAGAACCAAATTTTGTTGGAGCATTCGAAAGCAATTTCAAACTCATGAATGATGAATATTCTGGGGATAGTCAGAATATTCGTACAGTAAGAGAGCAAGTATACAGAGAAATTATTAAAGTATTATGCGGTAAATTTAATCTTGAATTTAATAGTATTGATGACCACATTGATCCATATACTGCAGCATATTACTTGTATGATTTTCTCGTATGCAATAGAAATACTATTATGGTAAACTTCTTTGTAGCATTCATAATTAATAATAAAGAGAGTTTATGCAATATGCTTAATGTAGAAGACTTCAGAAAAAATAAGGACAGCTCATCAGCATATGGAAAACGAGTATATTCTGATACTGATTATGCCATCATAAGTGCAAATATCCCTAAAATTATTAACTATATTCAGACATTGGATATTAGATTAATAAATATATTTCAAAGCGTATATGTAGATCCGGCATTAGTTCAATTTCTTGATAATGCATTTGCTGATAAGGGAAATTTCTTTAAAGATTATTATTGTACTGCAATAAATAATGTAGAAATTGCCCCAATAATAATAACTAATATAAGGCTATCGTTGCAAAAAATTGTAGGGGATGTTAGTGCAAGTCATATAGACGAGATTATGGCGACAAGCCCAAAGGCATAAAATATAATTAAACGGAGGATATAGAAAAATGAGCGAAAAAATTGTAAACATTGATGACGTGGCAACACTTAGAGACGATACCGAATTAACTGACGATCAGGTCGGATTAATTTATAATTCTCTTAAAAATGAAGATAAAGCCAGCCAGGATAATTTAAAAAATGCTATAGATAAAACAGAATCAACTCAATACACTTCTGAAGATAATAATGTGATTGAAGCGCAGGATATGATTCCCGGAGTTGATGCTATTCCTAGCAATTTAAAATACGAAGAAACAACAGGAGAGATTGAAGAAACTGAAGAAAATATTAAAGATACATTAGAAATGTACGGAATCAAAGATGAAGACGTAGAATTAATGCTTGATGTGATTAATCAGTATAAAAATGATAAAAACGTAAGCATTACAAATATCTATAATAAGTTACCAGCATCATTCAAAACAATGGTTGATAACCTTGCTATGCTTGAGGGAGCGCCAAAGGATTTCAAACAGCTTAGAGCAATGAGAAATGCTGCTACTAGAACTCTTCTTGATGAGTTCATCAATGACTCTAAACTCTCTAAAGCTGTAGAAGACTACACCAAAGAAGTATCAGATGCTATAAATGAAATGGAAACCGGGTACAATAAAATTATTAATGACGCAATCAACGATGCATTTGATAAAATTGATAAGATTGAAGCCGAAAACCCAACTCAAGCTGCTAATATTAAAGCTATAAAACAAGCGTTTAAAGACGCAGTAGAGCTTGAATTACAGCTTAATATTGCTTCTCATACATCCAGTAAAAAGATTGCTAAATGGGCAACAAGGTTTTCAGGAGAAGTAATATATTTCAACAAGAAAGTAAGTAATAACATTGCTGGAGTTAAAATTCCTGATATTTCTGAACTTGTTCCTATCATTAAAAGCGCTCTTCCACAATATACGCATGACGAAATTAAACAATTTTTATGTGTAGTTGTTAGGTCTATTGATAAGATAGACATCAATACACTTTACGGAATTTCTTATATTTATTCAATGATTTCGAATATTTATAAGTATAAATTCTGTGCTATTAATGATGAGAAAGGAGAAAAGATCTTTGGGAATATCTCCAGGGTTATCGATGCGATTTTATCCTAAGGAGGTACAACACTATGAGATCTCATATTATAAACGGGCATTATATGTTCGGCAATACGTTCATGCAGCCCGATATGCCTCATTATAACCATATTAAACATCATATTTTAGCACCAGTGCACAGGCCAATGCCACCATATCCAGATTCAGGCGTTCCAGGATCTATTCAGGGTAAACCAGGGCAGTGTTTATGCTTCGAAACTGAGGGCGGGCAAAAAATTGATTGCCCGTACGTAAATTCTGATGACGAGAATGCAGAAACCTCGTGCAATTGCGATTGCGAATTGTGCAAAGCTGGAATTATTCGAGATCCTCTGATGTTTAATGTAGTAAACATTGAAACTTCAATTGTAAAAACTCTTAAATTGACCCTTTACGGAACATCTTCAGATAAAGACAAAACTGTAGAGATGAAAGAGGGGAACAGATATGCTGTAACATATATCACTGAGAGAGGTATGGTTACATCTGTTGGCTATTTAGAATTAATTAGCGATAGTGTTCCTGATAAATGCACTAGATATATTGGCGGAGCAAACAGCATGGCTACGGTATCATCTGCATACATAGGAATGGATTGTTCTACTGAAGGGCATTCTGATAAAAGAAAAATCTATATAGCAACAATCAGATTTGTTCAGGCTCTCGAAGAGGGTGAAACTCCAGATATCGAGGAAGTTAAAAGCATGAGGGAAAGATTACAGGAACTACTTGATGCTATTGAAAATGGAGAACTAGTATTCTGTGATAAAAAATCATGCTGCGATGACGGTATTGATGTACAGCCAATTGAACCTGAAAATCCGGTAGACCCAGATACTGGAAAATATGATGACTATACTGGCATAGATACTACATCTGTTGCAGCTAACTCGAAAAAGGTATATGATATAATGGATGAGATTGGTTCAATGATTCCAGAAACAAAACAATCTGAAAAATTTATTCCTGATTCCAATATGGTGCTGGACGACACGAAAAATTTGGAACGTATGGATGTTAAACTTCTTTAATACAAAATTTTAAAGTTCCAGTAGCCAATTAAGGCTACTGGATAACTTTTCGAACTTTAATATAATAGTAAAGGAGGATAACGGCATGGTTGAATTATTCTATAAAATTGACAAAAACAAAGTTATTTTCAATGGCGAAGGCGAATTAATCTATTATGTACCAGAAAAATATTTTGAAATTAAAGCGGCTGAAATTATTGGAGAATTGACAAGAGTAATGGGAATGTTTATGTATGCGGTATTTGATAAAAACGGTAAACGTACAGTTTTTAAACAGTTTAAATGCCCATCAATGATTGAATGTAAACCATCTACTATTACTAAAGAAGCAAATTACCATTTAGAAGGAACCAAGGAACCCAAAGCATATAGGCTTATGCATTTTTCTAAAGGCGATCAATTATTCTGCACAAGTATACCGTCAGAATTTAGTACTTTGGAAAAATTTGTAGACTTATTTAAAGGCGGAAATCTGCCGGAAACAATACCATACGATGAAGTACAAAATTATATCTTAAAAAATGCAGAATTATGTAACTTTGATTATAAAGTATCAAACCAGGCTATAGGAATTGTTATATCAGAAATTTACAGAAAAGAGGATGATTTATCTAAGCCATTCAGATTTAGCAAAACAGATGATATGCTTGCTTATAAAGCATTGCCTGTGGCTAAAATTCCAATGTATACATCGCCATTTACAGCAATAACATCTGAAAATGCAGATGAAGCTATAGCTGCAGCAATGACTGTTGCTGGAGATAAAGACTCTCCATTGGAAAAAATATTTATGAATTAGTACAAGGCAACCTGCGCTATTTATAAACATATGAATAAAGCTTACTGCTTTAATTTATTTATAAATAAATTAAAAATAATCAAGGAGGTTAACAATATGAAGGGATATCCTAAGTCTCGATTTGATATCATCAATCAGACCCAAATTCAGGAAATCACAGTTGATACTATCAACTATCCGATTGCTTTGTTTATGCAGCCATACACAAGCGATAAAGGAACTGAGAATTGGGAAGTGATTGGTGATTTTGAGAAATTCTCCAAAGAAAAAGGAGGAATCAGTTTCCTTAGGCATGGACAGGCACAGCTTACTGTAGCAGAAGTGCTTAGAAGTGGCGGCTATGTACTTGGTAAACGTATGCTATCTGACGATGCTGCCCTGGCAAACGTTACTGTCAAGGCAAGAGTAGTAAAAGTTGATTCTGTATCTTATGTATATTTCTATACTAAATCAGGAATCAATATTGCAGACTTTGAAGAAGCTTGCGATGTTGGTTATGGAGATTTTGATTCTACTGCAACCCCTGCAGAGGGCGAAAACAGTATTGATATTCCGCTGTTTACTGTAACACCGATGGGTCGCGGCGCCAGCGGAATCTTCTTCAGAATCAGCCCGGAGTACGCTTCTTCCAGAAGCAAAAATACCACAAGTTACCTTAAGTATGCTTTTGATATTTTCGAAGATGGTAATGAGATTGAGAGCATTGTATTTACAATGAATCCAGAAATTATCATCGATGATATCGCTCAGGCTATGAATCCGAAGATTAAATCTAATTCTGGCCAGGTTAGAGTTAAACTGTATGAAGACGGTATGTTTAAACTTATTGATGAATTGGCTAAAACTGCTGTTGATGCTGCTGGAGAGCCTATTCCTGCCGCTGAACTTGTGAACCTTGACTTCATTAATGCTTGCGATCGTAAGGGAGAAAGCACTATTGGCGGAATCGTAACAATTAATCAGGCAGACGAAGAGCAGCTCAGCCAGTGGGAAGCAAACAAGCCAGCAGATATTACAACTCCGTATGATCTTGCAGACGCTGTTGGTATTCCACTTACAAACGGTAGCTATGGCACAATGGGTGTTAGTCCTGTTACTAATACCACTGAATACGAGAACATGCTTCTTTCTGTATTCGGTAAGAACACAGAATCTCCGCTGTTTAGTACCAAGATTTACGATCTTGATGCGTATAAAATTGATGCTATTTTTGACTGTAATTTCCCGATGACAGTCAAAAATGCTATTGTTGATCTTGTGGATTTCCGTGGAGATATGGTCTACCTGTGTGATCTTGGAACAAAAGCAAATACTCTTGCTAGAATCATTGATGAGGCTTCTAAGATTACTCTTTCCAAGTATACAGCTCTGTATCATAACTACATGAAAATCATCGATCCATTTACCAAGAAAGAGATTACAGTTACAATGCCGTATCTTCTTGTAAACAAGATGGTTAAGCATGTTGCTAAGGGCGTCGGTATTCCATTCGCTGGTATCGCAAATGACCTTACGTTCAATACTATCATTGAAAACTCCATCAATTTCCTGCCTGTTGAAATTCCTGGAATTAATCAGAAGCAGGAACTTGTAGATATGAATATTAACTATCTTAATATTTATGACGGAGTTCCGGTAATGGAAACAATGTATACAAATGATGGAGAATACTCCCAGCTTTCATTCCTGCACAATATCATGGCCGTACAGGAAATTATTAAAGTTATTAGAGCTCGTTGCCCGCAGACCAGATATACTTTCTTGGATGGTGATGATCTTGAGCAGTATATTGATGATGTTGAAGCTATTGTTAAGCAGTATTCAACAAACTTCAAATCTATCAGTGTTCAGTACATGGCCGACGAGAAGTATGAATCTAATAACATCTTCTATGCAGTGCTTAAGGTACAGTTCAAGAACTTCATTCAGGAAGAGTACTTTAAGATCATTGCTATTGCTTAAAGAAGGAGGCGAATATAATGGCAGTATATAAAAACCGTACAACCGATTCCTTCGCTGACTTTAAAGCAGCAGAGTGGGATGCTGGTGGTGACAAAAATAAAATGATTGGTAACCTTTTTACCAATACAAAGGATTTCAAAGATGTTACTACGTATAGACTTATGCGAGGTGTTCCGGATTTTGGTTCACTTGTACAGTTTAATCCGTACGAAACAGGATATGCCGCATTTATTATTTGCCAGATGCCAAAGTTCATTGAACTGCTGGCAAAATATGATGCAGAGTACAATAAGCTGATCTCTAACTGGGCGCATATTATTGAATATGAGTTTAAGAGTTTTGAAGGTCTTGATGCCATCAGTGCAGATACTATCACTCTTGGTGATGATCTGAACTCTATTAACGTTATTTCTAAGGTTAATATGCAGGGAGCGTCTGAGTTTACACTGACTTATGACGAAAAATCTGGTTCTCCGCTTACCAAGTTTGCTAAACTGTATCTTACTGGTATTAAGGATGGACGTACTCAGGTTAAAACGTATCACGGCCTTATTCATTCTGATAAAATGGAACCGGGCTTTGAGAATGAGGTATTCACATTCCTGTTTATCGCTACAGATAACACGATGAGATCTGTAGAGTCTGCTTATCTGTTGATTGGCTGCCAGCTTAACTCTGCAGATACAGATATGTATAACTTCACAAAGGGCGATATCGATAAGCGTGCAGTATCCGTTAAGTTTAATGGATATCCAGTACAGTCTACCGATATCAACAAAGCAGCTCAGAGAATGCTTGACTTCTTGCTTAGTAAGGATGCTGGTGTACGTCAGATTATCGTTAACAGCGATAACTATAACTATACTGGAACAGAGAGTATCGCTAAGACTCTTACTAGCTACGGTGCTGGTAGTACATATACCCAGGGTCTTGATCAGGATACTAAGACTTACGATACGGCAAGCTTCTATAAAGCTTCCAATAGCCAGGCAGTTACTGTATAATCAAACAATATGTATCCCTGTAGGAGCAATCCTACAGGGATATGTTTTGCTTTTATATTTAAGATTCCATATTTTCAGCATCGCTGACTCTATCTTTAATCTCCCCTTGCCTTGCAGCATTTTCTATCTTCTTAATCATATCAATATTAACATAAGATCCTAAGAAATAAATTTTAAGTTCCTTAGCAAATCTATTTCTTACATTGTCATTCTTTTCATCCGCCATAAAGATGTTTGCTAAATTTTCACAATAATCATTAGTATTTGTAACTAACTGATTGGTATTGGTAACATTTATAAACAATGGTGGTGGTAATGTAACAGTAATACGATCATTTGAACTATATTCCATATTATAAATCTTTGTACACAATGGATTTATAGTCTTTTGGAAATCTGATTGTCTTGCATAGACAAATCTTAAGAATTTAGAATTGCTCATTGTTAATTGCAACGCATAATCCGGAGATTGTCTATTTTGAATAATTTCTATTGGAACTCCTGTAGGGTTGATTGCTGACTCTTCCAATAAATTAAGAAGATCTGTTTTAATCTCGATCTGTTGTCCTGGCATCACTTCAAAATCAATTGGTGATTGCCCGTCAGCACTTCTTGGTACAATATAATCATTATACCTTCCTGTGATATTAAGAACAGAATTTATATTCTCAATCTGTCTTATACCGAAATTAGATTTCTTAATTTCATTAATAGTTTTTAATAGTGTTTTTGAGATATTTGATTCCACTGATTGCTTCACATAATATACACGCTTATCATTACCGCGAGTCATAATACCTAAACAATTTGTAAGATATATAGCGACCCATAATTTAGCAGGAATTAAGCTAAGATTAAGATCACTAATACCACGTCCAGTATCTTCATCAAGTTCAAAATAAATATGATGAATATCCTCCGGAGGAATATAGCTTACACGTATATTATTAGTGGAACCTGCAGCGGCATTAAATGAGTCATTATATTTAAGAATATAATAAATCTCTCTCTTAAGATCTTGATTGTTATTAACAAAGTTATTGTCGATCTTCTCTGCAAGGCTAGCTGCTACACTTCTAAGCAACTCCTCTCGCCTCTGCATTGAATCAAATGCTTCTGATCTGCCATTGCTCCTCAATCCAGTAATAGTGTTAACCATTCCGGTTGAGCTAAATCTTTCATCAAACAGTTCTGCCTGATTATCAAATTCAAAATAGTAATAGCCAAGGCAAATATCATTAAGAATAATAGGAGTAACTCTTTCTCTTTTAAGTATTTTAACAATGCATCCATTCATTCCATTAAGATTGGAACTTTGCGATTTTTTGGTGTATAAACCGTCTGCTGTGGTATCATCTTGATTTGGCAATTCCATATCATCATGAAGAGTTTTATCAAACTTATGGTGCGTCGGAAGTTTAGCTCCCATTTCAAGATCTCCATTCATAGAATTTCCAAATGTATAAGGCTTACCATCATTGGCAATAGAATCTATACCTTCATTAATTATATCTGGGTTATCTTGCTCCATAGCAAGTTCCATTAGATACTGTTCTGTTAAAGATTGCTCTCTAACAAATTGTCTCTTATTTCTGGCATCTTGCTCTGCTTTAACAATAGATGAAATAATACCAGATTCTATATTGATATCGATATTAAATTCACCAAGATCATATTTTGCAGCTCTTTGGTCCGATTTTATTAAATCATTATATTCCTGTATATATGCGGATGAATCAATATGTATTGGTTCAAATTCCGATACCGAACTTTCTATCAATAAATCAGAAGATTCGGCATAATTAGTTCTAACCTGAATTGTTTTTGTATTATTGCTAAGTTTTCTATCAAGTAATCTATTAATTGCTTTCTGATATGGCACACAATATACAAAAGTTTCGCCATATTTTGAGGTTTGTTCATAAATTTTGCTTATAAGTTTTTGCATCTCGTATCTATTTTTCATATCCTCAATATTACGAGCATGCTGTTCTTTTGATTCTCTTGTAAGAGCAATATCAGAATCAAGATTTAGAAAATCTTTACTAAAACTATCTGCTGATAATACATTGTCTTTGATTGTATCCAGCGCCTCCTGAAGTTTAGGCATATACTTCAACACTTCATCTATTTCTGTATCTATAGCTTTAACCCATCTATTATCAAGATAAGAACTTGTTAGATTATTGATAAATTCATTATCGCCAAATATTCTTTCAAATTCCCTTATAGTCCCGTCGTCATTTTGGGAATTAAAGAGAAGACGCTCATATAATCTTGATATATTAGGTTCACCAATGTTGTCAACATTGGTATCCATAATATCTTTAATAGATGCAGTTATGTCAGTTTTTATCGCTTTAAGCTGTTGTTTGTTGCCAGGGTCTGATAAGTATGTCGATTTATACAGATCGTCCATATTGCCACGAACAAAGCCTGCCAACTTATGCAATAAGCCAGTTTTTATTGGCTTGTTTTCATTATCTGAAGGCATATGTTTTTATCCCCCTTTCTTATTGTACTTACTAAGATGTCTGAAAATGGCTTAATTACCATGATATAAATCTATATAAGCTATATAAGTAATCATGTTAAATTTTTTCTTATCTATTCTAAATTTAACTACAAATATATTTTCATTGGGTTTGCTGTATAAAGTCATAAATAATTTATCCGCCTTGGTTATTGGAAGGATTGATGGAAATATTGTAATCAATTTTCCATTAAAATCTGTAATCAACCCGCCGCTAGATTTATTCATATTGTAAATTTTATCTCTTATTACATCAGACTGTACTTCCGGAGAACAATTATAAGTATCTATATTCTGTGCTATTTGTATTTTATTCATCGCCAGTGATAATATAGAATGATCATATCCTATATTTAGTTCCCCTCCAGCAACTGTCTTTATAGTATCGCCAAGATTAAACTCAAATTCTGATTCTAATGATATAGTTTTCACAAATGCCGATAGCGCCCTCGTATTGATGAGAGCGCCAACAGCATAGCACTTTATAAAATTACTATCTAAAATGATATAAGATAATACATCTTTTATATTATCTACTCCTATCATCATATTTTTAACTAGTATAAAGTCTTTACGTTTAAAAGCTTTTGCAGCTTCATTAAGATATACTAATTCAGCCGTTGTTAATTTCATATTTAGGCATCCTTTCTTGTATAATACACATATTTTTAAGTTGAGTATTATTTATTATGCTACACATTGTACGTTGTGAATTCTGCGGAATAACATTACACATAATTCTAAGACCGCTAATTGGATCATAAGAATATAAACCTCTCGCTGGAGCTTTAACTTTAGTAAAGTAATGTATAATATCATTATACATATCTTCATATCCTGCAAGATTAAAATATCTTTCGCAGAAGTTAAGTCTATCACGACATACAAAATCTTCAATAAACCATACAGATCTATCAAAATACGGATTATTAAATCTATTTTCTTTAAGATCAATAATTTCAGGAAATATTACTTTTCCTCTTTGAGTATTTGGAGCCATATTGTTTTCATCTACTATGGAGGGGTACAATGCTTTGTAATCGAAATCGTCTAAATTATCGCATACTAAAATGGCTCTATCATTTATCTTTATTTTAGGTTTATCACTAACCAGCACAGGATCTGCTACAAATGCTCCGGCAAATCCTACTTTCTCGTTACTTTTGTTTATATTATTTCCAAGGACGTATCCATATTCCCCAAAGTCCTTTGATCCACGATTAACAAGGTAAGTTGTTTGTCTATGAACTTTAGCATATCTTGTATTTGTATTCATTGACTTTGAATATACAAAATCTATATCTCCAACCTTATGTTCTACACATAGCTGAACTATAGTATCCATTACGTTATAAAATACAAATACTAAATAATTTAAATATGGTAGTTTGGCAAGCTGAGTTGTTATATGTGAATAATCAAGCTTTCTTACCCCTGCAAATAATCCGCCAATATAATCAAGTTTGAATGATGCTACCGCTCTTTGACCTTTACGACGAGATGCAAATGTAATCAACTGATCAAGATATACTGTATAACATGATGCTTGAGCGTAGTCTCCTCTTTCTTCAAATTTATCAGCTCTTTTATCAATATAATAATAGCACTCTTTAACCTTAAAATCCGAATGGCAAATTATGTCTTTAGGATCGTATCCTAAATTAATTATTCTTTGAATTAAATATGGTAAGTCGAATGCGATGTTCCATGCTATTGCGAAATCGGGTTTCACTGTATTAATTACATTGAATGCATCATGAATTAATTTTATTTCATCATCATAAAATATAATCTGATACTGAAATTCATGTAAACCATATCTATGCTCATTCTTCCATCCACCAACATTTTCCTGAACAAACTTCTTTAATCTTTCAGGGATGCCGTTCATATGTTTGAATTCATCTATTAAGGGATTACTATCGTTCTCCAATAATAAAGTATAAATTCTTTTATTCGCTTCATCTACTAAAGTTATTGCATTTACTGGGCACTCTCCTGGCTCGGGGAAATCTCCTTTCATGTCAATAATGTCAGTCTCTATATCGAAATATAATTTTGTTGGTTTGAATTGTTCATTCCTATATAATCGCGCAAACTCTTTTCTATAATAATCCTCAATATGCATATCTGCAGCAAATACAGATTTAATTTTAAACAATTCATCGTTTGCTCTTGCATTACCATTTCTAAGATTGTCAAAAAAGAATTCAAGGCAACCAGTTTTTTCAGCAATATCTTTCTTTAAATTATTATACTTACAAGTTACTGGATGAACATATTTTTTCTCTATGCATAATTGATTATATTCTGCAGGAACCCCTTCATTAAGCATATAATAAGTATATTCTGGCTCATCTATATGCTGAACTTTCTTTTCCATAGTATCCATATCTTTATATATAATATCAATACTATCTTTACCATATTTCCCTGTTGCAAGATCTTTTTGTGGTTTATGATATATTACGTTTAGTAGCGAAATATTGTCTCCAATATTATAGCCTTTAATAAAGGACTTATCAGTATTCATGCATTTTACCTCCTTTAACATTATTTCATTGTGCACTGCTTTATATAGTTTTACCAATCAACACAAATCAACATCTTAGTAAATGACTAAATAGCGATACCCTATAAGATGTTTAGTCATTTAATGCCATCTTGTAAAACGAACTTTGTGTGTTGTGACTGTATGGCCTTCCGTTGTTTTATTTCGCTGGTATGTTTTTCATTCTGTATCCTCCGATATAGATAGATGCTGTAAATGTACGTGACTCCCGGAGCTGTAGGGTGGCTCCGGGGGTATATTTTGTTTTTAGACCTCAAACAAATATGTAATTAATGATACATGTTAAAATTTTTATTTTAAGGAGGATTAAACGTATGGCTCTTCTTAACATTAATAAATTTGTTAAAGGTTCTGATGATTATGTAGATCACAGCCTCGAACAAAATGCTACGCCTGTTGTTGAAACTATCGATGAAACAAAAAAGAAAAGAACAAGAAAAAAGAATGAAGTAGTTCCTAGCGCACCAGCTCCTGTTGTACCACAATCAAGCATGTCTTATATTCAGGAAAATATTCCTTATGCTGGAGCTTATGCAGAAACCACAAAACAATTAGATGAGACAATTGCCCAACTTAATATATTAGGATCTGATATTGTAACAGACCTCAATATGGTTAGAGCCAATAAAACCATGCGTAATAAGTATGGTATTATTAATGATATGACTCAGACAGCAGCATCCATTTTGAATGGTAAAATTGCTGCGATTAAAGAAAAGAATTCGACCATTAATACAATTAACAAACTCGAACTCGATAGAGTTAAGCAGCTTAAAATTAGTGCATCTGAAGAGGATGATAACACAAAAATTGCAAATCTATATAATGCATTTATTAACACCCCTGTTGGCGCTGGGCCAGGATTACTTGCTCCGCCAATGCAGGATATTATCGCAGCCGGCCCTTCAGGACCTAATATGCCTGTAGTGTCTCTCGGATCTGATCAGCAAGCATGGGAGGCTAGTCTTGATCCCGCTCAGAATCGTATGGTTCTTGAGGCAAAAGGCGCTATAGAAACAATAGTTGTATATGATGAAGCAACAGGAAACAGATGGTTTGATGTGGTTGATAAAATCACAAGACAATCTGTGCCAAATGTAGAAAAACCTGATAATTCTTATATCTATGATTTGGATATAAATATCAGGGGTGGATTCGCTAAGGATTCTAATCGTGGGGTAACATATCCATTAGTTGTAATTAATAATGGGGACCAGAGCATTATGCAATATTAAAAGATTGCCCTGAGGGATTACTCCCTCAGGGATACATTTGTTAATATACAAAATATCTACACTTTAATTCTGCATACATTCGTGAAGAATCTTCATATAAATCATTTATAGAGTGAATTAATATGTAATCCAAAGTATCAATACTATCTATCATTGCAGCATCTAACTTACCAACAGCATAACTTCCTACACGGGTAGATGAAGTCCATACGAAATAATAAAATAGATCATCCTTTCCCAGTATCATCATATCATTTGGTATATGGGAAAGATAAACAGCGCCATCTTTTTGTATTTCATATTTAATTGAATTTACGTATGCTGCCCAACTAAGTTTTGGAGCTGTATCGCTAATAAGATAGCATTTGTGTATAGTCATATCATTTAGCATTTGTATAGCTATATCAGACACGCTTCTAATGAAATATGTATTTATTGGTATTCTATTTAATCTCTCTGTTTGATTAGGAATGCGTTCAAATTCAAACAAATCCAATATTGAATATTCATCTTTATTCGAATCATTATATAAAGAAAAATTTTTTAAATCCAATGTTGCCATAGATAATAATGTCATTATATCATATTCAGAATTATTTTGACAACGCGATAATGCGTATTCTAATAATCGTCTTGCACTATTGTCATTAAATTTTTCAAATTCTCCCATCTTAAATTTTCCTTTCTTGTAAATTTGCTATTTGTCTTGCTATAATAGATGCCTCGTTGTACTGTTTGAGAAGTATATGAGTTCGAAAAGCATCATATAAACCATCTGCCATCAAATTCGCACATAAATTTTCCTCATTATACCATTCTAATGGGCAATATATACATATGCCAGCGTACTTATGCGCCATAAATAGCGCATATTCGCAGCAAAAGCAGTGGTTATTTATTGGTTCGTCTAATTTTCTTATATTGGTCAGATATCTCATTTTAATCTCAACAGCAAATTCTGGCCTTATCTCTTCTATATTATCAGCAATCCAATTCCACATTTTTCTGTGTTCTTCGATAGCCTGTTCTCTGGTTAATTCCATATTAATATTCCTCCTTTATTCTTTTGCAATCTTATCTAGCCACTCCATCTAGTAGAAAGTTTACTAAACAGATTAACTGGCTTAATACAATAGTTTAAAATTTCCATATTATATTACCCCCATATACAGTATTAGCACCATCTTTTAAAATAATAAGATCTGCCATTTCTGTAGTAAGCTCGCTGTTATGCGATATCATAAAGCATTGTTCACACTGTAAGATAGCCATAATCCTATCTATTAATGTTAGGAAGTAAGACCTATTAAATGCGTCAAGAGATTCATCCATCTCATCAAGCGATATTATATTGTATTTAGTTGCAGATTGATGAAGAATTGCATATGACAATATCATACTTATCATAGACTTCTGTGCTGTTGACATAGAACTTATATCATCATGCATTAATCCAGAACCCAAACAAGGAATTCTAAATTCTTGTTCATTTATAACAAATGGCTGCAATACAAATTCTCCGTCAAATAGTAAAGACAATAACTCATTTGCTGTAGATATTATCTTATTCATATATAATTGCATGTATAAAGTCTGAATACCTGTAGATGATGAAGAATAGTATCGTATCTTTTCAATCTTAGTATATTTATCATTATACTCTGCTAATTCAACTTTATAATCAGCAAGTAATATTAATGAATGCTTTATTTTGTTTCTTTCTTCATTTAACGTATTAATATCGTTTTCAACAGCATTCATGTTAGTATTTAATTTGGCCAAATTATCCTCAAGTGTATTTAACTCAGAAGTGTTGTTCTCTAACGTTGTTTTTACCTTAGATAATTCAGCTTGTTTTTGCTCAGAAGGAATCAATGAGTCATTTATCTTAAGGTATAGATCCCTAACTTTAGAAATGGTAGTTTCGAGTGATATTATAGATTTAGATGTTTCATCTATATCCATATTTGTAGATTCTATTTCTGATGACACAGAATCTATTTTTCCAGATATTTTGTTTATATCATCAATTATAGAATCTATTATTTCGCCCTGGGTTTCATATATTTTATACTCAATCTGATATGTATGAAGATGATCTATAGCAATTTTATATTCTTCAATCATGTTTCCACAATCTACAAATTTATATAATTCATCTATATCATCAAAACTATCCATTTGAGTTATTCTATATAAAAACGTTTGAGCAAAATCTTTTCTTACTGGTAATTTATTTATAAATGCTATTTTAGAATTTAACTCTCTTTCTATATTTTTTATACAAGATAATATATCCCCATACAGCGTATATTTATCTATAGTACTATCTATACCACATATATCTGCATTATATTGTGATATCGCTTCTTCTAATTTACGCATTTCATCTTCTGGATATTGGGTATTTGCTTTAATTGCAGACTCTATATAAGGGCAAGAATCTATAGTGCATCCCAATGGTCTATTAACTAATTCTGATGCTATCTCTCTCTTTGCTCTAAATATATTATATCTTTCATTAAGAGCAATTTCTTCAGATCTAAGTCTAGATAACTCATCTTTCATAGATGGAATTAATCTTATCTTATCTACAACTGCATTTGTATTATTGATTACTTCATTTATATCTTCTATAGAATATGAACTTAAAATGTTATAAGCCATATCTTTAAGATATTTCAACGATTCCATTGCTGAATCAAATTCTGCCCTGGATATAATATTTATATTTGATAATCTCATTTGCTTAAACACCGCCTCGTGTTCAGCAATAGTATTACTAAGTTCAGCAATCATTCTTTTTAATTCTGTAAAATCGTAATCAGACTGAAGAGAATTTAACTTGGCTTGCTTTGATTGCAATTCTTTAACATCATACTCCCTTTCAGATAATAATACAGGAATCTTGGATTTTAACGAGTCTAATTTATTATTTAAAGATATTAGTTGTTGTTCTAATGAATCTAGAAATGGCTTAACGTATTCTACTCCATTAATGCCGTATTTGTTCATTTGTCCATATACAGAATTTTTTAAAATTTTTACAGTACCGTTAACATCTTTAAGATCTGATACTATTTGGTCATAATTATTATCTCTCAATATATTTATATAGTCAGATATTCTAACCTTTACTGCAGCTATTGCTTCTATAGTCTGATTTTTTTCTTCTTCAAGTTTCTTTAATCTAGATTCAATATTACCAAGTTTAGCGTTAAGCTGTACTTCATTTCCCAAATAATCAATCTTGTATGTAAGAGAGTTGATTAATGATTTAAAAGTAGATGCTTTTTTGGTAAGATTCTTATAAATGGCATTATAAGTTTCCAGATTATGTATTATTGAATTAACCAACTTCTTACGTTCTGCAGGTTTGGAATCAACCAAACCTTTATTTTCAGATGTAAGCTTAGACAATGACAAGTAATTAGAATCCAAATTAAATTCTTCAAATAAAATATCTCTACATGATGAAATATTACCATTCGGATTTAATTCTACTAAAGTACCATTTATTGTTTTGGATATATATCCCTTTGTTGTACCCCTACCGCTATTGGTTATGGGATGAATATACTTAATAACATAATCTATACCATTATTACTTAAAACTACAGTTTTTCTTGCCTCTGCATTAGGAATAAAATTATCATTTGTATCTGGATTTGGACTTATGGCATTTAATAAAGTAGACTTACCAGATCCATTTTTACCTCTAATAATAACTTTATTTGTAACGCATTTTGTAAAATCTATATTAATCTGAGTTAATCCCATGCCATTATATATTCCGATATAATTACACAATTCTATGGATTTATACCTCATAATATCACCTCATTAATTTATTATTCTTTATATCATTGTAAACTGTATTATATTATTGCAATATTTATAAGGCAGGAGACTTAACTCCTGCCTTTGTTATTTTTGCTTAATCCATATCCAAACTGTTCTAATACTGCTTTATCAATTACAGGTATAGGGAAACCATTTCTCCAATCCATAATGAATTTTCTTCCACATCCCATACAAATCATATATTTTACTTCGTTTTGTAGTAATACATGTTTTATATCTCTTAACGAATGCCCGCTATCTATAAGGCCTTTATATCTTATACACGTATTGGAGTCATTTACAGCAAATGATAAAAGATCTCTACCACATTTCGGGCATATATATGGAGTAATTACAGTGCACATTTCTTTCAATTCATTCATTTTTAGTTTCCATCCTGTTTATTTTAGCGCTGTTGTCTGTATACAGTGCGGTAATAATTTCAGAAAATAAAAGAGACTCTATCCAATCATACACGCATTTCCATTCTTCTAATCCATCAGTATTGATAAACTGATAAATTTTAGCTAACTCTTCGTAAGTTATCATAATTGTTTGACGCTGTTCATAGCTATTAGGAATAAGTTGGATCGCGCCAAGCAAATATTTCTTTTCTAGCGTATTAAGATATTTCTTTCTGTAATAATTTAATAATTCAATGGTGTGTAATAGCATGTTATTAGAAGTTGTTTCAACACAATCTGTAAAAGTATTTCCCAAAATAATGGTTGCTTCATCGTCTATTAAATACTCATAACTAAAATCTTTTAGCTCAAATTCCTTATTACGAATAATACGCTCTATGTTGCAAGGGCTAATAACTTTACCTACTTCATGTGCATTGAATTCATTCCACCAATATAATGGCGCGGTAATATCTACATATACTACAATCATTTGTCTATATTTGTCGTATATGGATTTATCTTTAACTAACGATAGCATAAGATAATAATCGTTATAACCAACCTTGAATGTTCTATCGAATTCATCCTTGCCACATGGTTTTATCCCATATCCATATTTTAAATCCATGTCTATCATTGCTTGATTTTTGGTTGGATTTTTAAGAAGCGCGCAATGAGCGCACCCAATATGGTTGTCTCCTCCGCAATATCCACTATTTCCTTCATCCAAATTATTCATAGCGGTTCTTAATCCACGAATAGCATGCTCCCATCCAACTACTTCTGTATTTTCTAATTTAATCATTTAAATACCTCTTATCGGATTCCGTATAATTGTAAGTCTATTCCTTTACTTAATATTTCATTAATCGTATCAACACTCATATCGCTAACATCATTCTCATCAACGCGTTTAAACATATTGAGAATATGAATTGCTACTATAGCCTTATTCCATCTTAGAGCATTCATTAATACACTACCCTGCAAAATGTTAGAGATATTGCATGTTGTCACATAAAATATTTCTACCAATTTCTTAATTGCATCATAATATACGGAATTACCCATCTGCCTGGCAAGTATAGATGCAGGATCATCTCCTTCAGGAACATTTTGTTTTATATTAAAATAATCTAAAAAGATTACGAATATATCTGTGCCATTCATATGAATGAAATCATAAAATTCCAGCGTATCATTTCCAATACAATTAGTTGTAAATGTCACAATATATTCATCTTCTTTTAATATAAAATCCAACTGTTTTGGTTTATTATTAGGATCAAATTTACATAAATTGTTCTGCAAAACTGAAATAATAATAGGGTCCATATCAGTGAATGCAGAATAATCATTTTGTTTCTTCATTTTTAATGCAGATAAAAGATATCTATAAAAAGAGACTATCTCATTGTTTTCCATTTTAAGCATCATTATTCATCTACCTCCATTGGATTTTTAATATTAGCATCACTCAGATGCTGTTCAAAATATTCTTCTCCATATAATATACTTCTTAATTTTGTTAGCGGAATGAAACCATACGCTGTAGGCATCATTCTAAAAATTGCATTGCAATTATTGCATATTCCAAGAGCATCATGATTCATGATTTTATAAGCAATAACCTCACCGTCCATATTAGTTAGATAATTAGTTGTTTGTATTTCATTTACAATAAATTGTTTATGACCACATATAGGGCACGAGCCTATTGGCACCATTCTGCACATTTCTTTCAAAAAATAATCACCTCCAATTAAATAAGAACGGAGGGAATTCCCTCCGTTCATAATTTATTTCTTTTTGTGCGGCGTATGTCTGATCTTTCGTATATCACCCTTTACTAACAAAATCGCATCTGACTTTGCTTCATCCATATTCAATACAATAGATGTATATTTTTTAGCAATCCCATTTACGACCACGTCACCAAGAGTAGCATTAATTCCATGCGCTTTATGGAATAAATCTGCCTCCTGCTCAGAATATACGAAATATCTAAAATACATCGACGGAACTTTATTAGCCATAATTTATTTAGCCTCCCCTTTATATCATTCTTCCGTATAAAACATTAACCCATCTCCAAACAAATCTATCCCAGGAATAAACTGTTCTTGAGATTGAGTGTACAGCTCATAATCGATTAAAGTCTTAGCAATTTTTATGCAATCATTTAACCTATCATTATTACTTTGTTTTCCTGTAATTGAAGTTACTATACTGCACATTTCCTTCTTGGCGTTCATTTTTCTATATATATCAATAACCTTCGCAAGCTCGGATTCCCAGCTAGATGGTTCTTCATATTCTGTAAAATGCCCATCATGCAATTGTACTAACGGGCATATAGTTCCGCTAATTCCCGGATCTGAATTTGACGAACTGTCAATATCAACTCTACCGAGATGCGACGGATGAATAGATCTATATGCATTCGATATTGCATTTGCTTTTTCGCCTATTCCAGATACACCTTTATAGGTATATTTAAGTGCAGTTATAGCATCAAGATCGTTTACACAATCTTTATAATTAACTAGCTGGCATTTTATTATTGCATTAATCAGATACATTGGCGGTATTCTTATAGCCTTTCTTATTGTTTCAAGATTAGCTTTATCACCCTTATCAGAAATACGATAAATACCAGTAGCCAATTTTGATGCATAGTATGAAGCTAAATACTCAGCCCATCTTACTTTTTTAGTTGATATATCAAGATTTTCTTTGCGTCTTAAGCTATTGAATTCATACATCATCCATCTCAATACGCAATATACAGTATCTTTATTTTCTGGCTGAAGTTTAAGATCCTCCTTGGTCATAATATCATATATGAATTCCAAAGAGCCAAGTATGTTATAACCTTTTTCGTACATACTATCAAAATCTTTAACCGTAAACTCCGCTCCTAATGATTTAATCCATTCTCTACCATTGAATATATCGTTAAACCTCATATTACTGGTTTTAAACATAATATACATGGTATATACAAATGATTGAGCCACCTGTACAGAATCATATATCATTTTATTTATTACGATATATATACTATCCCTTATGGGGAATATATAATTATCTTCTCTGCTATACCCATCTGCGTTATTAACTACAAAAATCCCCGTTATTCCAAGAAACTTCATAGCACCATAATAACCCATTTTAGCACCAATATATTTCATAAGAAGAAGAGACTTCTTAAACATATTGGCAATGAAATATGTGCATGGTATAGAATCTCCATTTATATCGGTGATGGTATTTGTGTATCTGTAAACCCTTATGGGCATGAATACAGTCTTAAATGTGATAGACTGTTTCTTTGCATTTTTAGATGCGCTATTATTATAAGTACTAGCATCTACAATCTGGTACATCGCTGAGTACATATTTCCATTCAACCTGAAATAGAAATGGTTAACAATTCTTGGTATTGCGATATATACTGTTATACGATCGCTAACTAAACCATTTTTCTTTTCAAATATTTGGATATAATAGTCCACTTTAATGATTTTCAAATCAGAGTCTCTTAAATTAATGAACCCATAAGGATTATCTCTTGCCTTTTTCTCATTTGGCTTTTTGCCTTTATTGATTACGGATTCTTCATATTCCCAAAGTACATGATTAACGTCATCGTAATCATCAATTACTTCAAAATTCTCGACCTTTATTGTAAAGGTCGAATCTCGTTCACACGAATAGATTACTTTTCTCAGTGCATCTATAAGATCTTCATCATGCCTATTAAATAATTCATCATTAAACTTAGGCCTGAATTGATCATTATACATGTGTATTAATTCTCGTTGTTTCATTTCTCAGGCCTCCCTTGAGTTAAATCTATATTAAACTCCTGATGCATTGGATTAGGTACATTCTCGTCTTTATCCCTTATGGTTAAATCCACAGATAGATCAAATGCATTAGAAATACTAATCAATTTACCAAGAGTAATAGAATTACCCTTAATAAGCCTCATATCATTTTGGAATTGATCAAAACGATCTTCGTATTGTTTTGGATCTATCCTCTTAAGATTAAGCGCATTTTTAAGAGCTTTCATTTCAGGAGTATCTTTTTCTCCAATCTTAAGCTGTAGTACATTTTCTGACGTAGTCATAATTTCATCCTGAATGTCTCTTATTAATTGTCTTTTCTGAAATATTTCGTCAATGCATTTTGCATTATCGAAATCTATAATTTTGTCTGCCGAATATTCTGCCTCATTATCCGGTTTATTTACTATAGCCACCATAGCCCCTGGTTGATAATATATTCCTGGCCCAGATTCTGTACTTCTATTTCTTATAGGAAGCACTCTATCGCCCACCTGAATTGCTGTAAATTTTGGTGTATATAAATCTGGATTTTCTGTATACTGCTCCATTGTACATACGGAATACATTTTATCCTCTATATTTACTTTCTTCATATTCTTACCATGCCTTTCAAAAAATTAAAATGTCTGGTAAGAACCTAATCTTACCAGACATAGTAATCCCTGCATTATTTCGGTTTATTTATCAAGTACTGTATCATCTTTGATGATAGCTTTCATATGACCGTCCGGAGTAATGGCAAATACCTTTTCTCCATCCTCTACAGACACAGACGCCATAAAGTATCCCGGCAGTTCAATATCAACTACCTCCCCGTCAATAGCTTCGCGATCAAGAATCTGAGTAAGTGTATCGATTACGATAAGACACGCATCGAAGATGTATGATTCATGCTCAAACTGTACTCCTCCTACATCATAACCAACCTTGTTAAAGGTATATGTGAATTCTCTTCCGCTGCACAGGAGTTTCTTTACTGTCTTGCTCTTCTCAAGCATCTCGATATCTTTCTGATCGAATGTCATTACATAACTCCAGTTACCCGGCTCGTCAGGATTATCTTTATTGTCATGATACTCTACAATAGCTCCGAACTTGAAATTACCCGCTGTATCGATAAGGCACAGGGCTACAGCCTCATCGTTCTTAGCAACTTTAACACCGGAAAGGTATGCTGATACAGAAGCGAAGAATGACTTAGTAAGTCTCTCAGGACGATCGTCATCGCCGAATGTATATCCCAGGCTATTTCCGTTTACAACGAACGCCTGATGCATTTCTGTTTCTTCCAGAGTCTTTTCTGCCTTAGGTGTTTTAAATACTCCGGCTACAATAGCCTTCTGGTTCAACAGCCTTTTAAAATCTGTTTGGTTAAATAAATTTCTCATGATTTCTTACCTCCGTAATTTTTAATATAATTTATAAAGTGCATACTACACTCTTTACCAGAATATAGTATACATTTATATTTAAGTTTGTAGGTTTATAAAGTTATATTATTATGCTCTATAAACTGCTGTTTAGTGAATATAGGAATTCCTAAAGTTTTTGCCCTTGTTGCTTTGGATGAAGTTGTATTCAAATCATTAACAATTAAAGCCGTTGTATCTTTTGTAATGCCATACGTATCACTAGCATCAAATCCATGTTCTACAAGAAGCCTAATATATTCAGAATCTCTGAAACCTGATAATACAACTCTAGGCCCCGTTGGGGCTGTCCCTTTGCTATTAATGATATGAATATTATTAATAATACATGCTAAATCTTCAGCATATAACAATAACCCGTCAGCTATAGTACTAGCTGTTTTGGGGCCAATTTTAGGAATATCTTTAAGCCTATCATAATTGTCAATGGATAATAATTCTTCCAATGTGTATACATTAAAAATCACTTTCCATGTTTCATCAGCTATACCATCAAACCCCATAGCAGACATAATTCTATAATCCATATAATCTTCAGTTTTTAACCTATTTATACAGTTCAGTAGATTAGCGCTGTTTAATGGGCCAAGAATATCAGTTTGCTCATTGGTAAGATTTATAAGCTGATTGAATGATTTTAGCTTAAGAGTCCTAACAGTTTCTTCTGCAAAATCCTTAAACCCAAGCCTATCAAGCATATCAACCATCTTCATAGTCAATCTTTCAGGGCAATGAGTATTTGGACATTTAGCAGATTTGCCAGATTCTGATATTTCTATAGGAGCACCGCAAAACGGGCAATTTGTAATAAATTGCAACGGTTCATTCTTATTATCCCTATTGTGTTGGTTATCTGGTTTAGTAATATATGTGATTACTTCATTCACATAGTCAATATTGATTTCATCACCAATAGCAAGATTTAATTCCTTAAATCTTTTAAAGGAATGAATAGTTTGTTTTGTATGGATACCTCCAATAAATTCACATGGTTTAAAATGCACCATTGGAATTATAGTACCAGTTTTACCAACTGAATACGTGTAACCCAAGAATATAGTTCTAGCACTCTTTGGATTAAATTTTATAGCCATAGAATATTTATTAACAGAGTTTTCTCTACCAAGCATTTGCTTCTTATTTGAATCTGTAAATGATATTACTACACCATCTATCATATATGGTAAAATCTTTCTAACCTCTTCTGCAGACTCTGTAAATTGTTTAACCTGATATAAGATAGACTGATAATCCCCATAAAATGTACAGAATCTATTATACTCTCCAGAATTATAATACTTATTCAGAAAATTTAATTCTGTAATTCTTGGCATATCCAATGATGTAGCAAGAGGTATTAGAGTTATATAATCAATAAATCTATTACCATCACTAGCTCCTAATATTCCTATAATAGCATTTCTTGCATTCTTGTATGATTTTTGTCTGATTTGTGATAGCATATCAAGATTGTAATACGTTATAACAGCCTCAAATTTAATACCAAATTTAATATCCTTTGGCACATCTTTGGCATTATAAAATTTATACCCGCCAAATATAGGAGTCAAATCTGTAGCTACATTTTCTGCAGTATCTCCTCTGCTTAATGCAGATATTATTGTGTCTCCACATACTTCTGCTTCTACAGATACTCCATCGTATTTGAGTTCTCCAACCATCTCAAATTTTTCCCCGGGATATATAGCTTGTTTTTCAAGACATTTATGAATAAAATCTCTCTCAAATACATTTACAGATGGAGTATTAAACGCATCGGCCTTAATAGCATCATTATTTAATACAAATTTACACTTATCAAGAGTACCAACAAGCTCCGGATATTTGTGCTCTGTATTAATCAGTCTTTTTGTAATTGGCCCATTATCTATAAAACACATATTCTTAGGTCTTACATTTGATAACGGGGTATGCTGTGACCATATATCTCTAATATACATTTTTGAATCCATGTCATCTAGAGCAACGCACATAACCTTTTCATCAATAATTTCATTTTGAGGCCTCTCCTCAAATATTACAGGAGGGGCCCCTACTTGATAGTTTTTATCATATTTCTGATAAATAACTATTAATCTATCATAAACTCCATCATCTAGAGGGTTAATTGAACAACTAGTATTGTTATAAGCAATATTGCTTATTCTTAATATTAAATCAGCAATCATAATTTGGTTCTTTGACCAATTTGGGTTCTCTATTAATTCTAATGCAGTATAACTTATACTTGCGCTAACCTTATAGTCATCTATAACACTAAGGTCTCCTGATTTGAGAGCTTTCAATATCATCCTCAGGTTTTCTATTGCCATCATTTTCATCATCACCAACCTTTTTACACATTACTTTAAGGCATAATGGATTCTTGCTTTGACGTTCTGTCATTGCTGCATTATACATCATGGGAAGCTCGTCAAATCTACCCATGATATCCCTTATATTAGTTTTTGGCGCAAATCTGCTGGGCGGTACTACTTTAGCCATAACATTTAATACCATCTGTTTGCGTTTCTTTGGAATCTTATTGAATACCAATTCAAGACCCATTGTCTCCATCAATGCATTGATTATTTCGGCATTTCTGTTCTTTGACTGATGATCAAGCCTAATATCAATATTGTATGGATCTCCTGTTAATAGCTGTTCTGTTAGTCTTCTTCCCAATGGAGATGAAGAATATAACATAAGAAGCATTACAACGTACTGTACGCCTAAATGCATCATATCGCCAGCTTCCATAAATCCGAACATAATCGGAGTCTTTGTAAACTTGGCCTCATACATCTTATTAGCTTTAGAACGAGTATTAAGATTCTTAAGATTGGTAGCTGAAAGTGATGTTACAGAAAACTTCTCTTCCGCATACTGCTTCAATCTATAATGATAAATCTTGCCTGCAGACATTGGTCTACGGGTTTGTACCATTCTTACATTACCATTAGAATCAACCATTGGTACCTTGACCTTATACTGTTTAATCCATGAGAACTTTCTGTATATATCGCTTAAGGTATCAATATTAATTGTTGTGGTAAATGGCTGAATACTTAATATAATACCATCATCTTCAAAAAGACTATCAATAAATACTTTAGCCTCAAATTCATCATCGAAATTAACGTTCTCTTTGAAGAAGTTTGCTTGGGCTGGATCGACCATGTTAACAAAGTCATACCACATATAGCATTTCTCTGTAGCACTTAATACTTCAAGTTTAAAATAATCAAGTATCCTCATACCAATAAACGATAAAGATTGCTCATTTAACTGGCCAATATTTTCTCTGTTTATACATGTAGATTGATTCTTAACTACCTCAACTCTTTTGCCATTATCAAGCATTGGCATCATTTCATCAGGAAGAATCTGTGATACAACACCTTTACCACCATATCTATCAGACATCTTATCACCAGCGCACATTGGTAGTGCCTGAACCGTTGTTACTTCCATAATAACATGGTTAAACTGTTTGCTATCGAAATAGCCTTTGCCAAGTATTGCATCTCTACAGGTTCCATAAAGCTTCTTAAGCTCATACGATAGCATATGGCTTTCTGTCATTGCAAGTGGGCCTACTATATCATTGACTTGCCTACAGAAATTCATATATTGATTATAATAGAACAAAAGCTGTTCATTATATCTTGACCCGGTAAGAGCTTCCGGATTATTTGTAAATACGTTTATATCCGCTACAATACCATCCATTGTGATATTTCTATCTGATAGCATTGTATCTCTCAAATTAGATTGAGACATTGTGAATAGAATATTATCATTTTCTATTCTTCTTATTGCACAGAATACACCATCCTTTACTTCTTCTCCAATATTAGGAAAGGTTTTATAAATGCCATTACTTCCATATAAATCAAGAAGAATATCATTATCATTTATACTGATAGAATTATTCTTGACTAATACAGTTTCAAGTTTCTTAGCTGCTGTTTCTGATATTATAACAGAGTCCTCCATATTTTGAGCGCATGATAAATATAATGTAAGAAGATTAACACCATTCATCTTATTAGTATATTCATCAAATCCAATGGACGTTTTAATGACATCTTTATTATGCAGAATATCTCCAACTTTAAGATTATCAAGTCTTTCATTATTCCACCAGAAACCATATGACTCTGTATTATAGTTATATGAAACTCTTTCTATCACATCATACATTCCAGTGTCTACATCCTGAACTATTAGATAGTAATGTTTATTTGTAAAATCGAATTTATTAATCTTAAATAAGATTTTAAGATTTTTATCATTTTCCACATACGAATTAGATTTTCTGCCAAATTCCGTTTCGTATCCGGTTTGAATAATTGGTACCTCAGCATTATTAAGTACCATGTGCTGTTCTGTATGGATAGAATACATCAATGCTCGCGAACCAGAGTTAGCTGGTTTAAATGGCTGCATTAGCGTTCTACCCAAAGCATAATTATAATCTGGTAGATCTTTTGTATATTCATCTACTTGTTGCATTATGTTAAGATCGTTACCCATCTTACTTTCCTCCTTAATATTTTTATTAAGAGATGGGTTTATATCCCCATCTCTTAAATATAATATATTATCATTAGATTATTTTGCACATAGTCTTTTTTCTTTCATCGCATTTTCTTCGAATGAAATTATTAACACTTTCTCTAGGAATTTTCCATACAGTGCCAATCTTAAATGCATCTATGTCTCCACTATTCAACAAATCATATGCTGTATTCTTTCCAATACCAAGCATATTGCAGAGCCCATCTATTTCAATAAGTGCAGGCTGCTCTTTAATTGTCATTCAATAATTCACCCCTTATCTTTAGTTAAACGTATTAAGTTGCTGTAATATTGCTTGATATGGGGACGCCATACCATTCATCATATCTTTTTCCATTTTCTTTTTTGCTTCTCTAGCTAGCATATCTTCTGTGAGTGCCTTAAAACACACAGAAACAAACTGATTGTAGAAATCAGGATTGTTATATAGAGTATGTTTAAATGATTTTTGTGAAAATTTAATATCGCTACCAGGCAATCTTAAATATGCTCCAGCCCCTTCAAGAATATTATTCTCCTTAAGATAATAGTACAAACTTAAGTCAGGATCATATCCAGTATTCTGATCAAATACCAACGTGGCTGCTTTACCGGCCTTGTTAGTTCTAGATTTCACGATCTCTACACTTACAATAGAACCATCTATTCCAAATGCCTCAGACTCTTTAAGTTTAGATTTTTCGTCTAATCTAAAAATATTATTCTGAAGATATGTAGAAGTAGTTTTTCCTCCAGGTAATGATTCATCCTGTTTAAGATAAGCCAAATCAGATTTACTTGGTAAGAAACTTCCTATGCCTTTCTTTGTAATATGGTTAATTACAAGCATAATAATATTTGCTTCTCTACAAAGCGGAACTAATCTAAGGAAAATATCAGAATTAATTCTCGCTGTTGTAGCTCCATTCATATTACTTCCTTCATCATCTGTTAAGTTCTTTGGGAGGATTGCTTTAAGCGAATCCAATATGTATACTGTTGGTTCGAACTTAATAATTGGCTTTCCATACTCATCAATAATTCCAGTGTCATATGCATACTCTTCCGGATTATCGACTTTGATATCATGGATAAGTTTAATTCTGTTATATACGCTTTCTGTTGTAATACCGGCGTCTCTTAAGATGAATCTATTTTTAAATTCATCCTGAGAAAATCCTGATAACTGAATGGCTCTACTGAGCAAGAAACCAGATTCAGCATTATCCATATAAACGCACGATGTAGGAAATGGCCTAATAATATTTGCCGCCCACTGAGCGCAAATAGTAGATTTACCAGCGCCAGATCTAGCAATTACAGCATTAATAGATCCATCAACAATTCCAACTTCAAAATGTTTTTTACCGTTGATTTCAAGAATTGTTCCATTAAGAAAATCTATATTTAAAAAACCGGTGCTATATGCTATTGAATGCTGCTGTTCATTTATCATTGATATATCTTTTGTTTTCTTTACTTGTTCTCTAAACGCCGCACTAAGTAATGTCATAATCTATACCTCCATAAATAATTCATTACAAGAATGTAACACGCGAAATAATTTATTACAATTTAATATGGGAATAAAAAATAAACAGCACAATATGATTGCAGTAGGGATTTCTCCCTACTGCATAATTATGGCACATATATACCTTCATACGTTTTTAATGCATATACAGCATCATTAATTCTGCTGTAATCGTCTGACAACCGCTGCATTGAAAATCTTATTTTCTTTTGATTATTAACCATGTCATAACCAGATGCATAATTAAGAAGTGTAGATCTAATCATAGCAGATGGTAAATCATTAAGTATGTCAAGAATAACAAGAGATAGAGTAGAGTCAACTTCCTCTATCTCAGGGGTCACCCATCCATTCTCATTATCATCATATTCCGGTATAACGTCGAACATAACATATTGGAATATTTTAACCCAGTCTGCCATAATATTATAAAGGGTTCTAAATATTTCCATAATCATATCATGTGACATTAGTACCTTAGGTTGATTTATAATAGCAAAATCAACTCTTCTAACACAAATATTTAAATCCAAATCAGAGTATCTTGCTATTAAAAGTGAGTTAGCAAAAGTCCCACTTAATCCAAGCCCTAACAATCTTGGAAGTTGCCCTCTATTGATTATAGAACTTATCTTAAGCATTCTATCAGATACCATCTTATCCCTGTTAGATGGATTTAATGTAATATACTGATAGCATATCATATTGATTTTAACAATATGATCTTTTTCAAATGTCGGTATTGAAACTATTACATCTATAAAAGCTTCAAGAAATCTTACATCTGTAAAACACTGTACATAAACATTTACATCCTGAGACCCAAAGAAAATATTGTTAAGAATAACATGAATATTATTCCTTATAAAAGATCTCAATTCGTCATTTCCCATATTTGGAACATCATAAATGCTTTTAAGTAAAATATTATTATTGAATCTTGGCGAATTTGCCGGAACGACTTTCACCATTTCTCTCAAATGAGTTCTATCGTACTCAGCTTTCTCTGCCCAATATTTTTCAAAAGCCATCTTACTTACCTCCTTTGTTTATTACATATATAATATGCAACTAAATGTAATTTAATGAAAAAATAAAACAGCGGGCAGTCTTTATAACTACCCGCCGTATATAAATATTAATACTGGCCAATAATGCTATCAGATCCACGTTTTACATTGTTGATTTTGATAGCTCTGCTCTTTGGGAACTGTTTCTTAAAATCTGCGACTACATCATTTGGATTTCTCATCTGTCTAACACTAGATTCCTCAAGTTCATCATCCAGATCAATGTTCCCGAAGATATCAGCAAGCTTCTTTGAATCTTTGTTGAGCTTCTCTTTAAGTGAAGCATACTTTTTGCCAATATTCAGAATTCCCTCTTCAGGGAACGGCAAGCCAGCTATAATGATATCAATGTACTCGTTATCTTCAGAATCATCGTTCTGAACATGACGATATACTTCAAGAGGTTCGCCAGTATACCTTTTTACTACAGTCAGCTCATTATCAACAACTGACTGCGTCTTTGGATTAGCGTTAACAATGACAGCTATTCTCTTGCAGCCAGCATTATCATATTCGAACCCTTTCATCTCTTCAAAAGATTCCATAGTGGCTTTATTAGTGAGATCGTAATTCTTAGCCCCGCTAATATCTACATGTCTGATATCCATATAACCAGGCGTAGTCACGACTTTATAATGGTCCGTATCATCAATATTCTGAGATGACGGAACCATTTTACTACCAATAAGGATTTCTACCTGAGATGCAAACTCCTCATTAGCTTTCTGTTCTGCAACAGCATAATTCTTGGTATAATCCAAGAATTTTTGATTTTCGATTGTGTGGAGGATAACACCGTCAGGCAATTCTCTAAAGAACTTAAGAGAATTATTAAGCCCTCTAGTGTCTTCTCCAAACCCAATCAAAGCGAATACATGTACCGGCATATTCAATGCAGTAAAGTACTTGGCTACGATTGGAGTAGCGCCGCAACCTGTACCACCTTCGATGGACGTTACAAGAATCACCGCTTTTGTTGACGGATCAATCATGCTAGCAAGATCAATCTCTTCATTAACAATTGCTTTATACATGGCATCGCATCCCTTATTAGGCTCTTTCCCGCAACCCCCTAACATTGCGGAGAATTTAATGGCAAGATCGCTCTTGCCCTCTTTATAAGCATCAGGGATATCCTTCAGAGTCGTATTAAGGAGTCTCACTCTACCCTCAGGCATAATTCTTCTTTGAAGAACCTCAATAGCAGCCTTATTACCAGCAGCCCCGATCCCGAACAAAAACATTTCCATCATAGTATTATCCTCCTCTATTCTATGATTATTTTATAGGCTTTATCCATCATACTAGTAATGGTTTCAGCCCATTTACTGAGATCTGTATTTTTATTAGATTCTACAATCTCAGATATAGAATGATAGCCATTTGAATAATAGCCATCATAAAAACAGTTAGCTATTGATTCTACATCAGCAGCAAACTGTTTATTAACATCCGTATTGTCAGACGTAAGAACTACATCATTTCTGTTGTAGCCCCACCCATACCTCAATGCTGTTGCCATAAGTATGAAGATAGGATCTAATCCATTAGAATTAGACGCCTGACAGAAAACACCCCCTTTCCCATTGAAGATGCTTTCATTATTTTCGCAGTGGGATAAATAGTAGTCGATGATTTTATTCATATCATCTTCCGTAATATCCATCCTATTTAATAAATCCATATCAGAATTAAATTCTCCATTATACGGAGATGCATCTGACACTTTCTTTGCAACGCCTACCACATTGTATGTAGTGAACATTGCTGGCTCGAAAGTTGGTTCTGTTTCTGTAGCCGCGTGTACCTCTGGAGACACAGCTTCCACAGGCGTCGCCGAGGTTAAACAGCACTTTAGTGTTGTAATGCCCATAATGACTGACGCTATGATAATAGCGCAATCCATCATATCAAATCTTTCAAATAGTTTCTTAAATCCCTTATTCATTAGTACTCCCTTCTCTCGCTCCCCAGCGAGGATCATAGACGTTTTTACCCATGTGCAATTAAGCACATGGGTATTTTAGTGTTTTTTATTCTTTATCTTTGTTTTCGTCATCCTGACGATTAACCTTCTGGTTATCTTCCTCGGACAACATTACAGGGACCATATATTCTCCCTGTTCTCTGATAATCCCATACTCTTTATCAGTCATAATATCACCTCCTTAATGTTTTTTATTATAATAATGTATTAGGGATCATCTTTACCTAAATATAGTATACAATTTATAAATTAGATTATGACAATACACAACCCAGATGGATTTAACCATCTGGGCAATGTAGGGGTAAGTAAGAACTTCAAAAGAAAGTTATAATGGGTTTTAATATATAAAGGCAGATTTATATATTACTTAATAGTTCTATTATATATTATTTATATACAGATTTTAAAGCTCCATGTAAAGGATTAACTGTATAATGCGTTACAGTATCTTTAGGTTTAGGATAAAATGATGTATCAAGATCTTCTATAAAATCTTCATAATCACCACTTGACGGTATAATATCAGCTTCCTGACATGCTGTATGAATTTCTACATATGGATCGTTTATGACAGCATCGCTGCTGTTAAACAAATCTGACAATGATTTTATTCCATTCATTAGTTTTCCTCCTTAATTTATAATAGTGCACATATCTCTACCATATTTAGTATCAGCACATCTATACTGGCTGTTAGAAAAATATGGTATTAAACCATATCTAATAGGATTATTAGCTGTAGGTTTAACCGGATAATATGTAACGATTGATGTATCTATTTCAAAATTTAAACCCGATCTTCTATAGAATAGATTATATTGAGGAACTTGCCCGCTAGTATATTTATGTGTAGCATAATCGTTGTGTGGATAATATTCTCCATTTTTTAAACTATTTGAATACTTGGATATATCGCTATCAGGGAATTTTTTCATTTTAACATATCCTGGAGCATATATTCTTTTCCATGGTTCTATATTTCTTTGCCTATCGTATAAATCAATTATATATGGCATATGGTCATATAAATATTCGTCAGTATATCCCTGAATATGCGGCAAATCCGCTAAAAAATACTCAAAACACAACCATCTGTCACATACTATAGTCCCAAGAGCCCCAATATATGGGAATGTGCTACATCCGGGATTATAGCATGCGCGAATCATATCTTTCCACATCATCCATGCTTTAGGATTATCATCTCTCGATGCTCTGCCCATATACGAAGTATCATAATCCAAATTTGGTATGTACCATTTTAAGTTGCCTTTTATAATGCTATCGTATGTAATAATAGAATCAGATGCTAATAAAATAAATTCGCGATTGTATATATCCACCCTAAATAATGGGCATTTACATTCCCCAATTTCTGGATCTAATATTCTCTGGTCTCTTCTAGATATTTCTTTAATATGTACAATATATCTCTTACCAGAATAATAAATTTGATTTAGTTGTATCGGATCTCCTAATTTAATCTTGATTGGTTCAATAATAATGTTTTTCATAATGCATATCCTTTCTTCTTTATCCCCTGATATTGCCTAATATTAATTAGTCTTTATGCTTTAGTAATTTTGTTTTTACATGAATCTTTTTTATTTGTTTTACTTATCTTTCTACTATTTAAATCAGTATGAGCGTAAGCGGAACCTTTTTGCTTTGTTTTTATGTGAATCTTTCTTATTGGTTTTTATTTATCTTTTATTTCTTATTTATCTAAATTATTTGAATCTACTATCTGCGGAGAGACCGCGGTCTTTACAATTCTGTTTAGGCCTGTGTATTTTTTTACACAAGCTGATTTCAATCAACAATTACTATACCTTAACAAATAATTAATATGGAAAATACCAGTGAAATTAATATAAGAAAGGAGATATTAAATTGAATAAACAAAGATTAGAAGCAGAAAGATTAATTTATAAAGTTATGGATATATTAGACCCAAGTGGAAAAAATAAAGAATACTGGGTAGAAGAATTTAGTAATATGACAGACGAACAGTTTAAGAAATATATTTCAAAGCATTACCCATTTTATTTCCAAACTGGAGCATTTAAAGAACCAAGAATCAATCAAATAGAAAAAGCATTTAAAGCAATAAATGTACCGTTATTAGAAAGGGTATATTTACCATATAAATATAAAGACCCAAAGACTGGTAAACCTATAAAAAGTAAACCTTGTTTAGTAGTATACATTCATATTAAGAGAATGAAACAGCTATTAACCAAAAAGAATGGTATGCAAATATCTGCAGATACTAGAGATATGAAAACTGGATTGCTTACAGGAATAGATAAAAATGGTAAAGAGTCGGATAGGGAATTCGAATCTTTAGCAGTATCTGGATTAGATTATACAGCAAAAGAAATGAGTAGACCAAGAGCAGATGCAATGGATGATAAAGATGTAATGAATAACACTATTAAAACTTTAGGGCAAGTATCATTGTCGGAATTACCAGAGGATATAGCAGATCCCCTATCAAAGAATCTATTGAATGCTTATTTTATTGGAGCTCAATTGTACACAAATATTATCAGTAAAGATGATTATATGCTTCCATATACTCTCAAAGATAAAAATAAAAAATTAGAAAGATTGGATTAAAATACATAGGGTGGAGAGAACCTCTCCACCCTATACATTATTTTCTTATATGATCATCTATATTTGCCAGCACAAATATGATAATCCACATCTGTGCTGCAGCCCATAAAATATACTCAAATCCTAATACCAAATCTGGCAGCCAAACTACAGCTATCGAAAACAGAAAGTTTATAAATAATGCTACCAGTGTAATACTGATAACAATTCTCTTTTTTGTTTTATTATTCATTTAATTTTCCTCCTTAGTATTAGTGAACTCCTAGTAATGCTCTTTTCTGTAGCTCTCTTACCAACTTACAAATAAACTGAGCTTCCTGCGAGTTATCCCTTTTACAGTTATTAATATATGCCAGTTCCTCCTGAGTGAATCTAGAACCATCCAAGAATCTATACTGGGATTCATTCTGCTTAAATTTATTAAGCATATTCCCTCCAGTATAAATTTTCGTCAATGATGACATCTCAGGATTCTGGCTGATAACGACGAATATATTTTCATCGCTATCATATATAATGGCTACTCCATCTCTAATATAGCCTGTTCCAGTAGACTGAGACACAATGTCTCTAATTTCCTGAATATTAAAATATTCTGTAAGCCTTATTACTAATTCGAAAATCGGTAACTTAGCCACAGTTATCTGTTTTTGAGGTTTAACGTATTTCATAACATTGCACCTCCATTTGTAAGTCTGGCTGTAACCTTTTTGTAGCAATCTTTACGTACTATATCTTTAAACCAAAAAGATGATTCTTCATGCTCATGGTTTGAGATACTATACGAAATTTCCTTATTTCCATCGGCATCTTCTTCTGTCTGTTCAATAATATAAAAACCGTCAGGCAAAAACATTAGCGCCATATCTACAGTTACAGCACTAGCTAATCTGTATCCATCGCTGGTAATAAGAGTTGCTTCCATACAACGCTTTCCGAACATTCCGTTGAATACGGATGCGCGACTAGACCAATATTTATCATTGGCTTCATCATACATACTATATCCGACGAAATCACCAATCTGTCCATATAAATATTGTACGCCGTCCTCTTCAAGTATAGTATTCATTGGAATCTTGTCCATTTCTTTATAAGATTCCTTAAGGTACACTTCAAGTTTGATCATGTTGTTGCCATCGGTGAACAACTTTGTTTCTAAAATGTGCATCATTTCATTCCCTCCTGTGTGGTTTAATATTTCATTTGTATCACGGTTATAGTATATTATCAAATATATCATAATTTACAAATAAATATATTACCAAATATTGAAATACGTTAGATTAGAGCGACGTGAGTATTATTAAGCGAAATATCAAATCTTTTGACATTAAATTAACTGGATAAAAATAAGGGGGCTAGAACAATGAAAGATACAACAGCCATATTGAAAGAAGCTTACCCGGCAATAGAAAATGCTATGAAAAAGAATCTTAATAGCTATAAAAAGTATCTGTCTAATTTCATTAATAATAATTCAGATATTTTATATTCAAATATGCCGTCAAAACAATTATATTTTTCACAGAATGATTGTGATGAGTTATTTAAAGCGATTAATGTAAACCCTAGTATTATTACTAGCGCTATTGGCCATACATATTATGCAGAAATTGCAAACTTTAATCCAAGATATGCTAAAGATGAAACTACAGTAACATTGATTTGTATTATAAGATATTTTCTGCTTCATAATATGAAAAAAGAATTAGATTTGGCATTGGTTAATACCGTGTGTAGCGGTAAATATTATCCTAGCATCTGGTATTCATCATTCCCTAAAGCCGCACCGAATGAATATGTAATGGATTATGTAATTACTCATATGACCACAAATAAATTTGATATTGTACGTCAGGGTAATGTAATTGGAGCGCTTAAGAGTATTGCTACAACATGGGTGGAATCTTATAAAGATAGATTTAAGGATTTTCATGATGAAGACGTACAGTACGTAATTCAGCAGTTGCATAATAGAATTAAATCATTTATGAATAATATTGCTGAATTATATTATGATGCCAATAAAAATAAAAATGCTTATATTACATATGATTCAGATGATGTATCTGAAGATAATTATCATCTTGCTAATTCTGATTCCATTATGGTTGATAGATATGCAAGTACAACTATAAATTATATAAATTCTCATGGAATAAACTATAAAGTTTGTAAACTTGCATCAAATGATCTTGTTAAATTTGATGAGCTTAAGGGAATTATAGATATGCTCTTAAGCGATAAAGATAATATTCCAATGATAAAAGAGTACATTACTCTTATGCTTGCTTGTTATTATATGGATACTAGAAAGAAGAATATAAATGATATTGAATTTGTATCATATTGTATTACCCCAAAACCAAATAGCAAGAATCAATATCATTTGAGAATGAAAGAATTATCAGAAAAAATGCTTATTAATAATGCCGCTAATTTTGCCAGAAGACGTTCCAGAGGTGCTACAGAATCAGCATATTTTAGGGCATTTAATGCCTATTTCGCCTTACTAATCCAGCAAGCAAATTAAAAAAAAAATATACCGCTAGGCAATTATGCCTAGCGGTGTTAATATTTAGTTTTATTATAATTATTATTCTTTGTTTTTGATCATTACTAAGTTGCCAAGATATTTAGGATCTGATTCATCATCAAAATCCCATGTTTCTTCTTGCATTTCTGTTGTTATTATAGGAAATGCTTCAACCAACTGCTTAAATTGATGCTCAGATTTTACTGTAGGAAATTTACTTCCTAAGTCTTCTCTGAATTCATCATATGTCATTTCGCTTATATCTACAGCATGATATTCAAAATTTTCATTTCTAGATAATATTCCGGAATTTAACCTGTAATGCTCTTGAAATTCTAAGCCATACTCGTATGACCATATTTCTATATCAAGTTGTAATCTTTGCGATTCTCTAATTATATGGGAACCAAAGCTATTATTCCCATATGATTTTTGAAAATCATTGAAATATGTTAATGGTCCAGGAAACATACATACCCATATAGACCATGCAACTTCAAGATCTATTTCAGCATATTTAATTAACCCATGAAGCCATTGCTTTTTTATAACTTCCGCTTTAAATACTCTAAAGAAATGCGGTGGATGTGATACATATGGCGCTCCCTGAGTTGCATCTATGTTATTTAAACAACTCATATAATTATAATCCCCTTGAAGAATTGCTATAAGCTCATCCACATTAGGGGCATAACCTCTTACCCTTAAAGTACCAGTACATATATTAGGCATAATATTACTATCCTTTCTATTTATAACATACTACAATTTCTACGTCATATGGGCCAAATATATCTCTTATAATTTCTTTTACTCTACTCCATTCAAGTTTATCCAACCCGCATCCTATGCGTGGCATAGCGAGATATTTAATATTGTTTTTGTTTACATAATCAGCCAATGCCTCTAATGATAATAAGAAGTCATTATAAGTAGGCTTGTTCCAATAATTAAGTTTTGTTACCATATTAAGAACCCTATCACATGGCAATACTAAAACATTATTTTTACCAGGATTTGATATCCATTGTTCTATGACATCTCCATACTTAAGAAGTTTATTTCTCACATTAAATCTTCTATTAAATTCTACAGCTATACCTTTGCCCATTGCTAAATCGGCGCTAATACACTGTACAAAGTAGTATTTTTCCGGCATATCAAATAAATCCATTTTTCTCTCTTCAAACATCATAATTTTACCCTCCTATAGTGTAAATTTTTATTACTTACACGTATATAGTATATTATTATTTAATTAATTATAAAAAATAATTAACTTATGATTAAATTATATTATTGGAGGTGATATAATGAATAAAATAGATATGATTAAAGATATTATAACTAATGAATATAATAGTATTATGAGAAAAATGCCAGACGATATTAGAGATTTAACTAGTAATGTGCATAAATTGTATAGCGCTTGCGAAGTTACCAGAATAGAATTTAATTCTATTTATAATTTCATCGTTGAAGAAATAGATTCTAATAAAGCTATTGTCACCGTAATGGATTATAATGGTAGTAAATTTGGGGAGTTTGAATTCTATTTACAATAAAAAAATAAATATGAGAATGCCGGTAGGGATTTCTCCCTACCGGGTATATATTGGTTCGGCAGATCTATATTTTTAATATAGTCCGCCTTTCATATAATTAGTGTTTTTCATAGGATATTTATGACTTAGCCTACTAATATTTCTTCAGTACGTACTTTTATTCCGCAAACATCTTTGTATGTTTGCGCCATATGGTATGTATAACCATATTTTTCATAATACATATGTATGTACATATAAGTAGACTGTAGGTCTTCTATGGATTCATCATAAGTCGAATAACTTTCACCGTTCATAAGATGCTTATGAAGATTACGATCATTCGTGCTTATACCCATATAAGGGCCAAACCCATACAAAGCTCCAGATGGTTCTTTGATGACCTTAGTCATAATGCCACCTCCCTTCTGGAAAATATTTGAAAGATAATATTTCTATCTTTCAAATATATATTATACAATAATTTTGCATAATATAACCAGAAGGTTAAGTGTGGCATGTCAATATTTATTAAATCAAAAAAATAAATTAAATTACCCGTAGGGATTTCTCCCTACGGGTTTTATATTTGTTTTATAATGTAATCCATCCTTTAAAGAAATCTACTGGAATTTGTTTAATAAATTCGTTTTCATTTTCATCATTATACGAATCAAAGCACCCGACTTCAATAATAAGTTTTTTAAAGTCTTTTTTAACATCATCTAATGGATAGTTGTCAGTGCTAATTTTACCAATGCAACAATCGCTACAATCTTTATCTGACCAAAAGTAATAATAGTAATTTCCACATTTTCCTAGCACATGAATATCATCAAATTTAGCAGAAATCCCCAAATTAGTATGAGGTTTTCCTCCGGCATCTATAAGAGAGCAGCTATCTTCCCAACATAAATAATTTTCACCACGAACTTCAGGATTATAATTTATACGCAAGCTCTTATATCTTCGTGCCATATAAGCGTCAATGATATCTACGTAATTAATAAAACCATTTATATATGTGCTAGATACATATGAATATACTACACCTTCTGTTGGTCCTTCCATTAAATCATCATGGTCGGGATAATCAATCCACTCCATTTCATTTAATTTTTTTGCCTTATAAATACAACCCATGGGTACATTTTCATCTCTAATTATTTTGGCCATATTTAACCTCCGCTTTATTTTCTTATAAGTTCCGCTTTAATTACTCCATCCTTACAAAGTTTTACACCCTGGCTAAGACTAGAACCAAGCGGTATTGAATCTGTTTCGATTTCTAATACTTCATCTAATCGTATTATGCGAATAGTATTATTACATGAGCACGTAAATACATTTTTAATGTAATCGCCTTTAGTAAGTTTGATTATTTTACTACCGGCTTTATTTCTATCGCTTTGTGGGAATGCTCCTTGACTAATACGATTAAATCTTCCTTTAGCTGTAACAACTACAATATCTTTAGTATCAGACGTAATTACAGAAATTCCATCTATAGGCTCGTTAGTTTTCATTGCCTGATTACCAATGGTTGCTCTCTTAAGATATGGTATCTGTTCTATAGGCATTCTCAATGCTTTAGATTTGGTATATACTACAATATCAGATTTCTGATTTGCAATTAATATATCACAAATCATATCATTAGGATTAAGTTTAGAATAGATAATACCAGATGGTGTAGCGTTTATTACATCGTTTATATCCATTCTTTTAATTAATCCATTTTTACTTATAGTAACCACAAAGTATTTAGATGACTTATTCATCAAATGTTCGGCTATAGGCACATACATCACAGTGATAATATTGCTCGTAAGCTTTTTGAGAATTAACCTGATGTCAAACCCAGGACTATTCTTGTCTGTGAATGATATTTTATGAATTGGCATTCTAAATACTTTTCCCATTTGATCAAATAGTAATATATCTTTACTATTATCACCAACTATAACGCATTTAGCATTATCGCCTTTAAATGTTCTAATTGGCTCTGCAACCTGAAGCTTCTTAATAAAGTTCTGCTCTGTGATTACAATCTTGAATTCGCCTTCTGGGATATTAGATGCCTGAGATTCTGATATGATTTTAGCCTGTCTTGGCTTACCATATTTTACTTTTATATCAAGAAGCTCTTGCTCTATCTCCTTATCTATTAAGCTCTGATTTGTAATTATATTAACAAATTCATTAACCTTATCAAGAAGCATTTTCTGTTCTTCTTTATACTTATTAAGATGGCCCTTAGACAATTTTCTAATTTCAGTGTGCAATACAAATTTAGCCTGTAAATCTGTTATATTAAGTTTCTTCATTAGCCAATTTATCAAATAGTTTTCATCCATAGATGATTGATTACGAATCATATGAATGATATTTTCCACATCGCCAGATTCAAGAATCTTAATATAAGTATCAATCTGATGTAATCTTGTCTCTGCTTTCTGAAGCCTGAAATTATATAATCTGAATTTTACCGATCTTCTAAATTCAATAAAGTTTGCTATATACGCTTTATAGCTTATACGGCCGATTTCAGTTCCATCTATAACAAGCATATTAACCCGCTTGGTATCCTGAAGACCTGCGTTTTTATATAATACCTGCTTTACATATTCTGGATCTGAATGTTTTTTAAGTATAATATGAATATCTAATTGCTCATCAGTAGAATGATCCTGAATGTCAGCAATCTGAACAAGCTTCTTTTCTTTAATCAAGTCCTCTATCTTTGCTGCTACATTATCATAGAATACTAAATCCGGAGTAGACAGAATATGAAGAATATCAGTATCGGTTTTAGCATTATGCTCAATTTCGATTTTGCCTCTTTCGGTATAATAGCCAAATCCTGAATTACTTATCTTCTTCCAGTCTGTATCTACTATCTCTGATTTTTGGCATGGATCTGGTACTAATACTACTTTAGCATTAGGATCGCGCAATACAGCTATAGTGGCATCGATAACCTCACCAAGATTATGTTTTGGAATTTCAATCTTATCGCCAATTGCAATACCAAAACATCCATTAACCAGAAGCAACGGTACTTTAACCGGTAAATATTCAGGTTGAATAGTGTGATTATCAAATGTATTTTCCCAGTCTACAACCTCTCTAAATTCCTGCAGCTCTCCGATTACACATTCCATAGCGAATTTAGATAAATATGATTCTGTATATCTCATCGCTGCCTGTGGGCCGCCCTGTAAGGAACCGGAGTTTGAATCATAATTAACCAACGGTATTTTAATCTCAAACCAGTTTGTTAATGTTTTCATAGCTCCATATATTGCATCATTTCCATGCGGATGATAACTACCCATGACTTGCCCTACAGTACCAGCAGATTTTCTTTTAGATGATATATCTACCGCTTTAATATTATTCCACATTGTATAAAGTATAGCTCTTTGTACAGGCTTTAATCCATCTTTAATATCTGGAGTAAATCTGTCATATAATATATAGATTGAATATCTTTGCATATTGTCCATATATGCTTTCCTTGAATCTATTTTTATAATATTATCTTTCATTATACTTTACCTCCTTATATTATATATAATATGCGATTATAAACCCATTTTATCAAGAGGTATCCAGGTAGACCTAAGCCTACCTGGATTAATACGATGGTTATTGTCTTTTATTAATCAACCTCTTCGGCATCGTACCCATCAATCGGCATACGTTCTTCGCATGATTCAGCATCACATTCTTCTGTACATGCGTCTACAGGGGCGCCATTCGGCTCTGCACAACCGCGAGTTTCATCAGATGCACTACAGTCGCATGCTTCACAGTCACATGAATCGGCATCGCAACTGCACGATTCACCATTGCAATCACATTCCTCAACCTCGTCTTCATCGTATGGAAGGATATTGAACTTAGTGATTGTTCCGAGTTTACCGCCGTATACAGTACAGATAAGTTCAACACACAGATCGCCGAGATCTTTGATGACATCGCGTACTTTGCTGAAGAGGATGATTGTAAATTCCTGCTTTTCAGCATTGTAGTTTTTAACATATCCTGCTGTACAGATGCGGGTATCTTCCTGATTTTCCGGTTCAAGAATGTATCTATATGTACCAACCGGTACAGAAATTTTGTTGAATTTCATTTCTGCCAGTACATCAAGAATCTCTTCGATCACGTTGTCGGACAGTGTGCCGTCGAAGATAAGTTTAGCCTTTACTTCATTCGGATTAGTTTTAGGCTGGGTGTTATGCTTCGGGAATGTGCTGCGTACTTTTGCTTTTTTGTTTTTGTTCATGGTGGTTAACCTCCTGCTTAAGATATGGATTTTAGTTAATTGGTTTAGCATTAAGTAGTTTTCTCATGCTAGTAATTTTATGTACATGATTTCGTTATTTATAAATATTTACATTTAATTAAATATTAATGGTAGTGGAGGTGGATAAATTGGCAACATATGGTAGTAAATACCCACAAATTATAACCGATCCAAATGGCAATACCGCCAATTCAGATACACAAATTATAAGAATGACAGCAGAAATGTTATATGACATCATGCATCATACACATGCTGCTAAAGACATTGAAGGTTATGTCCAGGGTGGTGTTGATGAAAGTATGAGGCAAACCATAGAAGAACTCAATACCAAAGTTAACAAGCAAGATCAAACTATATCTGAATTAAAAAATACAATAAATTTGCAAGATCAAGCTATCAAAAAAATGGTTGATGCAATAAAATTACAACAACAAACAATAGACAAGCAGCAAGAAACAATAGAAACATATAAAGGAAGCATCGATAATATATCAAGCGATATTGAATCCATGCAGGATAATAGCGTAAAAATTTCTGATTGGGATGCTACAACTCCTGGCATTCAGGATATAGATGGAAATACAATATCAGATGGAGAACCGGTGCATGGTACTGAAATTTGATAAAAAATAAATATGAATACCGGTAGGGGAAAAATCCCTACCGGATTCTATTTGCTTTATATAATATCTTCTTTACGAACTTTAATACCTCTGAAAAATACAGATTTATCAGACTGTAATTCAGTAATATATTTAAGTTCAGCTTTACAATCTTCTATTGTATATTGTTTAAGAGTTCTTCCAAGTCCTGGAATTATAGTTGACTTGCCCAACATCTTAGGGTCCATCTCGCCCAAACCCTTATAACGCGTTAGATTAGAAGGTTCAAACTCACTAAATAGATTCATCAATCCCAATAAGCTTGTTTGCGCGCCATTTACAACGTAGAATCTATCAGAATTATAAATCATATCTACCAATTCCTTACAATCATTTAACATCTGAGCTGTACAGAACATTGTCTGATATTTAAAACCTACCAATCCTCTTATGGTTGTTATACCATTTTCTTTTGTTACTTTAGTAAATTTAAACTGTTTCTCTACAACAGATTTAAATTTATTTGCGGATAGTTCTTTATTATATAAAACAAATTCTAGCAAAACAGGATCAATCGCATATGTTAATGATACATGATTTATAAATTTTACATAATCAATATTATCATATAATATTTTTGTTATCTCCTGTTTTGTATATTTTCTACCGGTTAAGCTCTTTACTTCGTTCTCTGCACAAAATATATCCTGTACATATTTAACATAATCTATTTTGTTTTCAAAGAATTTCATTTTGTTCTTATTCAAAGATATTCCGTACAACGGCGGAGTTGCAGCATATAATTTACCCTGCTCAATAACAAACGGTAAATATCTTAAGAATAAACCAAATACTAAGCATTGAATATGCGCGCCATCTGCATCTGAATCTGTTGCTATGATTACTTTAGATGGTCTAAACGCATCCGGATCAAATTTTCTTTGATATCCAGTATAACCACATATTTTGAAAATAGAAGCAACTTCCTCGTTCTCAAAATACTTTTTAGTCGGTGTAGTGAATGCGTTTATCATTTTACCCCTAATAGGCATAATGCCTTGAGTTGCCTTATCTCTATTATTTTCCATGCCAGATGCGGCACTATCGCCCTCTGTTATGATAAGCTCAAATGCCCCTTTATGGTTGGGCTTCTTATACTTAGCCGGCATTCCTGACACTACAGATGATGTATATTTGTCAGACATTTTGATTTTTTCACCGTCTGTTTTGATTCTTATTTCGCATACTTCTTTTAAATATTTAGAAATTCTCTGTAAATCTCCAGGATTTAATTTTGCCCATTCGTTAAGAGCTCTAAGAGTAACATCATATACGAATGGTTTCATATCTTCCTTAGAAAAGATTTCCTTAGATTGGCCGGTAAACATTGGACTAATATGAAAAGCTGACACTACAGCTCTTAGTCCCGTTCTAATATCCTGTGCATTAACTTGAAGTTTTTTGTTATTCGCTAAGTATATTTTGTTCATATAATCACGAAAATACTTAACGATAGCATCCAAGAGTCCGTCGATATGTGTACCTGCCGAAGTCGGGCACATATTCGCAAAGCCCAATATATTTGGGTCGTCCATATTGGCTACGTCGTATGAAAATAATACTTCTATCTTCATCGTACCATTGTCTTCAGAAAAATGTATAGGATTAAAGACCTTCTTTTCGCATATGTTATCCATAAGTTCATAAAGGCCATTCTTATTTTCTAATATTTCTTTTCCGGCTCTACCAAATGAATCAATATGATTAAATGTAACAATTGTCCCAATAACACAAGTATGAACAATTAACCATATTAAGTTTCTTACTTCATTTACAGAAACCGTAATATCTCCCATCATACCAGACGGGGCAAATGTTGTAATAAGACCATGCGACTTAGCATGTTTTCCAATATTCTGTAATCCTTTATTATCTATTACTCCTTCATTAAATACTACTTTAGCAGCCGAACCATCTTCTCTGTATGACTCTACAATAAAGAATTTTGATAAATAGTTTGTAATAGTAGCTCCCATACCATTCTTACCAGAACTGTACTCTCCACTACCTTCTTTCTTATCATAATTTGACGATGAATGCAATATTGAAAATACAGGAACCAAATCATTAAGTTCAATTCCTGGGCCGTTATCTTCAATAATGCACACATGAGACCTTTCATCATATGACATGTTAATTTTTTTATCTAACGTCCATCCTTTATTAATGGCATCAGTTGAGTTCTGTAATATTTCTCTGATCATATTAATGAATCCAGCATTACCCAGAGCACCAATATATACATCAGGCAATTTTCTTACAGCTTCAAGATCGCTTTTAAGGTATTCAATTTTCTTTTGTTTTTTGACTGAATCTGCCATTTATAACACTCCTTTCTTTAATTGTTTATTTTAAGGTTTATCGCGTTATAAAAAACAACTTGTTACAATATAATTGAGCGGAGGGAGTTATCCCTCCGCCCTACTTTCTTGTTAAGTCATTATTGTAGATATTAAAGTTCAATCTTCTTTTCAGACTTAACAGTCCCATCAGCCTGCTGTGTTACAGTTGAACCGTTAGGAGTTGTTCCTCCATTTACCGGCTGCTGCTGCGCAGGTCCATTCATAGGCTGCTGGGGAGTTCCAAATACAGGATTATTCATTGTCTGCTGATTTCCCATTGGGTTCATCTGCTGTACATAATATCCCTGCTGGGGCTGACTGTATACAGATCCTCCCATCATATTGTTTGCCTGCTGTACAAACTGCTGATTCGGAGCCATAGGATTCACACCATATGGAACGCCCTGAGGAGCCTGCATAGGATTTACCATCGGATTAGCAGGCTGCATTGGCTGCTGCTGATACATATTCATTGCCGGATTCATAGGCTGTGCATAATACCCCTGCTGAGGATAATACTGCTGCGCGTAATACCCCTGAGACGGGCCATATGCCCCACCACCGAACAGACTGTTGTATGCGCTATAAACGCCGGCATCATTAGCGTTGAATACTCCATTAGCATGATAATACTTGTTGAAGTTATTCATCGCATACTCATGAATATCCGGATACTTCTGCAACAGTGGGATCATATTAAACAGATCTCTTGTGAGCTCTGTTGGCAGATCGCCAAGCCATTTTGCATTCTGCATCTGATCCAGAAGCTGATCAACAATATCAATGATCTCTTCTTTGGATTTCATTTCCGGTTTCCATCTTACTTGACAGATCGGACAATATACGTCGCCGCTACCATCATTAATCGGCTGCACAACATCTCTATGGTTTTCGTCCTTATGTGTACAAATGGACCGGATAACATCGTTCCTGTCTACCGTCAGATTGATCTGTGAAGCATTTGGTCTGCTATTCCTAAGAATCTGCATTTCCTCTGATGTAAGAGCATTCTGATTAACCGGTGTCGGAATGTTAGCATAACCCATCGGATTATATCCGTACATATACGTGTTAGGGTCATACTGCTGTGCGTTTGGCTGGTAATAATTCATTACTTCCATTTTAATTCCTCCTATGTTTTAGATTTTTTATAATGAATATCATAACAGGTATAGAGCATTAACTCTATACCCAGCTATGATATACAATTACTTCTTTGTTTGCTAATTGATATTTTATCATTTTTATTTACGAATTAGTTTTAGATTCTTCATCCTTAAGTGAGTTTATATATTTATTACGTTCCCTGACAGATAATGTTTCTTTAAATGGCTCAGTAAATTTACCTTCATAATAGCTGTCATCATCATTGATGGATTTATGACCATCAATAATCCCCATCATCTTATTAATATCTGTAGGATACATATTTACACGATTAGGATCAAGAGCTTCTGTAAACATACTGATTATATGCTCTTTATATTGAGCACTAATGCATCCGAGCGAATCTATTGATTCTCCCAGCAAGCTAAGTGGTAGTCTTGCTATTTCCATGCCTTGAATACATTCGTAATCATAGGCAAAGCACGTAAGTTCTCCTTCTGAGTTTTGAGGAGATTGCATTAGTTGAGGGCTGAGTAAGCGATATACATATATGATACCGTTATCATCATCCCATTTTGTGAATTGTAACTTATTAGTCTCGTCTATAACTCCATTATTATTATCGAGGAATACTCGTACAGGTATATTTTTTCCTGCCTTAAGAGCTGTTCTCATTTTAATGAGTTTATCTTTTTCCATGTTATTAACCTCCTTAATGAGATAATAAACCTAGGGTTAAATAGCCCTAGGTTAAATCTGTCGCTTTACCAAAATGTTTAAAGGGCTGAAATCTCCCTGCTATCTATCATTTTGATATTCATTAATGTTATCTCTGGCTCACAGCCCATGCTTACATTTGTAAACATGCTAAGGATAGCCCCCCAATTCTTACTTCTTGCATTTTGAACAATCTGTTGCTGAGATGCAAATACTCTTTCCTGAATAATGTCCATAGATGGAAACATTTTGACATTTTTATTCAGCGCCTCGTTAATATAGAAGTTTAACGAATTTGAAAGTATTGTTGCCTGCACATAATTATCTTGTGCCTCTGCAATACAAGCCTGCAGTACCTGAGGGTTACGAAAATAATTATAATCCTGAGGCTGAATTAAATCGTATCTTATATCTTTAATGATACGTTTAACATTTCTACGAATGTCATCAATTGCTACTCGATTGAAGAAGTTGGGATCATTATTCTGCCCCCTCTTCTCTGTAAAATAACTTGGTCTGGCCATTTACTTATCCTCCTCTAATTATTCCACCTTACCATATCTAATTGGCGTATCGTCGCAACATAAAGTAACATTTGGAACCACAGTATAACCTTCTGGTTCGATTCCATTTTGTGCAGCAAACTCATTAGCTTGTTTTTCAGATTCAAACTCTATGGTTTGTAATGCATCTCCATTACTATACAGCAAATATCCATCAGATATTATATTTTTTATGCAATATAATGTAATATTTTCTATTGAATCAAAAATATCATCTTCAACTAGTTTTTCTTTGCCGCATTTTGGGCAATAGCCGTAATTCATTCCAGTGAATGAATTTTTCATATCTGGAAGTATAAAACCACCACAGTTTTTATGGCGTTTTACGATTCTTTTATTTTCCATTCACTTATCCTCCTCTATTTTAACTCATTCATTGATATATTACCATCCATGAATGATTCCATACCGACTTTAGCTGAATTATCTACTTCTAAACTAATATCGTTAATACGTTTAAATTCTTCCTCATCCCAATCACCTTTGATATATTCATCAATATCAAAGCCATCATCATAGAAGTCTCCCACATATTTCATAAACGCATAAATTGATTTACGCTCATTCAATTTGCAGCTTTCTACAAGAATAAAACTACGTTCGAAATTTACACTTTCGAAAATGAGACAATCCTTAATCAGCTCGTATGCTGCCGTTCTACCTGTAACAATGTCCCATAAATCTGCAGCATCATTTAATGCCAAGCATATTAAGTACTGTTTTAACTCAGGATTTTTCTGAGTATTATCAATAATTCTTACCATTTCTTTACCCATTATAAATTCCTCCTTTTTATTTAAACATTATTGTTTTCTTATATCGTTATAATATACTACTAAAACGTATTTTACGCTTTTACGTATATTAATGCGGTATCTGCTCTAGATGCACCTACAAGATTTAATGCATTTTGGCTAGTTCTTGAGCAATGTTCTTCTATATAAACGACTTTACCCCATTGCCCTCCTTGGCTTAGGTATGTCGTTATGGCATAAGCGAATTCAAATAAGTTACCTTTAGTATATTTATTATTTTTTATTGTGTTTCTTATAGTATAATCTGAAGTAATGTATTTATAGTTGCATCTGGAATTAAAGAATATAGCGTTTGGAGCCATTTCAGGAGCAAATGTCATACTAAATAATTCCCCATCATAAGATGAAACATCTGGATTCGTTAATACTTTACATATTAATCCATTTGTTAGATTTATTTCTGTACCATTGCTTAATGACACCCCTTCAAGCCAATTATTTGATCTAGATACTACTTTTTCTCCAAATTGAGGTAATTCTGATGTATATCCTTTAAGTGAACGTACACGAGCATTTAATTCATCTCTTGTTTTATTAGTACCGCATATTATTATATCGGCCCATAACAACATATCGTCAGTTAATTGATTTCTGTTAATTACCAGGCTATTACCATAATAACCATTTGGTATGCCGTATCCTTGACCAACGCATGTGGCTATATAATTGATATCATCCTTACCAATTTGTCTCATGCATTTTGTTAATCTTAGTATTTTGCCACCATTAAGAAATGCTGGTTCGTCTCCTATAGGTGGTAACTGATGTTCGTCACCACATACAAGAATTTTTATACCAAACTCTTTAATACATTCGCCTATACTTGCTGGCAAGCAATATCCTTCATCTATAACTATAAGTTCTATTTTATCATCAAGCTTATAACGTTTACAAAACTTTTGTACCATAATTGGTACATTAAGAAGATTATCGTACATTATATGCCCGTATTTATCTCTCATTGGTTCTCCCACAACATTAAATACCCATGAATGGGCTGTCTTTGCTGTAGGAAAACCTTTCATACGCATTACTAAAGATGCTGTTCCTGTAAAGCTCATAGGCGCAACTTCAGTGTTTAAATCTAATCCTAAGGTTTTAACTATTTCCATTAGCACTACAGATTTTCCTGCTCCTGGCACTCCAGCATATTGAAATACTTGATCGCCGCTAAGATGAAACCATTTTACAGCTTCTCTCACTATAGTTTTCTGTTCATCATTTAATGTAAACATATCAACTCATACCCTTCAGTATTACAGTATTTTTCTATGTCGCATTTACGTGCTATGATTACGTCGCCATTTATATTTTTTACCATTATTAGCTCATTAGGATTATTTTTTATTTTATTTGCATCTTTGTTAAATTTGTTGACTACTTTATACTTGCCAGGTTTATTAATCAATATAAAATCATCAACTAATTTCTTATGCATACATACTGCATAATTAGTATATTTATATTCTGATTTTTTGCCAAGTAATTTTTGTATGAAATTTGGTTTTACTAAATTTCTTTCTAGTATTTCATAATATATAATACCATCTTTAGACATTATCATCCTCCTTAATGAGATTATTTTCTTGATTTTGTGGGAGGTTGTACATCCCATGCGTTAAAATCATATAAATGCTCGGTCTTATTAATTTTACAAATAAGATTGAGTATTCTTAATGATTCGTTAGTAAATGCTTTTGATTGCATTTGTAATGTTTTGTCGCCTTTAATATAAGACATAACAAAATGCCCTTTATCGCTTCCTGGAATTGGAGATTGATCCATTGCTACTATTTCATTGGCAATATGATTTTTAAGATATCTAAATGCAAGTATCTCTGTCAATCGTGGATTTTCAATAAGATTAAAATCAATCTCATTGTGCTCAAGCACTGGATATTCATAATCGCAATACTTGATAAATTTTTCTTTTATTTGAATAATACTTTGTTCTTCCATGTCATAGATATGATCGTTATCGTCTATATCTAATCCTGTCTCTCGCATGAATGCATCATTGAACGCGAGTTTAATATTAAAGAATTCTTTTTCTTTTTTAGTCATTTGTTTACCCTCCATTTTATATTAATCGTTATTTGCTTTGACATTGTTATAATATATGATTTCTATTTATTTTAAAGTACGGAGGCGTATAAAAATGAGCAACTCTAAATATCAGACTGAAATAGGAATAATTCAGAAAAAAATTTTAGCATTTAAACCATGTTATGCTAAATTGAAAATACCGGCTTTCTTTGGGATGGACGATGAAACTACAGTGGATATTGTAATGCCATTGCATATATCCATAACATATGGTGATGTAGTAATTCCAAAGGGAACCAAAGTAATTATTCAGGCTGTACAAGGAAATTACAATGATTTAAAAATTATAGGATTTTATGATAAACCAAAAAATTATGACTTCATAAATATGCTTTCTAAATATTTAATTGGAGATCCGCCAGAACCGCATTTACCAAAAGATTATGGGGTATACCCATATGATGAAGTATAATAAATTTGGAGGTGTAATATTATGGATGCTAGATATGCATATCAAAAACCAGAAAATACATATACTCTAGATCAATTTATAGCATGTCAATCAGATGAATCATTCTGTTATGCAAATACATCATTCATAGACCAAATTGATAATATTAAATATTGTGCGTATAATGTGGCATCTGATTATATTGATGAACTGAGAGATGAATACTGCGTTAATGTGGCACTTTCTGAAAATGACGTTATTAGATATAAATATAGACCTAAATTATTAGCCTATGATGTATATGGCAATCAAGAATTATATTTCTTGATATTAATTATAAATGATATTTGCTCTACCAAAGATTTTACTATGACAAATTTAAAATTGCCAAATAAAGAAAATATGAAAAATATTTGCACTGCAATTTTTAATGCTAATAGAAAAGATATATTGCTATATAATGATGGCAATATAAGAACAAGTCAGCAGATAAAAGAAGAGCTAAAAAACATTTAATTTTGAATTTATAATCCCCATAGCCAATGGCTATGGGGATGTATTTATGCATTTACTATTCTACACATATTACCTTTATAGTACTTGTAATGAATATTCTGATTATTATGCATAATCATATACATATTCATAGCAGCAAATGCCGCTGCATTAGCAAACATATTTGTCTCGCTTTCAGGGAATTTAACATCATTAAATTCTACTATGCGGCCAACTGTGCCATTATTTGTACCCATTCCAGGCAATTCTATGCCTTCACGCATTGTTGTCTTATGCACAGGCAAAGTTGAGTAGATATCTTCAACAAATTTAATAGTGTTCTTAATATACGGCATATAGCATGTATATAGATCGTTATTAATATAATACCTACTTTTAACCCTTTGCATTCCAAGAAATTTATTACCTTCTTTATCATACTCTGGTGCAATAAGACAAATCCAATCACTATTTTCAAGAATAAGGTTAGATTCGCCGACATTAGATCTACCAATCAATCTTACCAGATCTGCCTTATTCTTTATACGTGCTTCATCAACAGAATTTGTTGCCACTCTATTAAGCTGAGACGCAGTAATAACTGGTATGTTTTTAAGTGTAGCAAATGTCTTAAATTCATTAACTACAGCTCCAAGTTGTACTCTTAGATCTCCTCCAAATGTACCCTCAACAGATCTGATACGTTTGAGATAGTCCTGCAGTACACATATGACCTCATAGCCTTCATCTTCGAGATCTTCTGTCATTGTATATAAATATGATGTATCTACAGATAAATTAGGCTTGAATTTTATTATGATATCTATAGGATCATTAGAAGATAAGTGTAAATTACCTTTATTAACAAGTGCGTCCATAATTTCATCTTCGGAATAATTAAGCATCCCTTCACCAACGCACATGCTAAACAATCTTTCTACTGTTTCTTTAACTCCATTTTCCATTACTAAGAGTACTACGCAAGGCCTTTTAGTTGGATCTGCGCATTTGTATTCTCTATTATAACGTTTAAGTTGAATGGCCATATCAAGTAGAGTACTAGATTTACCTTCACCGGGTAATCCTAATATTGTATATACCCTTCCCGATTCAACGCCACCACCAGTCATAAGATTCAAAGCTTGAGTACCAAATTTAAGTTTGTTAGACGGAGAAGATAATTGTTTATACGTGCTTATCATAGCTTCAACATATCTATCTCCGGATAATGAGAAAGTAATATCTTCCGCTGCTTCTGCTCTGGCTCTTCTGAATTTAACTTGCATGGAGTTTATCCAGTTTTCAACTTCTCTTAATATTGGCCCTCTGTTAATATAATCAGTAGATTTAAATTTAGTTAATAATGACAAACCTAAATCAATATCATTATATACTATTGCATCTTTAAGTATTTGAGATACAGATTGGTTTACCCAATTAACCTCGTTATTATCCAATTCTGAAAAATCATCCAAAACATTTATACCTAAACCACCGGTAATTTGTCTTAAAATCATCTTTCTATTAGTTAGATTATATTTTAATCTTGCTTCTATACCTTTATTGATAAAGTCTATTCTAGCAAGTCTTTCTTGATCATTATTATAAACATTCATATCTATGGTGAGGAATAAATTACGCAAATTAATCACATTTCCTCTACGAATGTTACGATTTTCAGAAAGTATATATGAACACATCAAATCTAATTCTGTGATATCGAAATTTACATCTATTTTAAAATTTTGATTTTTTATTGGTGAATTAGGTTGATACCTCTGCCTTCTATCTTCCATTCTCTTACCACTCCTTACCCGGACACTAGTATCTTCATGTCCGGGCATATCATAATATCTAAATTAATTTACTTTATTACTTTTTATCCTTAAATGCCAATCCAATTTTTCCGCATTCCTCTTTAATTATTTTATCCCTTACCCAATCGTCGCTTTTAACAAAAACCTCGCAATTGTAAAGTATACTTAAAATAACATCGGCTTTAAATTCTATTGCCTTGGATACAAAGTTATTTTTGATGCTGGCTGAGAATCCGCATATAGAAAGGAATATTATTACACATGCTACTATTATTCCTATATTAAATATCGCATCAGTATTTATTTTTGAAAAGCTTAACAATAGTACTGCCATGCCAATTATGCATGCTATTCTGACTACAAAATCTAATATGCCATATAATGTATTTATAGAAAATGTGGCCATTATATCAAAATACCTTGATAATCTCACTATTTCATCATCAGCTTCTTCAAGAGTTGTGAATAAGTATTTCTTTTCATTATCTCCCATTTTTAGATATCTCCTTCTAATAATTTAATTAATTCGTCTGTTGATATAAAATCATAACCTTCGTTTTGATTTATATACATAACAAATTTATCATAATCAGATATTCCATTATCCAAAATATAAGAATATTGTGTATTCTGCTCTAAAATGGTTTGGTCTATCTGTTGCATTTGCTTATCCTTTTTATCAAGTTCTTGTAACTTAACACTACTAGAGTTTCTAAAGTAATTCCTTACTATAGACATATTCTCTCCAGCATTATTGAATTGCACCCTGATGAAATCGATATGCTGTTCTTCTTTAATCATCTTTATATATTCTATAATCTCTCTAGGATCAGAATTAATAAGATGGTTTATATTGATAGTATTGTAAATGTAACTATCAATAGGAATTAGTTCAGTATAATGCATTCTTGTTGTTGGATTAAATGCAGTGATTAAGAATCCTTTATCCTGCTCTTCTCCAAATCTGAATCTTAATGGGCTACCGTTATAATATGCATATTGCTCATAACATCCTGCAATATGATAATGCCCCATTAGTATTGGGCCTCTGCAATTGCAGAAATTGTTTAATGAAAATATTGGAGCGTGATTGTTGTTTAAAGTGGCAATTTCTGAACCTTTATAAGATCCTCTAAATGTACCGTGCAGTAAGCATAGATCATATGCTCCAGATTCAAATAAAAAGCGATTGTATTCTGTCTCTGGTATACCGTATCGTTCCGGTATACATAATATATTCAATCCTTTTATATTTTCAAATTGTATTTGTTCTACGATCCTTACGTCTACGTAGGGATTTTGCATATAATGATAGAACAATGATAATTGTCCGCTATCATGGCTTTGAGTACCGTCTATAATAACTAGCGTTGCTTGTTTGGCAGCGCATAAGTTTACTATATCATCTACTAAATGTAAAGTGTGCGATATTATAGGATTATTGCTCATATATCTAGAATCAAATATATCTCCGCATATTGCTAATATATCGAAGTTTATATTTATCAATCTATCTATAAATTGTCTTCTTAATTCGGTATACATATATAGGGGGTCTAACACCCCCATATGTATATCCGCTATAGATACTACAGTAAATGATTCTTTCATTGTTTAAACCTCATATATCTTTTTTCTTGTAGTTGTAATAGCATAATCAAATAAAGAGCATACCAAATCCCCGACTTCATCCTCGGTTTTATTATCAGTACGTATCAATGTATTTGTAGGTCTATTTGGATACCATATATTCGACTCAAATGCTTCGCATATCGTTGAATAAAAATTATAAGTTTCAACATCGTATTTATTTTTCTCATGATCATCGTTTTTCACCCTCTTTATACATGTGCTAGGAGCACATGTTAATACAGCCTCATAAGCTTTATTTTGAAAATCTTTAATTTGTTCAGTTATGTATTCTATTAATGATTTTGTCAATGTTGCATCTGATCCCCCAACCACGTATTGATATATCATCATTGATGTAATGAATCTATCTAATATTACTACTTTACCCTGATTAAGGGCTGGTATAATATTATTATGTATCATAAGATTTTTACATGAAGAGAATAATAATAACTCTGTATTTACATCCATTGTACTATACAGAATGATATTTCTTATTTTTTCTGCTATATGATCTGTCCCTGGGTCTCTTATATATTGAACTCCATACCCATCATTATTTAGATAATTTACTAACTTTTTTGCCGCTGTGGTTTTACCTACACCATCAGGCCCCTCAATAATAAAAAGCATTCCTCCGTCAATTAATTTCATATTAATTTCCTCCTTTGGTTTATTACTTTTATAATATATGATTAAATTATATTATACCCCGAGAGGTTAATTCCTCTCGGGATTATTTTAAAATCTTTTGTTTTTATAGTAGTATTCGACCAGCTCTGCAACTCCGCTCATTAGACATGATGTAATGAATAGGAATTTTTCCTGGTCGTATATATCCTTAAATTTATATTCCCCGTCTACAAATGATATATATTCTTTTTCTGATTTAATATGTTGGCCTTTGCGATCAATTTCAATGTTAATTTTTCTTTCATCTTTCAACATAACAAATCCTATGGCAAATTTATCAGTATCTTTGTAGAATATACTGCATGCATTAAGTTTTGTATAATTTTTGGGCATAGTGCCAAGAAATAGATGAAATTGATCATTATTACCATACAGATATGACTCTCTGAGAATATCAATAAATTCTGCTATAGAACACATCTGATTGAATGTCGGGCTAAGAGTTCTGCACTTTTTCATTACTTTTCTATATTCTATCCAAGCTTTAAAATCATGCTTTCTTTTCTTTATAATTATAGGCATGGCAAATTCATTTATTATATTTTTATTCATCAGTGAATCACCTCCTTACGTCATACTTATGTAATTGACATCTGGATCATTGGCCATTTTAATAATGGATGTGAAAAAACTTATTTTAATTAATTCAGTTATGCATTCCCATTCAACTGAATTAACGCGAGCTACATTTGTATTTTTTAATACGGTATATGATTTATATGGTTTAGAAATCTCAAATTTATTATGCCTTATTACATAGTAAACATTCGTAGAATTATTTAGTTTGAATCTTATGTAATAGTCATTACATTCTGTTATTGATGAATCTAGGTTTTGGTAGCCTTTGGTTACAAATATGAAATTAGACGCCATATCAAATACATCTAAATCATAGAACAATTTCTTGCATTGCCTAAACTTTATTATAGATTTGCGCTTTTTGATAAATCTCCATATAGGAGTATTATTCATAATAACAGCAGATCTATATAGATTAAGCATCGTCTCTATTGTATTCATCTAATTTCCTCCATGTTATAGATTTAAATTCATTTTCTATTTTAGAAATATTATAGTACGAAAAAACTAGAGATAAAAATGCCATCTCACAATCATTTATAAACACCAAATGATCTGGTATATTGAAATTTAATACGTATTCATTGTACGATATTGCTGATTTAGATAACTGAAGCACTATACAACCATCGACCTCAATTCCTAATACTACTCTAAGCATATATCTATATGCTGCAAGCTGCAAAAAATAATTAAATGTAATATGATTACTTGTTTTATAGTCCACCAGATATATTTTACCATTTATACGATAGAGGCCGTCTAATGTTCCGCCGAAGTACTTACATATCAAAGTCTTTTCATGGAAAATTACCTCAACAGCGTTACCAATTTTCAAAGTATTGAACCATTTTACAAATGAATTAAATGCAAATTGAGATTCTACTGGTAATGAGCCATTTATTTTATGGCTATCATCTTCAATATACATATCTATATTATTATGACAATGAGATCCTATATTTGCTGATGCATTTAATGTTCTTTTGTATGACATATGTTTGAAACCAAGAGAATTGGCCCAGTACATTAAAGAATCTGAATGAATACATCTTTGTATTATTTTTGTGACTCTTGGTACCTTAATACCATTATATTCATAATCAGAATCAGTAGTATGTATTGGTTCTATAGTATCTAGCATTGCTATCATTTTATTATTCATTTATTATCACTAACCTTTTCTTTTATTTCTCTCTCGTACTCTTCGAATCCTTCCTTGCCAATAGCATCTAAGTTTGTGTACGGAACGAACCAAATGTTTAAGATAATCTTTTTAAGGTTATCATTTAGTAGTTTGTCATTTAATGGGTTGTTGCACATATCCACTATTTCATTTAATTTTGCATCAAAATCGTCAGGAAACATCGCGCTGCATGTCAATAATGATAAAAGTATGTGTTTAACTATCTTTTTTACGAAATCCGTATTTTCGTTGGTGTAAACATACAAAGCCCCGGCAATGACTTGGCAGCATTCTACAATGTGACGAGACTCAAATATCATTAATGTCATATCTTTAATGGATGGTTTATCCATATATTTATTTAAAACATCGTCGATATTGTGCGATAATAATAAATACATTCCGGCAACGGCGTTCATGCTAATACCAAAATCCATTGTATGTACAGGGCAACCGCATTTAATTTGATTCATAAACTCATTATAACTCATCTGATTATTATTCATACCCAAAACCTCCGTTATAATCATTTTTATTAAATGTCGTACTTAAGATAGATTCCTAATATTAGCGTATCCCTGAAACATGATAATAAAATCAATAAGGAGGTGTGTTTACAATGGCTAAAACATATTCCCAAACGTACTTATTTCGTCAGTATAATGAATATGAAAAGAAAATATATGAATTCATTGTGAACTCTGAACGAATTTATACAAAGAGCGCAGAATTTGATGATATACTTTATGATATTAAACGCAGAAGAATTAGTGATCATCTTGCAAAGATTGTTACATCTGAAAATGTGGTACTTGGTTCTTATCCTGGCAAGAGTTTACCTAAGGCGTTTAAAGTATTTGTTGCAGCAGATGTTAAAGACAGTAATAAAGTTAAAGCATTCATTGATGTAAGCGATTGTGTCGTGTATAAGAATGGAGTCTATGTATGTAATAAACTTGATTGGTTAATCAGTTATATTATTAATGCAATGACAACGTTTATTTATGTTAAAGCTGAGAATAAGTTGCTAGGCAATGCATCTATCTTAAAGGATGGTTGCGATGCATGGACTAGATGTTTTTCTTATATCGTAGATAGAATGTATAAGATTACAACTGTTCCACAGATTAAACGTAGAGTAGATTACTTGTCAGCAATTTATTATCAGGTAAATATAATGTGCAAAGATTTTGAACATTATGAAGATTCCATCAAGGCTAATGCAATTAGAACATCGGGCATTGACGCAAGAGATGCTAGAGTTGTTGACATTTCTATTGAAGATCATGATTTCGATAATATTAATACATTTGTAAATGCATTAGGCAGAATTATGCAGTTTAAGGATATCAAAACAGGTAATATTGTTTCATATTGGATGAATGCATTTGGACCTGGAACGGTATTCGCTCTTGAATATTTCCCAGCATTTTCTGCTATGATGACTAATACATATGTAGGTGCTTACTTAGATCAGCAGATGACAATTGAAAAGGTTGCAGGACAGTCAATGGTTATGTTTACGAAGACTATACTTCAGATAGGAGCGAGCGTGTAATATGAAAGATTTGAGCAAAGAAATTGTGAAAAAGCTCAAAAGTAGCACGTTTAACTCCATATATTTAAACACATTGGCTAAGTTACCTATCGTTGTTACTGAAGAAGGAGCTTTTATCAAAAATGTAAGTATATCTGGAGGATTAATTACTGAAGTAGATGAAGATACGCATTTGGATCTTCCGGAAAATATAGAACAATGGAGTCATAAGCTTCTCAATGCAGGATACGATCCGGATTCTATAAAGCTGTTGAAAACAACTGTAGAACAACGATTGACTAAGAAATGCAAATTAACAAGTGTCAAAAAGTTCCATTACGATGACGCTTGGTATTCTTATAGATTTTCATCAGATTATCCAGAAGAAACATTTGGTATTCTTAGATTAGATAACATGCCATTTAGATCTTTTGATAAATTAGAGAATAAAAAATCTTTTATTTGTCGTATGGATCAGCTTATGTTTAACGGTCTAATGGAACCATTTATGTTGTTCGTAAACAGAAAATTTGTAAACTGGAATGCAATTGATGTGGTATTCGATTGTGATGATGTTTATCTATTATTGCATGGGAAGCAATATAATAACTATAATCTTGATCATTCTGAATTTCATATGGTGATTCTGCCGTTTAAATGTGAATTTTTGGGATATGAAGACGACGATCTTTGGGATAGGAATCTAGAAGTGTTCACTATGTTTATGCAAGATAGTTTAATTGTAAATGATGCTGGTAAAATTCAAATCAAAGTTCCTACAATGTATTCTATCTATAAGTATAAAGGTATGATATATAATGTAGGGGCATGGATGTATAACCAGCATAGAAAGATTTACATGGGATTACTGTCTGAATCCAGGATTGCCAAACTTAAAAAAATTATTCTTAATAAATACACATATGATGAATCTGGAAATATTATCAATATATTCAGTACAAAGTTTAATGCTCTTGATAGAGATAGCTATAATAAGGAAATGTACGATTCCATTTGCCATTGTTCAAAGGAATACCTTGAAGAAAATGCTTTATTTAGGTTTAATTCAGATGGTGTTCTTGATATGGAAAATGGCGAAAATATATTAGCTATATTAGACGAGAGCATGACAACTAAAACTGAGTATATTGACGGATTTAATGCTGTGCTTGATGAATCATCTATTCGTGAAGCATTATATAGAGAGAACTTCCTTACGTTTAAAGATGGATTATTTAATCCTGAAACTAATATAGAAATACATCATAAGAATATAATTACTGTAGATGGTGCTGGGTCGCAGCAAGTTGTTGTTAAGATTTTCATACCTGACGATTTAGAAAAATATGTTTGTATTGATGATCCATTTGTACATGAATACATTTCTAAAAGAATGATGGCATACGTAATTGCAAAAAGAGACGGTACAAGACTTTCTGCAATTCTTAAGAATGGTGATATTATAACAAATATAGATGTCGATAATCTTAAATCTGATGATATGAGAGAAATATTTGCAATCTGCACAGATGGCAAAATATTAAGAAGCACTGATGATGATGTATTTATAGATATATCTGAAGAATATATACATATGCTTACAAGTTGTGGTGAATGTTTAAATTATTCATATTTTGATAAATTATTATATCAGGATAACTACAACCATGCATTCAATAAAACAATGAATTTTAATCCGCTGCTATTTAATGATTTAACAAAAACTACAATAAAATCTACTGTAGTAAGTGGCAAGACAGCTAATGAATCATTATATTTTGTAGTGGGTAATGAGAATCGTAAAGGACTTAAAATACCAAGATATAGATATAAAGACCATGAGACTTATGTTATGGTTTTCCATAATGGCGAGCTAATCGAGACATATAGTAATATGTACGTGGCTCCTAATTATTTCTTTTTACCAGTTGAGAAGGAATTTAATCCTGGAGATACAATAGAATTTTTATTCTTTACATATTGCGATAATAATGAAATACACTTTACAATGACTGATAATATGATAAGTAAGCTCAAATCAACTCCAGACCCTGTATTTCTTAGATCTGATTTACTAGAAGAGTATATTAGATTAGAGGATATGAAGATATTTGCAAAATATCCTGAGGAGATTATGTTTTATAAAGAGCTTATAGAAGAACGCGACGATATAGCATTTAACGTATCATATAGAGACTCAAAAAATAATTTATTAATATTCAAAGAGGTTGTGATCCCACCATCTAATTCTCAAAGTTTATCTAATGAAAAACTTGACGAAGTTGTGGGGGTTGCTCCATTTGATCAAAAGGTTCCAAAGTTAGCAATACATGAGGAGCAATCTGGTAAAGTTACGCGTGCTGAACTTGAAACATATAATAGAATCATTGAAAATATAGATACAGAAAAAGAAATTAATGCAACTCTTCCTAGAGTTAATCAATTTACCGCTGTATCGTCAAAGAAATTCATATACCAAAGAATATATGTGGATCAAAAAGCATATAGACTTAAACTTGATGAAAGATTTAGATACTGCGATAATCAGAAGCAATATCTATTTTTTATTAATGGTAGAAGAGCTGACGATGATTCATTTCTTATAACTATACCGAAATATAGTAGACCATTTTGGGGAATGTATTTATATACCGTAACATTTGTTAAGCCTACAGACAGAATAGAAGTATTCTATGTTCCCGAGGAATTGGTTAATATTAACACGGAAGAAACTCCTGTAAATATGTATGAGAATGGTTATATAGAAACAGAAAAAACTCAACTTGAAGTTCCGTATGTGAGTGATTTTTATTTATTCTTCTTGAATGGTAAAAAGATACCGTCTACCGACCTTATTACAGTTGACACTCATACATTTAGATTGAAATCTGATCCTAGAACATTTCTTAGATTAAGAGTCAATCCAATATATACATCTACAGATTCAAGAATTACTGATTACATGAAGGCTGAGAAGCTTTCTAAATACGATGAATTAATTAAATATATAAAAGACAGCGACAATCTTGGATATGATGAGCTTGATAGATTATTCGGAGTTTTTATTAAATTATCAGATAGTGAAAACGATAAGCTTAGATGGAATGTTGCTCGTATAGCAATTATAAATGAAATAGTAAGAGACTTCTGGGTTACAAGTGGTTATCAATATAATGAAAATCCATTTGTATATGACTATGCTCTTGATGAATATATTATCAAGGATAAGAATGGTAATTACATTTTACCTGCACTTGATGCTACTCCTGTAATTAATATATTAAAAAATTATATCAGACTGTTATACTTCCGTACAGAACCTGAAAGCACATCATTCGAAATAGGTAGTTCTGTATCAAATATAAAATTCTTTTGGGATTTCTCATACCCTATAGGCCAAGCAACTATTCAGCTTGTTAGTCAGTATGTAAATGATAAAGAGATGAATATTAATGCTAGAACCTATAATACCGGTAGCGATGAAATTTCTGAGAATACATCATACCATTTTGTATTTAATACAATGCAAAATACTATTGAAAGAACAGTTGATATTAAATTCTGTAATGGTATCTATTATGGTACGGTTGATGAAGATATATTACAGCATTATAATACTCAAAGAGTTAAGTTTAATCTTGATGAACTTATAGCTGTTATTCCTAAAGATAAAATAATACCATCATCAGCAGAGCAGGCTGCTGAAAACGAGAAACTAAGTATTGTACTTAGAGAAAATGATATTATAAGAAATATCAGTACTCTAGAAGAACTTCTTAATCATAAACCTGATAAATTCGAATGGCCGCCGTGGTTAGTAAATGTAGACGATGAAGAATTATTTGCCATCTGTACGGATGGTAGAATTCTTAGAAATTTACGTGTTGATCTTGAAAGTGGTACTGGCGAAGGTGAAGTTGTAGATGAAGCAGGGCTTGCTAAAATACTACTTGGTCTTAATGTGGTATATCAAGATGAGGTTGGATTGGATTTCAATACTTATAAGATAGGAAGTAATAACTATTTTGTTTATGCTTGCCCGTCAAGATTAGCGTTTGATAGCAAGACTGGAAAATCGGCAATAAAATTCATTATGCCTGATTTGAATGATCCCGATCTTATAGCATATGGTAAGGATGATCATACTACACCTGTATATACGGATGGCACATTCGATGATCAGAACTTGCTTGTAAAATTGGAATATTGCAAGATGATTTACCTTGGCGAAATCAATTTTACCAATAGATCGGGCTATACAGAACCATATATGATTTGGAGATCTAATGGTTTCTTTACAAGAAAATATGATGACTATAATTTTAAGATGCAAATCTTAAGCGTGAAAGATTTTGAAAAAACTGATTCTGACAATATTGTCATTGATGAAGATAAACCTAAAGCTGTTGCTAAGAAGACCGGTACCATTAGGTTGGTTAATACATCTTCCCCTAAACCTACAGATATAAATGATAATATTGTAATGATTGATACTCTTCTTTTCTAAAAAATAAAAAGAACAACCAGAGGGATTACTCCCTCTGGTTTAATCTTGATATTTTTTCAGCGTTAATATCTAATATTCTGTCTATTGTACTCTGGCTTGTATAAACCATTTGCATAGCAGGATATAAATCATCATTATACATTGGCGGAAGCTGCTTCACCCATTCTAATAAATTTATATATTTAGTTTTACTGTCAGCATATAACTCTATATGCTGCTTATCTGTTAATTTAAAACCAGTATTCTGAAAATCTGGCTCAATAAGCGATAAATTTTCACGGATTACAAATATTCCACATTCAGCTTCTTCTTCATATATTAACCATTCTGTTGGTAGTGGATTTCTATCTAATATACTTTTATCATAGCTGATTAAAAAGTATATATAACCTGGCGCATAGTAGTATAAATTGTCCTCAATATCATACTCTACATGACCTTCACAGCAATATACTGTAAAATATCCCTTCTTATTAAGTATTTCTATTGCTTCAGCTATGTTATAATCTATTACTATCATTTTAGTATGCGAACTGCATTCTTCGCATTGCATATAGTACTCAACATTGGTATCAATATTTTTGTTTGATATAGTTATGCAGTTATTAATATCTGCATAGTGCATTTTAAGACACTTGGGACACATAAGTCCAATTTTTCCTTTTTCTTTTGTTCTTAAGCTTTTATTATTTTTAAGTACTCTAATATCTCTAGTTATTTTATCCATTATTTTTATCCCCTTTCTAATGCTACTATATTAAATCTGTATATTTTGGTGAGCATTTGATTATGTTGCGAGCTAAACAATATTCTTAATTGATATATAACCATATTATTACCTATTCTTATATCATTTATGCCATAATAATCAACATGTTGAGATATATAATATTTTTTATAAAATAGCGCAAATTTACCAGAGAAATTTTGTAAATATAGCAATGCTTTCATTCTGGTATCAAATATTTTTAGCGATTTGCTTTTACTTTCAATCACATCTATTCCATCCATTAGCATAATATCTACAACTACTTGGAAACAATAGCATTTCGCTTTTTGTCCAATAACATGCCTTGGTATAATATACTCGTCATAGTTATATTTTATTATGATATTATAACTATTTTTCCAAGCTTCTTTTTTGATTACCGCATCAATAGGTTCTGATTTAAAGTTATGAGTGGATGCTATTTTACCTTCCATTTTGTCTGAAAACATCATGCCATCCAATGCAGATAACATACTTTTAGTTATTAGTACATCCATAAAATCATCTACTTTAAGTACAAATCGTGCCATATAACCAAGCGGCGGCAATACATTGCACGCTTCTACTCTGTATTTCATGATACTTATCCTCCGTCTAATTAATTTACTACAATTAACTCTTTAATATATAATGTGTAAGTTAATGAATGTGTTTTATTTCTATCTTCATTGCCTGTATACTTTATTGTGTGATAAACCAGTATATTACTATCTATATCATCTGCTGATTTATTAACCTCGCAATCCAATACAATGCCAAATCCTTTTAATTGATACTCTTTATTTAATAATGCATGTATAGTATCCATAAATTCTTTTGCTTCATCATATTTCTTAAATGCTTTTAAGGCACTATTAGTTTTTCTACCAATTTTTGTTTCTGTTCCATAAGATACTTGCGATTGTCCTACTAAAAATACTACTTCTTGCTCTGTCATAATATATTTCCTCCTATGTGTTTTATACGTATTTATAGTATACAATCAAAAAATAAATACGGGTAGGATAACTCCTACCCGTTAAATTTATCAGATTATGCTATCCTGAAGCCATTCTGCACGAGTAACCGCTGTGAATATTGTTTCCTCTATTGGACCATGAATAAATATTTCAATAAATTGTGATGCTTCATTTGATGTAACTTTTAATTCCCCATCAAATGTTCCAAATGAAGCTTTTATGGTCGCTTTGGTTTTATACATTTTTTCGCCCTTCGATAACTCTGATATTATATCTTCCTTCACACTTATGAGGCATATATCATCTTCATTATTTAGGGTAAGTATAATTTCTTTTGCATCTGCGTCGCGGTTTACAAATAACCCAAGAGTGGTTTTAAAGTCCAAAATATACAAGTCTAACTTATTTTGCAATTCAAAATTTTTCTTAGATTGTTTATTTTCAAATTCTTGTAATTCGATACTTTCAACTGCAAATTCAAGGGTGATTGTATCTCCGTTAGAATTTTCAAATACTTTATTTATTTTGAGCATACGCCCATCACGATATGTAGAATATTTATCGATTTTTTTATATGCTACTGGCTTAAAATCTTCATCATTTTCGCATATTGCCACAATCTCCGCATATTTTTTGTTTAGTTCTTTATTAGCTTTGTAAAGATCTTCGTATAGTCCTATAATATTATGAGATGTTGATGTTGCTTTATTTTCAGTTTGCAATATATCGTATTTTGCTAAATATAATTCTTTCATAGTAAAACCTCCTTAAAATAAAGATTCAAAAATTGAATTAATGCTATAATCTCCATTGATTTTTAAAGGAGTTTCATTATAAGCCCATTCTTGTAATAGATGTAATGGAACTGCACAATACAATTTTATAGTAGAATTTGAATCTACTATTTCTATAGTTAATTTCGCTATTGTCTCTGCAATAAGAAAATCTAAATTAACATCGAATATTTTAGAATCTAAACTTATGCAGCCTTTAATGGAAAATGTTGAACCTTTAACGCTTGATTGTAATTTGGATACATATTCAGCCCTATCAAATTCAATAGCCTTAAAGTCGTTTTCGCTACTTCTTAATAATTTAAGTATTATTTTATCATTAGTTTTACTATAGGCAGACTTAGTAGATAATATAAGTCTAGTTTTTAGCATATCAATAATCTCTTTACTCATTGATTCAGTTGGTGATCCACCAGATAATTCGTATACTACTATATAATCACCAATAAACTTTTCCAATATCAATAAGTATGTTATTGTATCTTTACCATCAGCAGACTCTAATACGATTGTACGCATCCCGTACAGATTACTAAAAGCAATGATGCGATCAATCGTTGTATCGCTTTTCAATATATAACCATTCTTTATATTCGCATTTACACTATCAGCCATAGGGTTATCATTGAAATATTTCATAGCATCGTTATAATTATGACCAAAAGTATACATAGAACGATTATTATCTTTATCGTCATTATTGTTTGTTCTGACAAGACACAAAAGCAAATAGTTTTCCATATTTTTTCCTCCTAAAAAATAAATATTTTAATACTTTGTACTCCAACGCATATAAATAAAAAAATAAGTAGGGTCTTCCCCTACTTATATAATTATGCTTTCTATGAAATCACTCAGCCATTTCTCCTCAAATTCAAAGTTTAGTCTGGCAACAGGATCACATTTAAAAGGATAATCTTTAGCAATCTCTACCGCTGCGCTAATTTTTTCTTCTTTAATATATCTCATATCCCAAGTAGTTTTGAATCTTGAGTTTAAAGCATAAGCATATCCAAAAATTGTATAATATGCCGTTGAATATGAGTGCGATATTATGTCTCTGAGTGAATCGATTGACAGTTCTACACAAATATCAAATGCGATATTACTTATTGTAAATACCAATTTTTTATTATGCCTATCATAGCGTAATGATTCTGTAAGCGTATTGTTAGAATTGTTAATTAAATTAATAATATCATCATCTGAGAATTTGCATGGTACTGTTGTTAATTTATTAATCTTTTCCACCACAGTAAATGATAAAAATATTGTTTCTTTAGTATTATTAACTTTAATAAATTTTATACATTTCTTACATATAACTCCCTTTTCCAATGATGGCAGATCCCTTTCTTTAACTTCAAATATTTTTGCGTATTTTCCATTAGCAGTTAATATATCTGTCTCGCTCTTAACCAAACTATCAACAAGAAATATTGCTGTAAGAATATTGTTAGCTGTAAATTCTGCAATTTCCTCTTCTTTTGATGGTTTGTCGCTGTAAATTTTTCTACATTTTACAATATACTTTTTAAAGTTAAAGTTAAGATCGGTAGGTGCATTTGCCATTTTAGTTTCCTCCTCATGTATAAATATTAACTTGTTTCTATGAATATAATATACTATTAAAAAATAATTTTTATCAAATGTAAATAGAGGTGGGAAATCCCCACCTCTATTTATTTTTTTTATGCTCGCATTACATGGACTCTTAAATATTTCCATGGTGATTTTTTAACCTCTTTATGATCAGGGACGATACAGTTAAATTTTTTATATATTAAATTTTTGTATTTCTTACGTACACGCCTCTTCTTAGAGTACACAGCTAATTGTAGCCACCTATATGGTATTGGATATATATCCATGTTTCTTTTAATCGTTTGTGATCGTAGCCAACGTAATGTTTCATACGACGGCATTAAATCATTATACAGCAGCATATTTCTAATAGTATAATCTTCACAACGTAAACCGTAACCTAGTGTTAACATTTTATGCCTCCATTTTGTTTCCAATATATGGAAAATTTGAAAAAATAGATTAACATTCTTGCCAGAAAGTTAACTAAGTTAATATTAAAATAAGCGTAGGGTATAGCCTACGCTTTAGTTTCATCATCATAATCCCATTCTATTTCTTCCTTTTTGAAATATAAATTTGTTGTAATATTTATAGCCCTATGGCCTCCATTAGCTACATTTATAAATGCATCTACGTAAAATCTTCCAGCCGGCATAATCGCAAACTCATGCATATCAGATGTAATATTATTAGGCGATGTGCCATAGTCAAAATTAATAAGCTGTAGTATTATAATGCCTTTTGTATTAAGCCAGCATATAGTATTTTTTGACAAGTCTGGATTTTCAACATGCTTAATAGCAAATTTTAAATTGTACCTCCCGTATTCTGATTCAATGTGTACTTTATATTTTGCATTATTATATTCGTGCAGGCAAAATTGAATGGTGTCTAATTTTAAATATTCGTTTTCTATTAACACACTATTTATAACTGGATGAAAAAATATCGACATATATGGCCTCCTTAAAAAATAGAGCCCTTCAGGAGTAATCCTGAAGGGTTGTTATTATGCTCTGTATGTGTATACGTTTGCTGTGATAATTCTGGTGTTTGCGTCGTCGTTAAGCATTTCGAATATAAGATCGAAATAGATATCAGTATCACAGATGTTAGTAAGCTTCGATCTTTTTGTTGAAAAGATCTGAATACTTCCAGGAGTGCTTAATGTATTGATTACATTAATAAAGATCAGTCCTGTTTTAACATCTATATGCTGTTCCGTTCTAAATCGATCATCATTTTGATCTGATTTGAAATCAACAACAATTCCAAACTGCGTCGCTTCCTTTTCATCATCGTAGATTTCATGGTCGAATCTTACGGGATCGTTATTGCGCGATACTGCATTTTGTGATGAAATCAACTCATAATGATCCCCGATAGATATAAATGCTTTTGCTCCAATAATTTTTGCCATGGTATGTTCCTCCTTAATATGGTTTTACTCTAAAGTTAGCCAGCTATTATTTAATAATGAAATAAAAAATAGAGTGGGATTTCTCCCACTCTAGCATGATTAGATTTTATTCAAATCTATCAATAATGTATTTCATTCTGGTTGTTGCCGTTTCTACTATCAACGCAAAATCCCATGTAGATCCATTACCATACATTAATCCTGCAGCAGCCTGAGCATCTGCTGGAATATCAGTAATTGGCGTAGATGATGAGTACGACTCAATTACTTTACGTACAGGATATAATTCACTTCTAAGTGACTGCGGGAACAACGCTGAGCCACCACTCATAATTTTGTCTCTGCAATCTTTAATAATAAATAATACATAATCGGTATCTTCAGCTAGCATATCGCTTGAACGAGGTACAATTGCGATAACTTCGCTTGATGGATTTACGTTAAACTGAGGGCATGTTGCACCGCCATTATAGACATACTGGCATAATGGGTTTCTTGCTTCTTTGGAATCCCATTTTATTAATGGTTCGGCGTCAGGATCGCATGCTGTTGTTAATGAACAGAAAGGATATCTTCCGTATCCATGCAAAGCAACATTGATTTTCAATGCGTTTGGCAAAACTGTTTTCATAAACTTTTTAAGCGTAACACGCAGAGGTTTATCAGTAACGTCAACAATGTTATTATTAACTTTATTTTTAGCATCGTCTTTTGTCCTAACATTAGAAAATACACCGCCATGTTTTTCTGTATCTTTTTCTTCCGGCTTCTTCCAGAAGAATTTGATAACATCGTCAATGGTAGCAATTCTACGCTTAAGAGCAGATTCAAGATTAAGATCGGCAATAATCTTTTCAGCTTCTGTTACTAATGTTGATGAAGGAGCCGACTTTGGTCTCATATAATTCATTGGATCTACTTTTTCGTTGAACCTTTCAATTACAGTGTCATCGTCAATATTATTGATAATATCATCCATTAAAGATCCTTCAACAGATCCGGCAAGGTGATATAGAAGGTTATATTTTTCAAAAGCGTATTTCCACAGTTTATTGGTGCGACACTGGCCTTTGGAGTTGTTTACATCATCCATTACTTCTTTAACAGCTTTAAGAGTGCTTAAAGTATTTTTGTCATGCAGTAATTCTGTTGATGCAATTGCAATTGCACGGTCGATTGCATTTATATATCTATTCAGTGCAAGTCTAACTGTGCTAAAAATGTGCATACATTCCTCGCTTGTTATTCCGTAGTCAGGAATCAATACATTTCTGCTTATATTAGCATGGAAATGGCTCCATTCTTCAGTTTCAGCGGTGCCATATTCAATATGGTCTTCGTGCCCAGTTACGTACGTATTGGCATTGCTACATAATACTTGCGTCATTCTGGATGATTCCACTTCTTCATTTAATGCTCTTACGATGTCTTTAAATACACCGCAAGCAAGATCTTCATTCCATATAATAGATCTTGTAGATCCAGTATCATCTACGTATACAAGAGTTCCATATCTATGGAAGAATCCGCGGCACGTATTACAATTGAAATGCTGTCTGATTTCTCCTTCCGGGATCATAGATAAGTACAAATCAAACAGCGGAGTTCTTACATCTGTTTTAAAGAGTGCAACTCCAGATACTTTGACGTTAACTCTAAGCTCCATGCGGCAAGATTTTTCATTGTTTTATCATAATCTGCCTTATAAGTATTAAGTTCCTCATTTACGTTTGTTTCCATACAAATTTTGCACATACTTTTTATCTCCTTTTCTTCTTTTTACTATTTTTCTTGTTAAAATTCATTTGTCCTTCTATTTTACGGCACATATTATTCCTCCCTTCATTCAGCATATCTATATATGGTTAAACCCTACCATGCCAATAAGAGCTCAGCGCCTTTTTGATTTTATCCTCCATATCATCATTTGAAAATTCTCCAAGCGGAGCGACAGAAATGCGCTGTACTATATCTGAGCCATAATATACACCTTGCATAGTATCTATTCGACATATTTTATAAGGTTTAGATAGGATCTCTTTATCATATTTTTCTTCTACCTCTGGATTTGGTAAAGAGATTGCAAACCTCATTTTACCGCACTCTGTAGTAACAAGTGTAAATTTATCACCATTAATTATATTTTGGTATTTTCCTGTATTAGGATTTATACGTTCATATAAGAATCTAAGTAAATCTTTTTCATTGATTTCCCCAAGATATTTAGGTTTTGTTCTACTCATATATTCTCCTTTAGTTGTAAATAGGATTTTTCTCACGTATCACCTTATCAAATTTGGTATCTTTATCAGATTTACCTTTAAGTATCCATTGAGTATACATGTCTCCAATTGTTTCACATCTTACGTGATAACCTATATCAGGATTAAATCCCATAGATAATACTCTAACTTTCACTTTATCGTCGTTATTTACAAGTGTAAATACATCTCCGATTTTTATATTTTCAAATTTTCCAGTGTCAATTTTATGATCTTTTATAAATTGAGAAATATTTTCTGGAGTTATTTCTCCAAAGTCTTTTACTTCAAATGATAAATTATTAAGATTCATACTTCCTCCTTTTAAAAATATTGGAGATAAGCCAACCATAGAGTAGCAAGCTGGCCTTACAGTAATACGTTCTGCTGATTTATCCCATGATAAATATGGCATATAATGTGGAGCCCATGTATCCTCTGAAAGCCGCTTATCAAATTTTTCTATTTTGCTTTTTAATGATACGCATTGCTTAAACTTATGATTCCATCCCTTTATCTTACGGTTTTTCTTTTTTCTCATTATTTGCCTCCTTTGTTTAATATTTTAAAAAGTCCACATAAAGGTATTACTTTATGTCTGGCTATAAATATATTATACATTTCAAATATACTTTTTTACCTGTATAGGTTCTAATAAAACGTAACAATGTTAGACTCAAACATAATGATAATAAAATGTTAAAGGAGGTAGCATTGTTATGGCGATTAATAAGGCCACTTTAGCCAAAGAGATCGATGGCGTTATAGAGTATATATACCCTAAAACTACTGCTGATCTTGTAGAGTATGATGCGTCTTATACTGTTGAAGAAAAAATTAAACAGTTAGAGAAAAACATCACTGGCGTCAATGACAGGGTTAGTAATCTGACCACTGGAATTGGAGACGGTAGTATTACATCTGTACTCGATGCTGAGCTTTTGGATATTAGAATTCCTAATGCCGGTGTAGTCGGAACAGAAGTTAAATATGCATCTGCTGGCGATGCTGTCAGAGGTCAAGTTGGTAAACTTTCTGATGAGATAGGCCAGAATAGAAGTAATCTTTCTAACGTGAAAGGCAAAGTTGATACTCTTGAGAAAATTGTTTCCTCAATTCAGGGAACCGCTGGAAATTCTAATGCAGAAGTAGTTGGATTGAGGGTTCCAAATTCTAAAATCAGTGAATTAACATACCAGAATGCCGGAGAGGCTGTAAGAGCACAGTTAGGAATTTTATTTGATAAAATCATAGCTACCGATGCAAAAATAAGCACAATGCAAAATGCTTTCCAAGGAGGAGAAGTAAGTTCTGCTGAAGGATTGGAATTGGTAGATATTCGTACTCCTAGCTATAATGTGGTTCCAGAGGGAACTACGTATAAGACAGCCGGCGAAGCAGTAAGAGCACAGATGGATGCTCTTAATGAAAAAATTGAAGAGGTAAAAGATGGGACGTATTATGAACTCCTGTATGTAAATGGAGAGCCTCTCTATACATCAGACGGTGAACCTATACTTGTATCCATCTCTTATAATGAAGTCGGAACATCTGATATTTCTGCACTTGAGAAACGTATGAGGCAGGAGCTCAAGGATACGTTGGCTGCCCATACAAGAATTATGCAGCAGACTCTTAATGTAATTAATGAAGGAATGGAAACAATGCAAAGAAATATCGATATGATATATACCGGAAAATACTGTGAACCGATTATGATCGATGGCGACGAGTGGTATACTTCTGATAAGCAGCAAATTGTTACTTATACATCAGTTGGAGATTTAGCTCAGGAAGCTATTGACAGAACAGCTCAGTTATTAAGAGGAGAAATCTATCAAGCTAAAGTATCTTGTGCAAGAGCTTTAAAAGATTGGGTTATGGATCAGAACATGTTGTTTCTTGTTAATACAGAACCTATAATCGAAGAAGTTACAGCATCTTGATATATGTTATGGATTAAAACCAGAAATGGTTTTAATATATAAATTTTTAATAGGAGGTAAACCTACAATGGGCAAAACAATTGCTAATTTAATTCAGGTAAATGAATTGACAGCTAATGATGTATTTGTAGTAGGTACGGCCGCCGGCGATCGTAAGGTTCCTTACAATGTGCTGGTGCAGAATACTTCACACAATGCAATCTTTAGAGGCAAAAATCTTGGAACTGTAACAGCAGCCAACATTGACGCTTTCATTACTCAGCATGGTATTGCTACCGGAGTGTTTAATGATATCTATGTTGGTGATTACTTCACTGCATCATATGCCGGAGCAAATACGGTATTCCGTATTGCTGGTATCAACTTCTATAAGAATACTGGTGATACGCAGTTGACTGCTAATCATGTAGTTATCGTTCCAGATGGTAACCTTACAACTGCTGCGATGAATTCCACTAATACTACTGGAAAGAGTGCTAATGAAGCTAATACTTCTGAGAAGAGCGGATTCCTTGGTAGTGATATGTGGAATATTGTACTTCCGGATGTTAATGAGAAGCTTGCTGCTATCTTTGGCGGCCATCTGCTTACTCACAGAGAAATCCTTTCTAATAGCATGGATGAGAATGCTATTCCGTCTGGAAATCCATCTTGGAAGGGTGCTAGTAACGGATGGGAATGGGTAGATTGTAAGGCAGTTCTTATGTCTGAAGTTGAAGTATATGGAGCTCCTGTATGCGGATCTTCGCTGTATGATGTAGGAATTGCAAACTGCATTCTTCCGCTGTTCGTGCTTGAAAAGCGTTATCTTACAAACAGAAGCTGGTTTTGGCTCAGAGGCGTAGCAAGTTCCGCGAATTTCTGCTATTGCACCAGCTATGGCGTTTCGGTCTGCAATAACGCGTCTAATGTCCTCGGCGTGCGGCCCCGCTTCCTTTTAGGTTGATCCATAGCCCTAAAGCCGCCCGCTGTGTCGGTGCGGCATGGGCTATGAAAGATCAACCTACAACGATAGCATATAAAATGTAAAAATATACCATATAAAACACTCTAATAATATATGCTATGAGATATATTCTGGTCTTCTTATATAGCATGGCATGTATTATCGTTATCCACATCCTTTTTGATTACGGGCGAGGTAAAACTCGCCTGTAATAATAAATATTATAAGAGGTTGAAACTATGTCTGTTCCTGTTTATAGAAGAAATGAATCTAAATTGGAGTTTTACGAAAATTTCTTTAAGCTTAGAAGAGAAGTTTTACTTCTGTTAGCTAGGGATTTCGGAATTAAAGCTAGAACGTATGACGTAAATCTTGTGTCTGACATTTATGGCTTAAATAATCATGATAGAAATGAACTAATGGATATAGGGCAAAGAAATAATATCACCGGGTTTAATGTTGATAAGATCCCTATGTGGTTAATCGAGAATTGGCGGTATGAGATAATGAACATTTTAAATAATATTGGGATCGCCATTAACTGTGCTAATGCTATTTACATAGTTAATCTTCCCGAATATTATGATAGACGGAATTTTCTTAATCATGCTATAGGATATTGCATGGCTCTTCAGGATAAGCTGAATGAAATCATAGTTTGCTTAAAAGATGTCAAATTAGGTGCGTATGAAAACGTATATAAGTTGATAGTTAGCGAAATAAGATTGTTAAAAGCTTTAAGGAGAAGTGACAATAAACTATATAAAAAGTATGAGAATACTTTTCCGTACTACAATGGTTCGTTTTATTACAATGCTCCGCCTGTCCCGCCAACGTATATGTATGACGTTGAGAATGGCTCGGTAAATCGAGTCATGCTGGACATGTGCAAAATAGTTGATAAGAAAACAACCCCGTTTAAATCTCTGGGCATAGCTGCATAATTCCACGAATTTCTGCAATTGCAACAACAATGGCAATTCGAACTACAATAACGCGTCTAATGTCAACGGCGTGCGGCCCCGATTACTGCCGGTATAACCAGAGGGTTATATTGGAGAGTAAGGAGCTTATGCCCATCCTCTCGTTCATACGAACGTTTGGTGAATTATTACTCGGAACCCGGATACGTCCGATGGTTTAATTTTTGTTTTGGTTGGTGCTATAGATGTATGAAGCAATCTGTTTAATTGATAATTTATATGACGGATTTAGAGATGTTAGGTCTAAAAGCGGATGGAAACCTGAAACTCAACGGTATTCTATGTATATGATGCCTAATCTTATTGAATTGAGAGATTCATTAGTTAATGGTACGTATAGACCTACTCCTCCAAATGGCTTTATTCAAAATGAGAGAGGAAAACCTAGATGGATAGAGTCAAGGTGCGTTAACGATAGAATCGTTAATAAAGTGGTGCATGATCATGAGATCATGCCAGCCATATTTCCAAAACTTATATATGATAATGCCGCGTCTATAGAAAACAGAGGAACAGATTTCTTCAGGCGTAGATTGTTGTACCATCTTTCTAGTTTTGCTGCAGAACATGGAACAGACGGTTATATTCTATTAATAGATTTTAAGAAATTCTTTGATAATATCAGACATGATGATCTAATACTGATGTTCAGACAGGTGATTTCTGATCCAAGATCGATGCGCCTTATTGAGATGATGATTAGATCTAATAGAGTTGATGTTTCATACATGAGTGATGAAGAGTATGCCAATTGCATGAATGTACCGTTCAATAACCTTGAGTATCGTCAGAAAATTGTTTCTGGCGAATATAAAGCAACTGGCGAACGGTTTATGAATAAGTACATGGGGATTGGCAGCCAGATAAGTCAGGATGCTGGTATTTATTATCCTCATGATATAGATAATTATTGCAAGATAGTGAGGGGCGTTAAGGGTTATGGAAGATATATGGATGATTCTTATGCCATTCATCATTCTAAAGAATTCTTATGGGATTTATTGATGCATATAAAAGAAATATGTATTACCCTTGGAATATTTTTGAATGAACAAAAGACTCAGATTGTAAATCTCAAACATGAATTTACAATATTACATACAAGATATAAGCTACATGAAAATGGAGATGTTTCAATAATCGCTGATTCTGATTCATTCAGCAGAGAACGCCGTAAGCTTAATAAGCAAGCTGATATGTTGAATGAAGGTTATGAAAGAATATCATATGATATTATTCGTAATCAATATAACTCATGGAGAGGAAATATTGTTAGAACAGCTAATGGTAGAAATATAGAACCATTACAAAGGATGGATAATCATTTTAATGAATTATTCATCGAACCATTCGCTAATGGCCAAATAATTATATAGGAGGTATATTAAAATGGCTAGAACTTCTGCTGATATCCAGCGCGAAATCGATGTATTGCTTAACAGGTTGTCTGCTAACTCTTCAGATATTGGTGATTGGAAGGTCACTAAGATTTATGAAGCAAGACTTCTGAATAATCCCGATCCTTATGATACTGCTGCTCTTATTGCTGAGCGGCAGGCTGTACGTGATCAGATTAATACTCTGCAGGAAGAACTGAAGACTGTTCAGTCGGCAGAATCTCATAATATCCAGTATGAGTAATTAATAATTTACAGTATTTTGCCATAATATAAAATACACCCGTAGGGAGAAATCCCTACGGGTTTAATATTTATCTGTTATAACCAAGCTTTCTCAAATGTTTGCTTACTGTGGAAGCGCATCTATCGCATTCTTCCGCAATTTTAGCATATGTATAACCTTTATTAAATAATTTAATAAATTTATTCACTTCTTCATTTGTTACTCTATTAGAAGTTCTCTTTAGAGTTTCACTGTTTTTCATACGATATTTAATTGTGTTTTCCGATATATTCAGCTCTTCAGCAATGGTTTTTATATAGCAACCGTCTTTAACCATACTATTTAATTTTTTAATCTGTTTATCTGTTAATTTGTTTTTGGAGTTAATCTTTATTTTAGCTGGAGATTTTAATCTTGCACGCACACAACTACGGCTTTTTCCTAAAGCATTAGCAATTTGTGACAATGATAACCCTGCACTTCTCATTGCTAACATTTCTTCTCGTTCCGATTCAGTTGTTATATTATTATAGGTAGTTATTGCGTTATATACTTCAATTTGAGATAATTTAGTCTTTTTGGCGATTTCATCAATATAATAACCAGAATTACGATACATAACGCAAATCCTTTTATTATACGATTCTATAGATTCTCCCTTTTTTCTTCTTGGTTTTCCTAACATAGTTAAATTTACCTCCTTAGAAAACTTAGTATTATTTAGATGTAAATATAACCACGGCGGGGCAGTTCCCGCCGTGATAATACTTTATTTAAGAGAAAGCACTTCTTCAGGATCGATTTCATTTAATGCTAATGTGCTATCATGGAATGCTTTCATAGCTTTATTCTTTACAGACGACATCATAACCATAGATACGAGGCCTACATTCTCTATACCAGCTCTTCTGAATAATGTACCAGCACACGTTTCACATATGCATCCATCTTGTGTTCTAGCGCATAGAGAAGAATATCTCATTTTAACAGTTTTACCAATAAGGGAATCCATATTATCAGATGTAATCTCTATAGGATTCCCCGATGAATTAATATAGTATGAATACATCCAGCTTTTGATATTTTTATTTGTTAATGTGACATCAATTGTTCTCTTTGTACCGCAATCTGTATGCGGTATAATTTTAATATGCTGAGTAGCGCGAGTAAATAATTTTTCGTTATATCCGCCATATCTTGTCTTTTGTGACCTTGAATATGGTCCGCCAACTGCAGCATCATTTGTTTTAGCAAAATCTTTAGGATCAAGACCAGAAATATATGAACTTCCGACATAATCATATGAACCATCTGTCTTTTTAATTGATCCCTTAAGAAGATACATATTCTTAAAATTATTTCCCCACTTAGAACGTGCTCCTGAATTATACATATCTGCTGATTCAGAATCTTTTAATTCTTCTTTAGCAAAATCAATTAACTCATTCTCTATCTTTTTAATCGCTTCTAGGTCTCCATCCTCTAACTCTTTAGCGTATTTTGCTTCAAGTTCTTTCTTTTTCTTCTCTGCTTTTGTTGTAATAAGAAGAATATCCATATCATGAGATGGGCATAATGCAGACGCACAACTCATTAATATTTGGGTTTGCATTATAAAGTCTTTTACTTGATCTATAGTTACTTTTTCTTCAAGAAGAGCATACGATATCTTTTCGTTTATTTTATCGTATGTTTTATCTGTTACTGTTTCATTCACATACCCAAGTATATCAGCCATTGGTTCAATAAATGATTTATTGAATAACCATAATCCAACTGTAGTAGTAAAAGAGTTTTTATTTTTCTTTTTATTGCCGTAATATCCTTTAGGAATTACTATGGTATCATATGTATTGAACATTGGGCCGTCCCCATAATCTGCGAACCACTCCATTATTTTAGATTTCTCACATGCCTCATCATGAGTTAATGATAAGATCTCTTCAACATCTTTTGGATTATCTATAATATTGCTCACTCGCTTATTAGCCATAGTGCACCTCCTATAACTCTCATTTTAATGAAATGTCAATAGCTCTAAATCATATAAATAAGTCATATAATAACTTTATATTGCTATATATTGTATTATTGTGCTTTATATAAGCTATAAATTATAATAAATTAGTTCATGATTGGGTCTTTATTGTTGGTAATACATTTTAGTAACAATCACTAGATAGAGGAGGATTTAACTAATCATGGATACAAATAATAAAGTAATCTTATATTCTACTGGGTGCCCTAAATGCAAAGTGCTTAAAAAGAAACTGGATTCTTCTACACTTGAGTACGTAGAGGTTAATGATAAAGAGGAAATGGAGAAATTATCAATTGATTCTGTCCCTGTGTTGTCTGTATATGGAAAATTACTGAAATTTTCTGATGCTGTAAAATATGTGAATGAATATATTAAATAAATGGAGGTAAAGTAACGATGTATAATATTCCGATAAAACTTAACAGAGATTTTGAAAGTTCAATTTGTCACGCTAAAAGTAAGTATGGGGAGGACTTTGAAATTCTTAATGGGTTTCATGAATCTCAGGTAAACTTCTCGGACTTTATTGATGGTTTCATTGATAAGAATGTAGCAGATGTTACTATCGATGCAAATGCAAATGCTTCCCATAAAGATATCAGATCTTTATTATCAGAGAAAGGTAAATCGCACGATAAGCTTTTTGCTTTCAGTAAAATCTTTTATGAAATGAAAAAGAAATGGGGATTATGGACGGCGAGAACATGGCTCGATACAGAGTATTCTGGAGGATTTTATTTGCATGATGCGCCATCAACATCTTACATGCCATATTGTTATGCTTATGATCTGTGCAGATTGGCTGAAGAAGGTTTATTCTTCTTAAAAAATTACAATGCCGAACCTCCAAAACATTTGACTACATTTTTGGATGATGTAATTGAATATATAAGTTACATGAGTAACAGATCTTCCGGCGCTGTTGGTATTCCAAATGTTCTTGTATGGACTTTCTATTTTTGGAAGCATGATATTAAAACTGGCCATGTTATTAAAGACCCGGATTATTATGTAAGACAAATTTTCCAGAAATTGATTTATAGATTAAATCAGCCGTTTATGAGAATTGATCAATCTGCATTTGTTAACATGTCAATTTTTGATAGAGAATACGCAGAAGCTCTATTTGGCGGGCTGGAGTATCCTGATGGTACATTCTTCATTGATTATATAGATGAGTTTATGGAACACCAGAAAATATTCATGGATGTTGTATCTGAAATCCGTAGTGTCAATATGTTTACTTTTCCGATTTTAACATATTCTCTTCTTTATAAGAATGGGAAGTTTGTTGATGAAGAATTTGCTCGTTGGTGCTCTGATCATAATACTTTATGGAATGATTCTAATTTCTTTATTAGTGGCGATGTAACCACATTGAGTAATTGCTGCAGATTGTTAAGCGATACCAGCAAGTTAAGTGGGTTCATTAATTCTATTGGGGGTACAGCGCTTTCAATTGGTTCTATCAAGGTAAATACAATTAATCTTGTTAGAATAGCATATGAATCTAATTGCGATGAGGAAGAATATCTCAGGATATTGAGAGATAGAACGGAATTATGTTGTAAGACATTGGATACAGTAAGACATATTATCAAACGTAATATTGAAAAAGGGCTGCTTCCAAACTATCAGGATGGCGCTATTGAAATAGATAAACAATATTGTACTATCGGAATTCTTGGTATGTATGAAGTAATTGAAAAATTCGGTTACATTAAAAGAGATGAATTTGGGTACGTATATTATACAAATAAGGGAATGGAATTTGCTTGTAAAATCTTTGATGTATTAAATGATGTTAAAGATAATTTTACCAAAGAATATTCATTCAACATCGAAAGTGTTCCTGCTGAACGCGCTGCAGTAATTCTTTGTCAGAAAGACAATCTTATATATGGAAATAATGACAAATTCATTTATTCCAATCAGTGGATTCCTCTCAGTGAAAAATGTACTATTCAGGAAAAGCTTAGAACAGCAGCGGTTCTTGATAATAAGTGTTCTGGTGGTTCCATTGCGCATATTAATCTTGAATCTAACTTCCCGAATAAAGATTCTGCATGGAAGGCATTAAATAATATCGCTCAGTCTGGAGTAATTTATTTTGCTTTTAATACAAGAATCAATGAATGTAAAAATCATCATGGATTTGTTGGAACTGATCATTGCCCTGAATGCGGCGAAGTAGTATATGATACATACCAAAGAATTGTAGGATATCTTGTACCGACAAGAGCATATTCTAAGGATAGATTTAAAGAATTCACAACCAGAAAATGGTATGAGTATGCAGAAATGTTAGGAGAATAAAATATGAGTTTAAAAATTAAATTGCTTGATATAAAAGACGAAGATTTTGTAAACTATAAGAAGGCGTCTATGTACATAGCATTCCCGCATTGTAGTTTTAAATGCGGTTGTGATTTATGTCAGAATTATGCATTGTCAAAGCAGACTCCTGTAGAGATTTCTATGGATGCTATCGTAGATAGATACGTTAACAATCCTATAACTGAAGCTATAGTGTTTGCTGGGTTGGAACCATTTAACGATGAAGTAGATTTAATTAATTTAATATCATCATTTAGAAAAAAAACTGATGATGATATTGTTATATATACCGGGTTTAATAAGGAGGAAATTAAAAACTACATTGATTGTTTCATTAATATTCTTGGATTTAAGAATATCATTATTAAATATGGTAGATATATTCCTAATCAAACTCCTCATAAAGATGAAGTATTAGGAGTTAATCTTGCTTCAGATAATCAGTATGCAGAAAGGATTTGTTAGCATGAGGATCGTAGAAAATAGTGATAGAGAATTGGTAAATGATATCAGAAAACAGCTTAAAGAAAACGGCGGTTACTGCCCATGCAGAATTCAGAAAATTCCTGAAAATAAATGCATGTGTAAGGAATTTAGAGAGCAGGAAGAAGGAGAATGCCATTGTGGTTTATACATAAAGTATAAATAATAATTCGTATTAGAGGGTGGTTAATTCCACCCTCTATAAATTATTTGAAAATAATATAATATATCTCTGTAGTAAAATATTATAAAGCCGAATAATTAAAAATAATTTATCCGGTTACAATGTAATAATAAGAAAGGAGGATATTTAAGTATGGACAACGATAAGAAGGTTGATGGGCCAAATATAGTTTTGCAATATCCATTCAACGACAAATACGATTATGAGACAGAGTTAAATAGAATAGATCTTGATAAGCGTAGAGTAGAGAATATTAAAACTGGTAAAGGTTTTATTATTTCCTCGCCAAGAAGTATCAAGAAAGATATTAAAAATCAGGAGGGTATATTTTCAAGTAGATACGGATCAAATTCCATTTCTGATGTAGATTCTTTCAATGGCAGATACCGTTGTAAATGCGGTAGAAAGAGAGGGTCTATTAATCACGGCGATTTATGTTTAGTATGTGGCGAAAGAGTTAGGTTAGTTGATGATGATGTATCAATTAAAGGATATTTAGTTCTTAAAGATCCGTATTGGATTATACATCCAAATATTTATTGTGCATTGGAGGCATTCATTGGAGCCACAAGATTAAACAGAATTATAGAACCAGAAGTCAATATAGACTGTAATGGCGCTGTTATTAATACTGCTTCTACAAAAAAGAATGAACCATTTAAGGGTATTGGATTGATAGAATTTCATGATAGATTTGATGAAATTATGAATTTCTATTTATCAAAATATCCTGGAAAGAAGAATTACTATGATAGTATTATGAGTGCGAGAGATATAGTATTTACTCATACTATTAGCGTATATTCATCTTTACTGAGACCGTCTCGTCTTGATAATGGTTCATTAAGATACGAGGCATGCAATGAGCAATTTAATATGCTGGCTTCATTGGTATACAGGGTAAATAATGATAAACTTCATATGAATCGTAAGATTAAAGAAAAGTATGAATTGCTCTATGATATCCAGTGCCAGCTTAATTCTGTTTATATAGAATTAAAGAATATTTTAAGTAAAAAGAAAGGCGATATTAGATCATCAATTGGAGGTCGATTTTGCTTTAGTGAGCGTAGCGTGATTAGGCAGGATGTTAATTTAATGCCAGATCAAATTCGTCTTCCATTTCATGGATTATGCGAATTATTACAACAGGTTATTATTAATATCCTTGTAAAAACATACAACTTTAGCTATGCTAAAGCATATAAGAAATGGTATAAGGCTCAGGTTACTGGGCATGATCAAGTTGTTTATGATATTATAAATGGTTTGATACATGATTCACCTGGAGGATTGCCATTTATTATTAATAGAAATCCAACTATCTCGTACGGTGGCGTACTTATGGTAAGATGTATTGGTATTAATATGGATTTTACTATGAGTATTTCATTATTAATATTGAAACTGTTAGCAGCAGATTTCGATGGAGATACACTTAATATTCTCTATTTGCTTAATCAGGAATTTATCAAAATAGCAGAAGAGGTTATTAATCCAAGACAGATGTTTATATCTAGGAATGATGGTATGTGCAATTCAGACCTTCTTCATTCTAGAGATGTAATCATAAACGCAAATGCTCTTAAGAATTTGTATGTATATTCCAATGGAGAATTAGAACAAATTAGAGCCATGCAAAATATAAACTAAAAAATGGAGGAATAAGAAAATGAATAAAAACAAAAATGCAAAATCCGCAGTAGAAGAGGTGCACGTTATGCTCGATCGTGCTTTAAATGAAATGGTTAGTAATGGGTTAGAAGTTGATGGGCGACTAGACATTATTGATCCAAATACAAATGAAAAATGCTCTGTGTATGTAGGCAAAGATCCCACGTACGACCCCGATTTTGAAGATGCTGTATGTGGCGATGATTATGATGAGATTGAAAGTACAAAACCCGAGACAGAATGTGAGTGCCAGGACGATGAAACAGCGTTTATCGATGCGGTACAGGATATATTCATGCACGGATTATCGGATCATAATAGCGCCATTGGCACTATAAGAAGGGATAATATTAATAAGTTCTTTAATGATTGTGGAATTGTATTTCCAAATACAAACGAGATTAAATTTGAAAATAGATGTTTATCAGATGGGCAGCTTGATATGGTTGATAACATTAGGTCTAATAATGTTATTGTTACTGAATATTTAACGGAAGTATTCAGACGCGGATTATCAGCATTGCTTGAATATAACACACAGGCAATGATACGGTATCATAATATGTGCTCAATTGTTGAAAAGGAGGACAAATAATGCCAAGATTTTCTGTCGGAGATATTGTAGAGGTAGCAGATAAAATAGATCCAGAGAACCAACCAACTGTTACAGCTACAGTAAAATATGTAGAGCCAGATGATGAGATCGAAGGCTTGTACTGGCTTTATCTTTTAGCTGACGAAGAAGTTCTTAATGCTATTGTAGATGATAATCCTGCAGTTGGCAATTATTGGACTATAATTGAAGATTGCAGCAATTATATCAGATTACTCAGTAAAGCAACTATGATGTAGTAAATAAATTGGGGAGGAATAAATCCTCCCCGGTTTTATTTTTTATAAAATATATAATAACGGTATATTATACATAAGAAAGGAGGAATTAAAAATGACGAATACATTAGAAATTTGTACTGATGCCAGTATCAAGACATTCAGAAATGGTAGAGTTTTTGGGTGTTCTGGGGCACTAAGCATCACAACTATGGAACAAGAGTATTTAATTACTCAAGATACCACTAATAACAGATCAGAATTATTAGGGGTATTATTAGGATTACAACTTGGCAAGAAAATTATTGACAGACAGCCGGGCGTGTTTAATTATATTTGTATTTATTCTGATAGCCAATTTGCGATTTTTGGGTTGACTAGATGGATGGACGGATGGTTAAAAACAAAAGATGCAAATGGCATTATGTATGGTAGTAATGGTAAAGCAATAAAAAATCAGGAGCTATTCATGTGCATATTGTCTTATATAACAAGTAATAACCTTAAAGTTATATTTAGACATTGTTCTGGGCATGTGAGGTTCACAAGTCCTAAAATGTTAAAATTAGCTAATGATGCATTTTATAGATCCAATGGCATGTATCTTAGACCAGAAGATATCTATAAAATATCATACTACAATTCAATTGTAGATAATACCACAAGGCAAAAACTACAGACAATAAATCCAGATGCGTATCCGATTATGGATTATACTGAGGACTATCGGAATATGACTAAGTATATAATTCCGAATAATTATAAAGACTATTTAGGAGTATAAATATTATGAATATACCACAGCAAAATATGATGGATATGATTCAAAATGGCGCATTTGGAACCACATCGCCATTCATGAATCCACCAGAGTATCAACCTCAAGGTAATATGATACCGTTTGGAGGTTATAACGTATATCAACAACCGCAGCAATATAGTTATTATAACAATAATTTATATGGCGGTCAAAATAATCAAAATTTTATATTTCAACCAGTTAATGGTGGATATAATCCGCCATCGCCTTATGGAAATATTAGCCCATATCAACAACAGGGTAGTTATAGTAATCCATATGGTAATATATTTACACCACAATACCAACAGCAACCATACCCTACGTCATATTATAGTTCGTATGGTTATCAGTCTTATTATTCTCCATTGGCTATAGCCAAAATGCAAGAAGAACAGACTAATATGTTTAAACTTAAATGTCGCATAGTTAATAGTTTTTTCGGAAAAGAAACAAATGAAAAAATGTTAGATGCTATGTGTAATGCTCAAAACCAAACTTATAATAAGACAGCGGAGCAAATTCAAGATGAAGAAGATATAAGATTTGTAATGCACTTATCAGATATATCGAATGGGCTAGTTCCAGAATCTGAAATAGCAATAGATAGAGCTGGAAAAATGATAAATTTGATGAGTTATAATCTTCATAAGGAATTCGATAATCATTCATTATGTCAATTCCTAGAAGAAGATTTATGGAGATTGCAAAGAGATAATTGGGTTAGAGAAAATATTCAACTCAATAATGATAGAAACTTGTCTAAAGTTTATAATAGCAGTGATTATAATGAATTATTAAGATTGCATAACAGTTCAAATAGTCCATATACTTCACAGTTATTAGATAATTCTAGATATGATAATAATCTTGATGATTTAGAACTTGGCGTGCAAAGCGCAATGGATAGAGCTAGACGAAGGCAAGCTATTCTTGAAGGCAGAATACCAGAGTTAGTATCATCGGAAGAAGCACAACAGAGAAGGGGGTTATTTACGCAATCGTTAATGCAGCAAATCTATAGGAAAGGAGCGTCTACCAATGTCTAGAGTGTCTTTAATCGAGCAATTATATGCGCCGAAAAAGAAGAGTGCTCTAGAGTTTAACTATGATGCTTTATGGGCACCGCCAATAGGGTGTTTATTATCCCAGAGTGATTTAGGGGATTTACATTATATTGCATCTTCGTTGAAATATAATGGAAATATAGAAAAGAAGTACGAGCTTATAGATACTGTGATGAAACGAAGAGGTTTTCGTAGAGGAAATTGCGGTACTAATCGAGTGGTTTATAACTTCTTAGAAGATCAAAGATTTTGTTTTAAGGTTGCTTTAGACAGAGTTGGAATGAAAGATTCCCCTGCAGAGTTCATAAACCAGGAGTATTTCAAACCATTCTGTTGTAAAATATTTGAAGTAGATCAATCAGGAGTTGTAGGATCAGTAGAAAGGGTGAATCCTATATCATCATTAGAAGAATTTTTATCTATAGCAGATGATATTTTCAATATGATGATAACTAAAATTATAGGAAAATATGTTGTAGATGATTTAGGTACTGAAAAATTTATGAATTATGGAATAAGATATAATTCTAATGGCGTAGCATTTGGGCCTGTAGTTATAGATTTTCCATACGCATATAAATTAGACGGAGCTAAACTTATATGTAGAAAACCAGTACAAACAAAATACGGTATGACTCCATGTGGAGGAGAAATAGATTATGATGCTGGATTGAATCGTATGATGTGCACTAAATGTGGCAGAACATACACAGCGAAAGAATTATCTCAGGATGATTCAAATGTAATAAAATTCTATTCAGGAGATGTGAAAGGAGATCATAAAATGAGAGTAAGAGTTATAAGAAGATCAGATAGATCTGTTGTAAAGGATAGCGGTAGAAGTTCAAATGTATATTTATCAGAAGAAGATTTTAGATCTTCATATGGTAAGTTTGTAAATGAAACGCTTGAACCGACGCCTGTAGTAGAGACAATAAACAATAGGGCCGAACCTATCAAGAAATTTAGAGATAGATATTATACAAGTCTTCAGGTTGAAGCATTTAATAAAAGTCAGGAAGCTATGAAAGCAGCTTATGATCAGCCATCAAATCCTGTAGTTAAAACTATTAAAGAATCAGGTTTTAATTCTATTGAATACGGACAGCCGGGAGGGCTAGAAAATTACGTTAGCCCAGAGCCAACACCTGTGATTGAAACTGTAAATACCAATTTATTCTCATTGGTTCAGGATACTTTAGAGCAGGATGAAGAGGCCGACATTGTTGAATCTGAAGTTGATAATAACGTAGAAGATGATGATAGGACTTGGCTTAATTTAAAAGACGAAGAAGGAGACGGCGATCTTATCAAGGCTATAGTAGATACGGTTGTAGATGCAGCTAAGGATTGCATTAAAGAGAAAGACGAAAAAGCAATTCAATATTCTATAGAGCAGGATGAATATAATGATCAATCAGATCAGATAGATGAGCCGGAGTCTGGATTGTATGATGAGTATAATTATGAAAATCAGGACGATTACGATGATGGATCGGAAGAATACAGCGCGTATATTAAAGAAGATAATAAACGCAACAAAAGAGATAATAAAAGAGAACAAAGTATCAGAGCAAAAAAGAATAAATATGGCGATATGAGCCAATATTAACTAGGAGGTGCTGATTATGTTTAACAATCACACTATGTCAGTAGTCACAGATTTAGGAGAAATAGCAAATGTAATTAACAATATTGATTATATTGCTGTGGCAGCAATTACAACAAGCGATTATCCAAAATTACCAAATATCTATAATGCAACTATTCTTATGCCACCTACAGAAATATTAATGAAATGGGCGGAAGGCGATCCATATATTATGCAGAATCAGTATCCTGCATATCTGAACAGCCAATGTCCTGATGATATGATAGTTGCTTTATTGGCTCTATTGACTAAAAAGAATGTGATACTATATATGCCAATGGATGAATTTAATGTATTTGGTATGATGTTGCTTAACCATATATACTTTTCATATGGTATCACATGCAATACACCAACTACAAGGTTCGACGTTGATGCAACAAGAATACCGCTGTTATTGTGCAAGTTCTATATGATAGACGCTATGAGCTCGCAGGATCTTTTAGCATCATATCCTGCCAATTCGCCATTACCATATTTTGTTATAAACAAGCTTGCTGAGGAATTGCATCCATTTAGTTATCCAGTTACGTTTAATGAATATGCAGATTATTTTAATAATCTTAATGCTTCTAAAGGTAACAATATCGTTCATCCGTCTATGGTTAAGGTGGTAGATAAAAATGATAATCTTCATTGATAATCCGACGCTTATCAACGCATTAAGTTACAAGTTTGCAGGCAGGAAAATAGAAGTGTTGAACTTATCTTCGCTGTATAGCGGATATATAAATATAACAAATCTTATAGCTAATTTGGCTCCGATAAATACTACCGGAGTCGCAATGCCTGAATTTGTAAATTCATATGATTTTGATATGCAATATGCATCCGCTATATTTAATAATCCAAGTTTGTATGAATCATTTATGAATATAATGATAAGAGCATATGAAGGTTATGTGGTATGCATATTAGTTCAAAGAGATCCGTATAGAGACGCTGTTATGGAATCTTTAATCAAACTTATTCAGCAAAGATATGGTTATAGTTGCTGGATAATTGAAGATGAAGGAGATGCAGATGTGATATATGAGCAAATGTTAAATCCTTATGGCATAATGACATTAGATCAAGATATACGTGTATATAATGATGCGTATGCTAAAGGTATGGTTAACGGAGGCATTTTACCAAATATATGCGTTGAGTAGTATCATATTAGGGAGTCTTAATTGGCTCCCTGATATTTTTTATAAAATAAGCTTGACATCATAATAATTAAGGAGGTGCTAAGATGCTTAATCAAACAGATATAGATAAAATTATGCAAGATATATTAGAAGGTAAAAAAGTATATCTTTATTACACTGCCCATATGATTGAGGGTAGAGAAACTAATATTCTTGATGAGCATATGTATAAAAGTGTATCGCGTTTTAAAATTGTTAAAGTAAAAGTAAATAATGTATGTAACGCATATTTTGAAAAGTTGAATTTCTTAAATCATCCAGAGCAATATCATGTAGAAGAAGAGGAATGTTACTACACATTTGGCTCTAAATATATACATTATTTTTCAGTAAAAAATTCTGATAAAAAATCTTATAGCAAGGATATTAATCCTAGAACGCCTTCAAATATTTACGGATATAGAAGAGAAATATTTGAAAATGGTGTACTTATTAGTGAGTATAATGATCCTAGCCCTGTAAAAGAAGTGTATACTAATAATCCAAAATTTGGAACTTATCCTCAATCTAAAGTAATTGATATGATAAATAAAGGTGGTTTATCATGGAAATATCTTAAGTTAAATAATCCTGCGCTTGTTGATGGGATAGACTATAATTATGTAACATCTGATTGGTATATATTGGATCTTGAAAATTATCCAATGATAGAAAAACCATTAATCAATACCAAACAGTATAGTGGCTATTTTATGACTCTGGAAGGAGCATTTAGATATATTGAACAACTTCAAGCATAAATATTACAGTGGAAGGATATTATCCTTCCACTAAATTTCTATAGGAGGTTAAATAATATGAAAGCTATAGTGGCAACAGATAAAATGTGGGGGATTGGTAAAGATGGTAAACTATTATTTAATATAAAAGAAGATATGGAATTCTTCAAGACTATAACATGCGGTAAAATTATAGTAATGGGCCGTAAAACATATGAATCCATCGGTAAAGCCCTTCCAGGCAGAATCAACTTTATTGTTACAAATAATGCAGAATACAAGAAGCTTAATGAACACTTTATTGAATTTGGAACTCTTGAAGAAATAAATTATGCTATTAAGCAATTTGACACCGATGATGTGTTTATTATTGGCGGGGAATCTATATATAAGAAATTTTTAAACAGATGCGATACAGTATATCATACAAAATATGATGCTGTTATTGATTCTGATGCAGAAATGCCAAATCTTGCATTCAATAATTTTGAATATATTAAAACTATAAGAAGCGCAAATTATTTTGGAATTGATTATACAATAAATATATGGAAACCATGCGGTCCTAAAGGCCATAAAGGCGTAATAAATGTAGTACAGGATAAAAATATTCATTATATGTATACAGATGATTTTAATTATTATTTTGATGTGTATCAGGGAACAGAAATTACTGATATGAAATATGTACAGTCTGTTGCATATGATTTATTATCATGGAATTTTATTTATTCAACTGATAAAATATCAGATGGGTTGTATCGTACAATAAGTGTACCTAAGAATGCAATATATGGTAATAAAAGGTGTGGAGGAATATCAACAGAATGTTTTGGGGCATTTGGAGGTTCAGAAGATGAATCTAGACTTAATCTTATACGACTCATTAAGTCTATTATTAACCATGAATAATAATATAATATCTTTGTAAGGAGGCGAAGATATTATGTTATATGACAAAACTAATTATACTGCTGATATATCATATCTTAATAATATATTCATTACAGAATATGATATATCAAAATGTAATATAAATGTTTTATTTACTAAAGGTATTATAGATAAAAACACATATAATTATTTGTATAATGCAGAACGTATGGTACGTCAGGTATACGTTGGCAAACTACAGAAAGATAAGAGCGTGGCTGATGCTCTTAAGTCTGGTATAATAGAAGCAAAGAGGATGCTTTTTGAAGCTAATAACTTGCATGATAGAGATATATTAAGTATAAAGAATGATGCTGTATTTGTGATCAACAGAAAACTACAAACAACTCAATTTGGTTTAATTAAGTTTACACCTAAAGGAGTTTATACATCATTCTATAAACTTAGGGGATTAGAAGCATATTATTACTATAACAATATAAACAAAAATGAGTATATAGAAATTAAAGGGATGTCTGATAAAAATTTGGTATTGCATGAAAATTATTTCTTACAATTCTTAAAAGATGTATTCTATACAATTCAGACAGTTGGCCCGGAGATAGCTTTAAGATTAATAAAAGATTTCTATATGCAATATACATCCATGCAATTACCAGTAGAATATTATAGGATGTTTGACGCTAGTTCAGAATATCATTACATGTTTAAAACTGGTATTGGTACAGGGTTCAATATTAATTATATACCGGAGAATAGCAAAATGGCAATAGATAAATCTTATAATCTTAGTATTATTATGCAAATGCAAAGATATGTAGTGTCTATGTACTTTAATAAGTATAAATAAAATACCAGAGGGAGCGATCCCTCTGGTACAAATTTATCATTTACAATAAATTATTTTCTGTAAGTACACGTTTAGTAGCAAGTTGAAAAACTCTATTATTAATAAATTCATTTGTTCCTGATATTCCATATGTATATGCAAGTTTTATGTATAATTCCTTTGTTATATTAATACTTACTAAATAATTAATAATCGTAATATATTTTTTCATTTCTTTTTTATATTCATTAGATGAAGTAATATCTGGCCGATTATTAAATTTTGGTATTAAATTTTCATGTTCATGTATTGTCTTCTCAATAATAGAGTTCAATTCATTAGTATAATTAACAATAATTCGATTTTTATACTTATCAAAAATTCCAATATAATCAAGAGTCGCTATAGCAAATAAAAATATACCAACTGAAAATCCTATTACTAGTAAAATCGACATTTATTTTCCCACCTTATTATTTTTATATTTTAACAAAAGTATATATTCAAGCTTTTTTGCATTATAATTTTGACTCTATTGATGTCATTATATAATTTGTTACCGCATATATTATTCTATTTTTAATAACTTGGTCTGCTTTTGGTATACCATATAATAAAACCAAATTTTTATATAATTCAGTTGGCATATCACACATGATATCGGTATTAATATACATGGCATATTTTGCAATTTCTTTTTTAAACTTATCTGACATTATATTGCCATCTATTGTAGAAAGCATTGAATCATATTTATATATAGAATTATCAATTACCGCATCTAATCTAGCAATAGTCTCTTGTTCATTGCATGATGATTTATTGCCTTTACTCAAAAATTTAATTTGTTTGGTAATTATTATTGCAAAAATTAAAATTAATAATATTGTAAATACGTAATATATTGCAGCCATTATTTATTTTTTACCCTCCTTATTATTTGCCATATTGAATGAAAGTATGAATTCAAGCTCTTTTGCATATACTCTTGACCCTATTGCTTTTCCTATATAATCTGAATCATATAATAATGCAAGCTGACGCTGCAGTGTACTTGAAATTTTTTCTGTTACTTTTTCTGTAACATATTCGGTCATTTCTTTTTCGGCCTTGTTATTTATGTAGTACAAGTTTTTAGGTTTTAGTTGATATAATACATATTCGTCTATGGTTTCGTCAATTATATAATCAAGATGCCCTATAATTTCTTCTTCAGAGTATTTTGTTGATACCAGTTTTAAGCTGCTATCATTGTCAAACTTTAATGCTAAAATATTAGTGATAATATTTGTAAATTTATTTATCACAATAAGTAATAAATACAACCATACAAGCAAAATTATTTTAATTACTAAAGATTCCATATTAGTCTCCTTTCGGTAATGCGTAATGATCTATTTCTGTTATTCCATTTGGGTACTTTGTAATCTGTTTAACTAATTTATTATCTACATATTTACTTTCTTCTATGAAACCATCTGGGTGTTGCTCGAATATAACATTTCCATTTTCATCTTTCTTTACTATATTATTTTCCATTGTTCCCCTCGCTTTTCAACCTATTTTTGAACCATCGTTTCATTTTTCTTATTTTATTGCTTTTAATAGCCTTTGTATGCTCAATAGAATACATTGGTAAAACATTTCTTTTTTGCAGTTCTTCTATCAGCGCATCTACATGATAAAATTCTGTCATTATATCATCGGCATTTGTGGAAGATATATTATGTGGATTATGTGCGTCTAATCCAAATCTTAATGCTTTTGATACTGCTTGAGTTACCTCTGCGCATTCTTCCATTATGCCAATTAATAATTCTTCATTACTTATCAATTTAAACACCACCTTTAATAAATTTATTTAATTGTTTGGGGATTCTTAAACATCAAAATAATGTAATATAAAGGAGGGTGTTAATATGATTACAGAGCAAAATAACCCCGTATTAGCAGATCCAGCTAGCGATTATATATTAACAATGGCAGTTACCCGGTCAGCATTATATGATACAGAAGTGTACTCTAGATTCATTTATTCATGCGAAAATACATTTAGAAATTCATTGTTCTATAAAGGATACAAGAATTTTCTAATGAATATGGGATTTGATAGGGATCAGAATATGCCAGGAATTACATCAGATATGGCTACTATTGAACTACATCATCATTTTCCAACGTTAAAACAGGCAGCTATTATGATTACTGAACATCTTCTTAATATTAAAGGTTGCGCCACAACATTTGAAGTTGTTCAGTTATTAGAGCAGGCTCATAGAAAAAATTGGTTTTCTGTAATATTTTTATCAACCACAAATCACCAGGCCCATCATGATAATCCATCTGATTTTATTTCATTAAAACAATGTGTTGGAGATGGAATTAAATTTATAGATGCATATATAGATGGTATGACCCTTGATATTTGTTTTAATATGCTTCTACAATTTAAGCAAGAAGAGCAATACGGGGGTTCATTTAATCCTAAGATGGTTAAAGCAAGAGATCAGATTGTGGACTGGTCTATTAAGAATCCTTATTAATATATGGGAGAGGGTTAATTCCCTCTCCCTGAAAAGTTTGTTATTATTATTTATATAATATAATAGTAGATAAAAGGAAAATATATTAATTGGGTAGTCGCTTGAGGCCCGTTATAAGCGAGAAAGAGGAACTTATGAAAGTAAGTAAAAAAGCAGAAGGAGTATTTTGGGTTTTTTGGAATTATGCTAATATGTCAATAGATGTATTGCGTAAATATAAAAAATATAAAGAAGCAGATAATCTATATCATGAAATGGATAAATGCAATGATGAGTATATCGTTGCAATTGGAGATTTATTTCTTCACGACAATTCAGATAAAGCTAGACAATTTATTGTTAAATATGAAGAATATATTGATAAAATTAAAGTTTACCTTAAATCTAAAGGTAAACTATAAGTATTACATAAAGCCGGTGCGACAATCGGCTTTATGTATCCTCAAATCTCTTATTTTTTTTATCTGATGACATGAAATTAAATATCTATAGAAAGGGGTGTTAAAAGCGATGATATATCCCGATAAAACCATGACCGATAATGCATTTCTTGATAATGTAATTTATTATGCTAAATTAATGGCATTAAATTGTACGGTAAAAGATCAAGAAGAAGCATTATCCTATGAAACTCCTGAAAGCCTTAAGGCTAGAGAATTACTTATAGCATCGGTTGAGGGAACTTCAATATATGAAATGTATCCGTCTATACCAAAAGATATCATTGAGAAGTATATTACTCTTAGGAGTAATCTTGATATATATGCTGAAAGTAATGAAGCACTTAAAACTCATATGAATTCTTTTAGCTTATACAAGAGAACAGAGATTATGGATAAAATTTCTAAGGCTGCATGCAAAGTATATGTAGATCATTATGAAATTATGACAGAGTATCTTAATGAGATTGAGGATACATGGTTTGCTGATAATAAGAATTTATATGATAAGTGTAAAAAACTTTCTGCAACATATGAAGATTTATATAATGCATTGCCAGAAAAAACAAAACATAGAATTCTTAAGACTTACATAAATAATTATGACGATACAGATCTTGAAGCATTAGCAAAAGATTTGGATTTATTTAAAGAGTATATTGCTAATCGTTCAGATTCAGCAATTGATGAAGAAATATTGAAAATAAATAATGCTATGCGCGACGTATTTGTTAGCCATTATGATATAATGGTAATGAGAGGATATGTCAAGAACGATAGCACTACATGGAGAAAATATATTGATGAGGTTAAAACTTATAAAAAGTGTTTAGCTGGAACAGCTTCATACTACGAACTATATGATTTATTTCCAAAAGATGAATTGGAAATTGTTCTTAATGAGTGCCTTGGTAATACTGTAGTTGTTACATATAATCTATTAAATTCTGTCAATATGCTTGATGGATATATAAAGACAATATCGCAGACTCCCAAAGATGATGCAGAAAAACTTAATAAAGCTATGACCGCTAAATATATTGCCAACTACAGCATGTATATGAACTATGAAATGTATATGCTGTGTATAGATGATTTGGTAGATTATTACAAATTATCCGAATATTTGCCATATGAAACAAGAAAAATGGTTATAAATACGCAGGTAAAAGAAATAACTAATATTCAAGTGTATGCGGAATCTAAGAATATGCTTAATTCATTTCTTGCTACACTGCCTAGAGATGAATGTAAAAGAATTAAGGATGCTATATTAAAAGATATGCAGGAATGGTATCCTAAACATCATATAGAAAAGAATAATTACTATAGAGCATTAATAGGTTTACCGCCTATGGAAAATGGAGTGGCATTTGAAGATACCCTATCTCATACATGGAATCAAGAAGAACGTTCATTTAGAGAATTTGGTAAGAGGTTTTTGAATATGCTTCCAGAAGATTTATATCCTGGAGCTCATTGGAGGCAAAATCTATATGAGTTTGATTCATATGATATGGGTATACTTAATCAATATGGAGTAATAGATGCATGGATTGCTGCAGCAGGCGCTAATATAAACGATATTCGCTATAGATATTTAAAGTATCTTGGTGATAGTAAACTTGATATTTACATATGCAGCAAAGCAATGGAGTTCCAATTGATTGGAGTTCCTACAATAGATGATACTTTGTTTAAACGTAAATTTATAGATAAATTTACTGTAAATAGAGACTATGTAATCAGAACAGTTTACTCCGATGCACACAAGTTTCAGTCTGATTATTATAATAAATTTATTATTATTTTTATATTAATGAATACCATTATGGATCTTTGCACAGATATACCAGAATATATTATCAACAGAGATGTATTTGATTCAAGATGTGTTAAATATTTATTTGAATCATTTGGAATTCCGTACTATTCTGAAATACCGTTTAAGTATCAGAAAGCAATGCTTAAAAATCTTAATACTTTGATTAAATACAAATCAAGTACTAGAAATATGATTGATATATGCTCTTTATTTGGTTTTTCTGATGTAAGAGTATTTGGATATTATCTATTTAAACAAATGAATGTAGACCCACATACGGGAGAATATTTATTTGAGGATGCAAGTCAAATAGATTATAGTCTTGACGATCTTTATGTTAGAGATGCTAATGGAGAGATTGTTGATTATACAGGCATTAGATATTCAAGATTATCAACTTATCGTCATTATGATGAAGATAAATATACTAAACAAATTACCATACAAAATGAAGATGGTACATCAACAACAAAGCGCATTATTAGAAATGATGCTAATGTGTATATAAAAGATCCAGTATCTAATGAATATATTTCATTAAAAGATGCTGATTATTTTAAAAAAATAAAAGCAGATGTTAAACCTGCAGACCTTAAGTTTATTAAAGTTCCGGTAGATGAACAATTAACAGAATATAAGAATGATCCAGATTATCTAGTTAACTATGATGAGATGGTTTATCAAGATGAGGGTAATACATGGGATGCTGGAGAAGATCATTGGAAACTCAGGCAAGATATTCTTGACTATGAGTTTAATGCTGTCAAAAGCAAATATATTTCTGTAGAAACAGTAACAGAAATGACAGAATTATCATTCCAGGTTTCATACTTCTATAATCTATTATTCGATAATATGTATTCTGAAGATAACCTAACAATAGAGATACCTAATATTAAGGTAGGCCATAAATTTAGATTTATGGATGTGGTTTGCTATTTATTCTCATTGATGTATTTGTATAATGGTATTGAAGATAATATCATGTATTCTCCAACACAAATACTTTACGTTAAAGGATATAATTTTAATAGTGATTTTGATGAGGTTCTTGAGGATGAGAACGCATTTCAGCAAAATCATCCAATAAGCAATGAGCCTTTACAGGATTATGAAAAATATAATATCTTTGATGTAAATAAACAAATTGAAGAAAATAATTATGATTATAGAGAAGCGTTTAAAGATTTCAATATGAGAGCGTTTAATCTTGAATGTGATGTTGATGCTCTTGAGAAATGGCTAAATGTTAATCATCAAATGTCGTTAGATGATTTCATTGTAGATGATAGTTTGACTGATTATGATCAAGTAATTACACTAAAGAACTTCTTCTCATTACATAATACATACTATCAGAAAAGCATATTTAACGGTACTAGTTTATATCCTATAGGATATAATCAGGATATTAAATATGCATTTAAATATCTTTTATATGATAAAAATATCATTATGGATATAAATGATAATGAGCATACATATGTGGTTGAAGATGAATCATATATGGAAGTCATATCCACTACAGATAAAGAAATATATATTATGGATTATGAATCATATATTATGATTGATCCTACATCATATGCTGTGTTCTACAAATGGATCAAGCAACCAGATGGTTCATTTATAAAAGAAAGTAATATTGTGTATATTAAAAATCCATCTATATCAGATGAATATAAGCAATTATTTATTGGAGAAATTGGAATTATAAATCAATTTGGAAAGTATATATTTGCTGCAGATTCTTATTATACGTTAGATGAAAATGATAATTATATTGAAGTTACAGATCCAAAATACTTTAGAGTAGATCCAAATGATAATACTAAAAAAGTATTAAATTTTGGCCAATATTTCGTATATAAAGAAGGTCAATGGATTCTTGATCCTAATAATTGTTACGTTAAGGTTGAGAAGAATGGGAAATTCTTTTATGTGTTAGCATCAGAAACTGATAAATATCAGAATATAATAATATCTGAAGATGATTGCTATGTTATGCATAGCGATGGTCATTTTATACCACTTGTGGATAGTGATTATTATACCGATCATGATGGTGACGGTAATTATGAATACAATGAAGAAGTGTGCTACATAATAACAGATAAGGTTACAGAATACTATGATCCTAGCGTTACACCTAGGGTATATTATCAAAAACTTACTGATTATTATAATGAGAATAACTATATTATCTATGAGGACCAGTACTACGTTAAAGACAGTGAGGGTAACTATATACCGCAAACTGAATTGTTAGATCCTAATAATTGTTATTTTGATAAGGGCGGAGGAAGGTATTTCTTAGTAATTGATTATCTTGCTAGATATGTAGATTATAGAGATCCGTTAAATCTTACGCATATACTTATCTTACAGCCAAATAATGACTATCTAAAATATAAGCTTATTAATAATATCTACACACCAACAACAGATAGCGTTAGAAGATATATTATTAATTCTGATAACGAATCTATTGTAGTGCTACTTGAAGGATATAGCTACAATGATACTAAGACATTTATCGTTGTATTCAATAAATATCTTGATTCATATGATGATGGATTAGATCATCCAGATAAATATGATCCAGAATTAACAGACGGTATATGGGATGAAAATGATTGGTACTATCGTGAAGGTTATGAAGGAGAACACGCATGGTACTATAAAGAGCCAGGAAGTAATCCTACTCCTGAAGTAGTAGAAAAAGATCCTGTTGGGTCTGGATATTATCTTGAATCTACATCTTATATTGGAGATGTAGAGCTTGAAGAAGGCAAAAAATATTATATAGCGTTTGATTTCGAAACTAATTTTACTGGAAGAATTCAAATTGCTTGTGATGCAGATAATACAGTTGTAGATTCTCAGCAAAGAATATATGAAGTATCCAAAGGAGAAAGGATTCATATAGCTCAAACATTTGTAGCAAATACCAATAAAAAGCCTGCTCTTAAGTTTCTTATTTATGATTATCCGGTTAACCCAATTGAAATTGGAGATTTCTGTATAGTAAGTAATATGAGATTTGTTAGAGCGCATAACGAGCATTTCATTGAACAAGATATTCCATCCTATGATAGGCTTCAGGAATTATACAGAGTTAATGAAATGATATATAAATATCTTACTAATCTTATGGTGAATTGTGATAATATTCACACATATGATATTTATAAAAAGATCTACGATTCATTCATGATTTCAAAATATAACAAAGAAGCATTTAAGATTGGTGAAAACAAATACGCTAAAACATATACTGATTTCTTGGAAACAAGAGATGCTGTATTGTATGAAAGATTATGCTATTTCAAATCACTAGATCCAGATGCTATGCACAAACAGATAGCTGATAACATCATTGAAGTTACATATGCTATAGATGATTGTATAGATACATATTCGTATGGTTATTTATATTCATACTTTCCTGCGGTATCAGCATCATACATCCAGCAATATATTATTAAAATAATAAATTTCTTTAAATCATGGAAAGTGCATTTATTAGGAATCAATACGGTTTATAAGTTTGACGATCCATGGGAAAATACAGTAAAGATCCGCGAATGCCAACAGCTTGGCAATAGATACGATCATATCAAATCTAACGTTTTCATTTATGGAACTGTAAAAATTAACCCATTGGATTCTACAGACGCTTCTGGCAATAGATATGATGAACTATTTCCTGATATTGCTAATCCTATCCATAGATTTAGAGAAGAATATATCATTCGAAATAGGGTGAGACTAATGTCTACCACGGCAAATAAACTTGATCATATATATGATACAGATGAAGGATTAAATCTTATTCTTAATGATGAAACTGTTAAGGTTAAAATTGATGATAACACAGCTACCATCACAAGTTCTAAAGCAGGATTTACTGTTGAGAATGAGAACCAGTTGTTTATGGAATCTGATGAATCTGAGCATGATGTATTTAGCATTCAGACTATAGATGAAATTAATAAAGATTCTACCGATATAATTGAATGGAGGGATTTAGAAAATGAATAAATTATTATATATGCGAGATGCTGTACGTAATACGGAGGAATATGAAATTAATAAAGATCAGTGGTCAATAGAGAATGGCGCCAGAGTAAATTCAAAAATTATTATCAAAAACGAATTTACCGGAGAAGTGATCTGGGAAGGTCATAATAAGACTGTAATTGCAGGATCTGCGTTGGTTGCAATGAAGCTGTTTAATCTTGACAGGAATTGTCTTGATGCTACACCGACATATGATACTGCATTGAATCTTGAAAATGGGGCTAATGGTTCCACATATCCAACTGTTGTTATTACAGACAGCAATGGTAATGTGGTTGGTAGCATGCATGATGAAACACAAAGAACTATTATTGGATTTTGTGTTGGGCAGGGTGGCGCAGGATTGGATATCTCAGATGTATTTGATGTGGAGTACTGTAGTTGGATTACTCCTGATAATCTTGTACCATTAAGATATCCTTTGCAGAATGCTGATGATGTAGACGAGACAATGTATAAAGGCCGCAAAGGCCTTACATTGGCAGATGGGACAAAGCGCAACGCATATTACTTCAAGGCATTCTCCAATACTCCAAATTTAGTACAGAATTATCTTAGTACTATTGGTACTTTTTCTGATTCTGTATCTGCAGCCAATGTATATAATAAGAATACAAGTGCGGATAAGGCGCAGTCATATGTGGAATTACATTTAAAAATCACTCCTAATGATTGTAGAGAATTCTTTATTGCTCATAAAGGAATTGAGAACGCTAAAATTAATCAAATTTCCCTTGTTTCAGCATGGACAAAAACTGTTGAAGTTACAAAGCTTGATATGGCTGGTAATATGAAAACTGGTTCTTATGAATATTTCCAGGATATTAGACCATTCAGTATTGTTAATATTCCTAACGAAATCTTATCTAATTTGGAGAAGAGTATTAGTATTGTATATACTTTATACTTCTGATCTTATATAATACATAAGATAAAGATTAATTATAAACCAAATAAACAATTAAAATATTGCTTTAGTGCAAGTATAGTGGTAATAATATAAACTGATTAATATAGAATGATACTGGGATTATTTCCCAGTATCGTTTTATTTATAAAAATACAATATTATAAAATCAAATATAAAGGGAGGTAAACGCCATGCTTAAATTAGCTCATGATTATACTAATATATTACGTAAAATGTCGAATATTTGTTTTTGCGATAAATTTAAATGGTTAAATTACACGTGGTGTTTTTGTAATGCCTGCGAAGATGAAGGTCTTAAACTTTTGAAATATCACGAATTTGTTTCTATTGATAATAATGGCAGTGGAGAAGTTGTTGGTTATATACGTTATTACTTAATGCCAGATTCAGGATATTGTGCAGGATTTACAGCTATAAATTTTACATCATGTGATGATAATGAAATATTTTTACATGATGTAAGAACAGCATTTAATAATATTTTTCATGTGTTTGGCTATGACGGTGTGACATTCACTGTGGTAGTCGGTGATCCGATGGAAAAAGAGTATGATCGTTTAGTTAAAGAAATGGGCGGTAGTATTTTTGGTGTGTTTGAAAAATATCAGCAACTATCGGATAGAAAATTATACGACGTGAAAGTATATAAAATATATAACAATAAAGAAGTTCAGAATAGTGGACCAATTAAGATTGAAATGCAAATAACTGAAGAAGGTTTAAAGTATGAATTACCAGAAGATGCTAAAGACATATCTAAAACTAATCAGAATAATCCACCAAAGCAACGTGGTAGAAAAAATATTGATACCGGAAAGATTATAGCGCTGCATAATGCGGGATGGAGTAATGTTAAAATTGCTGATGAAATGGGACTGAGCCCTATTACTATAGGAAAATATGTTAAAACATTATGCGGCGGCGTAAGAAAACCGAAGAATAATGCACCGACCGGGTATTATAGTGATGGAAGATATTAAAAAATAACCCCTAGGGAGTTATCCCTAGGGGTATATTCTATGCCGAATAATAAGCTTTAAATGTATCGTTATCAATTAGTGGAACATCAAATTTTGTTACATAGCAACCATCTTTTTTTGTAAAGCATGGCGTTACATCCTGCCCAGTCTTTTCTTGTACAATTCTATACAAATTACATCCAGATGGAATTTTAATCGATACTTCTTTTGTCCCTATAGGACAATACTTATAAGCAGTTTTTAGTTTATCAAGATGCAAAATATCAGACACATCCATAGTTCTGATCATTTGCATTAATACGCCATCTTTCAATTTAGTGTTTGCAGGAATTATAACTTGTTTATCACCTGCATTTGCAGAATCATCGTAATCCTGATTAATAAAGTCAATACCTATAGATAGTCTTGATACAAAATCAAATACAGTTTCACGTTCTGTAATCAGATCTAGTATATGATTGAAAGGTTCCATATTACTTGGCATATATTCACCCCCTGCTAAATACCAAGAGATTCAAATATTATACGTTCTCCATCTTCTGTACGAACGTATAATGTAATTGTCTCTGATATATAATTAATAGAATAATCAAGGTCTTGGAATAATCTTACGCCATTACGATATACATGTATAAGATCTCCATTTGTATATGATAATCCTTTATAAGAAATATTATATTCTTGATCTACACAATCATGAATCAATCTTGAAGTCCTAATTTCCTGAGTATAACCATCTAATAAAATGGCTTTATCGCCTTCGATTTTTATTGTTATTACTTGATTCTTTTTGTATCTTCTCTGAGGTAATTTTCCATCCACCATAAGCACTTGGTATTCTGGAGCAGATCCAGATATATTTTCAATAGAAAGTTTAGCTGTAGCTAATTTATCGCTTGCTAAAGTAATAATAAGAGTATCTCCTATTGTTATATTAGTATTTGGTATGACTTTAATACTTTTTTCATTGTCTTTTTCCACATCGGCGCAATGAAATACATGATTATCTGTAGTACTGTTAATGGCATTTGTTAATGTTACAAATAGATCATGAAGCGCTTTAGATGTAGCAAGGCTTGTATCATCGTTATAGGCATAAGAATTAGAAACCTTCTCAAGTTTACATGTTGGTACTGAACCATCTGCCAATGTGTTACCAGACATAAATTTTACTTTACTATCCTTACTATAAGCAGAGTTATATAACCACAATATATCAATGCGTCTGCCCTTTTCAATAGATTCATTAAGAAATGTTATTGTACCAGATTTATAATGCTTTTCTCTATCATAGTGCTTTTCTACTTTATAACGACTCTTATCAATGAATGTAGTACCAATGCGTACTTCCATAAAATCCGGATAGTCTTCAAATGGATAATCAAATTCATACGATGTCTGATTCTGCTGAGTCGTATACAAATAAGACATGGAAAATCCTAACCTCGTCATATCATCAAGACGTTCCTGGATGGTTCTGCCGTCTTTATCGTATACATTATCTGCAAGAGTTACTGGAAGTAGAATTGTACCATCGGTTGTTCTTAATAATACAGATTTAGCTGCAGGGCTAAATACTTTTTCCATATCCTCTTCAGGAACAAATCCTGATGAATCTTCAGGATAAGCAAATCTTTTGAAAATAAAATTGATAATATCTTCGAGAGATTTTGGGTCTTCCTCCCCTTCAATATTAATTACGAATTTATTGGCATTGATATCTGCATTAGGCAGCATATCTTTTATGATCATTGCAGTTAGGTCTATATATTTAGTATCATCAGAATGATGAACTATATACATATGATAACTTCTACCCTCGCCGTAATCAATCATAAATTCATTACACTGAGCTTGCTGCTTATTTTTATATGGTAACGGTTTTATTGGTATTCTACCATGTTCAAACTGATCATCTAATGATGGCATACACATATCCTCCTTTTACGTTGATATTATCAAAATGTTGGGCCATAACACTTTTTGACATATTTGTAAACACTGAATGGGGAGGTGAGCGGTTATGTTTTTTAAACGTTTTAGAAAAAATAGAGCCAATAAATATAATAAAGAATTAGACGAACTTAATAAAAAACAAGAAGAATTTGATTTGAAAATCAAAAAAGAAAAACAGAAAAGTTCGTTTAAATCCATAATAAATAAACTAAAATTTGAAAATTATGTTAAAACTCTTGTAGCTGTAGTAATATTCGTAAGTTTAGTAGATCTGCAATTATCTTATATATTAGCATTTCTTGGTAGAGAAAATATTGCTGAGAAGCTATCTATTCAAATATGCACCACAATTCTTGGAACTGTACTTATATATATTATAAGATCTTATTTTGATGATAAGAATAACCCAACTAAAATAGATACCGATGGAATAAAAGATAAAGCTAAAGAAATATTAGAAGATACTGGGTTATCCGATTTTATTAATAAAGAACGAGAGCCGGAAAATCCAGATGATGTATAAATAAATACACCTAACAGTTAGGTAAATAAATCAACCCAAAGGAGGATAATAAAATTATGGAAAATGTAAATTCTGATCTTTTAATGATGATCGTGGGAGTTATTATTGCAGCGGCTGCCGCAGTAGTAGGGCGATATGTAATCCCCAAGATTCCTAAAGACAAAGTTACAGAAGCAACTAATACTGTAAACATGGTTCTCGAATATGCTAGCAGCTTTTGCGCTTATGCTAAGCAGTTCATGCAGACTTCTACCGGTGAGGAGAAGATGGAATACGTTGTAGAGATGGTTACCGATGTCTGTGTCGCAAATGGAATTGACATCGATGAGAAACAATTGAGAGCTATTTGTCAGAGGGCCTATAATATTATGAAAGCTGAATTGGCCAAAACAGAAACGCCGGTAGTTGGACTGCTTGATATTGCAGAACCTATTAAAGAATTTCCGCCGGTAGAAACTCAGACAGAGCCTGATACCAATGAACACGAATAAATAAATTATACGGATAGGGTTAACTCCCTATCCGTATGAATTGTCGCCGAAAACATTTTGATAATAAACCAATATAAAGGAGGATCAATCTATGAATTCTTTAAATACTCCTATGTCGTATCATAGGCTTAATAGACAGCCGTTAGATGATTCTGAAGTGTTTTCCTCACTTAAAGATTTGATGGATTATTGCGATAACATGGCAAGATATGATGGTCAAAGAGTTGTAGTTACAGCTAATAATTCCCATAATCTTCCGGCTATAGAATATGTTATAAAAAATAATATTCCCATCATATCTAATATGATGGGTTCAGAATTGATTTTTAGAGAAGATATTAATTTTTTTGGAGATTCTTCTGCCAATTCTGCAGGTTTGCTTATATATGAGAATAATGATAATGGATCGTGGAAACCTAATAGTACATACATTATGGAAGAAGGTCATTTGTGTCTTATCAGTCAGGCAGAAATATTTAGATCAAAAACAAAAAGTTATAAATTTTACCTTGAAAGAATCAAAAGGAATGGATTCTTAAATCCTGGAGAAACTACAAAATATTATTGTTCATGGGAACAGAATTTTAACCCATTTACAGCAACAGGTACATATCCTAAAGTGGGAACTTTATTGAATAATGGAATACATAGCCTATTTGTTATTCAAGGTAATGACTATCTCGACGTAGATACTACAGGATTACGTTTGATGCCTCATACTGATTCTGAGTTAGAGTCGGAAAAAAATTGGATTACCAGAATATATATCAAAGCAGATGATTACTATAAGGCATATAAAGGTAGATAATTATTAAGGAGGTGAATGGTAATGGCTAAAACAACATATCTTGGGCCATATAGATTAAGACCGAGAGGTAAATATGATGATACGGCTTCATATAGATTTCTTGATGTGGTATCATACGATGGTGGTTCATACATGTGTAGAAATTTAGATACCATAGACAGCACATCTTGCATTGGGGTTGCTCCTAAAGGAGAGTCTAATTCAGAAGCATATTGGCAGTGCTTAGCAGAACGTGGAGAGCCAGGGCTAATCAGAGTAGAGTATCTGCCAATTACTGAGCTTAAGGGTAATGTATGGGATTTTGATGTAACTGATAAAATATATGTTCCTGAGTATTTTACTCAGAAACTTGAGATTGTTAATGTTGAAGAGGGAGAATGCGGAGTTATTATTACAAGAAATAGAAGCCTTCAATTGCCAGACAATAGCAACTATTCAGTAGACTTCAATTATATTACTGCAAATTTGGCAACGCAATATTATGTATATACTTTCATATATGCAAAAGTTGGTGGTTACGATACGTTCTTATGGAACAGGACGGTGATGCAGGGATGATCATTTTAGATGAAAAGAAACCCATACCAATGAATCATATAATTCATTCTGTAAATCATATTCAATATGATAGAGGGTGTATTATAAGTAAATCTCACACATACGAAATCAAAAAACTTGAGTATGAACTCGGCAAAGTACAATATAACGTCAGAGCAGGTTTATATAGGATAGATATAGACGGCGTAGAATATATCATTGACGTTTTCTATAACTTAACTGACGCTGATCATTTCATCATATATGATAAGTATAATATATTTATGGTTCGTGGAGATATTTATTATCCTGTAATACCATATAAAGTATTATCAACACAAAATAATCTTAAGCAATACAATATAACCAATAGTCTTAACGATAACGTAAGTATGATAATGATTGTTGGTAAAACAACTACATTGTTAGAACCAGCGTTAGACCACCCATGCCAAATTATAAGATTATCAAATTTTGATTTTTCTTCTAGTGGTACTGGAGTATCAACGCTGGAATTCGGATTTAAATATGGTCTTGGATGTATGCCTAATGGAGCTAAAGATTTATTTGTTCTTAATGCAGAACAATTAGAATGCCATGTTGTAATGAATACAAATAAAGAAATCTTATCAGGTGGATTAAATTGGCAGTTGCAAGAAGAATATGTTACTGACGATCATTACGTATTTTTTGCAAAATACGATAATATCGCAGATAATATTTATGGCACATCGTTAAGATGTACACATTTACCGACAATGGGGCTTGAAACTCTTCTTGATAAAAATACAAAAATAAATTGCATTTCAACCTCTGGACCAAGGCATGAGCATGGGTTATGGATTAAGCTTGCTAAATCTGTATTAAATATTCATGGAGATAAAAATATAAGCAATGAATTTTGTATGTGGGTTGCTAAAATGGCCTCTTCAAATAATCCAATATATATTGAATATGAAATTAATGGAACAAAATATATTAATTTTACCATAGATGAGTATCATCTTAAAACATTTTATCCAAAAACATTCATAAAATCAAATAATGGATGCGAATTTTCTGTATTTTATAAAGGTCTATTTTAGGAGGTGAGATATAGTGCATTGGAATAATGGCGAATTTCATAAACATCTTACTGTGTATAATACACTGTTTATGACAGAACATAAGCATTACGGTATTAGAGGCTCAGAAACCTCCACAATATTTGGAGATGGTATTGTAGATACCGAAATGTATGGAAATAAGATTAAGATAAAAAGTACTAATGGAGATATAGATATTGTATCTCCAAAAGATGTGAATGTAAGTGCGATAACTAATGCTATTACATGTAAAGATTTCAAAGTCGATGCAAATAATGGCGCTAGTATTAAAGCTAAAAATACTGTTGTTATTTCTTCTGACGGTACAGCTAATATTTATGCAGATAAAAAGCTTGAAATTATATCTAATACGGATACGATACGAATTGAAGCAAGTAAAGATGTTGGTATTAAATCTGTAAATGGTAATGCTGCTATCAATGCAAAAAATAATGTTAGCATTACAAGCGGAAATAATATTGATCTTAATTGTACAAATTTAAATCTTAAACCATCAAGTAGATGTACTTTAAGTTCAGCAATGTATGGAACTTCTTTACCGGGAAGCGGAGTGCAAGGGCAAGTATTCTTTAAGCTTATCTCATGATATAAGATGGGTAAGGAGGTGAAGTAAGTATGGGATTTTCATACACTGGTAGTCACTCATTTGATATTACAGAAACAAATTTAACGGTTGATGTTTGGCATGAACATCCATCTTTTAATTTGTCATTTTCTTTGGAGAACGTTACAGATAAAGTCGCTACATGGAAATATAATGGCGGATCTATAAGCGGTTCATCATTCTTTACAGGTACAATTACTTTTAGAGGAAATAAAAGTAGTTATGTTGTTAATATCGCAAGGCCTGAAGGAAGTAGTGGAACTACGATTATACCTGGTGGTACTTTTAAGAGTACTTGGAGCGATAGCCCATCTGATTTTGTTGTTAGCTTGGATTGTAGCTTGTGTAATGATACGCTTGATATATCTATTATAGATAAACGCCATAGCCATAATAATAAAAAACCAACTTGTAAAATAGATGCTACATCAGGTACAACTATAACTGTTAGTGCTCATGACAGTGATGGTACATTAAAGGTTAGGGAAGGTACTAGCGGATCTGAAAAGGGTAATCCGCATACATTTACTGGATATTCTCAAGGCAGTAACCATACATATTATGCTATTAGTAAGTGTTCTAATAGCGGTTGCAAAACTGATAAGAATAAAAAAGTATCAAACTCTGTATCAGGTAAAACATGGGCGATATCGTGCTATGAGCTTACAGCACAAAGAAAAACAAAACAGTTAACTTTTGAAGCTCACCAAACACCTGGAACATTGGGCAATGCAACTCAACCAGTTGTGTTCGAACTAATGGATGGGTCTGGTAATATAATAGCAACATCGCCAAATATTGCATGTACTGCTAATGGTTTTGCTAATTATACATTTACAGGATTATCCCCTGGTGTTAATTATGTTTGTAAAGCACATACCGTTGGAATATTAAATGCATCAGGTGTTCCTGACAATGTTGCTTCGAGTAATGGATCAACATCAGAATCATTTAAACCTGTAGCGCCGTCTGGAGATTATTCTGCCACAACATGGGTATATTATATCTCATGGGATGCCGGAGGTTCAGAAGATGTTACTTGCAGTTGGAGCTGCTCTAATGGCCAAGGAGGATCTTTATCTAATGGCGGAGGATATGCTTTTATGTCAGGATTAACTCCTGGCGCTACTTATAGTATATACTATACAATAACAGATAAAGAAGGAAACACTTCTTCTGGGTCTGGTTCAATTACTACTCATAAAGCATCATTTTATCAAGATTTTAGCAGTACAAAAATTATTCAATTTAGCTCGTATTCCAACCATGGCAGCGATTCTATGGAACAAAGCTGTGGAGGTGGATGGGAAGCAGTAGAACAGAAAGAATTATCTACTTATAATAATTTAGGAGACGGAAGAGGGTATACCATAAGGGCAAGAATTTATGGTTGCTATGCGTTTAATTCAAGTGGCGGAAGAACAAGTTATAATGATAGCGAAATATCAAAAACGGTATATACTCAATCACTATCTTTATCAGGATGGATTACTGAAGAGCATCAGCATTCTATAGTAACCGGATGGCAGGCATATGCAGATGGTTCATCGAGAGATTACGACCCACTTGATGGAACAGCATTTAGTTTTACTTATATGGTAACAAAAGCAAGAAAAACATATCCATATCAACGTTCTGAAGTTATTGCAGGACCTAATGGCAATACTACAGGAAGCTATTCATCTAAAAGAATATACTCCAATAATCTTACATGGTATTATTGTGAATATGAAATAACTGCTACTGTAACAGATGGTTACAATACTGCATCTGATACTGTAATTGGGCATACTACATTTCCATTTACTTGGGTATTTGATGGAGGAAGATGGCATAAAGCGATGCCGCATATTTATGCATCAGAAGCAGGTTCTTCTGGTTTTATACCCGCTGCAGGGTTTGTATATAGAGGGCAAGGCTTTAATGAGCCTAATGGGGAGTAAAAATTAAAATACATCACAGGGGGTAATATACCTCCTGTGGTAATATTATCCAGCATGACGAAGATAAACATAAAATTAAATGAACAAAAAATATTAAGGGGGTATGAATGTCATGCTAACTTCTGACAATACAGTCTTACCGCTGATTATTATTCTGGTGCTTTTGATATTTGTTATGCTAATTATACTGATTATTATGGTGACGAATTTCAAAAAATCGATTAGCTCGTTTAATGAGAATACTTTATCTGATTTCAGTAAGTATAAAAACGAGTTAATAGAACAGAATAACGTATTAGCAAAACAGCTATTAGAGCAACAGAAAAACTCAGAAATTAATAATGGAAAACATAAGGGCATAGGAAATAAATGCCTTGTTGATACATTTGTACGAATAAGCGGAGCTATAAAAGAGAATTGCATATTGGCAATGAATGATATCAGCGCTGTAAGGCTGGCAATATATCTGTTTCATAATGGCACGTCGTCTACTCATGGAATTAGTTTTTTGAAAATTTCATGTATTTGCGAAAAAGTGGCTATCGGAAGCGGTGTACGAGAGCGTATGATCGAGCATACAAATATCCCTATAAATTTATTTGATGAAATGATAGGAAAAATGATTGTTAATGATAGATATATTATTATTAACAAAGAGGATGAAATTCAGAATAGCAATCATAAAATGTTTATTTCGTCTGATAAAATTACATACGCTCAGCTTATTCCTATATATGATATAAACAATAACATGTTGGGGTTTGTTGAGGCTGAGATGGAACATGTTTATTCTAAAGATGTTGCTGATAAAGAGAAGTCTAATCTTAATTTGTTAGTTAAACAATTAGTTCCAATTCTTTCATACTCTGAATACGCAACTATTAATAGTCATGAATAGCTTAATAGCCATGGAGCAATCCATGGCTATATTTTATTACTTTGACATTTGAATAAAATGGAGGTGACAGATATGTCTAATGTATACAAATTATCATCGGCAAATGGCGAAGAATATTATATCCCGTCAATAGAATATATAAATGAATTATTAAAACTTCTTGAAGATGCTGTAATGACTCATTCTCTTAATACGGCATTACATAATGGAGATCCGGATTTTAAAGGATTTCCAGAAATTAAAACAGATAAAGTAGGGCTTAATATACTTGAAAACATTCTTACGAATAACATGATGATTCATGCTAGTGCTATTGAAACTGATGCTGCTCATATGTTCATAACAAGAACATTATTAGATACATTGATTGCAAAACCAACATCGGCACAATTGGATGAACGTCTTAATGAATTAAAAATTAAATTAGAGCAAGAGCTTGATAATAACTATGTAAGAATTCTTAATACTCCAAATGCAATTAATAAATTAAGAGATATTTCAATGATTCTTCAGGAGGAAGGTAATCTAGAAGCATTGCTTCAGGTTATGTCAGAAAAAGTTACTACAGAAGATCTTAAAAATCATGAATTATCTAAATTCCATCTTAATGATAATGATCGTAAGGCGATTAATATTATATTGTCATTTATTAATGAAGGTTGCGCCGACTGGAATGCAACCCCAGACAAATACAATTATATAAGAAATAAACCAGAATCATTACCGGCAAATGGCGGTAACGCTGATACTGTAGCGAACCACGAAATAAAGGATGTAAGGAATAAACACGGAGAAGACTTTGTTATTGGCGTTAACAACAATAATATATTTTACGATAAAGATTCATGCGATATTATGTATGAAAACACAGAGTCTCTTAAAGTAATAGACAATTATTCATTTGATTGCACTGCATTATTTAAACGTGGCACATATTTGATGCCGGATGTATATTTTAAAGGCCATCCTAAAATGATTAAGGGTATGAAACATCTTACGGTACTTAATAGCGGAAATGGCATCTTGAGCTTTGATAATATGGAAGTTAGGGATTTAACTATATCTGGCAAGGTAATTATATCATCTAACACTATACTTGATAACGTTGTATTCAGTAATTGCGATATTACGCTATCTAATGCTGAAAACTGCGATATAAGGAATTGTGTATTTAGTAATTGTGAGTTTAAGCTTAATGGATCGTTTGTTCATAATGTAATAGCAATGAATAGATTCAATATGTGCAGTTATGTAAAATATATAGGATCTGACAATGTAATTTTTGGAAACGTATATTAAACTATAAAAATCCGATAGGGTTTACACCCTATCGGAATTCGTTTCGTTATATTCATTTATGAAACTTATAGTATCATTTACAAATTTTCTATCTGTATATATTCCTATAATAGTTCTTTCATTTATTATACCTTCATCTATATGGGCAATCATTTTTCCCCAATCCATTTTGTATTCAAGTCTTTTACCGCCATTAAAGATAATAAAATTTAAAAATCTCATTGGACTAATTGCTATACGTTGCGTATAGTCTAATACTTTATCTATACCAGAGCCATAAAATATATTCTTGAAATGTATATCGAGAGGTTTATTTAAATCTTCAGTATCAACTCCATATTCTGTAGTTGTTAAAAGGGCCCAATGATTTTCATCTTCATGCGGTACTCTAGTAACAATACCTGTCATGATAGATATATAATCAAAATTACTAGGAATATCTTTATTAAGAAATCTGTGTTCATCTTTTTGCGAGAAGTATGTATAACAATACGGTGCTGTCATTTCCACTTCTAAAGGAAATTCAATATTATAGTTTGTGGTGATAGAATCAATTCTATCTCCGCTATCCATTGTTGGTAATTCACTTTTAATATGTACAACACAGTTAGGCACTTTAATAAAATATTCATCATTTCCTGTAGCGCATCTTAATTTGTACATGAATGGTATCAGGGAATGCGAGTTGAGATAATTCAATAATGATATAGGACTTTTGGGGTTTCCGTCTTGTTCAAGTTCAAATCCATTATCAAATGCAATCTGCTTTATAATATCTTTTGGCACATGTACATCAACGTCAATATTTAATGTTTCGCTCCATCCAGCCCTATGTTTTAGTTTAATAAATTCCATCATATCAAGCTGCTGAGCTTTGGTATCTACTCTCATTTTAAACAAAAAATTCATTTTTATTGTTTTAAATATAATCTGCAGAAATAATCCTTTATTATTTTCAATATCTTTAAAGAATATTCCTTCAAGACGAGATCTTCTTAGTAACATAGGAATTTCAGGAGCGGAGTCAATCCAATCTCTATTATAAGAAAGGTCTATTTCCGGAACTAATGCTAATAATGGATTTGTTCTTTGTAATTTATCATTTATTGATGAGAATTTTCTAAATTCATCAAAACTATGAGTTCCATCCACATAAATAGAATTAAAGAATTTTTCCTTGAATTTAGACAAAAACCACTCTAATATAACTTCAGTGCATACTGAATATGATTGCTGCTGAGATGGTAATATGACACTGGTTCTCATTAATCTTGGTGTTTTTGCTTCAAATATATCTTGAGGCCTTAATGGTCTCAGACGATCTTTTTTTGTATTGCCTAAAGAGATCATATTAAATCCCTCCTTTATTAACTATTATTCAGATGTCAAGGTAAAAAAATAATATAGGGGCGAGTTTGCATCGCCCCTACATCATATTTATTTTCCAAATAAGCCGCCAAAAATATCATTAAATTTATTAATTGTATCATAAGCAGCGTTTATTGAATCTTTTAAACGTTTTATTTCATCTACTGCTAATTCGTGGTGTGAGCGGGTATTATCTAGCTCTTCAGACTTACTTCCGACAGATATAGTATCTTTAAATGCGAATAGTTCGTCGTCATATAATAATAATATTGCACGAAGCTCTAATAATGCAAGAGCCTTTTTAATCCCAATTTCCATACATTCTGATTTTACTTTATCCATCTTTTCTATATCTGCATAAATAGAGTCGGTGATACTAAATAACTCGTATTCATTTGTTATACAATCTGTACTATAGGCTTCGATTGAATCAAGCTTTACCTGTGATTGTTCAACTAATACATTACAAAATAAAGTATGTATTAATGAATATCCTTCCCATACCTCTACGGCTTCATTAATTGTAAACTTTTTCTTTATGCAATTTTCAATTATATCGCTTCCCATTTCCATTCCGGTATCCGCCAACATATTGGCAACTGCTAATGTTATTTTCATATTATCATCCCTCCTTAAGAACTTTATAAATTGCATTATCGTCATTTAATTCTATGCATTCTTTTGCAATGCTAAAAGCGGTATTAATATTATTGCCATTAAAGAACCGCATATTGCAAAATTGATGACATAATATCTTTATGCATATTAATGCGGTCATAATACCTATTTTAGTATATTTGGAATCATCGTGTAATGAGTTTTCTTTTTGAGCCCGATTATATATAGACTTTAGCAACTCAGTAAGATCGTCTTTTTTTGTTATAAATTGTGTATAAAATACTTCACAATCATCCCATCCAAATTTCATCATATCATCGGTTATAAGTCTTCCATATATTTCGAAAGCCATTCTATACCCGATCCATGCATGTAAAATATTTTCACTTTTATACCCTTGAGACTTTACTTCTTGTACAAAATCACTGGTTTTTTCGACTCCTAAATCGAATATCCAGTTTGCCATTGCTTGTGTAACTTTCATACTATTTCCTCCTTGAGTATATATTAATTTCTATTATCATAATTATAATATATAAATGAAAAATATATTAGAGGGTGGAATTAACCACCCTCCGTTGTAATCAATCCTCTTCAAACTTAGGTGTTTTACATTTTGTACCCTTCTTCTTTTTACAAGGATATCCTTTATCCTTAAGTGACTTGGCTAACCTTGTGGCTTTACTAACCTTATCAAGCACCTTGTCTTTAACCTTAGCGTTCTCTTTCTCACACGCTTTGCCAATCATTTCTGATACCCCACACTCGCTTTCAATGAGGAGCCCCACGGATTTAGCCGGCAGATTGTTCGCAGATGCAACAGCATCAAGAGCTTCTGCAATACTCTTAACTCCGTTATCCCTCATAAATGGCGCTAAGAATGTAGCTTCAGTAAAGTATTCTTCATTAATCTTAACTACAGGAACCATCTCTGCAGTTGCAATATACTCTTCAGAGACTTCTTCAATGCTGCTATAATCTGAACGCACTTCTGACTCTCTTACAATACCATCAGTTCCAGGAAGATCAATTGCAGCGCATTCTGCTAATACGCTAAAACTATCTTTAATATACGGCATAGTTATAATACCTCCTTTAAATTTTACTTAGATGTTTTGGTTTGTAATAACACACATCTCTTTTAATGGGCCATTATGTCGTCCATTACTCTTAAGTTGGTCTATATGAGTTTTAATATCTCCCCTAACTCTATCCTTTTCAGGAATATTATAAGATCCATTTACATTTACATACATTTTATGTACATTAAATATCTGCATTCTTTTTTGTTCAAGATTATCCTTAACGGCTTGTTCTGCCGCATCAATAGCATCAAGCAATTCAGGATTAATATGGTTATAATACGATTCTATAAAAGCTCTATAGTTTCCTCTTACTTTATTAGTAGATATGTACATATAAGCGTTATGAACCGTATCATGCGGAGTTTTTGATAACGGAATCAATCCAACCCATGCTATATAATGAAGATACAAAACTTCTTCTGCAACAGCATTAATATTCATATCTTCATTATTAGCGATTCTCTTTTTAACCACAATATTACAGATATCATATAATGTAAATGGAGAATGGTGAATTTCAATTTTTACCTTAGAACCCATTCTATTCGATGATACATTTTCTAAAACTGCACATTCTGTCATTCCTTCAATTCCTTTAAGATAACCAATGAATCGTCTATATTCAAATGAATTTCTAACAATTCTTTCAAGATTATCTATATACTTATCAAACGATTTTGGATTGCTAAGATCATATGGCTCTTCATCATAATCCGGCAACTCATTTATATTTATAATACTTTCACCGCCATCAGTGTATATATTATCTATTTTATTCATAGCTTCAACATTTATCATATTAGAACACCTCCTAATTATATAAATGTTTAAGCCTTTATATCAAGTTGCCCTTGATTTAAATGATTTATTTTATTTGATTTGAACATCTCTTGATAGATTATTGGATTTAGAATATACTATCTTCTTTGATGACATTCTATAATATCTTGATGGCACGAATGTGTATTCGCTATGGCAAACTTTACATTTACACATTAGAGCATCAGGATTACCATTTACTCTTTTAAAATCCATCATATCAGCACTATCGCATACTTGGCATTTAAATGCATTGATATCAACCAATCCAGCCATATTTACATCTTTATCTGTAGCTAAACATACATCCCTATTTATTGCAGGTTTATTATCCCCTGGCAAAGCTTCATATGTTTCTTTAAGCGCATTAAGGTTATTTATGATTTCTTTATACTTCATTTCATGGGTGTATTTATATATATTCAAGTAAAACATATGATTTACATCCACAAATAAAATATACTCAGCATCTTTAACAGATTTAATGTGAATATATCCATCACTACCGACAGATTTTTCTACACTCCCATCAGAGTATACAGACTCTAATAGAGATAAATATTCTCTTCCTCCAATATTATTTTTTACATCCGTTACTTCGTATACGTCAAATAATTTACATACATTATCAAGTATCATCTGCCATGTCCTCCGGCCTCATATTTTCAGTTTCTTCATCGTCTTCAAGACGTTCATCGATATCTTCATATATTACATCATCGTCAGCAATAGAAAATCTTTCATATTGCTGTTTAAAGATATCATCCAGTTTATCATCAGGCATTTTACCAACGTTGAAATCGTCATCATCTACACTTGGTTGACGATATAGAGGCTCAAGAATTATATCAATAATCCTATCAATTGGCTCATCGGTCATTTTTTCAATAATATGATACTCTATATCATATTTATCAGGCATATAACCACTTTCAGCGCAATCTTTTAATAGATCATATAGTGGTTTACTAGTAACGTCGTTTTTATTTTCTACTATAATGAAATTAGATATATCAATTATAGAAAATCCTTTAGGTAGATTCTCCATTAATACTAATGGATCGGTATATGCGTAGTCCAAGCGAGTTACCTGAACATCAAATTTAGGTTTGATATTATTGTATTTGAATCTTCTTCTAATAATATGATCATCTATAAGAGATTCAAATTGCTTATTCGAACAATGTTCGGCAATTTCTAATGATATTTTTTCAAGTATTGAATTACTAATATTACGAATATTATTATACATATTTTTCCAACCTGCTAGATCTCCTCCAATAAGTAAATAATACTTTTTATGTATGATCCAAATAGGTTTACCGTTATCGTCTTTCATATCTGTTTCTTCATCATACGATGAAAATAAAGATTTACAGCGCATATTGCGGCACCAGTGTACCCCCATAATAGCTTCTTGTAGTTCTATAACATCTTCAAAATAATCTGGGGTGTACGATATCAGCATCACCAAGTTATCTTCAGTATTCCATATCGTATTGCAATAACAATATGAATCTTTTGATTCTATTTTAGCCCTCTTAAGAGAAAATTTCTTTATTAGTTTATTAAGCATATAATTATCCTCCTATAGGATTGTTATACAGCTAACGGGAAAAAAAGCTGTGGATTAACTTCTTTAATTTTATCAACTGGATAGTCAACGATTTTAATATCATCCGGTTCAAGGTCCCAAAATGATTTCTTATTAGGATTAATTTCCACATACGGATGGCATTCTACAGAATCCCTAGATAACATAATTGCAGCATTAACCATATGACGATCATAAATCTGGGTATTCTGCATAAAATGAGTGAATATACCTGGTTTGTATCCAAAGTGATGGGCAACCATACACATAAATACAGCATACTGAACTTCATTTACCGTGCAACCAGCAGTCATATAATCTGTACTTCTTTGATACATTGTCATATCAAGATAATCCCCATCAGCACAATGCCTTATATTGAAATTGGTCTGGAAGCAGCAAGGTTTTAATCCATGCGGTTCTTTGAAATCTTCAACCTGCCAAAGATTAATAATATGGTATCTGCTATCTGGATTTTCTTCAATACCTTTAAGCAGATTTTCCATAAGATTATGCCGTCTTACAGTCTCTCCATAGCATGTTCCGATAGTATCATCAGGCAGTGCCCAATCATCCCACCAATTAATGCCATATACTTCACGTAATCTTTTGAGGGAATTACTTGCATCTTTGTAAATCCAGAAAATCTCTTTGATGGCATTCTTGTATACTACCGGTCTTAATGTTATTAATGGAAATTCACCATTGCTTAAATCGTATTGTGTTATACATCCATTAATGCTTATTGCATGTGCAGGGGTACCATCCTTCCATTTAGGTCTAGGATTAATATCAACAGATCCTTCTTTAATTATTTTGATTAAAATCTCTTTGCAATATTTGTCTGCTTTATTTGTTACCATTTTATTATCCTCCTTAAGATAAATATTTTTAATTTAAAGTAATAAATGTAATAATTTCTGAGTTTACATTACAGTAATTTTACGTATGGAGGAATAGAATTATGGGTAATGGTATGCAACTTTATAGAATAACAAATCTAAATAAAGATATAGAATTTTGGTACGCTATAATTGATTTAAATTTAAACCTCCATTACCGTATAGTAAATTTCACTGATGGCAAAATAATTCCTCATGAATTTAGAAATAAAGATGAAATAGAAAAATATTTAGATGGATTGATTAAATCAGAAATAATACTGGCATGGCAAAAGGCTTAGGATTTCCCATAGGGATAACTCCCTATGGGAATTATTTTTCATATTCTTCCTTCGTGTTTTAAATCATACAATGCTGTATGTATAAGACTGTGAATATAACTATCAAGATCTGGATTAGCGTCTTTGAGAGCTTTAATCATTTTAGACGGTAAAGCTTGTAATGTTTTTGTCTTTGCTAAATCTTCAACATATTGTTTACTTTCATCAGTCCATTGATCTGTGCCTTTGATGTGTTTTACATAGTTTTCATACACACTTTTAACTGATTTCTTAACCTCTACATAAAGAATTTTTTGGTATTGATCAATTTTACGGTCTTTAACGTTATTCCCAATAGCATTAACTGTCCATGTTAAAATAGGAATAAATATTATAGTCCATATGGTTGACAATATTTCAGAGTAGTTAATATAGTCTGTCACGTTTTTCACCTCCGATTTTTGTATACTTACTATTTTGTTTGGGTATTAAAATGCCAGACATCTTAATAAAATATATAAAGGAGGTAGTTCTATATGTTGAAAGGTATAGACGTAAGTACGTGGAATGGCAAGATTAATTGGGCTAGCATGAAAAGTAAAATTAATTTTGCAATGATCAGATTGGGATATGTTAAGGGTACTAAGAAAATCGATGATAGAGCTTTGTATAACATGTCTGAATGCGACCGTTTAGGAATTCCTTACGGATTGTATTTATATAGTTATGCATTGAATGAATCCCAGGTAATAATTGAAGCTAACCACGCAATTGATGTAGCTAAAAAGGGTAATCCTGTTCTTGGTATTTATTTTGATATGGAGGATGCTGATGGATATAAAGCAAAGAATAATATGAATCCATACAATAATGGAGCCAAGCTTGCAGGATTCTGTAAGACGTTTATAAGAATTGTTAAAAATGCCGGATATGAATCTGGAGTTTATGCAAATACAGATTACTTGAATAATGTAATTGGTAAAACTGGATTTGAACATATCTGGGTAGCATCATGGAAAGCAAATAATGGCCCTCAGGATTGTCCTAAGGGATATAATGCAGAAATTTGGCAGTATACAGATAATGCTACCATTGATGGCAAGAGATTTGACTGCAATTATTATATCAATGAAAGTAGATTCAAAACCCTTACGACTAAAAAAGAATCAGATAAGGAATCTGTTAAAGAAGAAGCCGTTACCAAACCATCAAAACCTGCAACTACAACAGTTCTTAAACATAAGGTAGGAGAAACAGTATCATATAATAAGATTTACATTTCTGAAGACGATCCGTCTAGCGGAGCTAAGCCTTATTATAAATCCGGAAAAATTACTAAGATTTTCCCTAATAGTAAGCATCCATATCTTATTGGTGCTGGTATTGGATTCGTTGATGATAACTGCATTACAAGTGGAGCAAGTTCTAATACTACATTCAAAAAGGGAGATAAAGTAAAACTTAAAAAGGGATCTACTTGGTATAATGGTACAAAGGTCGCGAGCTTTGTATTTAATGTAACTCTATACGTAATTGGTCAGGATAGCCGTGGTGTATTGGTTAGCACTTCTAAAGGCGGAGCATGCACAGGGGTTGTAAAACCTGATAGACTTAGTAAAGTTTGATAAAAAATAAATGGCAGTCAGGGAGAAATCCCTGACTGTTATTCTTTTCCAAAATTGGTAAAATTTTCCTTTTTACAACGTTATCAACATTATGCATTTTAGGATAACATTCTTGCCAGAAAGTTAACGAAATATTCGTTATATCTCTTTATTTGCCGTTGTTAAAGCCCATATTGCGTTATGATCTGATGAGATTGCCGCCATAAACAAGAGAATTGGGAATCTGTTTTTGGGAATCGAAGACGGAGAAATTTCCAATTTAAAGGAAGCAGAGCTTGTCGATATCAGAACTCCGTTTAGAGATCTTGTTGGCGATGAGGTTGAATATACAAATGCTGGCGATGCTGTCAGAGGGCAGATCGAAGCATTATATAATATAACAAAAGGCGCTGCTGATCCAGATAAATTCTCTCATATTATTTCTCCTGTAATGGTCATGGAAGATATCAATAGTGCCACCGGAGATAAATATGAGTCTATTATTGAAATAGACTATTCTGGGCTTGTTGCAAAAAATACTGGAGATTCTGGCATATACACTGGAGTATTTGATGAATTGCTTAGTTTGTTATCATCTAATCGTATTAGATTGAAGTTATTTAATTCTAAAGGAATTATTGACGCTTATATTAATCATAATGGTATTACTGTTAATACATGTGATGGTATGAGCGAAAAACTTACTAGCATCAGATCACTCCTTGTAGAATCAGTCCATAAGATCTATATTCAGATTGGTATTGCCGGAGCTAATTCTGCTGGAAATTCTGATGGTAAAGTTTTTGCTCTTGTTGATATTGCTGATACAGGAGAAACAATTAAATCTTTTGAAGCTAATGGAGTTAATATAAAGATTATTCCTCATAGCGAAGATCATGCAATATATACTCCTAGTTCTTATGATAGAGAAACTACAGTGAGCTGTTCAAAACCTGTAGTACAGATAGATACTGATAATATAGATTCATATATTGAAACTCCATATGATTGGGCTAATGTAACACCAAAAGCCAATCAGTGGGCCACAATATTTTCTATTGTTTCAAAGTCTACGGCTGTAGGAAGCGATCCGAGGACAGTTATCGGTTCATTGAAGCATAGATTGTATTTGAAATATAAAGAAGCAATGTGCGTTGCTGACCTTATAGTGTATAAAGAGGCAGATACTTTTAAACAGAAGATTTCTATTATACGTAAAGATGCTCTGTTCTCTCAGTATATAACAGATATCAGATTTGGATGGTGTATGCAGGACGATACTTCATGTATAGTTGTTCAGGCATTATGTAAAGACTCTTCTGTAGAAGCCGAATCTTTATATGTAGCGGCGGATTATCTTTCCAACACTAACGTTACATATGATTTTTCATCTGAATTGACAATAGATGAAACTTATCCGGTATATTCTTCTACGATCACAAGTGCTGCTGTAGAAGAAGTAACCTCTGCAAACATTGCAGAGTATATTCCTGATATTCCTGTACCCGAGCAGTTAAGAGAATATGTTGTTACTACAAATGGTTCATATACTGTAAATCAAAATACTAAAAATATTCCATTAGTAGAAGTTGTTGATAGTGTATCAACAAATAATTCCAAATTGGATACTATACTCGGAGAATTTCGTAGTAGATTTAATTTAAATAATACTACTGAGATTATACTTAAAAAGAGCGGAAGCAGTGTTCAATCATCAATTATTAACAATGAGAGTGCATTACCGTATAATAATCTGAGTTATAATGTGTATTCAGATGGAACTAATAGAATTGGTATTATTTATTTGGAACTTCCTAAAGCTGTAGCAACAAATACTATTTATAGCATTTCGTTTGTTACAGATGTGACAAGTGGAGGAAAAACTCTTAAACAATTAGAGGCTGAAGGGATTAAGTTCAATATAATTGGAAAAGACTCCACGTCTCAGACTAAATATAATAATTATATTTTAGCGTCCACAGCGGGCAGTATCAGCAATACAAAAATCTTTAGCATAGATTTAAGCACACTGATCTATACTGTTAAGAATACCACGTTTGATGAGCATACTAGCGCCCTTCAGGATCAGATTACGGCGTTAGCTGCAAGAAAAACTGCATTCATAGCCAGTGTAGATCTTGTTATTCCAACAACAGGTTGGGTGGCTGATACCGATACGAATGAGGTATATGCTCTTTGTGTAGATATGGCTTCAGAAATAATCAAAGAAGACATGATTCCTATATTAACAATACACCCATCTGGTGATGAGATTGCTAGAGAGTGTGATATGAGTACTGCAGCAAGAACTATTGATGGAGCTCTAAGAGTTTATGCGCAAAAAGCTCCCGCTGAAAATATTAATTGTAGTTTAACATTGCTTGCTGTTGGAGGATCTACTGGGGGGAATGGTGAAGGCGGAACCTATGTATTACCAACTGCAACTGCGACACGGCTTGGTGGAGTAAAAATTGGAGATGGAATAGATGCAAATAGTGATGGAACTATATCTGTTGACAGTAATGCTGTAGCAGAAAAAGTAATAGCATCTCCAGAAGAAGTTAAAGCGATGTTGGAAGAAGTTCATAAAGATGAAACTGTTACAAGTTGATTTTACCGAGTTAGCCGCTCGATAAAATAAAAATTTTAAATCTAAGGAGGAAAAAATAATGGCTGAAACTAGACTTACATTAGACGCGCTAAGAGAGATGGCGGAGGACGCCAAGAAGCGATATACTACTAAAACTGAGCATAATGCGCTGAAAACACAGGTTGAAAATCTTGTAACTGCAGGCGGTGAACCGAATAAGCTGGAAGGCGTAAAGGTTAATGGAACTGCTCTTACCATTGCAGAAAAGATGGTTGATATCTTGATTGGTCAGGGTGCAGCAAACGGCGCAGTATCTGTAAATGGTGTAGACGTAATGGTTAAAGGCCTTGCTGCACTGGCATTCAAGGCAAATGTATCTGAATCTGATCTTGATGCTGCTCTTAAGGCAGTGCTTGACGGTAAGGCCGCAGGTACAGATGTTGAGGCTCTTTCCGGTAAAGTTACAACTCTTATTGGAACAGATGCAAACAAATCTGCTCGTACTATTGCAAATGAAGAACTTGCAAAACAGCTTATTCCGGATAACGCTAAGGAGAGTCTTGATACACTAGCTGAGATCGCAGCATGGATTCAGGATCATCCGGATGATGCTTCAGCAATGAATACTGCTATTACTTCACTGCAGAGTCTGGTTGGTAAACTGCCGGAAGGTGCAACAAGCACTACAATTGTAGACTACATTTCTGAAGCAATCACAAAGGCTGAATACAAGCATCCAACTCACACAGCTTATACAAGTGGTCTGTATAAGGTTACTGTAGATGGCAATGGCCATGTTACAGCAGCAGATGCTGTTAAGAAAGAAGATATTACTTCTCTTGGTATTCCTGCGCAGGATACAACCTATGAAGCAACTACACTAGCAGAAGTCAAGGCAATGCTGGCAGAAGTTTACGGTGAAACAACTGCGTAATTCCATATTCTGGTTAGCCGGGGATTATATCCCCGGCTTACTGTTAAGGAGGTGACGCATAATTGAGCGCGAAAAAGTTAGACATACTGGAGTTATTTAAAGAATGTGCCAATAAATCCAAACAGTATTGTCTAGATAAGGTAGATGCTTTAACTCTAGCTACATATCAGAGTATTACAGAATTGACAGATCGAATTAAGGGCTATTTACCTTTAGCCGGAGGAACAGTAGATGGAAATACGATATTTAAAAAAGTCGTATACACGCATCACGCTGTAGGAACATCTGCCACAGCAGGCTATGTAAAAATAGCTCAAATCAAAATTACTAATAATTATCAAAATATTCCTCTTATCTTTGAAGTGGTGAACCGTAATAGCCGTTTTCCAATGCATCTATTTTTACAATTTAACTCAGAAAATAATGTTGATCCGGCCATCGGTTCATTTACATATTTTGGCGCTAATATTGGCGCATATATTATTAAATCTGCTGCAAGCACATGGGATTTATATATCAAGAAATCTGAAGCTTATGATAATATCGGTATAACAAGATATACGACAAATGCTAATTACATGGCTGGCGTTACAGTTACTTGGACAGATGTTCATGCTAATAGTTTACCATCCGGGTGCACTACGGCAACAGTTGCAGCTATGAATATTGCAGGAACATTATCAACAGCCGATAGAGATAAATTAGATAAACTTGCTGTACCATCCGGTGTGAATATAACCGTTCCAACTACAGGATGGGATAGTGATAGTTCAGCATATCCTAAATATTATGACATTGCTGTCAGTGGAGTAACGAATAAAGATCGTGCGGATATTATAGTTGCTCAAGCTAGTTTGGATACGATTGAAAAATGTGGATTGTATTCAATTACCGAAACACTTGCTGGTAAAATCAGAATACGTGCTACTAGTGTACCAACAGCAACAATATCTATGCAGTACTGGATTACTAAAGGACAGTAAGAAAGGAGTACAATATGGCATACGGAAATGTAAATATGCCAGGAGCTTCTGCTGCTGATGTTAAAGCGGCAGAGGCTGCGGCACAAAATGCATTAGATAAGATTGGAAATACATCAGATACTGGCGGAAGTCCTTCCGCCGGTACAGTTATGGGAAAGCTTAATAAAATTATTGAAAGCAGTAGTGGTTCGGCTAGCGCCGATACTCATCTTATTTGGTTAAATGACTATAAAACATTTGGCGAAGATTCATATGTATTTCAGAATAAAGATATTCTGCATGAATTATATGAAGATTTCAGTCTTGTTATTCACGATATGTTAATACGAGTTGAAGCATTAGAATATGCAGATAAAAATAATCTTGCTGGGCAGTATTTAGCTGCAGCATATGATATTTCCAATGCAGATTCTGTAAAGAATATACAAACCACAAGTGCTCTTGTACAAAATTCTGCAGCTATGAATGTGGTACGACAATCTGATGTGGATATGAAAGCATTGCTTGATTATAATGCAAGTATGAACGCTTTAATTAAATCTACAACAGCTATGAATTCAGTTGCTGCGTCAATAATAGGTATGAAAGCTATTGCTGAGTCGGAAGAAGCTATGAATACTCTTCTTGCTTCTAATACTTTAAGTATTGTCGCTAGTTCTGCAACAGCTATGAACCAAGTTGCCGCATCCGAAGTTGCTGTAGACGCTATTGTAAAACAGAATAAAATGGATAGTTTTTTAAATGCAACATCAATGGCCGCAATTGCTGCTTCTGAGACTGCTATGCGAATTATATCGGAATCTGAGGAGGCTATGACTGCTATTTCTCAATCTGAAGTTGCTGTAGACGCTATTGCTAAGTCTAGCGTTGCATCAAATGTTGTATGCGCTTCTAATAATTCCATGGGTATTTTATGTAACTCAGAAATTGCTTTAAATAACTTATATACTGTTTTCTTTAATTCTACTCCAGCCATGAATTGTATTTGCAATAATGAGTCAAATATGGCAGCGGTTGCAGCATCTTATGATTGCATGCAAGCGGCAGTTGCCGATGCAGCTATTATGCAAACTTTTAGTGAATCCGATATATGTAAAGACGCTATTACTAAATCAGCCACCGCATTACAAATTATAGCTAAAAACGCTGATAAATGGGAATCATTAAAACCATTTATAATTGCAATAAATAATAATGGGATTAAGTATGTACAAAACGCATATGACATACTTACCAATACAAATTATTTTACTAGAAAAACAACATCTAGAATTACTCAATATGATACTTATATGGAGAAATTACACGAATACTGTACCAGCGAGTACGCTAATAATGGGTTTATTATAGGTCATGCAGGCGTACCTTCAAATTCACAAACTGCTACCGATCCAACTACAATTAGAATAAATAATGAAATAGTTGTAGAAAGGGCAAAAAGTTTTAATGCTGATGGATGGTTAAAAGATATTTCCAAAGGTAATGTTAATATTTTATTAATACCAACAGCTACATTTACTACTTCAAATAATTGTTACGCGACCATAGCTGTATTTATTTCGAAATAGGGGTGATTTATATTGAATAGTTTATTACAACAGATTTTGTCTAATATAAAATGCGTAAAGAGCGTACAACGTGGAACAGGTAGATTATATGTTAAATTTAAATCTGACAATGTTAAAAATTACCATCCAGAGTTAAAAGTTCCATTAAACACTATCGATCCGAATAAATGTGTTGTTATTTTGAATGGCGCGTGTTCTACATATTTTGCTAATGATATACCAGCATATAGTAGCGGAAATGCTGAAAGAATAAATCCGCCACATTTATTTTCTCTGAATAGTAATGAATTAATAATTAAAGATAGCTTTCAAGTCAACCTAACCAGCTATAGTACTTCCGATCCAAAGGATGAGGAAGGCTATTTTACATATACTGGTGCTGCTATAATTAGTTGGCAAGTAATAGAATTCTATTAATAGGGGGTGTTTAAATGTATAGATATGCTCAAATTATTCCTGGCAATGGAGCTGTAGTAGGAGACAGCCATTTAAGTGGGCCGGTAAATCATCCAAATATGATTCCAATTCCGGAAAATTTTGATCTTACAAATAAGAGATACGTTAATGGAGAGTGGCAGGTACACATTCCTCCGGAACCAGAGCCTGTTGAACCTGAACCGACAGAGCAGGATCTTATTAATGCGGAAATACTGTTAAAGCAGGCTAAGATTATAAGTACTCAGAATGAGACTAACGATACATTGAAACAGATTTTAGCAAATCAGCAGACAAAGGAGTGATAATAAGATATGAGTAAGAAGATACTTGATATCATAAAGAATTATTACAAATTAAAGATTTATAAGAATGAAGACGTAGCAGCGTTTGTTAAATCAAACGATATTACTCCAGAAGAATACAAAGAAATTACTGGAGAAGAATACGTAAAATAAGAGGTAAAGGAGGTTAAGTAGGATGGCATATGGAATTGTAAATGGTCCTGCAGGAGCATCTAGATCATCTGGTGTTTCTGGATCTGGAATAAGTATTGTGCCATTTCAAACTGGCGGATTAACATATAACAGCAAAGAACAATCCCCTGTATGGAGTAATTATGATACCGAAAAGCTTACACTTGGTGGAGTGACTAAGAGTACTAATGCCGGTACATATATTGCTACATTCACTCCTAAGGAAGGTTATACATGGATGGACGGAACCACTGGAGCCAAAGAGGCTCCGTGGACCATCGCTAAAGCACCAGGAAATTTGACAGCAGGAAGAACAGATATGATTTTTGATGTTTTTAATTTATCAGAAACTATAAATATTATATGTGATGGGGATGGAGCCATAAGTGTTAAGGTTATAAATGAAGATATTGCTACAGTTGAACTATTTGGTACAGAATTGACAATAACTGCTATAAAGAAGGGTTATACAGGTATTATTTTAAGATCGATGGAAGACGATAATCATACTGTTTCTGAATTTAAAGTAATACACGTGCATTGCGATATTCCAAGTAGCGTATTAGAAGAAAATGATATTAAATATATTGTAGATGCGGCAAAATCAGGAACGGCCAAAAATTTCTGGTCTGTGGGCGATACTATTCCTATACAGTTAGAGTATGGCTACGATGTTGGTTTAGGCGCACATCCGATTATATATGCGTATATAATTGGTTTTAATCATAATCCAGATATTGAAGGAAATAATACAATACATTTTCAATTAGGCAAAACTGAAGATGGTACTGATATAGCCATTACAACTACACACTATGGTAGTGGTAGCAGTTCTAGCTCTGGAACTTTCCATATGATTTTGCAAGGTAGCAATGCAGGGGGGTGGGAAGGAACTAGCTTGAGAAAAAATGATTTAAATAAAACATTTTTTAGCGCATTTCCAACCGAATGGCAAAATGCTATGAAAAATTGTCCTAAATATACCAATAATATAGGACAAAAATCTTCATCCGTTTCAGTTACCGAAGATAAATTATGGCTATTATCTGAATTTGAAGTTTTTGGAGAAATAACTAGATCAACTGAACTAGAACAAAATTTCCAAAAACAATATTCATATTATGCTAATGGTAATAGTAAAATAAAATACAGAAGTAAATCATTAGATACTACTGCTATTTGGTGGTTACGTTCTCCTGCTTTTGCAAGTAGCGGTTTTTGCTGCGTTTTAAATGATGGTTTGCCTGGCGTAGCACAACAGTACATGGCATATGGATTATCCGCGTGTTTTGCAGTAGGTTAAGAGGAGGGATATAATATGAACTACATAGTTCATCATAGATTTAAAGATAAAGGGGCTTGCGGTAAATATTTTAATCTTCCGTACGGAACAAAACTTATTACGGTAGGAGAATTTATTGCAACTACAGATAAGAAAATAATCTGTTTTCCAACAAGTGAAAACGGTCGTAAATATTTTGCAATCAATGAGGATGGTAAAGGATTAGAGCGCGGGGCTCTGACTTACGCTATTGCGTATCAGCAGAGAAATGCTGGAAACGGCTTCAGATTTTCAGATGATGAAGCTAAACTAATAAAGGAAAATTATTCTCATTTTCTTAGACAAGATGCTGATGTAATTCTGTTTAACGACAGTTTCTTCGAAGCTGATGTTAAAGAATTGCAGGCTTTAGCAGATGCTCTTAATATAAAAATTAAGCAATAATAAAAAAATACAGCCCCATATACATTTATTTAAAGCAGCGAGGTTTAATATAAAGCGAAATAATAAATATATATGGGAGGCTGAATTTTATGTACGAAAATTTTAAAGCTGAATTTACAGCAAATTTGAATAATTTGTGTTTTGATCTTGATAGCAATCAGATAGATAGAGTATTATTATCCATGGATAATACTGCAAAGAATTATGATATTTACGAAAAGCCAGAATCAGAGCTGGAAGTAATGGCCAGAACCAATGGTATCCCTAAATTGGTTTACACGTACTTAGCATGTAAAGGTGCAGAAGGTTTATCAAAGGATACTATTTACGGTTATAAAATCTTATTGGAGTTGTTCTTCAAAGATGTACCAAAGAATCCAGATCAGGTTAACGCAAATGATATAAGAGTATTCTTATTCAATTACCAAGCCCGTACTGGAATATCTAATAGAACATTAGATAAGTATAGGGAATATGTAATGAGATTCTTTACATGGTGCCATGAGAATGGTGAAATTCCTATAAATATTTCTCGTCAGGTTAAACCAATTCATTATGAGACACCACAGAGACAGGCGTTAACCCCATATGAATTGGAAGAGCTTAGATTGGCATGCCATTCAAGAAGAGATAAAGCCATTATAGAGTTTTTATACTCTACAGCATGTCGAGTATCAGAATTAACTAAAGTTAAGTTTACTGATATTGACTGGAATAACAATACTGTTCATATTATTGGTAAGGGAAGAAAACATCGTATTTCATTCTTAAATCCAAGAGCAAGAATTACTCTTGAACAGTACATCAAATATGAGCGTATGGGAGATTCTGAATATGTATTCGTATCTCAGAAAGCCCCATACGATCATCTTTCAAAAGAAGCAATAGAGAAAGTAGTACGAACAATTGCCGTTAAAGCTGAAGGAATCCATAAACATATAACTCCTCATGTTTTGAGACATACTACAGCAACGATAGGATTGCATAACGGAATGTCTATAAATGAATTATCAACTCTTCTTGGTCATTCTAATATAGAAACTACAATGATTTATGCTAAAACATCTCTTGATGCTGTACAGTCTGCTCATAGTAAATACATTATCTAATTAATGCCATAAAGAATCAGACATTAATGTAAATTCAGTGATAGTGCTGAATTAACTCAAAAAATAATGTTTTATAGAGGAGGTAACTACAAATGGCAATTAAGAAAGTATTGCTTACCAAAAAGCTGAACAACACTATTTACGACATCTTCCCGAAGACATCTGCTGATGTTGTAACGTACGGCGACTCTACTGTTGCTGCGGCTCTTGCTGCATTTGCTACAGATCTTAACAATGTATACAGCAAAACAGATGCGGATGCAAAGACCAAGGCTGCTTGCGATGCTCTGTATAATAAAATCATGGGTATTACAGAGGAAGATGGCGCTACAGTAGATCAGGCATACGATACTCTTAAGGAAGTTGCTGCATGGATCGATGAGCATGGTGATGTTGCTGCTGCATTCACTACTGATATTACAGCTCTTAAGACTGCTGTTGGCGAGGCTCCGGCTGAGGGTAAACCTGGTTCTGGTCTGTTGAAGGCTATGGCTGAGGTAACAGCTAAAGCAGATACTAATGCAACAGATATCGAGGCTCTTGAACAGGCAGTAACGGATTTGCAGACTGCTGTTGGAAATGCAAGTGCTGGTCTTGTAAAGACTGTTGCTGATCATACTACAGATATTACAGCTCTTAAGACTGCTGTTGGTGAAGAGCCGAATGCCGCTGCTGGTAAGGCTGGTTCTGGTATTCTTAAGAGAGTTGCTGACCTTGAAGCCGCTGGAGCAACTAAGGTTGAGAAATCTGATACCAATGGTAACATCAAGGTTAACGGTGTTGAGGTTGAGGTATACAAGCTTCCGTCTACTCTTGATGCTGCAATTATTAAGGAGAGCGAGGATCGTAAGTTCGTTACTGCGGATCAGCTTGGTATTATCAATAACGCTGCTGCGATCAAAGTTGTTGCCGACCAGAGCGCTGTAGATAATGAGAGAGACCTGTTCATGGTTGAGATTACTGCCTAATCCGGTCTACCACGAAATGATGTAAATAAATTATAGATGGGTGGAGCAAAATCCGCCCATCGACTAATTAAAGATTGGAAGGTAGGATATATGGCAGTAAAAAAGATTGAATTAACAAAGAAAGTAGGTTCTAACAAACACAGTTATTACCCGAGGTCAAGCGCTGACGTAATTGTATATGACGAAGTGCTTAATGTTAAGGATATTCTTGATGCTGTCATCGATTCCGTTGAACAAGTCGAAAATCGTTTACAGGGTAGAAGTGTCTACATGAAAGACAGCACTGGAAAAATAGTAACTGATGATGCAGGAACTGGGTTGGTAGAGATTCTATAAATCATGTATAAACAGATAAATTATATCCGGAAGGGAATATCCCTTCCGGATGTTCTTATCCATTTTAAGGCAACCTACATAAAGGTAATTATGTATTAATACATAATAAAATTTTTAAGAAGGAGGACTAAAATTATGATTAGTAATTGTGGTCATGACGAAAATGGCAGATACCATGGTGGAGTTGCAGGTGATCAGACTGGTACAGAGTGGCAAATCAGATCTTGGTATAACAGACCGTGGAATTGTGTTCTCAGACATCCGGATGCTAATGTAAGAGCTGCCATTTGCAAACTTGCTAAAGATGCTGCCAACAATAATCATATTGGATACGATCAGTATCAGCGTACTACATTCTGGACTCAGCTTCAGGCTGCTGGCTATGATGCTTCCAAGATTAAGGTAAACTGTGAGACTGACTGTTCTGCTGGCGTTGCTGCAATTGTAAAGGCTGTAGGATATAAGCTTGATATTACTGCGCTTAAGAATGTAAGTAAAGATATCTATACCGGTAATCAGAGACAGGCGCTTCAGGCTGCTGGATTTATGGTATTGACAGAATCCAAATATCTTACATCTGATGCGTATCTGCTTGAGGGGGATATTCTGCTTAATACAGCAGCACATACGGCTATTAATGTTAGCAACGGCTCTAAGTCGGGAGCAGGATCTTCTAGCTCCGGTGGTTCGTCTGCTGGTAAACCGGCATCTTCCGGCACAAGCCTTAGTAAAGTAGTTAAATGGAAGGGTATTGTTAATGCATCTTCCCTTGCTGTTCGTACATGGGCCGGCACTGAGAATGCTAAACTCAGGGATCTTAAATACGGAACCGAAATTGGTGTATGCGATACTGTAGAAGATAAAGACGGCGATGTATGGTATTATATATTAGAGGGCGGTAAATACGGATTCGTATCTGCAGATTATGTAGTTAAGAAGACTGCTACGTCAAGCGTTGGTACTCCGGTAAACACATCTGGCACTCTTAATAAAACATGCAAATGGAAAGGCAAAGTTACAGCATCTTCCCTTGCTGTTCGTACATGGGCCGGCACTGAGAATAAGAAACTTAGGGATCTTGTCAAAGGGACCGAAGTTGAAGTATGCGATGCTATCAAGGCAACTGACGGCTCTACATGGTATTATATCAAAGAGAGCGGAAAGTACGGATTTGTGCATTCTAAATACGTTACGGAAGCATAAAAAATTAATACAGAGGTGTACGGAGGGGGATTCCCCCTCCGTATATTTTTTCGCCGAGGATAAAATCTATTATTACTTAATTTAAGTTTATCATTAGTGTAATAGCTAGTTTCATCCCCGACGTAGTAATGTACTCTATATTTTTATCTTATAAGTAATGTAAATGAGTTCACCTCCTTTACAGAAATATAATATACAATTTAAATAATTATGCATTGCAAAATGTATCCTCTAGGGAATTTCCCTAGAGGAATGATTATTATTTTAATTTAACCTTATCAAAGATCTTATCATACTGATTAAATCTTGTATTATCTCCCATTGATTTATCTCTTGCATTAGCAATGGAAGCTAATATATTAAAATTCTTTTGATTCATATTTTCTGCTAATAACACGTTCCATGCTTTATTGGCAAAATCTTTATCTTTAATGCCTTCAGACTTATCAAGAAATTCATCGATTTCTTTTTCGATTCTATCTGCATCTTCTTTTATACGTTTTTTCATTGCTGGCTTAAGATCAGATTTATTAAGTTCCTCTCTAAGCATATCAAGCTGTCCTTTAAGTCTAAAATATTCGTATGGATGTTCGTCAAACATTCCAGCTACTATTCTGGCTATATTATTATTCATTCTGTATATAGTACCTGTTACAGGTATACTAGATAATGCCTTAGATACAGTAAATGGATCTGATTTATATGATAATAATTTTGGTATTGCAGATGCTAAAGCTGGGCCATAACCATACATAGATGCAAAGTTATCTGCGATTTGTTCATCCATGTATCTTTTACGTTTTATTGGCCCAATAACAATTATACCTAATGGGTTTCTTACAGCATCAAATACACTCAATCCGGCAGATATTGCTGAGCATGCTAAGCTTAATAAACCGAGTGATAATATATCTACAATTTTGAAAGCCATATCGCCAATACCGTCAAAAATATCTCCTAATGCATTTAGAACACCAACAACTTCCATAAATACCGGAGTCTTTTTATTTAAGTATCTTGTAAATCTACCATCTAATCTCATAAATGTATTTGAAGTACTTAGTATATATTCTACTAAATCTAATGGCATCATTTTTCCGGTTAATACCATTATCAATAATGATGGTACAATAAGAATTTTATTATATGTAGTCAATACACTACTATTGTCATTAATAGCCGACTGGAAATTATGACCTATTTCATGCAAAAGTATTGCTAATATTTCTTCGTCAGTAAATTCTGCATTAAATATACAGCCTGTGTAAATAGATATAACTGCTGCATATTTAGCTTCATTTTTGTACTTAAATCCTTTACTGGTTGCTTCAACCATTTTTGATGGTTTTCTTATATCATATCTCATACTAATTGGCATTGTATATGCATTTACTACTGGCTTATTTTCTACGGTTAAATCAAGTATATCAAATCCAAAATAATCTTCAATCATTTCCTCGAATTTTATTTTATCTGGATCTGATGATGCTTTTGGCGTATAATTATGCCCAATATATTTTGATCTGAATTTGCCGAGTTGTTTTTCTATAGCAACTAATTCAGGAGTTTTACCAAAATATGCTTCATTTAGCGGTATTCTTTTTTGTATTAAATTCCCATTAAAGAAAATCATTGTTTACGAGCTCCTTTGCCATAATATAAATTATTTTATTTAGCGCTATTTTATATTTAAAATTTCTTTTAGTATGATTTCTTCGCTTTTTAATATTTTTAATTCTGTTTCTTTATACTTTTTATATCTACAATATTCTGACATTTCATAAAAATATTTAGCAAATGTTTTCCAGAAATATATAGGGTCTGCAGATTTAAATGGTGAATGTTGCGGTAATTTTGTTGGATCTTGATTCCCATTTATTACATCTAATATATACTTTAATGCATCTTCGTTTCCATGTAAAAATATTGTAGTGCTTGAAACGTATTGTTCTAATTTTGGTAATGATGTATCTTTTTCTAATTTAGAAATTCTTTGTTGCACATTTTTAAGTTTTGCTAGATTTTTCTTTTCATTTTTATCTTTAAATAAGTTTAAAATATGCATAATATATCTCCATAATATAAAATTTAGCCCATAAGCCATAAAGACTTATGGGCATCTGTTTTTATTGATTTTTCATATCTTCATCATATATTTCATGAAGAGTTGGCCATTTAACTCCCATGATATCACATACTTTACGCCATAGTTCAATCATAAGTTTATTTAATGCTCCTACCATTATAGGAGAACAAATCATACGACCGTCTATAGCAGAACAAGAGTTAACAGCATCTATTGGTTCATTTGGTCTAAAGTCAGTATATGGCGCATCTTCATCATCATACTGACTCATTAATACATTCTTATTAGCATTAAGGTTAACAATCTTATCACCAACACTAAGCTTATCATGATATTCCATATAAATTTCAATCTTTACTCCATCTACATTTTTAAGTTTACCAATTGGAGGTAGCTTATCGGCTTCAGATAATTGTACATCATCTGAATTAATGCATGAGTTAGCTACCTTTTTAAGTCTATTTACATCTCTTTCATATGAAGTAACAATCTTTCTAAGACTTTCACTCATATTTTCATCTACATCGCATGTGCGATATACTTTAATATCTGAAATTCTTCCCGTTACTTTAGATTTTATTACGTTACGGCCTATCTCTGTTATATCCCCATCTTCTGTATTAAGATTCTTAAGAAGATTATTAGCATCCTTATCATCAAATGCGTTCTGGAATATCAGTATAGGCTCTCCTTCTACTACTTTCTGTCCTTTTTTAGCAATGAATAGTACATTAGTTGATGCGTTTAATGTAACATCTTTCATTACTACAATATTAGATGCCATTGCTTCTGACAACCATTCAGAACAAATTCCTGAATCTTCATAGCCATCTTCAGTAGTCATAATAGCAACCTTGGTAAGACATCCTAAATTGTATGCGATTTGTCCAGATCCAACTCTGCCTGAGAAGGATTTTTTGTCATATGCTAAAATTTGCCCTGCTTTTACAGAGCTACCAACCTTAAGGTCGGTCTTTAATTGTAGAGTGATATAAAATCCTCCATCAGAATTCTTCATACTCTGCTCATCAAGATTTACGTATTCTTTAGTGTTATCATTGTATGATATAATCATATACTTATCAGTGATTTCTGTAACTTTACCTGACTTTTTGGCCTTATGGCAAAACATATCGGATGTTAAATACGGCATTGCTGCATCGGCTCCTGTAGTTACAAGAAGCGGAGTGCCATACTCGATAGGCGTTGAATGCTTTGACGTTTGTACGAACGTCATGTCATTTCTGAATGGGTCGTCAGATGTTACACAGTATGGAGATAATGCTTCTGTCATGCAGAATGTATTGGTTACACTAACATCTTTAAGATCTGATTTCTTAAATAATCCTCTACCGCCTTCAATATTTGGGTTAATAGTTGTTTGCCTGTTTACACCTACAGTGGATGCAAAACCAGTGGCCTGGGCAATGATATTTACCATACTATCATCGTACCCACGCTTATCAATCTTATATGCTCTTTCACTATTCATACCTGTTACACCTTTAGTGGAAATTGTATTCTTAGCTTCAATTTCCCATAAAGGTTGGAATACAGATAAATCTGAAGTATTATTCTGGGCAAGAATTAAATCAATTACAGCAGACTGTTTCATACTCATTGGGACATTTCTTCCATGCTTATTCTGCAAAGCATAACTCTTATAAGAATCAGAAAGTGCTCTATAAAACTGGGCTGCTATAACCTCATTAGTTCTATACCGATTTGTACTTAAATCTTTATGAATAGTGTGCTTATTATCTACAAGAAGATTAGATGAATAAACCAATGCTTCATGATAATCTTCTGGTAAATCATACATTTTACAAACCTCTACAGTTACAGGATCAAACATAAGATCTTTGAAGTTATCAAGACCATCTGATTTAATCCTTCCTCCAAAGTTATCTAAAATATCAACCCATGTCATCTTTGAGTTAATATCTTTAATCGAATAATTTTCCAATCCGCAATCTTTCAATCCATTCATTAGCATTAATGAATCATACGTAATTGCATAATGGATATAACAATCATTCAATTTAATAGTATCATATCCTGGATCGGACTTTCTTTTTTCTGTAATATCATAATTGATTCCAGCAAGATCCATTGCTTTTGTAAGGCCAATGTCATGAGCAAGAATTACAATTACAGGGATATCAGTATTAAGAATTGATGCCCTAGAGTATGTAGATTTTTTGGATGGTTTCTGATCATATACAAGATTTATAAACTCTTGATCTTCAATCAGAGAAATAATAAACTGCCCCATTGTAATATTTCCGTTATTATAAGTATAATAACTTACATTACCACTATTGGATACTGCAACTGGAATTCCCTTTTTTGGATCTACTCCATCTATTGCTCTAATTTCATCTTGATTGAAGTATATGGTTACATTATCTTTAAGATATTCTGAATAGCATTCAATTTTAGAATATGAAGATGCCAAATCTACATAGTCTATCGGAAGCTCATATTTCTTACAAATTTTACTATTATCACCAGTAGTAATTTTTACTTTCTTTCCAGTATATTTTGGAATTGCTTTCATAAGCATATCTGTATATGGATTAGTTTTACCCTTAGAGGTATAATAAGTTTCAATGAAAATCTTATTGTAGAAGGAACAAATCTGGACTGTATCAGGATCTGTTTTCGATATAGGAATAAGAGGCATCTCAATGGAGAATACTTTTTCATTACCACGTAATCTCATGAATCTATTTGATCTAAATTTAGGAATATCGAATCTAAGAGTAAATCTCTTACCATCGTATCCTTCACACTTTACTGTGTAAGTATATACGTAATCCTCTGCGGTAGAAGTATCTTCTTTTTGAATATCAAGAATACTTACAGGGAATTCTTTATCTGTTGATGATAATGAATTAAGACACTTTACAATATCTGCATCAAGATCGTATTCTTTTTCAAAGTTTACTGCTTTAAGATGTTTCCATTCGTCATTAATAGTTTTAATTGGCAATGATGTTTCTGGTAATTCTTTTGGCATATTGGACGAATTTACCATATCTTTAATAGACTTATTCTGAAATTGTTTATTCATAAGGCTATCTTGAGCTTTAATAATTCTACTAGCCCTTGCAGGAGTTATTCTTCTTGCTTCATCAGCATCATCCTGAAGATCCATAATAATTCTCTTAAGATCTTGATCGTCATTAAGTTTATCAAGAACTTCGTCCTCATCCTTAGCATTTTCGGCAGCATCAGCAATTGTTTTTACTAATTTAGCCTTATCTGCTTCTTTATCTGTATCTGTAGCGGGTTTAGTCTCTGTTGGCTTAGAATCATCTTTTTTAACATCATCAGCTTTTCCTGTAAGACTATATACCGTAATACCCTTATTTTTTTCAAGCTTATCTATAATACTGGTTGTTATTCCATCTTTTGAATTATCAGGAGTATCAGAATCATCAATAAGGTCTTGATTAACTAATTTAGTGATTAGTCTCATAAACACGCTATATGACTTTTCATTTATTTCTGATGTATTCATTTTGAAGTATCCATTATAACCAAAGAATACAAAATCAATACCATTAAATACATCAAGATCTGTAATGGAGAATTTCATCTTTTTGTATAATACTGATATAGGATTAAGATTTTTCAAATAATCATATACATAGCTACCATCTTTCGTAGACCATCCGTATACAGGTACAAATACTGTTTTCTTTGTATAACCAGCATTATTAATTCTTCTATCATTAATAAATCTTCTAATGAATTCAAAATACATATCTATACTTCTCGTTATAGTAAATGTATTATTAGCAAGATAAGCCTGGTTGTAGAAATAGAGATCTATAAACAAATTAAGCCGGGCATATCTATCATAGTTAAGAAAAGTTTTCTTAATCCATGGATTATCTGCTTTAACCTGTCTATATAATTTGATAACCTCTTTATTGTTTCTAATTCTATCGTTATAAAGAAGATTTTTATATTTTGTGTTATACATATTTACTTCATTATATACAGACTCGTCGTATAACTCGTTAAAGAAAATAAGCTTATCTCCAAGCTTACAATAGAATTCGTTAATAGAATCCCCATTTATATCTGGCTCATAACATTTCACATCTGTAGTTTCAACAAATACACTTGGCTGCTCATTAATGATCTGGCTATAATCATTATGAGCCACTTCAAGATATCTTGACTCATGCTGAATTGTGTACATAATATCTTTTTCAATGTAATAAGATATGAATGCTTTATTAGAGTTATTAAAAAATGGATTATTCATAAGACGTTTTGAAATTTCATAGTTTGGAGTCAATAATAATATTGCCGATCCATGTTTTCTATCTTCCATATTTACTGGCATATATAAGTTACGTTTCTTATACAGCTTCATATATTTTAAATCGTTAAGATATAACATTTATTCCGACCTCCTCTTTTCATATTAATATATTGTTTTTCGGTAGCATAAATACGATATTATAATTTAAACCTCCATAATACAATAGAATAATGACTATAATATACAAGAGAGGTAGTAATATGAATAATTATTGTTTTTCATGGTATAATCCAATTGCTCAAGCAGAACAGGTTGATTTCATCCATGCAAAAGATATGCACGAAGCAAAACAGATTGCTGTTATGGTAATGAGATTCTTCGGAGGCAAAAAATTCGAACAGGACGATATTGATAGTATCATTGAGGTGGATGAAAGGTATTACTATACATTAGATAATATCATTAATAGATATAAGAGAGCTGGAAAAGAAGTCGAGATTCCTATTATAACAGACGATGAGGAGGATGATGAAGATGAAGACTCATAATAATAAAAAAGACTTCATTCAGTTATTAAGCTCAATGTCTGATACTGAGATTAATGATTATATCAAAAAAAATGGCAAAGGCCCTAAACCTGTAGTGATGTGCAGAATAATTAGTAAGGAGGGAAGCTATGATTCAACAAAGGTTTCCTAAAAAAGTCAAGGGCGCTAGAAAGAAGAGAAGAATAGATGAATTAGAAAGAATATCATCTATGTTTCCAACATGGCTAGACGATAAACCTCCTGAAATTCAGAATAAATTAATTTCCGCATGGCTAGCAAGCAAAATAGATGATTATAATGAATTTCCATCATTTGTTATGAAATGGGAAACAGAAAACAATTATAGATGATATATTATATTCATATAATAAATCTAAGGAGGATTCAAATATGAATAAGAAAAAATCATCATTATCAAAGAAACAGAATAAGAATGGATTCGCTCAGAATCCAAATAATCTTAAACCATGGAAGAATAATTCTATTATTCTTAAAGGCACAAAACAATATTCAAGAGTTAAACACTAATATTGCAGTTGATGCTGTAAATTTTAAGGAGATGATTATAGGTGAAATTTGAACTGGATAAATCAATCAAAAGATTATGCTTTTTAGATGCAGAATACAATACATCTGAATATAAAGGACAATTTCCTAACGAATTAATTTCTATTGGTCTTGTTGTTTATGATATAGATAAGAAGGCCGAAATTGATTCTTATTATTCAACCGTGCGTCCAAAACATAGATTATCTAAATATGTAATAGGACTTACAGGGTTAACAGATGATGAATTAGCATGGGCTCCAGATTATTGGAAAATTATAAAAGAAATAATGGAATTTATGAATAAATATGAAGTCAATAAACCGGAGCAAATTATTACTTGGGGAGACGATGCTAAAAAGCTCAAAAAGGATTTATATACAAGAAAATACGCAAGCAGAACAATACCTAAAAAGATGTTGCATAGGTTGAAGAATTTCTTATTGGAAATGACAGAAAATATAATAAGTGTTGATTCAACTATTTCATACCAGATATGCGATAACATAATATCATTGGATAATATGAGGTGGTTATGTAATTTAGATAAATTACTGCACCATAATGCATTAAAAGATGCAGAAGATTTAATGCATATTTTTATCAGCGTATTAAATGATGAAATACCGGCAGATCGTATTGAAATACTAAAGCGGTATTATATTTATAGAATATTGTACAATAGCACAAGAAGATTCCGTGGGGATATAAGTAATCTTAGGGACGCGTTTAATAAGGAAAATAATCATGATATTATATCAGACAAAATAATGAGTTTATTATGCTATTTAGACTATACCAAAATTCCAGAACTTATGGCTCTTCGTGATGATATGATAAGTTTATTACATCCAGGCGCTCCTGACGTATTAACATTAGAAGAATTTGCAAATACTATAAGTAAAAAGGAGAAGATGAATGAAAAAGCTTGATATAAACAATGAAGATTGTTTAGTAGAATATACTACAAGTAATCCTAAATTAGTAGTGGTTACAATAGATTTTGAAAAATCTAACGATAAAGAAAAACTTAAAAATCTGTTAGAGATGCTTAAATCATTCTGTGATAATGTGGTTATTATGCCTAAAGAAGTTAGACCTGAAATTGTGCATGATAAAGATGAAGCCATAGAAGCATTAGACGCAGCTATAGGCGAATTAAATAAAATGAAACTCAAGTTAAATCCAAAAGCTGTCATCACAGATTTTAATAAATATTCAGAACAATGGCAAGAATTTAGAGATACCGGTTTATTGTGGTGGGTAAACATGATTTTACATACGTTCGGGTATGCTATATGCGCCATACCGGATGATGATGGTAAAGCAGTTTACGCTTTTCCGGAAAAAGTAGATTTCAGAGGATTTTCTGTAGATAGCAATTCCAAAGGATATGCTAAAGTAACTAAATATTTAGCCAATAATATGATTGATTTGCTTAAAGCTGTAGAAACAGAGGAGGATAATAATGATGGAACAGAATGAAAACAAAAATGCAGTGAGCGTATCTATTTATAAAATAACAGGTTGTAAAGTAAAGAGTGATTACATATTTGATGGTTATGTTTTAAGAGTTAATGATGAAGATATAACCAAATCAATTCGCCGTAAACTTGACATGGGCGCATTATTATGCGAAATAACAAATGAAGGTTTCGAGTATAATATAGCATCGCTTTTCAGTGTACCAATTACAGAGCTTTCTATTGGTGAACTCTTGGTAATTTTCGGCAATGATCAACTTATTAATTTAGCTCAGTTGTAAATTATAGCTAGAGATACATACTGGTAAATACCAAATACCAGTATTTATTAAAATCATTTTAAGGAGGATGCACAAATGGCAAACAGTGTAACAGAACTTGTACAGGAGATTAATGAAGCTAGAAAGAAGAAGACTTCTGCATCTAGCAAAGATGAAGTAAGAGTTATGAGAGCTATGGTTAATGATCCGGAATTCGTTATTGATGTATACGGCGGCGATGGGGTAATTGGTCAGTTCTCCCCATGTGAGACAGCTCACAATATGGCGGCAAATATTATTAAAGGAGCGGCAAAAGTATCATCTAAGGAAGCAGAAGAGCTTGCAGCGAATTATGAATTCACAAAACAGGATGCGGAAGCACTTGTTTCTATCTCTAAAGAATTCATTAATACGTATATCGAGACCGGTAGAAAGCTTCCGCTAGGCGGCAGAGAAACGTCAAACATTGCCATTGCCAAAAAGGTTAAAGAAGAAAGAAGTAATAGCTTTCCTAAGAAGGTTGGCGTTAACAGCGATGGATCTGATAAATACGAGTCTGTTAAAGATGGGGTTATTCCGTCTCATGGCAGTCTTAAGGTTTATTCATCTTGCCCGTCTTGGGTAAAGAACAATTAAGTAAAGATCTTGTTCATAAATTTCTCCTTTCATTAAAAAATGGGTGTGGGTGGTGATTAAGTTCACCACCCATGCTTATTTGTTTTTTTATCCATTTAACGTAGAATAGAACCTCACGTATATTTAAGCTCCTAAAACATAGTAGTAACTATAAAAATAGAAGGGAGGATGAAGATAAAAATGAAACGTGTAAATAATTACATGAAAAATGTAATGAAATCTGTTACTTACGCTGCTGCCGATATTGCGTCGGATTATACACCTGGAATGCAAGAACTGAAATCGTCCAATCAGGAATTTATTAAGAGCACATACGCTGCATTAAAAAATCCTAAAGCGGCTATTAAAAGATCAGTTGAAGCTATTCAGGAATCTAAAACATTTAAAGCTTTAGATTACGGTGCAAAGAACCTAGTTGAAGATCTTCGTACTGGTAATTTTTATAATAAAGAGCGTAAAGATCGTGATGAGTTAAGACTCTCGGGATTAGATTTCGACATGGACGACCTTTCACAATTCGGTATAGATGATGATTGGGAGTCAAAAGTAAATAATTCTTCGTCATCTTCTGATTCTGGCATTACTGCAGGGGATATGAGAATAGTTAACTCTATCGAAGGATCAAATGCAGCATTAGCCAGTGCAACAGTAAACGCAGTAATTAGAACATCAAATAGTCAAATTAGAGCCGGTAGAGCTAATATGGGTATGATATACGTACAAAATGAAAAACTGTTTGGCGGACTTCATAATGATATTAGCATTTTAAATAATACAATGAATGAAATGTATAAGATGCAAGCCGCATCTTTACAAAATATCGACAAAAACATGTCTAATTTTTTTACGTCTGAAGCTAAGCTTAGCGCCGAAAGAAATGCAATACTAAAAGAAATGCTTGAGATGCAAAGAAATCAGTATAAATCTGCAATTGATAAGGAAAGAGAATCAAAACTTAAAAAGACTAATAAAGTACGTTGGAGCGATGTTAATGTCAACGGTATGGTTGATTTTGATGCTTACTTTAAAAATGTACAGAAAAATATATCAAACCAACTCTCTTCCATGATTGGAATGGAGGGGTTTGGAGAAGACGGCAATTTATTGGCCACATTTATGACATCCCCTCTTGAGGGCGCTGTAAAGGCCGTTGTTAACGGAGTTATACCTGCAACTGTAAAAGCTGCAGCTAAAGAATTCGATGGTACCTTATCTGGTATATTTGGTACATTAATGGGTAAAATGGCAAACGCTAAATCAAATGACGATGGAGGATTGCTAGGAATACTCTCTAAATTCCTGGGAATTAATACTGGTGTTAATAAATCTATTGATACTAGTAGGTATGAAAAAGGGCCTGTGCCATTTGATGGAATTACTCGTAAGGCAATTATAGAAGTTATTCCTACATATTTAAGACGTATTGAAGCTGCTATATCTGGCAGACCAGAGCAGTTATTTGATTATAAATCAGGCAAATGGACCAAGGGAGCAGATCTTAAAAAGCAATACGACGAAATTCATAAGAATGCTATTAAGTCTGGTACTTCTGAAGTAAGAGAAATGCTCAATCCTTCAATGGCAGCAATGAAGAATGGAGCTAAAAGTAGATCTGAAGCAGAAGCAATGGAAAAGGCATGGGATGAATTTTATCAGTTCCTTATGGACAATAACGGTATATTCAATCCTAAAGTATCAGCCTTTAAGAATGGAGTTTCTTCCAGCACTTATCCTAATTTCTATAAATACTATAATGCTATAAGAAAAGCTTATGCCGAACAAGATGTTGTTGAACAGCGTGACAACACAGGTAAAGTTATTCGTTCTCGTAATACTAAGAATAGAGTAAGAATGCAATTAGCAGGAAATGTTCTTAGTGCCAAAGAGAGAGAAGAACAGCAGTACAGGGATATAGAATTAGATCCTACAAGCCCATTTTATGCTCTGTTCAGCGGAATTAAGTTTGATGAGCATGGGAAATGGAAAGGTGATAATAAGAATTTTAAAGCATTCAATCGTTTATCAAACGAGAAAGATGAGCTTGGTAATAATATATTCAATTATCTTCAAAATATTAATAAAGAACTTACATGGGTGAGATTAAATTTGCCTAACATGACATTCAGCGCAGGAAGAGGTAGAAGAAAAGCTACTGATTCTGTTACAGGCACAAGAGTTTCTTTTGATAGCATTAATCTTATGAATGCTTCATTGAAAAATGCTAACGATGCTGAATATAGAAATAAAAATAATGATGATGAAAAAATTAGAAGAGCTGCTCTTGAAAAAATTAAATCAGGTAAAGCTGTTGATTTAAGTGTATTCTCTGAAGATGAACAGGAATACTTGTTAGCTCTTGCTGAGTTAATGAGGAATAGCTCTGCAGAAGAATACAAATCAGAACTTGAAGGATATAATGCTGGTGGCATATCCAGTTGGATGAATAAGAATGTATATAAAGCTAATATAAGAACTAGAAAAGATTTAGAAGAAGCTATAAGGAAAGCAAATAAAGAAGGAAAAAATATTGACGATGAAAAGATGGATCAGAAAGAAGAAAAATTCTTCCAGAAGATTATGAAAAGAGTCAATGCAGGAGGAGATATAATCGGAGGTGTAGTTGGAGCTGCAGCCGATTCATTCACGAATGTTCTTTATGCTGCTGATAAAGCTGTCTATGAAATGTTTTATAAAACAGAAATCCAAGACGAAGAAGATAAAACCAAATATAAAGGTTTTATGGATATGATGGCTCATAAAATGTCCGATACATTCAAAGATATTAAAGAAAAATTCAAGAAAGATATATTAGATCCATTTAAGGAACGTTTTGGAATCACAGAAGAAAATAAAAAACGTTTTAAAGAAGGCGCTATTAATACTCTTGGTAGTATATGGGGGGTATTTAAAGATTCTAATAAATCTATATATGGCCCTTTATTGGATAAAATGCGGGAAGGAGAATTCGATTACGAGGAATATGGACGCCAGCAGTCCGAAGCTGCAAGAGCATTAACCAAAGAAGAGCGTGACCGCAGAAAAAATGTACGAAGAGGACTACATGTTTCTGATATAGCTACTTCAAAAATAACGAATAAAGATTTTGCTAGGGCTATATCTAATGGCACAAAGGAATGGGGAGCTATCACAACGAACTCTGTTGAAGCTAATGATTCAAGACGAGTGAGAAACTTAGTTATTAGACGTGGCGGAGATGAACTTGAAGAATGGTGTAGAGCCAATGGTTTTACAGGAAGTCTTGATGAAAAGAAAGTACGACTTGGCAACGAATTTGGTTTACCTGCAACTGCATTAGCAAAAATTAAGACTGACGAGGATGCGAATTTAGTATTTGCTAAGCAGTATAGGCATAACGCTAAAGGTACATCTGGAAAACCATTTATGGGAATATCTGCACTTACTAAAGGCGAAGGCCTTCTTAGTAATCGTGGGTTTGGTGTGGTTCCTAAAACTGGTGTTTATAATGTAACAACTCCTACTCATATTATTAATACTGAAGATATGCATACATTATCCGGCGGTAAGGGCACTAGAGTATCTGTACAGCAGGCTCTTGGAAAAGAAAAGTTGGCTGCAAAGGCTGCTGGGTATAAGATTGCATCTCATGCTGGTGGTACTGGTATGAAAATCACTAATGATGGCGTTGATATAGATACCAATGCTATTATGAGCGAAGCTAAAAGATTTATACCTGAAGCTGCAGGTGGCGGCTTAGTTGGCGGTATTTTATCACTGGTATTAGGCTTAGCAGGAGGACCAATTCTTGGTGCTGCTGTAGGCGCAGCAGGCACTATCGTATCTAAATCTGATACATTGAAAGACATGTTATTCGGTAAAGCCGGAGAAGATGGTAAAAGAGACGGCACTGGTATTGTTTCTAAAACTATCATGGATACAGTTAATAAATATGCTCCCGATGCTCTTAAATATGGTATGGCTGGAGTTATTCCTGGATTACTTACACCTCTTGGCCCTGTAGGAGGACTTCTCGTTGGTGGAGCAATTGGAGTATTAAAGAATAATGAAAAATTCACTAATAAATACTTTGGCGAAGAAGGAAAACTTACCATTGGTTCTAAGGAAAAGAAAATACTTGAGAAGATGTTTCCGGCTGCTGCTAAGGGAGCTGCGATTGGCACTATAGCAGGATTCCTTTTACCAACACCGTTTGGATTCCTTGGTAACGCTATGTTTGGTAGCGCTATTGGGATGATGACTGCTACTGATGAATTTAAAGATCTTATACTTGGTAAAGAGATTAATGGTGAAAGATTTGGTGGTGTTCTTGGAGCGATTAAGGACGCACTAAATCCATTTACAAATTCATTAAAAAATGTTGGAGAAAAATTATCTGACGCGTTTGAAGCAAATGTAATTAGCCCGTTGCAAAAATTCATTAAACCTGCAATACACGCCCTGCCAATAGCACTTGGAGCAGTACCAAGATTTCTTGGAAAGCAACTTGACAAACATACTCAGGGTATAAGACGTACTGTAGGTGGTAAAGTTAAAGACGTACTCGGAAGACCTGCTAAAATTGTTGCTGGTGGAATGGAAGCTGTAGCCGGTGGGGTAGGAAAAGTATTATCCGTACCTGGCAAAATTATAGGCGGGGCTGGTGATAAGTTAAGAGAATACGATATTAGAAATGGCGATTTTGTAGATATGAATCAGGTTCAGGCTGTTGCTTGGATGGATTCTCACAAGAGAGGCGATAAAGTAAGTTCTACCCTTAGAGCATCATCAAAAGTTGGTTCCGGCGCAGATGACTCAATGACTGTTGAAGATGCTGAGGCAATGGCTAAATATCTTGATAGAATGAATGATTCAGAATCTACCGCACGTAAAAATCTGGATGCGAAAAATAAAGCATTAAATAATTTACTTGATAATTATACAACCAAAGATGGTACAAAACTTTCAAAGAAGCAGATTAATGGAATATTAGATGCTGCTGACAGGAAAGAATTTGGAGACATATCTAGGATATTACAATCAGATGGAACGCTAACTAAAAGCGAATTTAACAAATTCATGGATGAAGGCGGCTTAAAGAAAGCCGTTATGGATGCTCATGATGCTAAATCTAGGCTTAAAAATATAACAGATATTGGAAGTACAGACGAAGCTGCAAAAGGCTTAAATGAAATGCTAGAAAAATTTAATATTACTGATGACTTTGATTGGACTAATAAGAAAGAAAGAGCTAAGTTTTCAGCTCTTCTTAAAGATAGATTAGTTGAGCTTCAAGCTAATCCTGATGAAATTAAGGAAAAGCGAGAAGAAGAAGTAATGGAAGAAAATAATAAAAATATTATAACAATTACAGACAAAGTTTCTGCTATTGCTAAATTCTTTGAAGATATGACTAATATGAATAATGAAGCTACCAAAGATATTAATGAACAAACTCAAGCTAGCCTTGAAGCTGGGCAAAGGTTTATAAATGGAAAGTACGATAAAAATATTGAAAGCGCTAAAAAAGATATGGGCAAAGATGAAGCTTCTAAACTTACTCCGGAAGGAGAAGATAGATTATCTTCTGAAAAAACATCTAACCGTGCATATAAATATACTGCTGATATCGTTAATAATGCTACTGGCGGTATGGGCAATTTCAATAAGGCTCAAGGGTTATTCAGAAAAGGAGCTACAGGAATACTTGGCGATCTAAGCAAAGCGTTTACTCCAGAAGGAGTTAAATATGTATCTAACTTATCCAAAACTAAACTTAAAACGTTTAATACTTGGGTAAATAAGAAATTTATCAAGAAAACTATTCTTAATGGTAAATTTAAAATAACTGATAAAACTGTTGAATTTATGACTAAAACTGTTAATAATAAACAGCTATATGATAATTGTAGATTCCTTAGCCAGATTTATAATAAACCTACAGGTAAAGGCATTTATAGTAGATTCGAATCTCTTGAGGCTATAGGAATGCTTGATGACATAGCATTACAAGAATTGAGAGAGGAATTTGGGGTTAATGACTCTGATGCCACATCGTCATTTACAACAAATGCCGCTGGAGTAGCTGGTAGAACTGCTAAGGGCGTTGCATGGGGAACCGGAGCTGTTGTAGGCGGTCTTGCAGGTGCGGGAAAAGAAATTGTATCAGGTACTGCGAAGACTGCTGGTAAAGGAGCAAGGTATGTTAGAGGAGCACGTTCTGATGAATGGTATTCTAAACATGCCCCTGCAGAAGAAGCTCAGCCTGAAGCAGAACAGAACGGCCTTGGTACTTTACTTCTTAGCGGCGCAGGAAAACTAGCAAGTGGAACTCTCGGAAGCGTCGGTAACCTTGCTATGAACGGTATTGGAGCTGTTGGTAAGTTGGCCGGAGGACTACTAGGTGGTGTAGGAAAACTTGCTGGTGGTTTACTTGGATCTATATTCGGAAAGAATAAAAAAGATTCTGGAGACGAAAATTCATCTAAAGCATTAGGAGCTATGGCAGGTTTACTTGGATTAAATAGCGCTAGTGCATCCTCACCAGTGTTGTCTAGCGGTGAAGGATTTGAAGAAACTGATAAAAAAGGTGATGGTAAAGACGTAGTAAGTCTTGGCGATGGTATGTTTGGCCAGGTTAGACGAGATTCATCTGGCAATGTTGAGTTGGATGGATCAGATTCTGCTACTAAAAATGCCATGAACAAGATAGCACTAAAAGAAAAAGCTCAAGAAAAATTAAGAGATGCTCAATTAAAAGCATGCGAAATCATCAAGAGTAATTTTGATACATCAGCTATCAAAGAATCTAAAGGTGGTAAAATAGGTTGGCTTGGATTGCTTCTTATGGGAGGATTACTTGCTAAAACTGGTGTGCTTAAGAAAATATATGAAGGAGTTATAGAACCTATATGGACTAATGGTATCAAACCTTGGGCCGAAAAAATATGGACTGAAAAACTCAAACCATTTTTAACAGAAGATGTGCCAAACTGGATTATGAATACTGCTATTCCATGGCTTGGTAAAACTTTTGGTGGCATATTAAATACTGCAATACAAGGTTTACCTGCTATTTTAAGTGGCGGAGGGTCTGTAATTGGTGGTATTCTTGATTATGTAGTTGGAAATAAAAATAATGCTGGAGCAAGTACAAGCGGATCTATATCAAAAGATGCATATGATGGATCTTTGGTAGATGAAAATGGTAAAACTCTTAGTTATGACGATATAATTAATAAAAATTATAATACCGCTTATAATGAGCAAGGAGCTGAAGTGCAAATTGACGAGGACGGTAATTTTACTGTACAGGATGAATCTGTTAAGGGCAGTAATTATTTATCAGCACTTGGCAAGGGTGCAAGTAGAGCTTTTAACCTCGGAATGATGAGCGGCAAACAAAGTAAAATTATACAAGCCGCATCAAAAGTAACCGGATGGCTTGGTAAACATGGAACAACGCTTACGAAATTTGGTGGTAAAATAGGGAATTTCTTCACCAAACCTCTTGAATTTGCTAATAAAAAAGGAGTTAATTTTAGTGAAAGATGGGGGAATTTTACAGATAGTATAATAGATAAGGCATTAGGAAAAAATACAGCAGAAGAAACAGCATTAGCTGTAATTGATAATGTCAGCGAACAGGCAGCAGATTCTGCTATAGGAAAAGCATTAAAAAATGGTGCTGAAGATATAGCTCAGGAAGCTGTAGAAACAGCAACAAAGAAAGGTGTATTAGGCACTATCGGAGATTTCTTTAAGGGAGTCGGGTCAAAAATACAGCACGGCGCCGGTAAAGCACTCAATGCTCTGGTTGATGCTGTTAAAAAAGTAATTGATAAATTCTGCAATAGCTGGATAGTCAAAGATGCTTTAAGTAAAGTTGCTAAAACTCTCAAAATCGACGACGTTACAGGTTATATTGCAAAATTCAGATCTAAAGCTAATGAAGTATTTGAAACTGCAGTAAAAAAAGCATGTGATAAACTAGGCGAAAATGCAGTAAAACAATTGGCAAAAACTGTTTTGGCTGCTGTAACTGCAGGTATTGATTTTACTGTAGCATTAGACCAGGCAGAATCAATTCTTGAAGTAAGAGAGACATCTTTTATGGAAGAATTAATTGCAGGTTTGATTAATACAGTTATAGGATTAATACCAGTGATAAACATGTTTTCAGATTGGATTATAAAACAATTATTCTCATTTTTCGGTGAAGACTATGATGTAAGACATGCTGAAGCCGAAGCATATGCGGAACAGTATAATGCAGAACATCAAACTACGTATTCTACAGCAGAAATTTTAAAATATCAGAATTCTGTTACTGGTAAAGTAGAAAAAGCTGTTGGAGACTTTGTTAAACCTATTGGAGATGCTGCAGTAGGAGCCGGTAAAGCAATATACAATGGTGGTAAAGCTGCTGTGGGGTGGATAGGTGATAGAGGAAAAGATATTGCCAACTTCTTTGGATGGGGCGGAGATGATGAAGTAGAGTCTAATGCCGAAGGTACAATGACCAAAGGATGGTTGAATACAACTACTATTTCTAAAAATCCAATACATAATTTATTTAATAAAGGATTAAAGGGATTGGCTAATATTATGGGAGATCCTATTAAAATCCTTGCAAACGCAAATGAATTTAAAACTTTAGATTCTATTATGGCTAAAGCTAAAGAAGGCAAGATTTCAGTATTCTCTAAAGAATTCTGGAAAAATGATGACATCAAAGATAATTCCGTTGCAGGAATACTTAGAAATGTATTAAGTAAATTTACTAGATTTATGAGCGCTCCTATGCTTATGGTTAAGAGTTCTCTTGAATCATTGTATGATGATATTAATGTAGTTGGAAATGCTATGATTGGCAAAACTAATGCTGCTACATCATCAAAATCAATTACATCTTCTAGCAAAGCTGTAACAACTTCACCATTAAAGAAATCTACTGGATTCTTATCTAAAGTTAAAACAACGTTTGGTAGCGCTGTTAGCAAGATCAAATCATTCTTTGGATTTGGTTCTGGTCCTGATTATCAGTATGGTACAGGAATGTATTCTAAACAGATTGATCCTGATGTTGCTGGTATTAGATTCAATACATCATCTGATAGCGAGTATCAGACCATTGGTAATTCTGGTTGCGGCCCTGCGGCTGCTGTTAACGCATTAGAGTCTATATATGGGCGTGGTAATGCTGTTGCTGATGCCGCTAGATTCGCGCTTAACCATGGATATAAAGAAACAGACGGTGGTACAAAGCCTGGATTCTTTACTGATTACTTCAATAGAAATGGTTTAGGAGCTCAGACTTCTTATAACAAGAGCCAAATTGAAAGAAATATTAATAGCGGTTTGCCTACAGTAATTATGGGTAGAAACGCTAAGGGCACGTCATCGGCATCTCCATTTGGAAGTACTCCTCATTATGTAACAGTAACTGGAACTGATGGTCATGGAAATGCTATTGTACAAGACCCTGAATCTAAATATGATAATCAGCTCTATCCTGTAAAGAGCCTTATGAAGAATACCTCATTAGGAGTTTCTGCATTTGGCAAACGGTATGGTATGGGTATGAGGCCTGATAGATTTGCATACAAAAATAAACGTATAACTAGATGGGGTACAGGTAAGGGTACTATTATTTTTATAGGAGATTCTCGTACTGTTGGTATGAAGAGCGCCGTCGGTAACAATAGCCATATATGGTCTTGTAAGGTTGGTATGGGTCTTAACTGGATGAAATCTACTGGAGTTCCAGATGTAGAAAGTCAGATTGATTCTAATAAGGCTGTAGTAATACTTATGGGAGTTAATGACTGTGATGGTAGCGCTTCTGCTAAGAGATATGCTGCTTATATAAATGATAAGGCCTCTGATTGGGTATCTAAAGGGGCTGAGGTGTACTTTGTATCTATTAACCCTGTAGATGAAAGTAAATATCATGGTGCTGTAACAAATGCTAAGATAGACGAATTTAATAGTACTATTAAGACTGCACTGTCTAGCAATGTAAAATATATTGATACAAATAGCCAAATTAAATCATCAATGTCTTCTTCTGACGGGCTGCATTATAATAATGCAACGTATAAGGAGATTTATAATATTATTACAAATGCTGTAGCTACAGGTGTATCAGCAAGCACCACTTTAACTTCGACAAGTAGTTCTACTTCTTCAAGCATCACTACATCTAATGCTAATGATAACTCCGCTCCTCAGACTCCAACTGTGGTAAGCATGTTTTCTGATATTCTTATGAATTCTAAAGCTGGTAAAGCTCTTGGATTATTTATAGGAACTTCAAATAATGATCAACAATCGTCTAATACTACTTCTAATAATACATCTTCAAGCTCTTCATCTTCCAGCACAAATAAAGGATCATTCCCTAAGTATGATCTTAATGATCAGCAGATTAAGGGTATTGCTAATATACTTCAGCATGAACAGCCAGGATTATCTGGTATGCTTGCGGAAGCTTCATTGATGGCCAATCTTACTGATATGGGTGGAGATGATAAAGCTACAACTGAAAATCTTGTTCGTAAAGCTACCTCAGGGTGGTTTGCTTACGGAAGTAGCAGATTTAATAATCCTGGCACTCCAAGTGCTGAAGCTATTAAAGCTGCAAAAGCCGTATTACTTAATGGTAAACGTACAGTACCTAGGTATGTAGATGAGCATGATTGCTTTAGCGATCTTTCTTCAGTTACAACCGATGGTAAATCAAATACTATATCTGATAGATCTGGTTATGTACAGCACAAAACCAAGATTAATAACCGTTATGGTTCATCTTATACATTCTGGGGATTCCCGAATAGTGGAGCAGATCCATTTGGTTATACTAGCGATGCTAATCGTCAAAAATGGGGAGATGATTGTTTCTCTGCAGAAGATGCGACATCCGGTCTTGGTAGATTTAAACGTAGAAAACATGGTAGAGGCAAATGGGGTAGAGGTACCGAAGATCAAATTTGGTATTACCTGAGACATACCGGTGGAATGACTGAAGAGGGCGCTGCTGGTCTTATGGGTAACCTTGAAGCAGAGTCTGGAATGAGACCAAACAATGCTGAAAATGGTTATGAGTATTTGACTGGTAACGATGAAGAATATACTAAAAAGATTGACTCTGGACAAGTATCAAGATTCCAGTTTGCACATCCTTGGGGAGATAGCAGGCAGTGTGGTTATGGTCTTGCTCAATGGACTAGCGCTGGAAGAAAAGAAGGACTATATGATCTTGTTAAAGAACGTAATGTATCTATTGCCGATTTGAAAACTCAGCTTGATTGGCTTATGACGGAATTAAATAAATCATATGCCGGAGTATATTCAGTACTTAAATCAACAAATAGTTTACAAGCTGCATCGGATAAAGTTCTTGGAGAATTTGAAATTCCTGCAAACTGGAGAAGCCAATCTGGAACTAGGGCAAGTATGGGGCAGAAATGGCTTAATAAGTTTAAAGGAACAGAAGGAGAGCAGTTAGGAGATTCTACTACCATGAACAATTCTTCTAGCGGCGATTCAGATTCTGAAACTACCCAACAGAATAGTAGTCCAACAATTATTGATATGATGACCAATATCTTAGCAGAATCTAAAGTTGGTAAAGCGTTGCATGCATTTATCGGTGGAAATACTGGCGCTGCACCTTCAGGATCGGACAACAATAGTTCAGGCTCTACAGCATCTGGGGACGCAGCGGAAGTAGTTAAGATAGCTAAGGAACAGGTTGGTATTAAGGAATCTCCTGTAAACGTATGTAAATACAATGACTGGTATTATGGCCACCATGTAAATGGAGATGCATATCCATGGTGCGCAGCATTCACATCATGGGTAACAAATGAAGCTGGAGTACCTACAAGTATTATGCCTAAAGACGCTTATACGGTAACAGCGTACCAGACTCTTGTTAATAGAGGAGGTAAAATATCTAACTCTGAAGCTAGACCTGGAGATATCATTTACTTCACAAAGAATGGCGCTGCTAGTGGTATTTATCATACCGGTATTATTACAGACAATAGCAATGGCGTAATTAGTACTGTTGAAGGTAATAGTGGTAATGCTGTAAAAGAGCATACATATAACGTTAGCAGTGGTAAAGTACTTTGTGCAAGGCCGCAATATAAAAATACAAGCAATAATACATCAACAACAACTTCTACAACTACAAATAGTTCTGAAACCAAAACCGCCGGAGATGCTCCAGATGTATCTAATACCCGTGGCGGAAATGGTAATAAACCATTATCTAGATACGGCCAATATAGAGATACTATCTATGGTAGAGGATCAGAAAGAAAAATTAAAAATAGAGGAGTTCCTAAACAGCATCTGTCTCGTGAAGGATACACTAAAGTTGATGTATCTACATTTGATACCCAGCTTGGAAATGCACTTAAAACAGCAAACCGTCCTAAGGTGTATAAGTATGGTTCTGTTGGACTTGGTTCTGGCCCGGCATATGGTAAAGGAACTAGTCCGGATTATAGTAAACTAATTAATAGTATTATTAAAATCTTAATGACTATTGCAGATAATACTGATAAACTTAATATTATCGTATCTATTCTCAATAATAAATTAGGGGCTAATATAACAGCATCTGATGTATCTGATCAAAATGCTAAACACGAAAGCTTAAAATCTAAATTAGCTAGTAGTTTAAATAACGTAGATTTATCTAAATTTAATAATGCAGCAGATCAAATTGGTGATAATTCGATTAATTCGATTATATCTGCCATGAATGCTATTGCATCTGAATAAATATAATATATAAATATTTAACAGGGCAGGTCATTTTTGACCTGCCCAACAATTAAGTAAATTTTAGGAGGTGGTTTAATGGCTAATTGGACTGGCGATCTTAAAACTGCTAAAGAATATAAAACATCGGGCGGATTTACAGAATACTGTATGTATATTAATAAAGAATTTGTAACTGCTGGTAGATTAGAGTCTGGGACGGTTTTAGGATTATCATATGATTCTAAAAAAGATGCTATGAAAATCATTAGCTGTAGTGCCAAACCAGAAGCAGAAGGTAAATATATAAAATCACCGCAAAATATTGCTGGTACAACTACAGTTAAAGCTACGAAAGATAAAAATGGAAAATCAATTAAAGCTTCCACAGAGGCCAAATCAACTAAAGATAAAAAAACTGGTAAAACTACGGCTCAAAATACAGATGAAGATGGTAATACATCGACAACAACTATTGTTGATGAAATTTCATATGTAGATGATGCATTCATAGATAATGAGTATTATGAGTATATTGATTCTGATACTTATAATGCTAATCTTTCGCAGGGATTAAGGGTTGCTGATTTAAGAGGAGTACTTGGTATGCCTCATCAATTTACAGCATTAACAGATCCAAGAATTGAAAACAGTAATACTCCTGGAGATGAAGAATCATTCGGCAGACTTTATGCAGAAAGAATTGTTAAGCACATACCATTGCTTCTTATGACTCCTGGAGTACCAACGTTTATGTCTGGCTATTCTGAAAATCAGAAAAGTACAATAATAGATAAACTTATAGGAAATACAATAGCAGATATAGAATCGTTAGTAAATACAACTAAAGGTAAATATTATTCTCTTAAATATGCATATACTGAATATTTCCATTATGTGAATGCAATGCTGCGTTCAGCAGCAGTATTTCTAGAAATTGATGGGGAGAGTATTGATAGAAATAATAAAACTTTAGGAGATTTAGACTGGTTATATGAAACTGCTGGAGGAGAAAAATTTGGACATAAGGGCCTTAAAAACTTTCTTGGTCCTTATGCAGGATGTATTGCATTTTATGCAGATGCTGGAACATCGGTGGATGAATCATTTGGAAATGGTACAACCGAATCCCAGTTAGCATCTGCTTTAAATAATATAACTGATACAGGCAGGGAATTAAATTTCCTTGTAGGTAATGTTGGAGGCGCTGCAGGTGTAAATTTAAGTAAATATTTAGGCGCAGACGATATTAATGGAAAAATCGACGAGATTAAAGGAACTTTAGGCAGTATAGGTCTTGCTGAAGGTAATATCTTTAGTAATATTGTCGGAAAAGCAGTTACGCTACTTGCAGGCGGTAGAATGATATTTCCAGAAATATGGTCGGATTCTCAATTTTCTAGATCGTACTCTTGTAGTATGAAACTAGTTTCTCCATCTGGAGATAAACTAAGTATATATTTAAATATACTTGTCCCGTTTTATCATTTGTTAGGATTTGTATTGCCACGACAGGCAGACGGACAATCATATTTCTCCCCATTTCTTGTTAGAGCATTCTATAAAGGATTATTTAATATTGATATGGGAATAATTACAGGATTATCTGCATCTAAAGGAGCTGAAGGAGAATGGACTATTGATGGTTTACCTACAGTATTAAATGTAAGCTTTGACATAAAAGATATGTATGACTCATTATTTATGAGCAAACAAGAAAGTCTTACAGATAGTAATGGTCTTATGAGCAATATACAAGAATTAGATTATATCGCAAACTCATGCGGTATTAATGTAAACGATCAGGAAGTGTACAGAACACTCAAAATGTATAAAGTATTAGGGTTTGGGGCTTATAAAGATAAAGTCGGAGTTGATATTTTCGGCGGCATTGCTCAATACTTTAATCAGAAAATGAATAATATATTCGGCGTATTTAAGTAATACAGCATGAACTACATAAGGTTAAATATACTCTTATATGGAGGTGGCGCTTGTGTGTTATCACGTAAACAAAAAATGATATTATATGATGAAAAATATGGTCATATACCAAAAGATTATATACAAAGACTAGAATATCTTTATGATACTCTTAATATAGATGATAATAAATCTGACGAAATATTAAGGGCAAGACAAGCATTTATTAATTCTACATATTATCAAACTTTAAAAATCATTTTATATGAAATACCAGAATATACTCCTAGACCAAGAGCTAGGATTATACATAAAAATGGTATTATAAATGCCGTTACTGGTGGAAATGATTTCATTCAGGTATATTCAATTACCGGAAGACAGAATAGAGAATATATGAAGATGTTTACAAGGGAAAATATAAACGAATTGCAACAACTTCTTTGCACTCCATGCGATATAGAGTATAAAACATATTTCCCAACACCATCATATTATAACAAAACTCAAGTTTTTCTAGCCGAAATAGGATTGGATAGACCTATAAATAAACCAGACTTTGACAACATAGAAAAATCATATGCAGACTCATTTACAGGTAATATATGGATAGATGATATAGTTGTAATAGATGCAACGATAAGAAAATATTATTCTATATTACCTAGAGTGGAAATAGATCTCAAATATTCGAATCAATTATTTAACGCTCATCAATATAAAGCCATGCTTAAAAGGAAGGATTTTACTGACGATATGAATGTAAATTATTTCGGAGGTAAATAAAAATGGAAAAATTAAGACAGGCTTATGATATGAAAAAAAATATTATCGAAAATGGGGATATGCTTGAATTAGAGAAAGCTCTCAAAAAATCTCCAAACATAGATAATGTAAATGTAAATAGCGACGGCACAATGAGATTAGAATCTAATAGCGGAATGGATTCTTTAAATTGTGCTGTAGAAAATACAGTACTTAATTGGATAAAGCAGGAACTTAAATTTCCTGTTTCTATTATTTGTAATACTTTACCTATTAATCATAACGCGTGCATACTTAAAGTATAAACAAAAAACTACCCCTAGGGATAACTCCCTAGGGGTTATATGTTGATTAAAGATTCTCAAGATAATTATTCAAGAAGTTTTCATCAATATTAATCATCTGCATGGTATTAACCATCTCAAGCATGGTATAAATAAGCTGGGCTGATTCAACAATCATATTCATATCTACAGCAGCTTCATGAATATAAATAGCTCCAAGCTTACTGTCTTTAAGCACAGACTTAGTAAGAGATTCTACAATACATCCAAAGATGTTCTTATCCTGCATTGCTCTTCTCTCATCAATATCCAGCTTAGCCATATCAAGATAAGATTCTGCTAATGCATCATTTCCCTTAACAAGAGCGGCTTTATCCTGAGCTTGCTTAATGATCTCTTCGTACTCAACCTTATTTGCAGCATTGGAATCTACAAAGTCTGTAATAGCATCCGCAACTCTATCTTTAATCATCTTAGATGCATCCGTTACATCAACCTCTTCAAGCTCTCTGTAAAATTCATCAATTGTGTCTGGATCAACAATCTGCTTAGCGTTGGAGAAATCATTTGTACTGCATGCTTCACAATCTTTAGCTTCAAGAATCTTATCATAGTATTTCGTACAAATTCTACTGAATTCTGCCAAAATAAAATTCTTCGAAGCGAATGAATGAATTAATTCTCCCGCACTGTTTTCAATGACAAACTTGTTTACAAGATTCTTTGCTACTGTTTTGTCTCTTGATGTAAGCGGAGCTACAGATGATTCCTTATAAAGCTTATAAATGCATTCAGAAATAAGAGATTTCTTAATATTATCGATAAACTCTGCTCTGGATGCGTCGCTCTCAAGCATGGATTTGTTATACTCCATCATATTATTGATATATTCCTGCCTCTCAAGCTGAGCTGCTCTTGACTCCGCATATTCTTTATCATTATCATTATTATAAATCTCTTCCTTCTGCTCCCTGAGCATTTTAGCTATATCAGTAAAACTAAGTTGCATGTTTTCTGATGGTTTATTCATATCATAAATCATTATTACCGTGCCTCCTTATTGAATTCAATTTTTATTAAAATGTTTTTAGTATACCGTAATGCTTATATCTGGAACATTGTATCCCTCTACTGTAGTTGCCACATTAAGGAATTCCATTGGTATATCGGCATCAACTTTATCATCAAGATATAAATGTTGACATGCCGGGCCATATCCATTTACATCCAAAAATTCAAAGTACACTAACTGTTCCCTATAGTTATTTGTAATAAGAGTAATAACATTTGGAATATGGAGTTCGTTAATTACATTGATATCTTCCATGTAATCTTTAATATCAAGAATGATATCTTCTGTAACATATTTATCTGCAGATGTTTCTGCTTCAAGCTGGAATTTCATATCCAATGCTACGTTATTAATATAGGTGATAACCTTAACAGTATCAGCAAGTTTAATCCATCCTTCATATGGATATTTAATATACCCCCATTGACCTCTTACCTTAGTGATATTAACTTGCATACCAAAGTTAAGCCAACCAGCAATAGCGGATTCATCATCTTCGTCCTCTGTTCTGGTAAGAACTTTAAGCTTTTCAATAGCAACTTTAACACTATATTCCTCAGATTCTGGAATATTATAGTAGAACCTTCTCGATGGTCCATATGTATTAAAGAATTTAACGTCAATACTAAAAGTATCTTCAAGAACACGAACACATTCTTCAGTATATTTTCGTCTTTCTTCAAGATCAAATATGAATTCTTGCATAAGAGCCTCTGTAGTAAGGTAATTGTTTCTAATCATTGGAACCCTTTTTACTTCATAATTGTAATGATACGTTCCATCATCGTTAGTTTTAAATAATGGTATTAATTGGCTATAATCATGCCCAAGAGAATCTGTCCTTTTAATTTCTTTATACAAAGGATTACCATCGCTATCAGTTTGAGGTATTTGTTTAACTACAATAGTACTTCTCATTATAGGTGAATAATCATGATAGAAGTCAATTCCTCCATCAATGCTCATTACATTACACAATGTCCATCTAGATAAATCTACGTAATTATAAGAATCAATAACTTCAATTACATCTTCATCCTTAAGAAGAATATCTTGAACAAATTCTGAATCTTTATTATTACGAAGATATCTTAATATTGCTAATTCTGTTTCTTGTTCATTATTATTATATTGCTTAACTTCGTTCATGTATTTAGGGTTGGCCTTCATTATGGTAACAACGTTAACTTGATTACCATTCTTTTCAAGGTAAATATCGTTTTTTAAGAAAGAATCTACTATATCGTCTCTTATTGGCAAAATATTTTCGATTTCTGTTCTATTACCAATTCCATCTTCTCCATAAAGTATTACTTCTGCAGCTTCTTCAGTAACAGTTCCAGTTTCTGTTTCATCTCCAGGTTTTGTGCCGAAGTCTGCTAATATATAAATTTTAGCATAAGTATTTTTATTCATATAACCATGAGCATTTGGAAGATTATACTTATGCTGGAATTCTTCTGGTTTACAATTATAAATGCCTGTGATATTAATACGATTATTTAAATCCATTAAATCGTCAGTATCCATGGTAAATCTAAATGTATAAGTATGCTGAATTCTTTCATATATCATTAATTCAGCTTCAACGTATCTATATGGATTAGTTTCTGATTCATCAGAATACATAACCATTATCATTTTTACTCTAACATCATCGAATACCATATCCCCGTTATCATCAAAATGGTATAATACAAGATTATACTCACCAGAACTATTATTCTGAGTTATATCTACGTCCATAACGTATTTATAGTCGTATACAGCTTCATCGCCTTTTGAATCTGTATATATATAATTTCTAGTCCATTTCATATTTGTGGCAACAAACTGAAGATCTGATGCTGTATTAATTGAATCGAAAGCAAATGTCTTATTTTCGTCCATTACTGTAAGAAGATATGATGACACTAAATCATCATCAATGCTAATCAAAAATGGAGTAATATATTCATAAACACGTACCATGTTATTATCTCCATTTATAGTCATTGGATATGGATATTCTTCAGGATCTAATCCTTCTACATATGTAGGCGGATGCAAATATGCAAATGCATTTTCCTGATCTGTAATTCCATGGTCGTAGTAATAGAATTTAGTACCGGGAGATATAACTAAATTATTATTACCGGCAAATCCTTTAAAATCGGTTTGATCTAATTTTATATCAAGTGTATTAGTTGGATAAACAAATCCATCTTTTTTCATAAGAAGATAGGAATAATACATACGATCAAATGGATTATCTTTCTTCTTCTTAAAATATAATTTACATTCATCATCATTAATGGAATTAAAGAAGTTCGTTAAATCTGTAGTGTTGATTACCGCTCCTCTAGATGATGCTTCTCTAGGAATAATTTTTCTTAATTTTCTTATTCCTTTTTTATCTTTACCATGATTAGAAATACCATTAAGCAATGGATAAACGAAAGCATACATGCCGTTATAGTTGTTATATTTTTCACTCTTAAGACTTGTTCTAAATTTCTTATTATATGTGAAGTTACCATTAGAACCCTCACATGACTGTATATTAATTTTTACAATAGCATTTATAGATGGCATATAAGAATCCTGAGAAAATAAAATTCTTATTGTATTGCTATTAATATAAGTATAGTAGCACCATAAGCCGTCCTGAACAGTATAATCAAGCAGACCGGAATAAATTGGAGTTAAATGTGTAGTCATACCATTTTCAATCACTTCAACATCAAATGCCGCTAATTGATCGTCAAACTCAAATGTAACAGACTTATTTTCTATTGGACTACTTGTAAGAATATTTTTTTCAATTACTGTTGTGCTAACCTGATGCAATCTTGCTGAAAATGCAAGATAATCTACTCTATCAAGAGTGCACTGGATTAGTGTAGTAATATACGGGTTAGTTATATTTGATATTGGATTGCTCTGTTTAACATTTGTAGTTCCAGTCTCAAATAAATCATATATTGCGGTATAAACATAATTTCCCTGGGGGTTTTTAATTCTACTAAAAATTATGTCATAATCAAAATGAAACTCAAATGTATCAACCATAATTGGACATTCTTTAGATAATATAAATTTCGCTCTACCAGATGTTTTATCAAATTCTACAAAATTCTGTTCAATATATGAAATTGGTAAATAAAACATCATTGTCATTGTTGCTGGAACAGCACATATATCTGTTATGCCAAGATTCATAGCATGGTTTATTACATTCTTAGTAAATTTAGCTCTTGTTGGAATAACTTCATTGGTTGATTCTCCAATAACAACAAGACTATTTTGCATGGTTTGAGAAAACATTTGGTTCATATACCCAAACATACCAACCATAGAAGAAGTTTCATCCAAGTCAGGTATATTTTCAGATCTTACTGCATCCAAGAATTCTGATATTTCATATATATCAGTACTTAATATTTTATTATTTTCAGTATTGGTATTCGTAGAAGCCATTATTTATATCCCTCCTTTATTTAATACCATTTCATTCTATAATCATGATGTGTTCCTCTACGAGCAACCCTCTTATCGTCATTATTAACTCTAACAACTTTAGGAAATGTTGCCCATTGATTATCAACCATTCCTAATGAAAGATTATATACGTCTAGATAAGTTCCATTAATAACATTAGGAGATATTCTATTGAAATCTGTTAATATCATTGGATTATTATCTTCTACAAATTGAGCGTGAAATGATAATGAGAATTTAAATCCATCTTGAGACGGATCTCCGAAATCAGATCTTGGAACATCGGTAAAATATACCCCTGTAAGTTTTGCATAATATAATATAGTCTCACCATCTGATCCTATAAGAAATTTATATACGGAAAATTGTTCTGGCATTGCTCTAGAAAGTATATACGCTTTATGTTTATCATCAAATTTTGTTATTTCTCCCATTTTAAGCATTTTGAGATATTCATCATATACTTTTACCATGGTATATATCTCAAGCTGAGGAGTATCAGTAAAGCTTAAAGAAAAATCATAACTATTATCTGATTTAAAACTGTGGCCGCGATATTGAATATTCGTACCCATAATAGTTTGAGTGCTTTCCTGGGAATCTACCGATATCCCAGGCAAATCCAATTTGGAAGTAACAGAATTAGATAAAAGATACATAAATGGATTGCTATTGCCATTTTTATCTTTCACCGAATATTGCAATTGTAGCAACGCTTCTTTATTTCTTTCTGCAGCATCTTTAAAAAATGGTATACCTGCTAACTCTGTGTTAAGTGTTACAGAATCTGATTTTGGCCCATCAAATAAATATAGATCTGGTTTAGTAAAGAATAACCATTCTGTACAAACAGTGTCTGTATTAAATGGATCTATAAACCCATATCTATTGAATTTATTATAATAATCAATATCAGACATTGGGAATAGCCCATTTGCAGCCATTGCTTTGGTAAGATTCTCTATCATAAATATTTTTTCTTTATTAGTAGCAGAGGCACCGTACTTCATAATATTTTTGCCAGTAAACGGACTCATATCGCTTAATTTAGATTTACTATAATTTGATGTATAACTAACTGTAGCGGTCCCCCTATCAGCTAGCATATTTTTCACGTTTTCTTCATGAGCGGCATTAGCTGCTTGTATGGCTTTTTTATTTTCTATGCTTTTAGTTAATGCAGATATATCTAAAACTACTTTAGACTTATCGGATTTGGCAGCTTTAAGTTTGGCTTTTTCATCTTTTATTTGTTCACTATATTCTTTAGCTTTTTTTGTTTTACCATCTTTTTTATATTTATTATATTTAGCAGTAAGATTATTGATTTTATTTTCTATAGAAGCTATATTGGTACTTATTTTAGTTTTTTCCTGCCTTTTCTTACTTAATTCTTCCTGAAGTTGTTCTATTGTAGGATCTGAAGCTGATTTTGATTTAAGCTTAACAGAGCTATTTTGAATAACCATTGGATCAACGGTTTTAATATTAGCAGTAGCAGGTTTCTGCTGTTGAACGGCATTTTTTATTTCAGATACGCTTACTGGTTTTAGATTTATATCCTTCTCGGCCATATATACCCACCTCCGGACTTTTAATTACATCTATGTTTCAGGGCCAGAAATATACCCATCCTGTATAAAACCAGTGATAATTATATATTATAAACGTAGTTAATAAAGAGATTGTAGGTAATATATACGTTATAAAATCCAAAATTCCCCCACGTAAAAGTGATTGATATATTTCAATTAAATTATAATAAGGGAATAGGTGATTTATATGGCGAACAAATATCTTAAAGGCGGAGCTATTAATCCAGCATGGGCTGATGAGCAGGAGGCTGACAGAATTACTGAAAACATACTTAATATGATCGAAAGCGGATGTGTAAGTAAATTATTATTTGAAGCAATAGGAGGTGTTGCAATAGAAATAGAAAATCCGGGAAGTAATTATGAACCAGAAAATAAAAGTAATGGTAATTCGTTAGAAGAAATCTTTCAGTTCATTAAAGATCATAGTGATAACGAAGAAGATCTGAAATTAGCAAGAGAAATTGCCGGTTTAGATTAAATATAATTCTTATAGTATTGTAAAACGTACGAATTCGCAATCTCTTTATTTTTTTGCCATAAAACATACTAATAAAATTCGAAAGGAGGCCGAATAATATGAATCAATGTCAATTGTTACACGAAACAATTATCAGGGATGTCTTAGATACCATTGATAGTGTAAAGGACTTTGATCAGGTCGAATGGATTAGAAATAGAAACAATATTGGCTCTATTGCTAGGAGAGCGAGTAATTTAATTCTCGTATTTCCGGTAATTTGTTCTACTTCTATTAGCATTCAGACCGCGACACTTATCACAAAAGCCATTGAAAGAAAATGTGTATCATTACTGCAAATTTTGTTTAGCTCTATTCAGCTAACAAGTGCAGATAATATGTATGATTACATCCGTCAATTTCACACGAATCTTGATCTTCGTAGTGGACTAACTCTCGATGACTTTATGTATGTAATGGACAAGATGGTCGATGAAGGAGCTGTAAATGTAACCGACGTAGAAGCATATCAGGCTGTCAAAGAAGACATGCATAATATTAATTATTATCTTAGCAGAGAGCTTAATCCTGTTTCGATCAATGATTATCGTATGCAGAAAAATGCATACGGAGAATCTCATGTTGTAAGAGAACATTACGTTCAAGAAGCTCCAAATACATTTTTCCAAATTAACAATAAAAAACAATTTGCTGCAGCAGTGGGCAACGAGATTCATAAATCTGTAAATGACGCTATTAATAAGCGCAATAATGACATTGCAAATCAGAATAAAGATCTTAAAACTCAGATTGATTACTTCAGATTCCAGCTATCGCCAAATGAAGTTGAGAAGGCAAATCAGTTAACTCCAACCATTATGATGGTAAATTTCACTAATATTAAAGACGGTACAAAGCATACTACTACTGGAATGATTGGTGTTAAAGCTAAGTTGTATCCGGTAGATTCTATGGATATTGTAAACAGAATTGCATCCAAATATAAAGATTCCAATGGATTATTCAATTTGGTAAGAGCGTCAACAAGAGAAATCTCTTTCATCAAAGATTTAGCATTTGCAATTGACAAAGCTAAATTCGACGCTATTAATATGGCCAAGGAATCTAATAATGCAAAAATGTTTAAGGTCCTTGAGCGTAGAGCAAACAGAGATATGATGCTTTCATTAATGAAGAAAAATGATGCTTCTCCGATTACTTCTCTTGTAATTTCTCAGGAGGAAGTGGAGTATCTTAAGAAATATAATTCTGTAGATATGGAAAAATCATATGTTACTAACAGTATCCTTAATAAGTATAATCTTATGGATATTGTAATTGCCGATGAATCTCTTGAAGTTGCAAAGTTCTTATTTGATGATGGAGATCAAGTATTCGAAGTATTGTCATTCGACTCTCTTGAAAAAGAAGCAAAAGACTCCTCATATAAGAAAGTTGTAAATCTTATGAGTAGATTAAATCGTTAATAGAAAGGAGGTAAAATAAGTCATGTACACATATGAAAGACCTACACCGGCAGTTCAGCATGATTTTACCGGATGTATGATTGATGAAGCTGATACGATTAAAACATTTGATTATTCTTCAATTCATAGATCGAGAGAATTCAATGAAGCAATGGAATACTTCGATAAAGAAGACAAAATGACTCGTGCTGTACTTCTTTCTGTTAATGAGGCTGATCAGAATCTTGTGATGACATCGCTGGCCAATAAGCTTTATAAACATATAACAGATAAAGTAGATGATATTGATTTTGGCACAATTCCAAATTCTCGTGGTGACATCACTAAGATTGATAACTATGATGGGTTGGTGGATTGTACTAATATTATCGCTGAAGTGCTTCAGCAGTATCATCAGGATACAAAGAATGTCGAAATCGTTTCTGCGGCATTGCAGAATATGATTGATAGAAGAGATATGTTCGAGAAAGCATACAAACTCAATATTGAAATGCCAATTGTTATTTATAATACAATTGCATTATCTATTGTAAGTGGAGTTTCTCTTATAATTGCCTCTACAATTGAATTCATTAAGATGCCGGATGATCAGGGATTTAATATTTCTGTAGATAGAGTTTCTGCGGTAAAAACTAAAGATGCTGTATTATACAGGGATCTTGAGAAATTCAACAGAATGTGTTCCGATGGTTCATTCGATAAAGCTATGGACTATGTAATGAAACAGAACGCAAATAACTTTGCTGGGGCTGGCTTTGTATTTGGAGTTAGCTCAACTGTAGTTATTCTTGGTATTCTGTTAAGTTTGATTCCTCTTATTAGAGAATTAATCTTTTTCTTCTATTATTCAAGATCTAAAGCATCTAACTACTTTGATGCTCAGTCTTCTCTCCTTTTGATTAATGCTGCAAATATTGAGAATAATCTTACAAGAGATGAAAAGAAGAAGAAAGAAATTGTTGCTAAACAGAAAAAGATTGCTGAGATCTTTAAGAAGATTTCAAATACTCTTAAAGTAGAAACAAAAACAGGTGAAAAGAAAGCAGAGTCTGAAATCAATAAACTTGATAGTCAGAAGCTCAAACAGGATGAAGTTCTTGATAGAATTCCTGATTCTTCAAACTCTGTACTATTCTAACAAAATAAACATATAATTAAATTATAAGAAGGTATACTCTTATATTACTTATAATGAATTTTTGCTTGAATGACCTAAAATCCTAAAATTAAAATAAGGAGGAAATAAAGATATGATTTTTAACAACAATGCGACATCTTTGGGAGCATATGATATTCCTATGGCTGAGGGATATGACTGCTCTTTCGGCGCAGCTCTCGCTCTTGTAGAGTCTGCAAGAAACGACTATGCTATGTTCCAGGCTATGATTGGAGCAGATTATAGAGAAATGCAGATCTGTAAGGAATCTGCCGGTTCTGTTATGGAAGGTGAAGTTGCTTCCCTTCATGAAGCTGTTGGCGGCGGTATCTGGGCAAAGATCAAAGAGCTCTTCTCCAAGCTTATCGCTAAGGTTAAGGGTATCTTCCACAACTTCATCGCTAAAATCCGTGGTTTGTGGATGAAGGATAAGGATCTTGTTAAGAAGTATGGCCCTGAAGTTGCAAAGAAAACAAATATCGGCAATCTTGAGGTTAAATGGCGTAAGGTTAAAAAGGCGATTGACTGGAGCGATACAGCTACAAGTATTACTCTTGATGATCTTGCGGCAAATTGGAAAAATGAGCGCGATGAAATCTTTAAACATTATTCTGACGGCAAGTCTGAAACTGCATCAGAATATGCTAAAGCTCTTGAAGAAGAGTATCTTGAAGATGAAGATACTGTAAAATTGAGTGAGGCCGGCGGTATTCGTTCAATCATGTCCTTCCTTGAAGGCTATGGCAGCAAATCAAGGAAGATGGAAAGTAATATCAATAAATTCACCAATGCACTTGCAAAAATGGTGAAGGATGCTGATACAAAAGCAAAGGATGTAGCTAAAGAAAAAGGTTATGATCCTGCTAATGCAGACGTACAGAAAGCTAACCACGCATATGAATCTGCTGTGGTATTCCAGGATGTAAAGCTTACTCTTACAAGTACGCTTGCTAAGCTTTCTACAACAGAATATAAGCAGAATAAGGCTGCATTCATGAAAGCTGTTACTGCTAATAACAGCAAGCTTGCTGAAGCTACATATCTTGATGCTGTTGCAGAGGCCGCTGAGCAGGAAGTAGAAGATGTTATCGGTTCTGCCCTGTCTGATGAAGAGCTCAGCGAGCTGTGTTCTGCATCTAAAAATGTTAAAGACGGCGATGTTACAGATGATCCTGATGCTTTAACATATGGCCCTAACCAGTACACAAAGAATGCATGCTTTGGTTCGTCTGATGGATCTATCGATACTCATATCGACAGCAAAAAGGAATCTGCATTCTTCGGTGAGCTGCTTTACTAATTAAAATAAGGAGGAAATAAGATATGATTTTCGCAGAAGCAACATCTGGACAGATGTCCTATGAAAACATCAATGAGAGCCCGTACGATCTTGGCATCGGCGGAGCTCTTATGCATGTATATGAGAACGAGTGCAACTACAACGCAATTATGAAGGCTGCAGCTATCAGCGAGATGCGCTATTACAACGAGACTGGCGGAGACCTGTTTGTTCAGGAAGCAGGAGCGCTCAGCGGATTCTTTGAGAAGGTTAAAGCATTCTTCAAGAAAGTTATCGAGAAGATTAAGTCCATCTTCAAGAAATTCGTTGCAAAGATCAACCAGTTTACCATGAAGGATAAGGACTTCGTTAAGAAGTATCGTGATCAGATCGCAAGAAAGAACCTTACTGATTTTGAATTTGATGGGTACAAGTTCGCTGGTAATCTTGCAGGTAAACTTAATCTGACTGTACCGGCAAATACTCTTATCGCTGGGGTAGACCATACAAAGGATTCTGATGCTATCAACGATGTATGCGAAACTAATCGTGGTAAAATTATTGATGGCAAAGTAGCGCTTACAGAATCTGAATTTAGAGATGAGTTGCGTGAAGTTCTTTATGGTGATAAAGAAAGCTTCAAACCATCTATCAGGGACGAGTTTGATTTCATTGATAACACTCAGAAGGCGATCAAAGAAAATGAAAAAACCCAGAAAGATACGATTAAAATTATTGAAGATATCATCAAGGATATTGACAAAAATATTAAAACTCTGTCTAGCAAAAAGGCAGGTGACACAAAATTATCTACTCCAAATAAATATGGCGTAAGTTCGGGAGAACTTAGCTCCAAATATACTGATAATGAATCTGCAGATAATGCTACTAAAGCAGCAACAAACAGAGTAACTGTTTACAAATCCTTCTCTAATGACCTTACCGTAGCATTCGGCGCTGTATCTAAGGCTATTGTTGATCGTAACCGTCAGGCTAAGGCTATCTGTGTTAAGGCGCTGTCCTACAAGCATGAGAGTGCGACTGTATATGGCGGCGGAGCAGATGATATCTTTGCTAACGTTCAGATTGTTTAATTACTCTTAAATAATCCAGTATAATTAATATGGAGGGTGGTTGATTCCACCCTCCAGTTATTAAGACTTTTTTAACCTTAAGACATTTAAGTAATTTACTATAATATAGAAAGGAGCATTCATAATCATGGGAGACGCATTTATTCCAACAAATTCATTGTCTTCTGTCAATTTTGATATATTAAAGATGGATGCTATTGAAGATCCATTGATTAATGTAAATAAATTAGCAACAATGGATTTTGAAGAGTGCTATATGGCTCAGGCTGTTGAATTTATCAATGAGTGTAGAAGAGATATCACGGATAAGAAAATTACATTCTATAAACAGCTTAATGAGTCAACAACTGAAAGAATGGTATTGGAATCATTTTCTGATTTCTTCTCTGGGGTAAAAGATATCATTTCTAAATTCATTAAATTCTTACGTAAATTAGTAGATAAATTTTTTATCGCTATGATGAAAATCGTAAAATCTGATAATTTTATTAAAAAGCATAAAGAGGATTTTAATAGAATTACAGAGGAATTCGATTTCAGAGGATTCGAATATACATTTACTCCAAATATTCCGTCTGGAGATGCTGCACTTGCATTTAATAACTCATTATTTGATACATTATATGGCGATGAGAAGAGAAACCTTACAGCGCAGTCTGTTAAAGATTCTGTAATTGCTATGGATCTTGAAAAAGATTACAACGAATTTAGAGCTAAAGTAATTGGTAAAGATGGGGATACTATTTATGTATCAGAATTTTCTCAGGCTCTTTTTGAAGTATATCGCAACGGTCAGAGTGATCCAGAAACAATTACTGCAGATTCTGCATATGTAAGAAGATGCTTAGATAGATTTCTTAATTATGAGAAGTCTAAAAAAGAAATAGAGCATAATCGTAAATCCATTGAAGATGCATATAATAAAGTAGAAAAACAGGTATCTGAAATTGTAAAAAGAAATACTGACCTTGACAAAGAGGCATTTTTATCTCGTTTACCTCAGGATAATGGAATTATGAATGTGCAAACCACTGGAAGCGGTACTCTTATGGCTGCAGAGTTAATGACTCAGATTGACGTATACGTTAAGGCTAAAATCGATCAGATTCAGGAATATTCTAACATCCACCTCTTAGCATTCTCTGCTAAGCTTGACGCTATGAAGGAATGCTTTATTCAGGACAGGACTGTTTTGTATACTTCTTTGAGTAAAAATGGTCTTGACCATGATAAGAAGGGAGGTAAATAATTATGGCAGTAATTTCTAAAGAGTATGTGTACTGTGCTCCTACAAGCGGGAGTTATTATATGCACGAATCTGCATATGAATCATATATTCAGCAGAAAATTGATTCCGAGAACAAGCTTGCTTTAGCTATGAGAGAAGCAATGGTATTGTCAGAGGCAGATTACTCTAATATCAGAGTTCTTCAGGAAGCTAAACTTGGAGATAAACTTAAAGCAAAATGGAAACAGTTTGTTGCGTTTATCAAAGGGCTTGCTGCAAAATTCATGGAATCTATGACTAATATTCTTCTTAATGAAAAAGATTATCTTGAAAAATACAAGGATATTATTTTAAGGAAAAAGCCTAAAGAAAATCTTAATTATTCATATACCGGGAATTATACAAATGGTATTAATAGAATTATTAATACTGAATTAGAAGTATTCAACTATGAGACTTACAAAGCACAGCTTAATGCAGATGGTGTAGGACCTCTTGTTGAAAAACTTGTAAATAATTTTAAGTATGACTCTAGCGGTAAAGATACACTTGCAGAACAGCTTAAAAATTATTATCTTGATATTGACGACGGGCAGAAGGAAGGAAAATTCAGCGAATTAAATTTCACAGATATGTATAACTTCTGCTATAACTTCGCTAAGATTAAGAATGTCGTAGATAAAGATATTCAGCGTCTTGAAGCATCTACTAAAGCTATTGAACAAGAAATAACAAAAGCAATTAAAGATGCTGGAGCCAATCCAAATACTCAAGATGATTCTAATGATAGCAATCAATCAAATGATACAACTCAAAATAACACCGAAAATAATAACAATTCTTCTGTTGGTAAGCAAGAATCTGGCGCAATAAGAGGTTATAGAAAAGCTATTTGGGAAGCTGAAGACAGCGACAAACCGCAAGGCCTTAAAATAACTTCTGCAGATGTATCTAGTAAAGTAAGAACGACTAATGATCGTGATACAGATACAGAAAAAGCTGCCGCAGCATCTGGAGTGACAGCAGCAAAAGATAGTAAAGATCCGACAAAAGCAATCAATGACGCAGCAAGTAAATGGATTTCTGTATGTAATCCTATTATTAGCGCAAAATGGACAGCGTGTCAACAGATTGCTAAGGACTATATGGCTATTATCAGAGCTCATGTACGTTCTTATGGTGGTCAGGATAAGAATGATAAAACCGGCAATACTGCTCCTCAGCAAGGAACAGAATATGCAAAAGACAGTGAAAAAGCCAAAGCAGAAGCTGAAAAAGCAAAAGAAGAAGCTAATAAATAAAAGTATTATCCCTGAGGGATTACTCCCTCAGGGGTTTTATTTACTTTTGTAATTCTTTAAAATCAATCATAGAATTCATTAGGAATGTATCATCTTCCCTCAGATACATTTCTCTTTTTCTATACATAAGAAAGTCCCCATCATGCTCTCTATATCTATCTATAAAATGTATTGTTACTCGTTTATTAAGTGTAAATAGATCTGTATCAAGATCTACTTTCTGAATATATACAAAGAAGTTGCTAGAATCTTCAATTGCTTTAATATTATCTAGCATTCCTTCATTATCATTGTTTAATCTTATGGTTTGTTTTTTATCTTTAGAGTAAGAAGCAGTGTTTTTAAGCGATTTATCAGTAGCACCACTGGAAGACATGCCGACTAATGTAGTTCTGCTTTTATTAGAAAGTGTGTTGTCGTATATGCTCACATTAACGTAGTTCATGGGTACCTCATACGTCTTAGATGTTTTATTTATTATTGCGCCTATCTCATACGCTTCAACTTTATTGATTTCTTCTATATTTACTAAAATAGAAGTATATGTGTCTCCTGGTTTCTTTATAGCTCTACCAGATGATGAAATCAAATAAGTATGATTAAAGTCCTGATAATATCTATATGGAGTATCATAAAATACTCTAATATTATTTAATTCTCTAAGCATACTATTAACAGAATCTTTTGCCGGTACAACTAAACTTTCTATCTTTGTAGGATCTCCAATCTTTTCCATAATAAGATTATCAAAATTTCCCATTACTGTATTTACAGGTTCAGATATAGATACTTTTTTCAAATTAAACTTAAATGTTTGCTTATTAAGATTGATATGATCTATACACATTAAACCTATTACTGCTTGACGAAAAGTATTATTAAGATGCTCTGATTCGGTTTCTTCAGTATAATCTATAGTATCATTTTTATTTACATCGTTAGGAAGAAAGTATGTAAACTTCTTTCTTAGACATTCTATTTTTTGTTTTTCATCTGTAAGATCATCATATTTATATATAACCATCATAATAAGATTGTTATTACAATTTTTGATCATATCGTCCATGAATTTTTTATCAAGTCTCAAATTTACATAAACAATTGGCATACAATTTTTTTCATAATTATGATCTATAATAACAAATTTCACGCATTCATTTTTTATAGCAGTTGCTTTATTCTTTTTCTGATCTAGATACGTTAATTCTATAATATAACGAAATTTAGTATTACGAGCTTTAGTAGCCATATGCGTCACCTCCAAGATATTACTTTGATGTCATAGGCTAAAAAATTTATACGTTAATCAATAAAAAATAAAAGCGCTTGTTAGGCGCTTTTATTTTCAGTTGGCACATATTCATACGGGCATCTAGTGATCTTAACCAGTCTTGCATCCTCATATATTATATGCATAGCATCCTGTGCTGCTGGATGACACACATACACATGACCGTATGTATGATTAACAATTTCTTCCATACGTTTCCTTTCATAAGCCCATGGAACTCTGCATTGCTCCATAAGAAACTTATGGTAGCTTTTATCATTAGTAGATACAATTAATTCAAGTATCCCATCAGCGTAGGTTTCATCTAAACTTGTAATATTAATCATAGTCATTCCTTTCCATTGTTTCAGCATCTATTCAAGTAGTTATCAATTTTAGTGATGTACAATCATACCAACGGATATATTTCTCTTCCGTCAGCCATGTGTACAACTTTGATTTTGCCTCCATCAAATATGGCATCATCGTTGTACTTTTTAAGTTTCTCGGAAGTCGGAACTCCCCAAAGAACCCCGCCAATGCTCATTTGGCTAAGATGAAGTCTTTCATCATTATCATTCAAATAGATAGCATTAAGGCTATAATAGCGGGCATCAAGACATGCAGCTAAGCCTTTACTCTGATTGTTAAATTCAACTAGGCCTACGATAGGCATTTCGCTACCATCGTGAGAATCTATAACAACATTGTTTGACCTCATAGAATTGATGATTGTTTTAAAATTATTATTAGTCATATTATCCTTCCTTCTCACTCATAACGGGTTTCGAGTGACTACCCATAATATTATTTTCTGTTATTCACTATTATAATATATAAATAAATATAAACGAATTTGCAAAAAATAATAACCGGAGGGAATTAACCCTCCGGTTTACTGGTGCTCATAATGGTTCCACTTCGAGTTTGTCGCATCTATTTTCTAATTCAGCGTATACTGTACCATTACTGCTTTCTGTAATGGTATGATACGAATTAAGAGCATCTACATCATTACGTGCTACTATAGCAATAGGTTTAGTATATGTGTTACTGCGATTGAGTTTACCGCTTAATTCGCAAACCATATATAATGAGCAATGTTTAAGATCATGAGCCAAATCCTCCGGTAAATACCCTTCCAAGTAATTTCCATAAAAACCACTAATTGTTCCGTGAACTAACTGGATTAGATCATCCCTTAATGTATACTTAAATTTAATCATAATTATACCTCCGCATATAACATCTTATAGAGAATTAAGATCCAATGGATTATCAAAGAAATATTTATCATTAATTTCTCTAACAGTTTCAGGATCTTTAAAGTTAACGTTCCATGAATAGTCTTTAGATTCAGGCATATTAGAGTATATCATATGCTGAAACATAAGATCTATAGCTTTAAATCTGAAACTAAAGCTAGTAGAATCTATATATCTAGACAATTCTGGCAATACTGAATATACATATTCTGGATCTGCATTATATCCATTAAGCAATCTATTATTTAATATTGCCTCTGATATTATTCTTATGGCTATAGTTGCATTGGTGACAGAATTTACGTTATATTCTTGTAGTCCTGTCATACTCATTAATGCACTAAGAAATTTTGGACTCATGCCATGCAGATATTCAATTGTTTTAGCATTAGACAACTTATTGTAATATTGAAATAATACAGATTGCCCGCATATTGCAATTGATCTATCTTCACCATTATATTTCTTTGGTCTGAATAATATAGCATTATTAAACATTGCTGGTATTTGATAAGCATATTTAGATTTAGTTAATACCATTGATGGTATATTTGTATTCTTCATGATATTGTCCGCTACAAACATCGAAAACATGGTAGATTTTTCTACAAAATATACATCCTGTATATATGCAGCAAGTATTCTTACCATATCTAATTGGGAGCTTATAACAGATGAAATATTCTCAAAATCTAATGTAAGTTCTCTTTTACCATCACTAAATGTCTGATAGAATTTTGTATGATTGAATGTTTCATTCCTACCATATACTAAATATACTACAGCCCACATACGATGTCTTGATCTGAAATATTCCCGAATATGAGCAACAAGATTTATTATTGCTGATACTATAGTATATTTCTTATTTGCATATACATATTTACCGTATAATGGTTTTAGCATATCATATACATCTACATAGACATGTATAATACTTGATGGGGCAAAATTAGCGAATGCTGTATTCACTAACTCTTGCATCCTGGTATATTTTATATAGTAACCATACAAAATAGCCTCAAGATTTTCCCTCCTATCATCCATATTGATCAACTCCTCATATTACCCTAAAAGCTCTGAAGGATCATAGTAATCCTCTGAGCCATCATCGTCATCAAAATCATTTACATCTGTATTAATTCCTACATCTTCCCCTCTAGTTTTAAGAGCTTTAGCCAAACGTTTTGTATCGCCGTACCCTTGTTCTACCAAAACTGCTGTTAATTCACTAGCCCCATTATCTGTAAGTGTAATACCTTTACCAGCTCTTTCTTCCCCATCTTGGTAATTCCATTTTCTTAAATCCAATTTGGCCGGTCTGCCATTCCAGCCAATTTTACGAAGATTTATACTTGTATTCTGTCCCTCTTCGATAATAAAGTCAAAATCTTTTTCAATCTGCATAGTAAATTCTTTTGCCATAATATCTTATTCCTCCATATTGTAAAAAATAAAAATCTATGAGGGGTGGTAACCCCACCCCTCACGATCTTATCAGCCTTAGATTAATACATCTGGATTGAATTGAAGTACTGATTCAACTGCGGCGGGTTTTCCATACAAGCATACTGCTTAGCCGCTGCTTCATCAAACTGCTCGATATTCATAATGAATGTCCGATCAGGATTTGCCTTGATGAATCTTACTTCATATCTTGCTGTGCTCTTATAGTTCTTATCTCCATCCGGCTCATGTTCTGTTCTAGTAATAATGGTATTACCATACAGTGCTCTTACGATGGTTCTAAGATCAAGTCCTGTAACCTTGATGAAAGACTGCTCGATATTGTTGCCGGCAAACATCATACCTGCCGGAACAGATGTATGCCATTCAGATACGATAGCCATAGTATCTTTCTTGGTTTCCCATTTCTTGTTATCGGGTCTCATTGCATCTCTGCCCCCAAACATGAAGTTTCCAAGAAGAACTCTTGTTTCATATGAAAGACCATATGTGATACCGTCTTTCTTATTCTGAATAGCTCTGGACATGTAGTACAGATTGTTTCTGACATCCTTAGGCTGAACCGTAATCGGCACAAGATTCTTGATCTTGCCTTCCGGTACCGGGGCCGTATTATCCTGGAACCAGAATTCTACTCCAAACCGGTCTCCGCCCATGAATACGATATTCACGCCCTTAAGATCATGGAATGTCTTAGAGAACGCCAGCCGAATATATTTTGACAATTCGCCAGAATTGATTCTCGCGATCTTACCAAATGCCGTAAATGGAATCGGCTGGAACTGCAGATACTCTGTTCCATCGAAACCTGCAGTTTTGTCAACTGTTGTCTTTCCTTCCGTTGTTGTCGTATTGTCAGTACTCTCTTCCTTTACTGCCAATACATTCTTAATGTTTGTTGGTACTACTTTCTTTTCGGTTGCCATAACGCAATTACCTCCGTTTTAATATTTATTTATATAATCGAATAAGAATTATTTCTTACTCGTTATACACCTATATGATATACAATTACAATTAAGTTTGCACTATTGTAAAATATTACCTAAGTGGCATCATTGATTTAATAATGTCGTCATTTCCATCAGAAATATAACCCAATGTTTCATAGGCTATAAGAAAGATTTCATTATTACTATCTTTAACAACAACGTGCTGCAAAGAAACAATTTTTGAAATATCTATATCCTTATCATATTTGATAATTTTTACATTATCAATATATCTCATAAGAACATGCTGAAGTTTGTTCATTTGTTTGTTATTAAGAATTATATTCCCATCAGTGTCATATGATTCTTTACCAAGAATAATTGGGAACTGTATATCACAGATATTAAAGATGCTCATAAGATTATACATGAACTCATTATCCGCTAATAGTTCTTCAACTGTATTTGAAACTCCTTTTACCATGCTAGGTAGATATGATTTGATCATAGCAAGAGTCGCGTTAATGTCTTTCCTAAGCTTGTTAGGAATAAGTTTTAAAATATCATCAACAGAATCTGTTAAATATATTGCAATGGATTCCTGCTTCACAATCTTGGTAAATGACATCATTTCTTTTATATCATCTTTACTTGCTGTTGTTACAGTTAGGCAGTCGCCAATGTAAATTGAACTCATATCACCAAGCATATTCTTTCTTGTGCTATAGTAGTTCTGTCTGAGAATAAGCGCCGGCTCTTTAATCCCATTAGCTATATCTGACATTCTATTTACACAGAAGTATACATCCTCAACATCAATGTTGCTTGTAGGATCAGGTTCTTTGGTAATCATAATATTAAGAAACGCATCAGGATCAATTCTTACATATTTATCAAGAAGATTCGATCCACTAATTATTTTATTAACATCAGAACCATCTTCCTTTAATACGTAGTGCTCGCCGTCTCTAATTCTGAAAATTCTTCTGATTTTAGATTCTCCATCTTCGTACGTTTGAAATTTTGTTCCTATGAATTGCATACCTTATCCTCCTTAAGTATTATAAATTACTATTTAGTTTAAGTATTTATTTAAATTAAAATAACATAACATATTTATAAGAATCACCTAAGTTTATATGTTACTATGTCATACGATGCCCGCATGGGGAAACCCATGCGGGTGTTGTATCGTTTCATGTTTATAATATATAATTAACAATATCTTTTAGCTTGAGGACTTCATCTTTTTTTATTGTAATGGTATGAGGATAGAATACTGTACTTTCATAATATTCAGCAAAATTAAAATCTGGTTCTTGCGAGATAATATAAGTAAGATACTTATTAAAGTCATTAAGTACTCTTGCTCTTGTCCTCATATTTTTCTCTTTATTCTTAAGATATCTATTATGATATAATTTACGCTCTAATACATGATTAATATAATAGAGCCTTGATAATTCGTATTTCATTCCTTCAAGATTATTAGATTTATGATATTGGAGTAATAGTTTATGAGAAGATGAATATTCTGCATCAAAATCTATAAACTTGTTAGTCAGTATAATATCACCATCTTTATTTAATCCTATCGGTAATTTAGCTTCCAGAGCTACTGGATAAATAAAATCGGCAATAAGATTAGACACTTCTGATACTGTTTCGGTATATGGTCTAGCCTTAGATGCCATTCTAGCCATATATTTGGATACTTTCTTAGCATTAAAATCTTTAGTAATTCCATCAAATGCTTTATATACTTTACTATTCTTTAATGAGAATCTATAAAAGTCATTTGGAGTGACTTTAGAAGAATCTTTATTTGATATATCTATATTTGCTAACTTAAGCATAGAATCTACAAATTGAGAGCAAATCATAGACGTGCTCATATTTATATTAATATGCTTAAATGGTATAGTTAATATATTCACAACGCTATAACTTGTATCCCTAATATTTTCGATTAAGAATTTAATGGCTTCGGATATTTTTTTATGAATTTCTGGCTTTACAAAAAATGTAAATACTGCCAGCCTATGATCCTTAGGGTATTTTTCAACAGATTCAATTGAAAACCCTCCGGTAAAATTCATATTATTATCCATATTAAATGAATATAATTTGTTAAAGTCATTATCTATACATAATGCAGAATGAGAGAACGGCCCATTTGTTACTTTGCTAATTGTGCTTGATAATGGGCCATCACCATATACCAATACAACACTTATTGGCTTAAGTTTGGATTTGTTAGATTCTTCAATGATATCTATTTTAGTATCATCAAATGATTCTACTATAGAACTTATATCAAGAATAACATTATTATTTCCAGTAAGCATTTCCTGATATATAGATTCTAATCTATTTATTGCTTTTATCTGATTTTCCGCATTATATTCAACTTCCGGATTCCAACCTATATTTAGCATTTGTTGCTTAATATAATTAATTTCATCTGGATCTTCTGTCAGTTTTAATCTATTTTGTAATTCTGTTATTTTTTTATACCAACCTCTTGGTTCAAACTTAATATCTGATGATTCGGAATACAATTCATCATATTCTCCAGACCATTTATATTTATCAATCTCAGAATTAATTTTAGCAATTTCATCCGGATCGTTAGTACTTCTTAATTGATCAGATAAGTCATCCAATCTGCTTCTAATACTTCCAATGTCATAATTTGAAGCCTCTGTATAATACTCTCCAAATTCTAATACTTCTTCTGGAGTAAAGTATGGAGCCACCGAATATGGCCACTTGAATACATTTTCTCTTTTAATTGATTCTTCTATGTATTTGACATTTCTTTTAATATAATATTTCACGCTTGCAGATTGAGCTATATTAGATTCTTCAAGCACAAAATTTTCAATATACGATAAGAACTGCAAAGAATCCATAATACTCTCTGGTCTATGGAGTTCTGTTTTGGGATGTGTTTGCATAAATGATTCTATAAGAATTTTTTGATTATCATTCATTCTTATTTTAATCCTCCTTTACAAAAAATAAAATAGAGGGTTGTTTGATCAACCCTCTACTAAATTTTAATTTAATTTGGTAGCTTCGTCTATAATAGATAATTGTTCATTAATACTTTCTGGATATTCTCCATTGTATTTTTTATCTATTATATACCTAACACGTTCTATTAATGATGTATATGGGGCATATGTAGAAGATATAAGCATTTTCTCAAGGAAAGTATTTCTTTCACCAATGAAATCTTTCCTTCTGAATAATGGATCAAAATCAATTTGATCTTCGCTAAGCATTGGTTTGCCGCTTAATGCGGTATAAAAGAATGTATTATCTACAATCTTTCCATTCTTGTATGCTTCTTCTATTTTCTTAATATTTCTCTTATCTCCAATGAATTCATACTCTTCAACCAGCATATCTCTTAACTTAGAGTAATCAATTACTTCCAATTGAGCATTTTCATTAATAACTAAATACTTATCACAGATAACATCTGGAGAAAATGCGTATGATACTGGAGAAAGCAATGAGGTGTTATTTCTTACCTTAAGAATAAATGGTTTACTAATACTTCTGATAGGATTGCACGAAGCCATAGACCATTCTTTTACAGATGTTTTAATCTTATTCTTAAGTTTATCTTTATCTATAACTAATGGATATTGAATAATCCATTGCCATGATTCATCCCTATATACATATACTTTGCCTAATGCTATAGGAACTAAATCATTATTTGCCGTAAATACATATCTTTCTACATGTGTATTAGATTCTTCAAAGTCTCTATCATGAATGCTATGACGAATAGAATCATTAAGAGTTTTATAATACAGTTCTTCGTCCGGTGTTCCAGGATCTGACTTTTCAGATGTATGATACCACGTGATCTGAGCTGTATCAATATAATCCAATACTCCATCTTTTACCACCGGAAGCATATTATTAGACTTCTCTAATAATATGGATAGATTATTTGAAGTTATTGTATTGAATATCTTGATTGGGGTGCTTTGATCGAATAATTCCGCATTCATGCCAACTAATCTAGCAGCATCAATATTCTCCTGCTTATCATCAAAGAACATACATCTGCTAGCATCCAGATTAAATTTATCAAGAAATGTTTTATATATGCTAATAGATGGTTTTGTATTATGGCATTCGAATGAGAATAAACCACCATCAAATTTCTCTAGTAGCGGTTTAAAGAAATTCCACTCTAGCTCCATACTATATTTCTGCCAATTTGACAAATAATACAGTTTATAACCTTTTGATTTCAATGCATCCAATAAATCATCAACATAATCAAACTTATACATCGCCGGAAGATGCGAATCAAATACATCATCTGTATATGGTTTAATATGATCAGGCGCTTTAGACTTGAAATATTCTTTAACCACATATAATGGCTCCCATTCTATAGACGGTCTATCCTTATGAAGCCATACATGATTATACAAAATATCATAAATCTCTTCAATGTATTCTTCTGGTATTCCTTTGGTTTTTAGAGCGTCTATAAAATTAGATTCTACTAATACAGAACCCATATCAAATACTATAGTATCAACAAGCTCTGGTATATCAATTTTACCAACTTTTACTGCAGATTCAACAAGATATTTAGCAACCTGTGTTGATTCTGGAATATCTATAGAATATTTATTGGCTGCAGATTTAATGCGTTTTGCCAACTCTCTTTTTTTAGATTCTTCTGCATGGCCAAATAGCTTAATTGCAGAATATACGTGCTTCTTAGAATCTAATGGGTATTTTCTATCTTCTGGAATTCCAAATACAGAATCTGGAAGATCTGATCTCTTAGCTTCTATAAATCCAGCTTCACCCATATTGATCCAATTACTACGTTTATTATCTTTGGTAAGTTCCTCTACATGATTAAGAATGTATTCAAGTGTAACAGGCTTGTTATCGAAAAACATGGGATATACATTTATATTTCTTTTACCATCAGTGGTATTATATTCCCTCATATTATGCATATGACCGTGAATATTAAGCCATTCATTATTATAATGCTCCATATTTATTGGCCTGTGAGTAAATACAATGTTATTCCATATTAATTCCCCATTAAATACAAACTCGAATTTGCATTTTTCATTGTAATCACCTTTATCAATATCATGATTACCAAGAACAATAATTTTATGCCCAGGAATTGATGCCATTATTTTATGGGCTTCTTCAGAATCTTCATCAGATGCATATCTGTATGAAATATCTCCAAGATACATAAATACGTCATCTTCCTTGATATTCTGTCTACACCACGTAATAATATTCTTGGTATTGACTAGATTACGTTCTTTCTTAAATCTGTTCTTGAATAAATGCCAATCAGATGTTAAGAATATTCTTGATGGATCAGTATTGTCAAGAAGTGTTTGAGCGTCTTCATATTTTACAGTATCATCATACCCTCCTGGTAGTTCTAGATCTGATTCCTTAACATGTGTAATATTTTTATCATTGCTATTATGCTCATTATAAATTTCCAAGGCATATAAAAATGCATCTACAGAATCTCTGCATTTTTCTTTCAATATTGTTGATTCGTCTTTTGGTCCATGATGGCCAATCAACCATTGTATCTGAGGAGATGCTTTATGATAACCAGCTATGTACTCTCTATACTCATTATTATCGACAACATCGTTAAAAAATCTAGCATGAAGTGTTTGCTTTACTTGAGTATGGTATTTAGATGGCACAGAATTCAATGGGAATATAATATGCTCACTATCATTTTGATATCTATTATCGCCATGTAAATCATATACATCATTTAGATATTTACCAGTAGTATAATATATTTTAATTGGTTCTTTAGCCTTATATTTTACCGCAAGTATATTTGATAGAGTATTAAAATTTTTTTCATTTGCTTCTATACATTCTGATATAAAATCATTATTTTTGTAAAACCCATCAAAATCGGATTTAGATTTTACCATTTTAGCTTCATATTTAGTGCGTGTTTCAGTTAATGCATAAGCATTGAGATTTTTAACCTTACGCTTCCAATTAATAGTATTAATTTTTTCCCTAATTCTATTAATTATTCCGTATTCTGTCATTACAGTAATTACATTAAATTCCTGAATCGGATCTTCATACTCATCTTTCCAGTTAGTATTATCTTGATCTAATTTCTCTTTCAATGTAACATAAAACAAATCTAATTTTCTAGGTTCCATTTTAAACCTCCTTTAATACAATTTAATCATTTATTTTTGAACTATATCATATGATATAATACGAGGCCCATCTTTAGATACAATAACTCTTGGGTTTAATGAAAATTCTGTGCCATTTGCCATTGCTTCATTAATCAGTTTTGCATATTCATTCTTATCAAGCTGCAATGTTACGTTAGCCATACCATTTTCCATATCAATATCAGTAATATTTCCTGCCACATACTCTGGTTTAACAGTCATATATTCTACCATAGATGGTGATACATAAGGAACAGTTACCGGAACTCCCTTATCACCAAATCTTTCTTTAGCTTTGTCAAATGCTTTTTCAAGCGCTTCTTTAGAATATACTCTCATATTATGCTGTGGTTCATTATATTTAATATTAATTGCTACTTCCATTAATTTATTATCTTTTCCCACTATAAATCCTCCTTTAGATACCATTTAATTATTTGTCCTGAATAACCTTTTAAACAAAAAATATGGAGAGGCGCTAACCTCTCCATACTTTACTAATTATAAATCTTACTTGATATTTAATTATGCGTGTATTGATACAACTTCAACCCTAGTTGCACTCTCAAATTCCCAAGCTTCGCCTCTTCCTTTTCTAATATAGGTATTTTTAATGGCGTATTCAGAGTTTGGTGTTGCAACATACACATATTTATGTGATCCTCTGGCTTTAATACTCTCAATAGTTTCATTAATACTAGCGGGTTGCCCAAAACACATATTATAATGATATGCTTCATTTATATTGAGAGCGCGTCCCTCTTCTATTTTAGTATAGATTATTAATCCCTGCTTGTACTCTACTGTCATATTTATTCCTCCTTAATGTTTTGGTGGATCAATAATAATTGGCTCTTCATACTTGATAAAACTCTTCCTGCTGAAGAATTCAAAATCTAAATCATATTTAGCCATTATTAATGATTTAGCCATCTGTTCTAATAGCGCATGTTCTGATACATCAAGGTATCTCGCTTCATACGTATCAGCATACTCAAAATCATATTTACAATGAAGCAATTCATGAACAAGTATCTTTTCTGCGCAATAACGCAAAATATAATTATCGCTATAATATTTCTTATCAATAATCCTTATGGCAGAACACTTATTAACAATATCCACAGAGTTTTCTCCCATACTATCTGGATTCTTAAACTCTTCCGGCTTGCATATTTTTGCTTCGATAATCCAATCGTCAAGAAACAATTTCTTCTGCCACCACTCAAGATATTTCATTAACTCCTTATCTGATTTGAATTCAATTTTGGGCATTTTACTCATTAATCTCATCCTCCGTATTTACTATAAGTTGTATTTTTGACGGTTCTGCCTCGCTGGTTATCATTGATATAAACTCGTCATCATTACTAAATATAGCATGAGTTACATTGGCTAGAAAGCCTATAGTGTTCCTGGCCATTATATCATAAATAGTAAACTCGATATTACATAATACCCGCCCTGCATAATTACACATTATATATTTATGATTTAAAACTATTTCCTCTTCAAATATATATGGTAATAACGACATTGCGTACAAATGATGTTCAGTCATACTTGGTTTAATAATGATATAGTCGTCATGTACTTCTATAGCATCTCTTACAATATAACCAATTGATGATTTTATATCATAAATAGCATTATTAACATAAGTTTCATCATATGGTACGAAACTATACTTATTTTGTATATACGTCAAAATTTCTGGTATATCTTCAGGCTTGTTTATGGATTTATTATTATGCTGGTGCATTATTTATTCCTCCTTGTTTATCTAATACATAGTTTATGATTTCTTCATATGATTTGCCGCGTTTTCTATGATAACTAGTATACGCATCAAATTTACCTAATTTTCTAGATAAATCCGTATCATTTATCCACGTTATGCCCCTATACGTTTGGCTTATATTTTTAGCGTCCAATACAGCATCTATGATTTCTTCATATGATTCTCTATATTTTCTGTGTGCACGGACATAACCTTTAGCTTTACCTAATTTTCTAGATAAATCCGTATCATTTATCCACGTTATGCCCCTATACGTTTGGCTTATATTTTTAGCGTCCAATACAGCATCTATGATTTCTTCATATGATT